TCAGGAACAACAGGTTCATCAGGAACAAGTGGATCTAGTGGATCTTCAGGATCTAGCGGATCATCAGGAACAACAGGTTCATCAGGAACAAGTGGATCTAGCGGATCTTCGGGATCTTCAGGATCTAGCGGTTCATCAGGAACAACAGGTTCATCAGGAACAAGTGGATCTAGTGGATCTTCAGGATCTAGCGGATCATCAGGAACAACAGGATCTTCAGGCTCGTCAGGCTCTTCCGGATCACGAGGTTCTTCAGGATCTAGCGGATCATCAGGATCATCGGGAACAACAGGTGCTCCTGGATCCTCAGGTTCATCAGGATCCAGTGGTTCTTCAGGAACAACAGGTTCTCCAGGTGCTCCTGGTTCTTCCGGATCAAGTGGTTCTTCTGGATCATCAGGAACAACAGGATCTCCAGGTGCTCCTGGATCATCGGGTTCATCAGGATCTAGCGGATCCTCAGGTTCTTCTGGATCTAGTGGTTCTTCTGGAACAACAGGTGCTCCTGGATCTTCAGGTTCATCGGGTACTTCTGGAGCTAATCTTCAGGTTTTAGACGAGGGATCTTCTTTAACAACGGCTGCATCCTCTATGAATTTCGTCGGTGCGGGGGTTACCGCTACCGTTGTTGGTACTGCAGTTACCGTCACTATCCCTGGAGGTGGTGGGGCTATACCTGGATCTAACAACCAAGTAATTACTTCCGATGGTGCTGGTGGAGCGGTAGCTGAATCCTTATTAACATTCAATGGAGCATTAGCTTCTCCTTATTTAAATGTAAATTCAGTAACTATTGGTAGAGGAGGTAATAATGTTAATACCAATGTTTCGGTAGGTGATATAGCTTTCTCTGCAACTGCAAGTGGAACATATAATGTTGCAATAGGTAAGAATACATCGTCATTAATTACCACCGGAAGTAATAATGTCTCTATCGGTACACAGGCTCTTGGTTCAGCAACGACAGGAAGTAATAATATAGCTTTAGGAAACAAAGCTCAGTCTAAAAACGATGTTTCGTCAGTAATTGCGATAGGTTATAACGCTTTGCAATGTAATACTCGCAATAGAACAATAGGTATTGGTAGTAACGTCCTTCAGGTAAATACTACAGGCTGTATTAATACTGGGTTAGGTCATTTAGCTCTGATCAATAATTCAACTGGATCTTATAATACATCTGTAGGTTACTCTTCCATGCAAAGACTCGTTTCTGGGTCTAAAAACACGGCTGTAGGAGCTGGATTTGCTTGTGGAGGGCCTAGTCCATCCTCTACATCTTGGTCACCTCTATACGGTAATGTTTATGGAAGTCTAAACGTTGCTATCGGTACGAGTGCTTTGGCTAGAGGAACAAATGTGAATCAGCTTGTAGCAGTAGGGGTTGCAGCTCTACATGCAAATACAACGGGAACACAAAATACTGCTGTTGGTACATACGCTTTAGCTAAAAATACAATTGGAGTATGTAATATAGCTATTGGTAATAAAGCTTTAACCGGTAATGGTTATGGAGGATGTAATATCGCTATAGGATTTGAAACACTTTGTTATAATAATACTGGAGGGGGTAATATCAGTATCGGTGCTGCAAACATGGTCTCTAACACATACGGAAACCATAACGTTGCTTTAGGTAGATCTGCTTTATATTCTAACAATGCAGGATGTGGAAATATTGCGATAGGTAGAAGAACTTTAGCTTACAATACTACAGGTCTTTATAACGTTGCAATGGGAAGAGCTTCTTTATATTGCAATATCAGTGGATGTTACAACGTTGCCATAGGTAGATCAGCTCTATATGAGAATTATAATTCAAGCGGTAACGTTGCTATCGGTCACAGATCTTTGGTTTACAACAATACGGGAGGATATGAAGGTTCAAAAAATACAGCAGTTGGATCAAAATCTCTTTATAAAAACAATAGGGGTAGTTACAATACGGCATTGGGATATATGGCATTGTATAATAATACTACCCAAGGAAGTAACGTTGCAGTAGGTTATAAAGCTTTATTTAACTCGACCTCTAGAAGCAACGTTGCAATTGGTGCGAATGCGGCTAGTTCTCAAACTACCGGACAAAGCAACGTTGCAATTGGAGAAAATGCTTTAGCCGCAAACGTTTATGGAAATGGATCAACCGCAGTTGGTAAAGCTGCGGGTAATAATTTTACCTATAACTATCAAATAGCGGTAGGATACAACGCGGTAACATCTAATGCCGCATATCACACTGTTTGGGGAAATGCAAATAACAACGTTTACAACTGTGTTTGGGCGGCTTGGACAAACGTTTCAGATTGTAGAGATAAAACTAATATAGAGCCTCTATCTAATAATTTAGGTCTTAATTTCATCAATAAGCTAACCCCTGTTTCCTTCAATTGGGATCAAAGACAGAGGTATGTTGATAAATGTGGATTTGAATATGGCCAAAAGGACGGAACATTAGTAAGCGAGCACAAAGAGTATGGACTTATAGCTCAGGATCTTAGAAAAGCACTAGATGAGCTAGGGGAACAATTCGATGCACTTAAGTATAATAGCACACAAGATGCTTATCGATTAACATATGAAGCTCTAATGGCACCTATGATTAAGTCAATTCAGGAATTATCTGCTAGACTGGAGACATTAGAGAACACTTTAAACGGACAATAATGCCAGTAAAAAAGATATTTTATAACTCCTCACTTCCGAGGTCCGGATCCACATTACTACAAAATGTGATGATGCAGAATCCTGATATTTACTCAACACCAACCTCTGGAGTTTCAGAACTTCTTTTATCGTCAAGAAGTGTCTATTCTTCTAGTGATGCTTTTAAAGCACAGGATCCTGAAGAAATGAAAGAGGCTTTCAGAGGATTCTGTAAAGGGGGTATTTATGGTTACTTTAATTCTATTACTGATAGACCATACGTATTTGAAAAAAGCAGATCTTGGCTGGGAAACAGATCCTTTGCAGATTTTTTTGAAGAGGATCCTAAGATAGTTGTAATGGTTAGAGATTTAAGAGGTGTATTCTCTTCGATGGAAAAGAATTTTAGAAAAAACCCACACAAAGATCCTATGATCGTTAATGGTGCTGAATTAAAAAACATGACAACCCCAGCAAGGGTAGATTATTTTTCGGTTTCCCCTCCAATCGGTCCTTCTTTAGAATGGCTTTTCGAGTCAATACATCAAGGATATGATGAAAAAATCCACTTTATTAAATTTGAGAATTTTACGACCGATCCTGAATCTGAAATAAAGAAGCTTTACACCTATTTAGATATCCCTTATTTTAAACACGATTTTGACAACGTTCAGCAATTAACACACGAGAATGATGTCATTCACGGCATTTTCGGAGATCATAAAATATCTCCTAAAGTTAGGCCTGTTCCTGACGATTATGTAAAAATACTAGGTAAATCAGAATCTGATAGATTAAGAAACCATTATGATTGGTTTTATAAAAAGTTCAATTATATATAAGGTATGCCAGATCCTAGAGTAATATTACTGCAAGAAAAACTAACTAAGCTTTCTGAGATCTTAACAGATCCTACACCTCTTTACAAGGAGCACATCTTAAAAGATGACGAAAAAACTGTTAAGCCAAATCTTAAGGCTAAACACGTTAGTGAATTTACTGATGATATGGAGAGAAGATCTAAGTCCATCGAAATTTTAAAAGCGGAAATAGAAAGCGAGTCTTTAGAGGTTCCATTCGAGACCGTTCAGACTTTTAATAATGTCATAAAAGATAAGGAAGTTTTTCTGGAAAAGGGATCAACAAATTGGGACAAGAGTCAATCTTTTAGTTCTCCTTCTTTTTATATAGCAAACAATACTTTATTTTTTCAATATAAGGACACATCTCCCATAGATTATATAGAAATAGTAGAGATCTCTCCCGATGGAAAATCAACAACCTCTTCTCAGGGGGGTACTATAGGAGATAATGAATTCATAAAAGTTCCGGTCATAATAGACTATTTGGAGAAGAATTCGCCCGGAACTAAATATATAGTTACTGTCGTTAATGGTAGCGGACAGAAAGGATTTTTTACTTACGTTTATAAATAATATCATATGATCTACTGGTTTACTGGCCAACCAGGACACGGAAAAACAGTTCTTGCTAAAGAGCTAATAAAAATTCTAAATAACGGTGCGTTTCATATTGACGGAGATCATCTAAGAGGGATATTCGATAACAAGGATTATTCTGAATCAGGGAGAAGAAAAAACATAGATTTAGCTCAAAAGATCTCTCACTATTTAGAGAATCAAGGTAAGGATGTAGTGGTTTCTCTAGTTTCACCTTATAGAGATCAAAGAGATCATTTTAAGACTTCCATGGGTGATTCATTGGTTGAAATATACGTCCACACTACAGAGAAAAGAGGAAGAGAGAATTTCCACGTTCCCGACTATCAAGCTCCGATCGAAAACTTCATAGACATTGATACTACAATAGATAATCCAGAGGAAAGTATTATCAAAATAGTATCACATGAAAAATTATATCGCGAAAGCAGATAAAAAAACTTCTTCCAATAGACATCAATATTCAATGTTTGTTGGTAGATGGCAGCCTCTCCATTCGGGACATCAATGGCTTTTTAATCAAGCATTAGAAGAGGGTAAAAACGTACTTATTTGTATAAGAGATGTTGAACCCGATGATAAAAATCCATTCTCTCCGGAACAAGTTAAAAATGATATAGAGAATTTTTATCAGGATTATGTACAATCAGGAAGAGTTAAGGTGATGATTATACCTGACATAGAATCTATAAATTACGGTAGAGGTGTTGGTTACGATATCATCGAACACGTTCCGCCAGCGGAAATATCGGATATTTCTGCAACTAAGATAAGAGAGGGTTTAAAATCAGAGGGTAAACTATGAGCAAGAAATTTAAGACATATCACATTAGATTTAACACGGTCTCTTCATCGGAGGACGATAGATGGAGATTGATAGAAGAAGGAGGAAAGGAGATTCTTGTTTCGGATGTAATAGTAAATGGACATTCATACACTACTAAAAACTGGATACCAGAGATTGAGGAATATAAGTGGCATATGTCATGTGATGGGTATTGTACAATCAAAGACAATGTTGCTAGAATAGAGACGATAAAAAACGAATCCGTTTTGACCCGGCATATACTAAAAACTGTTTCGTATAGAATAATCGGAACCCTTACAACAGTAACTGTTGCATATTCTTTAGGTGTTCCTTTAGAAATATCATCTATGCTGGGCATGGGAGAGTTACTATTAAAACCAGTCATATACTTCCTCCACGAAAGAATGTGGTATAAATGGATTAGAATCGGTATAAAGAAATAATCTATGGACAGTTATTTAGTGTGGCATATAGAGGGAGGTTTAGGTAAAAATGTTGCTGCAACGTCCCTAATAGAAACTCTTCACGGAAGGTACCCTGACAGAAAAATTATTATAGTGGCTTCTTATCCGGATGTATTCGTTAACCATAAACTAATATATCGGGTTTATAGTGTTGGAAATACCCCATATTTCTATGATGACTATATTAGAGATAAGGATACCCTCGTTTTTAGACACGAAGCATATTACGAGAGCAATCACATATCCAAAAGAAAACATATTATTGAGAGTTGGTGTAAATTAATGGATCTGGAGTATAAAAATCAGAGTCCAGTAATTAATTTCAATCTTGTCCAGCAGAGGAGTGCACAAAAATGGATTAGAGAAAATCCGATTCTGTTGATCCAAACTAACGGAGGACCTATGAATTCGGAAAATGCTTATTCGTGGACCAGAGATATCCCATTTGATATTTCTTTGAAAATAGCGGACAAATTCAGAAGTACCCATCATATAATACAAGTATGCAAGCCCACTTCTAGACAAATCCCAGGAGCGGAAATAATTAGTGACCCGTTATCTCCATTGGATCTTTTTTTATTGCTTGCTCTTTCTGAGAAAAGAGTTCTTATCGATTCGTGTCTCCAACATGCTGCGACAGCTTTAAATCTTAAATCTACTGTTTTATGGATAGGTACTTCTCCCGTTAATTTCGGGTATCCGTTTCATAAAAATATAATTGCAAACCCGCCAGAGACTCAACCTAAGCTAATAAATTCATATCTTTTTGATTATTCGTTCGATGGAATAGCTTACGAATGCCCATATTATAGTACGGATGAGATTTTTAATGTAGATGACATAATAAAATCAATCGAATAGAAACTTTAGCATACCAGGAATCTAAAAAAAATAAAAACAAATGGAAGAATCAGTAAAATTACCAGAAGAATTAGTACTAGAAGTTCAAGCTCTTAAGGATGAACTTATGGACAATGTTATTAAAGTTGGAAGATTAAGCGTACAGAAATCTTTTTACGAGAAAGATCTTGAAATGATTAATACACAGCTTTCTGAGCTTCATGACCAAGCAGCTCTAATTTACCAGAAGGAAGAGGATTTACAACAAAGAGTGATCTCCCAATATGGCAATGGAAAATTAGATTTCGAAAGCGGAATCTTTACTAAAACGAAATAATCTAAACCTCCTAAACCTCATTCTGTAGATAGACTTGTTATTCCTTAATTTTTTTAAGGATATATACAAAAAGTACTTACTACAGAATGAGTTTTTATCCGGAGAATAGATTTCCTAAAGACGGATCCCCTGTCAGAAACACAAACGGGGAACAATATAATTTATCCAACCAGAGATATAATTATCATGATGGTCTACAGAATACTTCTAAAGTAAAGAATTCTTCCGTAGATAACATCTTTTCAACTACTGGAGCAGCTGAAGCCAGATCTAAGCAGATAGGATGTGGTGGATATCACCAAGTTACCTTAGATGGTAAGGTATTCTATAAACCCTGCGAAACTGCAGAATATTACGATCTTAGAATAGAGCAATTAGACAGTGCTTTAAATTTCACTTATATAGGTAATTATCGGGTTTTAACCTGGGATAATCCTTTTGAATACGTTACAGCATTTAAGGGATGGATTATAGATGCTTCACACAGTAATAATTCTGGATCGATATTAAATGCTAATGACATATCGATAGATTTCAGATACAGTATCGACGGTAAAACTTGGTCACTCTGGACTAATGTTGGAACTGCATTAGGTGGATTAACTAATGAATATTCCGAGCTTTTTGATATTCCATTAAACCCTAATAATAAATTCTACCCCGAATTTAGATTTACCTCGGTATTGGTAAATGATGACGGTACGATAGTTTATAACAGCGAGGAACCAATAGACCCCTCGATTGTAATAGTAAACTTTGAATTGGATTTAGAATATGAACCTACTCCAGAGGTTGTCATCTATAAGCCAGCTCCTATATGTACCGATGAGGTTTCCACTAGACCCATACTTTTTTCTAATTGCAACTTTACGTTTAATCCATACGGAGTTAATAGAGCTCTTAATATGTACCAGGATCTAAGTTTAATGGTGAATAATGTATTCGGTCTAGATATCAATTACTATTCTGTTCAACCACAGGCTAGAGGTAAGGATGTGGTATTGAAAGAGTATACCATTTTTGATGTTGTTGATGAGAAATGTATAAAGGTATTGGTTCCTCAGAATCAATTCCCGGACAATAAGATAAACTTCGATCCATTTGGTCTTCAATTTGAAGAGCCTTTTGAGATACAAATAGATAGGAGATACTTCGAATCTATCTTCGGTAGGGGATCACAGCCTCGAAAAAGAGATATCATATATTTTCCTTTAACCAATAGAATCTATCAGATTAATTCAACCTATTTATTTAGGGATTTTATGAACGCTCCTGTTTACTTTAAAATAGAGCTCAAAAAATATACTCCTAGGTCTAATACGTATTTTCAGGATCCTGCTTACAAAGAAGAACTTGATGGTATATCACTTACCACTGCAGATCTATTTGGCGATGAAGTACAGGCAGAGGAACTTAAAAGCTCTAAACCCCAGCAGTACGCTACAACTATAACGCAGTTAGATCAAGACCCTATAAGATCTTATGTCTATAAGGATCTTTCGATTATAGAATATGATCTGAATAATAACTGGACGATAGTTCTGAATAATTATTATGATCTTTACCAAGCTTTTGCAGACGATTCTGAATTTGGATCAGATCCTAGAAGATATAGAAATGCAGTAAGATATAAAGTTCTTCCGAAATCTGATTCGACTACCGAGTTAGCCTATAGTTGCTGGTTTAGTCTTAAGAATTTCTACGATAATCAACAGCTTGCAAGAAGATCTTATCCTGTAATGAACCTGACACTAGAATCATCGACTAATGATCTTCTTTATTTTAACAGTTATCCAAGAAAACATAATCTACAGGTATGGGAATCATATAGTAGTAATCCGGAAGGATATGTTGCGATTAAAGGGGATAAGCTACACTCTGGAGGATATGAGGTAAGGGAGGTAATTGATGAATATAGATTTGCTGTCGATAATAACTCTGTAGATTTTTCTGAAGGAACCATTATATGGAAAATGCAAAAAGCTCAAAGCAGAAATTTAATAAGTGGTCTCTATTTAGATGTTAATGAGGATATCAAAGGAATCCGAATAGATCTAATTCACTCTGGTGTAATGGATGAACTCACTAATAATTTCTTAGGTGAGGGAAGCATAGTAATAAGACTAAACGATACCATAATAAACTCACCTCTCCAATTTGTTCCTGAGTTTGGTGACTGGTATGGTGTAGTTGTTAATTTCTCTAATGTTTACAAACAAATCTCTGCAAATGTATGGGCAATGACATATGATCCTACCGATCCTAATGATCAGACAAGCAATTTAAAGAAGGTGCATAGTTCGGTAAGAATGTTCACAAACGATATTCTTTTCGATGCCCCTGCTGATATTGTTACCGACACATCTAGTCCTTTTTACGGAACTGATAATAACTCATATAAGATTTACACCGGACCTATTTGGCTTAGTAACGTCAGATTATTTAAAAATATGATAGATATAGATACTCAATCAACTGTATTAAATCAGAATATAGTGAGAGATGCACAATTAGCCCATATTATTGATAACGCAAAACCACTTCTGAATATTCCGAAGTTTGCAAGAAACAGATAATTTATGCCTAGAAGAAAACCGAAACCGGAGAAAGTTGTCGAGGAAAAAATAAAGGAAAGCCTTGACTCTATAATTATGCAGGAAGCTCTGGAGAATATACTTCCTGATAGCGACGAGCTTCCCAGATTAAAAACAACGGATCTGATGGATTTTTCTGGAGAAAAATCTGCAGCATTGACCGATGCTAAAGCTTTGTTAGATACAATAACAAAATTCTACATGGATGAAACGAGCGTGAGCGAAGCATCCCATGTTGAATTTAAGAAGAAGATAGATGCGATGAATTTATCTTCTATGATGTTCCAATTAAAATCAGCCCAGCACGCGATAACTAAAATCCTTGAAGAAATAGATTTGGGAAATATGCACCCAAGACTTTTTGAAGTTCTTGCACAACTACAATCACAGATTATGCAGATGCCTAAGGATTATCAGGCATATCTGGAAAAGATGGAGCAGAACTACAAGAAAACTAGAATTGAGGTTGATGAAAAGAAACACTCAAGAGGGATAGTTATAGACCAGGAAAGCGGAGACGGAAATGTTTATACACCTAACAGTTCACTCACTTCAGATGGGGGATTGAAATCTAGAGGAACTAGAGGTATTATGGAGGGACTTAGAGATATTATAGGATCCGAGGTGGTTGACATAAAACCCGAGGTGATTGATCCCAATGCGGTAGTAAACGCTAGAGAGAAAAAAATAATAGATGCTCAGAATCCGAATAGAACAGACTCTGACGATAAGGTTGATGTGGATGATTTTTCAATAGAGGATGATATCTTAGAATAATGGAAAATAGCATAGAGAAAATAGAACAGATAGAAACCTCCCATTGGTCAACTGCAAGGGTCGAAGAACTTCTGCGTAAAGTTGACGAGGAAGGATTGGATTATAAGTCTATAGATAACCCTTTCCATGATAATGATCCTGAATTAAAAAGAGCTAATGTCCTATGGGAGTACACCAGAGAAGAAATTCTCGAAATGAAGAAATGTGCTGAGGATGTTACATATTTTGCTAAGTATTGTAAGGTAATGACTGATATGGGATTGGATTATATCCGATTAAGAGATTATCAAGGATCGGTACTTAGAGAATATCAAAACAATAGATTCAACATATTTTTAGCACCCAGACAGGTTGGTAAATCAATTACGTCTTCTATAATATTGGTTTGGTACTTGCTTTTCAATCACGATAAAAATGCGATGATCCTGGCGAACGTTGGTGACACTGCTGAAGAGTTAATGGACAAGATAAAGGCAATCATCAAAGGGCTTCCTTTTTATATGAAACCCGGTATGGTTGTTAATAATGTGATGACCATGAGGTTTGACAATGGATGTAGAGTATTAGCTAAAACTACCACTAAAACTTCAGGTATTGGTTTTACTATACATTTTCTATACATGGACGAGTTTGCTCACATTAATGCAAACTTTATTGAGGCTTTCTTTAGATCAACATATCCAACGGTATCTTCGTCCAAGGTTTCCAGAATTATTATTACCTCCACACCAAACGGGATGAATAAATTCTATGAAATTTATCAAGGTGCTCTAAACGGTGAAAACAGCTTCAATCCAATAAGAGTAGATTGGTGGCAGGTTCCTGGAAGGGATGACGATTGGAAAAAAAGAGAGATTGGTAACTTAGGTAGTGAAGAACTTTTTAATCAGGAATACGGTAATCAATTTTTAAGCTCGTCAAGTCTTCTACTTGGCTCAGATGAGCTTAGAAAAATAAGAAATAATGAGGTTGAATATCAGTGGAGAGAACTTTCAAATCTTCATTATGCTGATGTTAATTATGAGAATCTTATATGGCATCCCAAGTTTGATCTCGATAAAGCTAATCAGCCGGGTAAAAAATTCATCCTTTCAGTAGATCTTAGCAGCGGTGCCAAAGGGGATTTTACAGTTATAAATATTTTTAAAGTTACCCCTCTTCCAAAATATGTCATAGAAAAAATGGAGGAGTATGAGGACGAATCTGATTTCTTTGGTCTTGTTCAGGTTGGGGTTTTTCGTGATAATGAGATAAAGCTTGAGGATTTCACAAAACTCCTACAGATCCTATGTTCTGAAATATTTGAGGTTGATAGGGTTAAAATAGCTCTCGAGATGAACTATAAAGGTGAGCTAGTTTATGATAAACTTTCACAGAGGGATGATTTCTATGATGAGATGTTTTTGTTTACTAAACACACAGAAGCAGCCAGAGTTTTAAAACCTGGTATTAAGTACAACGAGAAGAATAAAATGAAGTACTGTGAACTTCTCAGAAGCTTAATAAGAAGGGATAGGGTTTTAGTTAATGAAAAGAAATGGACTATACCGGAGCTTTTTACATTTGGTCTTAATAATTCAGGTACATATTCAAGTCAGAGCGGACATGATGATGTTGCAATGACACTGGTCAATCTCCCTGGGCTGTTTGATGGTTATGATTTTAATCAAATAGTAGGTGAGGTATTTGACGAATTGGAAGAGAATTCCTACAAAGATATGATCATTAAGAAACTCGAGTCCGGATTTAATGGAGAAGATGAAAACGGATTCTCTACCAAAGATGGAAAGAGCTACGGAGATTTTAACAATCTGTTATAAAGGGGATATTTATCCAACCTCCCCAATAAATCCGATTTCTGTTTTGATATATAGTCTAGAAGCAAAAATATCTTTAATATAATGGCAAATAAGGTAAAAATAGACTATTCTCAGTTTAGAGCATCCGGAGTCTACACCCTGGAGTTTGACGCGTCACAAAACGTGATCTTAACTTCACAGACAATTCGTCTAGTTGTAGGGTTTTCTAACAAGGGTCCATTCAACACACCAGTTTATATCCCGGACGTAACTACTCTAATTTCTATTTTTGGCGACATCGATAGATCATTAGAAAACAAGGGATCTTTTTTCCAAAGATCCATATTAACATGTTTGAATGCAGGCCCAGTGTTTGCTTTAAACCTTTTAAGACTTAATGACGATTTGGAGTCAGCTAATCCGGATGAGGTAGACTATCAGGCATATTCACTTGATACCGAGGAATATAATGGTGTAGTAACAAGTAAGTTATATTCATCATACTATAACAAGGAAAGATTCTGGTTCGCAGATCCTAATTATTTCCTTGCAACTCTTAGCGTTGCAGATCAGGGTAAATTATTTAGCTTGGTTAATTTAGGTAAATCCCCGATGAGTATCATTACTAGAAAATCGACGGATTCGTCAAAACCACTTAAGGGTTATGATATCTTTGCTATAGATTGGTATGGAGCAGATAACGTTCCTAGCTTTATGCACCCTTATGATTACATGTCCGATTATTTCATTGACGTAATCGCTGTCTATGGAGATTGGACAAACTATCAAGCTCTCTCCATTGATCCTAAGTGGAGTACTTACTTTACTGAAAACGGGTTCATTAAAAGCCGTATAGACAACTTTTTAGCTGAACCTGATGTTTCCATTGTTACTTCTGTTACAGGCTGTATTATACCAGATTTCGTTGATTTAAATGGTGTTAATCAATACATCCAAACACTCATAAACAATAGCACACCTTCTACGGGATTATTCTGTGCTATAGACGAACAATCATTTGATGATATCTGTGCTAATGGATCTAAAATAGATCTTGTTGGTAATCACCTTATTGACGAATTAACAGGAGACAGTGATTTACCGAGTCCGAGAATTAATTTCTTAAGTTACGATCAGGTTCTAGTAGCTGACTACTTATACAGTCAAAATGTAGTAGGTGTTACTGGAGCAACAGGATTTGTAAGTGCAACCGGAGCAACAGTTTATACAGCTGGTGCTAAAGTAGGTACTCTCTACACGTTAACCGGAGTTACTGGAGCAACCGCAGGTATTGTTTATCAATCTTTTGCAGCTTATGATCCTGCTTCTTTCGACGGAGGTCTTCACTATCTACAAACTTCAGGAACCGGTGGAACTGCAGGGTATATTCAAACAGCAGCACAGAAGAATGAATTAAAAACTTTCTTGACAGTAAATTCTTCTAATGATCAGAAGTTTATCCTTGGTGTCGTATCTGGTTACACTGGTGGTTTAACTGGTGCATTGGTTAACCAATTCTCCGAAGGTGACTTAGTTAAATTAAAAGTAACTGGAACTAAAGATGTTAGCGGGGAATTAAGAATATTCTTTACTCACCCTCTAGATACTGGTTTCTACAGATCTCAAGGTATTACAGTAACGCCAACTTATAATCTTACTTCTTATAATACTGGTGCTTCTGGAAGTAATCAACCTTTCTACACTAATGCTTACCAATTTGGTAACTCTGATTATGTTGATATAGTTAGTACAGCTACACCTGGTGGTGTAACTGGTCCAAATGCTCCACTTGGGGTTTCTAACGTACTAGTAGGATATAATGCTTCAGAATTATACCAAGATAATAAATATGCTAACATTGCAGATGGTGATATCATATGGCTTAACGATACCGGATCAAGTGTTCAATATCTAGGATTCGAAGAAACAGTTGACCGTGATCAATTTAACTTTGTTAATACCAGAGCGTTTACCAATGTTTCTTTAGCAGACACTACAATAACCAATATAACCGGATTCGGTACAGCTTATGCTTCTAATAACGTTGGTTTACCTGTATCTACTCAGGCTATTGATATAGTTTCTCAAGAGGGATCAATAAATGAATTTGTTGATTGTACTAAGATAGACGTAACAACTTTCCTAGTAACTCAAGATGTTAATGGAAACGCTCCTTTCTCTGTTGGTGATTTGGTAGTTTCTACTGATTTAGACATATGCGATCCTGCAACAGGAAATAGACAAAATAGATTAGCTAAAATTACTACAGTTTCTGCAACTACTACAGCTGGAACTTATAGAGTTACTTCTGCAAGACCGGTTCTTTATTATACTGCAGGATCTGGTGTAAGAGTTCAGAAATTTAAATCTATAGCTCAATTCACAAGATCATTTGACTTCACTTACCTAAGTGGATTTACAATGACCGAATGGCATAGACCAAATGGAAGCGATGCTAGAATATCCGAGATATTGGATGTTATGTACAATACTAATATTGCAAAAACCCTAGCAGCTAAGGACGTTATATCTTACCGATATATCGTAGATACTTTCTCCGGTCAGATCTTACCTAATACTAAGTACCAGCTTTCTAGGTTGGCTAAATTAAGACAACAAGCTTTAGCTATCATTAATGCTCCTTCAATGGCTCAATTTAGAGCTAGCACTGATCCTAGATTTACTGATGCACCTACTGCAGCTAATCCTTATCCAAGATTAAATACGGCTTATATTGCAGACGGCGGTAACTTATCTTTAAATCCAACATACACATTTAGCTTACCTACTGAAGATGATGGTGCTAAATATGCGGCATTCTATTCTCCTTATATTACTGTAAGAGAGTCAAATAGAAACGTCGAGGTTCCACCAGCAGCTTATGTTTCTAATAACTTCCTTAGAAAGTTTGCTAACGGAGAACCTTATGCGATTATAGCAGGTCAAAAAAGAGGGGTTATAAGTGGAGGAAACATCGTAGGTGTTGAATATGACTTTACTGAAGAAGATAGAGGAAATCTAGAACCTTTTGGAATTAACCCAATTATAAAAAGAAGAGGAATTGGAGTGGTTATCTTCGGTAACCAAACTGCTTATCAGCAGGTTAATTCCGCATTCAACTTGGTTCACGTAAGAGACTTATTAATTAGCGTAGAGAATGACGTACAAGAAATTCTTGCTAACTACTTATTTGACTTTAACGAGGATTCAATTCGTCTAGAAATTAAAACATTAGTAGATAATTACTTAGATGGAGTTAGAGCCGGTGGAGGTATTTACGCATACCAAACAATCATGGACGCTTCTAACAACACTCCAGCAATTATCGATATGAATATGGGTATTATCGATGTTATCATCGAACCAGCAAGAGGAATTCAGAAGTTCATTAACAGAATTACAGTTACTAGAACAGGTGGAATCGCTTCTGGAGGATTTATCCAATTCGTATAATTTACGAGTTTTAAGAAGGGCAGATAAATATAACTAATTATGGCAGGATTATCTCACTTTTCGAATTCATTATCAGCAGTAAACAAGTTTGAACCTGTTTACCTGAATCAATTTGAAGTTACTATCATCCCACCAGCAGCTGTTGCTGGCGGTGAGATACTACTTCAACACGTTTCCAAAGTAAGTGGACTTTCTTTGGATAAAAACCCGGGATTGGCAACTCAGAAATTTAAGTTTGCTAAGAGGAACTACGCAGGTGCTAAACCTGACCAGACATTTATGGATTTAAGTGTCAGCTTCTCCGTAAACTTAAATGATGACAATTCGATGTATGTGTTTAAAACACTAAGACAGTGGTCGGATCTGATCTACAATCCTCTTACTGGTGCAATGGGTCTTAAAAATGATTACGTTGGAACTATCGTAGTCAACATCTTCAATAAACAAGGTGACGTCTTTAGAAGAATCACTTGTAAAGATTGTTTCCTTACTAAGCCAATTTCACCAATGAACCTAAACTACACTTCAACAGATCTTTACAAGATTGATGATATGGTATGGGCGGTTGATTATTGGGAGGATTTGTTCCTATAAAAAACACTTAAATAAATGGCAGGATTACCACACTTTACTAATTCTAAAGCAGCTATAAACAATTATGAACCGGTTTATCTAAACCAGTTTGAGGTTATTATTAATCCTCCTGCTGGAATAGTTGATGCTGCTACTACTTTCAATGGAGAAGGTATATTATCTCAGCAAGTTAAGTCTATAACTGGTCTTGCGGTAGATATAGCACCTGCAGCTACAGTAGAACAAAACTATAAGTTCGCAACTAGAAGATACGCTGGTGGCGAACCATCTACCAGTGATATGACTTTATCTATGGAATTTGAGGTCAACTTAAATGATCAAAATTCCATGACAGTTTACAAGGTTCTTAGACAGTGGTCAGATTTAATCTACAATCCTCTAACAGGTGCGATGGGTATCAAATCAGATTATGTCGGATCTATGGTAATTCAGGTATTTAATAAGAGAGGTGACGTATTTAGAAGAATCAGAATACCTTCTTGCTTCTTAAGTGAAGCTATAAATCCAATGGAACTAGATTATGAATCTGCATCGATATACAGTCTTAGCGCTAGTTGGATATGTGATTATTGGGAAGATATCTTCTTATAATAATATAGGATGAAAAAAATTGAAAAAAAAGAGGCTATTTTGGCCTCTTTTTTTGTTTCCTGTTATATAATAGAAAAACATAAGATATATGGATAATGGACTATCGCCTGAAGAAATTCTAAGAAGAAAAGAAATAGAGGGTGGAATTGAATATGATGATCCGAAACCAGCAGAAGAAAAACCTGAAGAAATTCAGTCTTCTCCGTCTACTATTTCACACATCGAGAAAGAAGAAACGGCTAAAATAGAACCAATAGGTCCTGCTCATAACGTTCAGGATAAAAAAATGAACGTATTAGGAGTAAACGAATCCGTTAATAGAACATCATTCGGTAAAGCTCAGAGTGTTAGCGAATCCCCGGCTTTTGACAGTGGGTGGAAAAATCTTCCTGTTACGCTTCTTCCCTCTAGCGGTATCTTTTATCCAGAAAAAACCCGGATTGCTATCCGTGCAGCTGAAGTTAAAGAGATTCGACATTTTTCTACTATCGACGAGGATGACCAATTAGATATAGAAGAGAAGCTAAGCTATATTTTGGATAGATGTTTTAGAATGGATTTTCCTGGTGAGGGCGTAGTTTCATATAAAGATCTTAAGCAAGAGGACAGATTTTTTGTTATTATGGCAATAAGGGATCTTACCTTTGTTAGAGGAGAGAATTCGATTATGCTTGGGGTTAAGAAAAAATGTAGGGAAACACCAGAATGTCCATTTAGTGATGGCATAGAACTAAGAACGGGAGTCCTTAGTTCCTATGAGATAGATCGGGACATTATGAAATACTATAATCCTGAGACTAGAAGCTTTATCTTTACTATTAAAAAAACGGGTAAGAATATAGAGATGACAATTCCTAGTATAGGTGTTACTCAGGCTATTACTGAATTCGTAAGAAATGAATACAAAAGAAATAATATAGTCGACGAAGGATTTATTAAAATTGCTCCTTTTATTTTTTCCGAGTGGAGAGATCTAACCCCAGATAAGATCAGAATTAAATCTAAAGAATCTGATTTTTGGTCGAAAGAGGAATACAGCTTATATTTCGGTCTTTCTGAAAAGATCAAGATAGGAACTAGCTTAGAAGCTAAACAGAAATGTCATATATGCGGTGATGAGGAGGTCACCGCTGATATTACCTTTCCCGGAGGGATCAGATCTCTTTTCCTTATTTCAGATATCTTTAGAGAACTTCTTTGATATTAAGTTTAGGCTTTGGTATGAACATAAGATAGATCCAGAATGGCTAGAATCAATACCTTTCTATGAATATCAAATATGGATCGATAAACTTAATTCTACGATAGAAAAAGAAAATGCAGAGGCCCAAGCTGAGGGAGGGGTTACACAGTTATTTAGTTTTACATCTAAATAAAACTATCTAAATATATACAGATATGTCAGATCCTAAACTAACAGCTCAGATGCTAGATCTCAGTAGAAACATTGAGAAGCTTACCGGTGCGGTAAAAACAAATACCGAGAGTTCAGAAAAACTGGAGAAATCAAATGTTGAGTCGGAGAAGGGACTAAAAGATACTGTTTCTAAGTTAGGCGGGGATCTAAAAAATCTGGATTTTAAATCTTTATCCAAAGAATTCGAAGGAGTTACTAAAAGTATCAAGGGTCTTGACTTTAAAAAATTAGGCGAAGATTTTAAAGGAATAACAAAATCATTCGGTGACGTAGGTAAAAATCTAGGTGAAATTAAAAGTCTAAAGGATCTTCCTAAGAGTTTTGGTGACATATCCAAATCATTTGGAGGAATAAAAGATTTAACCAAGAATTTTGAGGGAGCAGCCAAAGGTCTCGAAGGTGCAGGGAAAATCAAAGATATTGTATCCGGAGGATTTGGCAAAAAAATACTAGGAGCATTTGCTCAGGGAGGGCCTGTTCCTGAAAGCGGAAGTTATCTAGTTGGGGAGAAAGGACCGGAAATAGTTAAATTAGAAGGTGGTAGCACGGTGGTACCTAACGATAAGCTAGTTAGTGCGGATCAGCAGCTTTCTGAGAAAAGAGGTCCTAGTGAAAAACAGATAGAAAGATATAAGAAGTATCTTTTAAATAATAGTCCCGATTACTACTCAGAATTCCCTGATGAATTGGATTATGATATTAAAGAGTGGATAGACAGTACCAAATATCAGAAGGAATCAACAATAGATAGTTTATTAGAAGGAAGGGGAGAGGAAACGTTTACTAAAGAGGACGTAGCTAAGCTATCCTCCCCTGTTTCTCCAGCCAAGCCACCCATTACAGTAGAGGAAGAATTAACTAAATCTGAAAAGAGGAAAAAGGAAAGGGAGGAAAAAAAATTAGCTAAAGAAAAATCTAAAGCTGAAAAGAAAGCAGAGGGACTGGAAACTAAAAAAGAGGGTAAGGGGAATCTTGGCTCTCTCGGAGAAACCTCTAAATCCGCTCTGAGTGAACTTAAGAAAAATTCAGGATCTCTTATAGAGAAAGCTACTGACATAGGAGGTGGAATACTATCCAAAAATATCGAGAACCCTCTATTAAAAAAAGCTGGAGAAGCAGGATTAAAATCATCTGCCGAGGCTCTTAAGAAAACAATAGAAAAACCTAAAGCTGTATCTAATATTACCCCGCTTAAAAGTCCGGCACCTAAGCCTTCTGAATCACAAGAGAAAAAAGCGGATCAGATTTCAGCAGAAAATAAAAAGACTGAAGAGACTAAACCCGCATCTTCGACATCAGCATCCACCGAATCTAGTAGTGGATCTAAATCCGAATCTAAAACCGGAACAGGAAATGAAAAAAGTTCATCTAAAGGTGAAACAAATATGTCAAAAGCCGATATAGATGATATGAAATCGGCATTATTTAGAATAGCTTCCCTTCTCGAGGGAACTTTGATGGTTTCCCCGATTGAATCCCCTTACAGACCAAATTCAAAAAGAATCTAACAAAATTTTTTTTTCTCTAAGTGAATAGTTACATTTGGTAAACTACATTTGGAGAGCATTTTTATATGGGCAAAGAAAACAATATTAAAGAGCTAGTCTTTAGTGATACCTCTTTTTTAACGGATGAATTTTTTGGACTATCTAATTGGAAGATTGTGAAAAAACTAGATGAACATGAAAAAATTTCATTTAGGGTATTTACTTCTGATGATTCTGATCTTATAATTAATCATAGAAGTGATAAGATCTATTTAGAAATGGCACAAATCTGGGGAAAAAATTCATACTGTGAGAGAAAAAAAGTTGGATGCTTAATTGTCAATAACAGAGCTATAATTTCGGATGGCTACAATGGGTCACCTACTGGATTTCCTAATAAGTGTGAGGTAGATGATGTTACTTTACCTTATGTCCTCCATGCGGAAGCTAATGCCATAACTAAATTAGCAAGAGGGACACAAAGTTCCGACGGATCCGTTCTTTATGTTACGTTATCTCCTTGCTATGAATGTTCAAAACTTATCATACAATCTGGTATAAAAAGAGTGGTTTTTAATCAGATTTACAGAAAAATGGAATCAATATCCTTTCTTGCTGAGGCAGGAATTGAGATAATAAAAATAAATATTTAATTACTGCATGGAGAAAAATATACAAAAACTCGCCGAGGATTTTATGGAATTCAAAACAGACAGAGCTTTCCAACCATTATTTGACAGACTTAGACCCGGCGTATTAAACCATTGTTTTCTTATAGTGAAGGAGAATGAACTAGCACAGGATGCTTTTATCAACACAATGGCAAAGGTCTGGCTTAAGATAGATCAATATGATAAAGATCGAGGTAATTTTTCTACATGGTGTTACAATATTGCCAGGAATGAGTGTTTATTGCTACTGAAATCCAGGAAGAGATATTTCTCTCATAATGAATCTGAATTAGACTTTCTTTCTGCTAAAAACACTCTAGGCGATTTAGGAGGAGTTTATTTAATGGAGGAGGATCCTGCCAATTTTGTATTTGGTGAGGAAAATACAGTGGATGAGATATATGAATCTGTGCTGGATGAGATCCGAGATCTTCCTGACTTATATCGGGATATTATGATAGATCGTGAAATAAATAACATGAAGTATAAGGATATCGCGGAGAAATATGGTATAAAGAAAAGATCCATAGCCACTAGAATTAGGAGGGCAAGAGGTAAGATAAGAAAAAAAATGGGTGGGAAACATTGATTCTCATTGTCATATAATATAAAAAAGGGATATGTTCAGGATCATTAAAGTAATAAAGGAGATAAGACTCTACCGGGAATATTCCAGGATAGTAAGAAAAGAAGAGGCAGAGTCACAAATTTGGAGAAGAAGAAATTTAAGGAGAGATAGACTTAATCGAATCTATACGGTAGTGAATTTACCTCTTCAGGTTTTAGCTTCTGTTGATTTACCAAGAGAATCTAGACCTTCTTTTGTAATTCAGGAATTAAAACCAATAAACGAGTATCTTAAGTCTCTTAATATAGAGGAGATCATAACAATGTGGATAGAACCGGTTAAAGGTACAGACGAGGAATCTTATCTGGTCGTCTATCAGTTTTTGTTTAGATATTTATCTTGGCTTTGGATACTTAGATTACTTTTAGAACTCTCAGTTATCTCCGTATTAGCATACTATTTTTTATTCTATAAATAATTGATATAATGTCAGATGGGTTAATCCAAGCTAAAAAGAGAGAAATAGAGGAGAAGCTAAAATTTTACGAGGATTCAAATTTTACCTTTCACGAGGAATCACATGTTTATAGATATAGCGGGGTTAAATTCGATTCGGTTACAACCTTCCTTAAAGTTTTTAAAGTCCCATTCGATAGGGAATATTGGTCAAAGAAAAAGGCTGAAGAAAGAGGTGTTGATGTATCTGTAATTTTAAACGAATGGGAAACCAAGGGTGACATATCGAGAACTCTTGGTACCAACGTTCATAAATTCATAGAAGATTTTTGGATGGGTAAAAATCCGGAGATTCCAGAAGATCCGGATGTTAGAAAAAGGGTTATGGATTTTCTTGATGTCTACAATAAGAGACTACATATATTAACCCCTCTTAAATCGGAGCTAAAAATATTCTCTAGAAAATGGAGATTAGCAGGAACTATAGATCAGCCCCTTTTATTATGGGATGCTAAATCTGAGAAGGTCTACTTAATCATAGGTGACTGGAAAACCAATGGTGAATTCAAAAGTGACAATCATCCGAAAGGAAGATTTAAGAAACTACTAAGACCCTTTAATAACCTTTATGAAAATGATCACAACGAGTATTCTATTCAGATAAGCCTATATAGATTGATCTTAGAGGAAATTGGAATAGAAACAGAGAGTGGATTTCTTTTACATTTAGGTCCGGAAGATACCAGAATATACCCGGCTAAAGATCTTAGAGAACCTCTAAGAGCTTATTTGGATCAAAATAGAGTAGATTTCGATATTTTTAAAATAGATTAGAAACAAAACAGTAAAAGATAACTAAAAATAAAAAAAAATAAGAAAAATGACAAAGAAAAAATCAGAAGAAATGCCAAACAACCACGTAGAAATGCCAGGTGGATCTTCAGTAGTAGACTTTGAAACTACTCAGGGAGCATTTGAATCTAACGTTGTAGTTGATTCAGAACTTGTTGATAGCATTCAGAATCAGATTCAAGAAAAGAAGGAAGAGATTAAGAGTAAGGTTTATGCAGTAACTTGCTCAGATTCACTGTTTTCTGAATATGAGACATTCATGAGAGAAAAAGCAGAATGGAATTCTACAGAGGCTCTAGGGGTCGTTGAAATTAACAAGCAAATTGCTAGAATTAAAAAGGATGGAATTAAGGATGGAGTTATCTACCTTGGTGCACTTCCTTTAGAGGCTAGCCACTATTTTCTTTCAAAATCTAAAGGAGTAGGTGTAGAAAGTGCTGAAGCTTTTATCAAATTGTATAAGGCTTTCGATCAGGCATTAAATGATGCTAAGCAAGATGCTGCATCAATTAAAGATCTAGAAAAACAATTAGCTGCTGCAATGCAGGGCATTACCTTAGGATAAACCTCCAATATATAAAAAAGGCTAGCTTTTCAAAAGGCTAGCTTTTTTTGTATGCTGAAGTTTAGAAATAGATATATAGACAGTAAACTATTAAATTATGAAAGCAATAGAAAAAATCAAATCAAATTATTGGATTATACTTCTTTTCCTTACAACAATTATTTTCTTCAAACAATGTAGTGTGAGAAATGATGTAGACAGAATCGAGAAGAATATAAAATCACTAGAAGAAAAAACTGATTCGATCCAGGATAATACCGTAACTCGTGATCAGGTTAAGTACGAGATGAATCAGACCATGTTTAACTTCCTTATTTATGAGGATGATTTTGACAAAGGTAGATCATCTTTATCTGACATTAGAAATAAAATAAATAAAGGTGAGCAGTAAACTAGTTAGGGGTTTTATTATAACTACTTTCGTTAGCTTATATCTGGTCGTTTCTTTGATATCGACCATTCACGTCATAGACTTTTTTAAGCTTTCTAACCCAGATTGGCTTGCAATATCTTTGGCTATAGCTTTTGAAATAGGAGCTGCTGCATCTCTCGCAAGTTTAATAGCTCTAGATAAAATGAACAAAACAATGGTTTGGGTTCTTTTTATTTTATTGACTGCCATGCAGGCTATGGGTAATACCTACTACGCATATACCCATTTGGAAAACTTTAATTCTTGGGTAGAACTCTTTGGACTGGTTGAGGAGGAGTTAATTTATCAGAAAAGAATTCTTTCTATAATAAGTGGTGCAACACTTCCTTTAGTAGCTTTAGGATTTATTAAATCACTAGTTGATTACATAAAACCTCAGGAAGAAAAACTTGAAAGTGATCCAACGGCCATACAACCAGAAGCAATGGATGGAGGAACAAGGGGGGATCAGATTAAAGATATATCCGTTTCTAAGATTGTAGAAGAGGAATCTTCCCAAGATGAAATCCCTAAAATCGAAGAATCAAAAAGAGTTAATCGGAACATAATATATGAAGATCCGACCACGTTAAAATAATAGATACAAATTGGCAGATAATCAGGATAACAATTTTTATGGTGGTAGTGCTTCCGAGACGGGATCTGAATTTTTCACAGGGGGAAGCGCAGGATATCCCTTGGATCCATTAGGTGGATCGACTGGAGGATTTGAGACCAGATACACCAATATAGCAGAAATAACGAGGGATCTAGAAAGAGTAGAGGCTACTTTTAAAAGATTCAATGACCCGATAGAGATTGAATTCATAAAGGAATCTTTTAGAGTCAACCAGCAGTCACAGACACTAAATTCATTAGATCTAGTTGATTTCTTCCATCCCCTACAGGACTTTTCTGAATTTCAAAAGGTTTCAATGATCATAGGTCCAAGATCTTCTGCAAACCTAGATCCTGGATCATTCTATGGAACTACTGGAGAGGTTTCTATGTTAATAGCAAGAGCTAATTATTTACCGGAAACCCCAGAAGATCAGAAAGTTCTATTCTGGGATTATAAAGCTAACGAAAGAAACATAATGGGAGAAATTATGGTTCTAACTGGAGCAATCAAAGACGGTTCTCAATGGAGAGGATGGGATGTCGATCCATTTTCTACATATGGACATACCGGAAATGCAAACCTTGCAAATGGTGGATTTACTTTCACGAACCCGACTGACTACAATGTCAAGTTAACAGTAATAGCAGCAAATTAACATGGCAACACAACCTATAACATGTCCATACGATGTACTTGAAGGATTTAGATTCTATCGAGGAAATTTAGTACTTGATACTGGACGCACAAACAATCCTCAGAGATATCTTGAAATGTCCGATCTATCATTGGTTATTCAAAACTTTGCAAGAAACAGAGCGGTTTTAAATGAATCATCTTGCTACCTTTTAAGCCAACCTGATGTAGCGGATCAATATGGATTTGTGTCTTTTATTGCAATAAAAGCTATTTTCCCTAGCGATATCGTGGAATCCAAGAAATACCTAAACTGGACATATCAGGGTAAAACTTATTATATGGGTGAACTTATGATATTAAGTGGTAAAAGAATCTCTTCAGTAGATGCAGGGTACGAGGGGTGGAATCTAAGTAAACCTGGTACTACCCCACAGGATGGAGGAATTACATTTTGTAATCCCCATACCGATATAAAAATAAGATTAGAAATGTTAATCGGTCAGTAAAACCATTGAGCGATTAAATATATACTGTAAAAGTTTTGTATTCTGTTTGGATATATAATTCGAAAAAAAAATTTAACTATGGACTTCATAAACCAGGTAAAAAAGCTAAAAGACACAACAAAATCTCCGGAGGTCAAAGCTCTTTGTGAAAGTTTCCTTAACGGTGGATCCGTTTCTAAGGAACAACTATTTGAATCCTTCGAGAATCACAATATATCGATCGATAGCGAAAACAAGGTGCAAAGTCATCTTGATGCTATTAGAAGCGAAGAAATGGAAGCATCTAAAAGATTAGCCGAATCTTTAATGGAATCTTGGTCGGGATTAAACAAAAACAAAGATCTAGGTAATTCTGGTTCTTATGTTGGTTTAAAAGAAACTAATAATTCTCTATTTGAATCTGCTAGCCCATCTTTCATGGAGGAACTAGAAAAAGCAGGTTCTATTGACAGATCAGCTGGCGAATTCATAAAATCTAATATGGTTAATAAATTAGGTATCTTGGAATCAATAGAGACTATCAAGGAATCTTCTATTTATACATATCCTAAAGCCAGAATTATCTGCGAGCAATACCAGAATCTTATTATAAACAAAAGAGTACCTGAATTTTCTTTAGTTCATAATTTCATTAACGATATTCAGTCTTTGAATTGGGACGATACAGTTAAAGGAGTTTCTGCAACCCTTAAAGAGAATGCTGAATCTCTTTCTAGAGAAATTGAAGTTGCTAAGGTTATAGAATCTATTAAAAATTCAGGCAGTTCTAATTTTTATTCCGAATTGAATGACGTTCTAAGTGAATGGATGGTTTCAGAAAACAAATCGAATGCACTTTTAGTGAAGAACATTTCAAAATGGTCATTCAATCCAGTAGTTAGAAATTTAATCAACTTTATAAACGTAAACGAAAGCACTGACAATAGAAAATTAGAAATTCCTACTGTTGCTCAGGGTGAATCTTCAGTTTCTAAAGTATTCTCTCCTGTTATGTTAGGCAGTCATAAATCAATTTTCTATCTAGGTGGAAATGTATTTGAAACTAACTCAGCTGAGATTAAGAGATTGGGTAAAAAAGAGGTATCTGAATTATCATCAGATTACATAAGCTTGGTTGAATCATTTACTAAGCCATACGTTAGAGTTAACGAAGAAGGAGTATTCGTTCAAATAGGAAAGAGTATAGTAAGAATCATCGAAGAGGGTGAGGAAGTATCGGTTTATCTAGGAAAAAGAAAGTTAAAATTTAGTGACCCATCTGGACTTGCTAAAATATTAGGACTTGAATCAGCTACATATTTCGGAGTTAATGAAACTCAGGTAGTTTCAGATATCATGAGACTCTACACAAATTACAATAATATCGTAGAGCTTGATTTTGCTAAGACTATAAATTCAAATGTATTTGAAGGTTTAGCAATTAATCTAGTTAAGTGGAACAACCAGATCTATCTACAGAAGATTAACCAAGGAATGAATGAAAATTCAATCTTTAAAGTTACTGGAAATCAGGCAGTAGCTATGGTTAAAGAATATATGAGATATGATATCTCTGAAGGTCTTACTGAATTCTTAGTTGGTGAGAACAAAGTTAAATCTATCATGATCAACGATAGAAATAAGGTTATAGAAAATATTTCTAAAGTGGAAGAGCAAATAAGCAAATTAGAGACTTTAATGTCTACTAATCCTTTATATTCTGCTTCTACTGAAATAATGTCAGCTAAGAAACTCTTAGAAAACGAATTAAACGTTTTAAGAGAAAAATGGAACCAGATCAACATTGAAATAGCTTCTGCTGAAACCACAATAGATTTAGAGAGATCGTTGGAGATTTTTGAAGATGAAAAATTCAACATCGGAGACTTTATCAAAGTTAAAGAATCTGGTGACACTGGAAAAATTATTTCCATCGATGCAACATCTGGAAGATATACAGTTCTTTTAGATACTGGAAAAACTTCAGATTTTCTAATTAGTGAGATTACTGACCTTGAAGAAGCTCTTAGTCAAGCAGCAGAAAAAAATGCAGATTCTTCAGAGGAAGATGATTCAGAAGAAGAGGTTAAAGAAAATTTCGATGTACTAAGTGGAAATGGAAATAATCTTAACAAATCCCAATTAAGTGAGACTGATCAGAAAAAACTTCTAAACAACTTCGCAAAAGGACATGGATTTTCTAAAGCCCCTGGTGCTGAAAACGGTAAGGTAGATATGAAGATGGATTCGCTTCATGGATATAATTCTACTATGAATGAAGAAAACGAGGGAGAAAAAAAAACCCAAGTCGTAACTTCTACTTCGCACCAAAATCAGTAGATCAAAACAAACCAGGACAACCTTTTGTTCAATCTTCTGAAGGAAAATTAAGTAAAGCACCTACAGGTAAAAGCGTTACTGAGGAAGAGGAAGAAGGGGAAGATAAAGAATAATAGATAATAAAGATAGGAGAATGTAGCTTCATAAGAGGCTACATTCTTTTTTTGAAATCTTTTTCTGTTTTGATGGTAGAATAAGATAACAAACAAACCAAAATTAATTACACTTTAATGGCTAAAGACTATGTAAAAAACAGTGACTTGATGGCTGCTGTAGTGGAATCCAAGAATAAGGGTGAGCTAACTCCGGAAACCATAGAGATGTTTCATTTAATGATTCAAGGGATTTCAAAGAAGATGTCATATAAGGATCCGGAAGATAAAGAGGACTGTATGGCCTTTGCCATGGAGGATCTATGCAAATATTGGAACAGATTTAATCCGGAAAAATCAAACAATCCTTTTGCCTATTTCACTCAAATAGCTAAAAATGGATTCGCTAAGGGATGGAAAAAGCTTCATCCACCAAAGAGTCCAAGAACTATACCTTTTAGTTATATTACTGGGGAGGACAATACATATAACGTGTAATATTATTCCTATGGTAGATATCAAGAAAGTAAAACCCAATGGTGAATACAGATCTGGAAAATACGAGCCCAGAAATCCTGATAAGTACATAGGGGATATACATAACATTATCTATAGATCTTCGTGGGAATATAGATTCTGTACATATTGTGATACCAATGAATCCATATTAAAATGGAGTTCAGAACCGGTTTCTATCGATTACTATAATCCTTTAGATAAGAAAGAACACAAATATAATGTTGACTTCTATATAAAAGTGTTAAAAGAAAGCGGAGAGGAACAAGACTGGATAATAGAAATAAAGCCAGAAAATCAGACAAAAAAGCCTATATATGAAGGGGTAAACACTCTCAGTAAATTAAAGTCATATAATAGGAATATGCAGATCTGGATAACAAATCAGGCCAAATTTAAGGCTGCGAAAGAATGGGCAGCTAAAAGAGGATATAAATTTGGTGTGATTGATGAGAATTTCCTTTTTCGTAGCAAATGAGTTTTAGAGATCGGGTCTTAGAGTACAAGAATAAAACAGAGGGATCAAAGAATATCTTTAAAGAGACCGATGATTATTTTGTGAATGAATATTTCAAAAACAATAAGAGATTTTTAATCCCTCCAGTTTTGCCAAATCTCGGTGAAATATACTATTTCAACTACTCTACGGATAGCAAAATAACTAAGGATAGAAAATTCATTAATAGATTACCCGTTGTTTTATGTACAGATTTTTTCGAATCTAACAATTTCAGGATACTTAAAGGAATTGATTTAATAACAGTTCCTCCGAAATACCGGATGGAGATATTATCAAAAGTATATGATACCTTTATAAATTCTACCGGAGATATGGAATCGATTGATAATCAGAAAATAAGTGTAAATCTAAAGGATGACATTTTAAGTAAGTTATTGTCAGGAACTGGGTATAAAAATTCCCTCTTTGGTTTTAAAACCAATTTTATCAAAAACATTGGTGTTATTAAGTACTCCGATTGGGATAAACTACCATACTTGACTGTCAATGTGTTAGAAGGCTTGAGAATACAGGGGATATATAGTGAATATGAATCGAAATTAAAATAATATCTCGATCTACAATTTAAAATGGCTGGATTTGTTGAAAATAATAATCCTGGACAAGCTCCAGTTATACAGAGGATTAGAGACTCTGTAAGAAAACTGAGCACGTTTGGAATGAAGTACGATGACATGGTCATCCGTAACTCTCAAGCTGTCGGTGTAACCGAGGCTTCCTTTCTCAATAAGAATAAATCTAATGTTGAGGATGAAAGCATGTTATGGACCCTGGCCAAACAAGATATCTCATCTAAGCAGTTCATTGGTTATTTCGATAAAGACTACAAAGGGAAAAGAGACTACCTCAGAAAATTCTCGCTTAATCCAGAAATTGAATGGGTATTAGATACGATATGCGACGAAGCAATATCTTACGATCCCTCCAATTTCTTTGCTTATCCAGATTTTATAGATCTGAGCGACATTAACGAGAAGCTGAAAAATGATCTATATGAATCATATAAGAAGCTATATGATATATGGGGGTTTTCCGATGATATAACTGGATGGCAATATTTCCGACAATTTATAGTTGATGGATTTTTAGCTTTTGAAATAATCTATGATGATGCTGGTAAGGAGATTGTTGGATTCAAAGAACTCGATCCAATTTCTCTTGTTCCTAGTGTGGAAAAACAGATAGATGGCAGTTTCATTAATACTTGGACACAATATCCACAGGATCCTAAGAAGAAAAGAGTTCTTTATGATCCCCAGATAATCTATATTTCATATGCTAAGGGTAATGCCGTATCTAGGGTAAGTTATATCGAGAGATTGATAAGACCATATAATATTCTCCGAATTATAGAATACACCAGGGTCATTTGGTCAGTAATGAATGCTTCTTTCAAATTAAAGATGACCGTTCCTATAGGAAGCAAATCCCCGCAGAAGGGTATGCAAACACTTGGTGAATTAATGAGTATCTATAAAGAGGATATTCAATTAAATGACGAAAGTGGTGAATTAAGTATAGATGGAAGACCTAAAATACAATTCTATAAGAACTATCTAATGCCATCAGGTGTTAATGGTACTCCTACTATCGAACCGATAACTACTGATGGACCCAATCTGAATGACCCCGCACCTTTAGCTTATTTCTTTGATAAATTTATTCTAGAATCTAAGGTCCCTCCTTCCAGGTTTCATAATCCAGACGGTGGTACAACATCACCTTATTCTAATGGAGCTGAGGGATTGGATAAAGAGGAGATTAGATTTGCTAAATTCATTTCTAGATTAAGATCTATATTCCAGGAGATTCTTACAAAACCTCTTTGGATACAAATGGTTAAGAAGTATCCTAAGTTAGAGGACGATTTTATGTTCAAGAGTCAGCTTGGACTTGATTATTTTTCGGATAATCCATTTAAGCTGAATCAGGAAATGGATATCATTAATAAAAGGAAAGAGGCAGTAACGGCTATGGGCGGTTTAGTTGGTGACGAGGATAAACCTTATTTCTCCAACGCATTCCTTATAGAAACATATTTGGGATTATCTAAGCAAGATATAGACGCAAATAAAGAGGCTTTAGAAAGAAAAGCTAAGGAGAAAAAAGAAAAAGAAGGAGAAGCTGGTGGAGAAGCTGGTGGAGAAGGTGGAGGAGAAACTGAGACCGAAACTACAGAAGCTCCTGCGGCGGAGGAAACCCCTCCGGCAGAGGAAAGTGGAACTGAAGAAACCCCGGCGGAAGCATAAGGGAATAAATATTTACATCTAATGGCAGGATTTTTAGATTTTTTAAAACCAAATCAATCAGCTTTAGGTAATATCCTGAAGAATCTTTCAGATATCTCTAAATTTGGAATGAGATATGATGATATGGTTGTGAGAAATTCACAAGCCATAGGTAAAACAGAGGGATATTTCTTTAATCAAGAAAGTACTGGATTTACACAGAATGATGCTTTCCAATGGACAGCTTCATATCAAGATACGAAAGTAAGAAAATACATTGCGTATTTTGATAAAGATTACATCGAGAAAAGAAACTATCTTAGAAAATTTTCTCTAAATGGAGAGATTGAATTTATACTTGATACTATCACGGACGAATCTATAGTTTATGATGATAGAAATTATTTTGCACAGCCATCTTTTGTAAATTTAGATCTTAAGGATAAGATAAAAGACAAATTAGCTTCACATTACAATAGAATATACAACGTATTTGGATTCCAGAATACAATTTTAGCTTGGCAATATTTCAAGCAGTTTCTTATAGATGGATTTTTATCTTTTGAGATTATCTACGATAATAAGGGAAGAGAGATAATAGGATTTAAAGAATTAGATCCAACTTCTCTGCAACCGGTAGTTGAAAAAGTCGGTGAGGGTGAATATAGACAGTTTTGGATACAGTACCCAAAGAATCCTCAGATGACAAGAAAGCTAACTAACGAGCAGGTCATTTATATTTCATATGCTAAGGGTAATACCATATCTAGAGTAAGTTACATAGAGAGATTGGTTAGATCGTATAATATCCTGAGAATAATGGAAAACTCCAGGGTTATATGGAATGTTATGAATGCTTCATATCGCCTTAAGTTCATTATACCTATTGGTAGTCAGTCTCCTCAAAAAGCTATGCAGACTTTAGGACAGCTTATGTCAAATTACAAGGAGGATATCTCTATAAACGATGCCTCTGGTGAATTAACAATTAACGGAAAACCTAAAGTTCAGTTTTATAAAAACTATTTGTTTCCCGAAAAGGACGGGCAGAGTCCGCAGATAGAATCTCTGAATCCTAGCGGTCCGGACTTTAATGTTATGGAAAACGTTGTTTATTTCTTCAATAAGCTTAAAATGGATTCCAAAATACCATACGCTAGATTTGCTTCGAAAAATACTACTCCTGGAAATTATCAAACCAGTATAGATCAGCTTGAGAGGGACGAAATTAGATTCGAGAAATTCCTACGCAGATTAAGATCAATTTTTCAAGAAATTTTGGTTAAGCCGTTGTATATTCAGATGTGTCTAGATTACCCGGAACTATCTAGAGATAAGGGATTTAAATCAAACGTAGGTTTAAATTACAATCGAGATAGCGAGTTCGAGGAAATGGTTGAACTTACTGGTTTTACTAAAAGAACCGAATTTATTAATGGATTGAAGGAATTGAAAGTTAAAATAGGGGAAGAAGAAAAAGGTTACTTCGATCCTGACTTCCTTATTCAGAGGTTCCTTGGTATGAATCCAGATCAGATAAAAATGAACGAGAAGTACAAGGAGAAAGAAGCTAAGGAAGCTGAAAAAGCCAAAGAGGAAGGCGGAGGTGAAGCAGAAGCAGAAGGCGGAGGTCAGACTGTAACCTTGTAATTTTTTATTCCCGGGAGTTTTTGGTATTTTTAGGAAAAAATATCGATGAGAAAAGAACTCCAATTATTCAAAGACCTCGAATCCTTAACAGGAGAGGGATCACAAAAAGCCAAGCAAAAGATAATATCGGAAAATCAGGACGACCGATTTTTGTATCTTCTGGACGTATGTTTCAATCCGTTTGTAACAACGAAGCTCCATAAGATATCTTTTAATGAGACTTTATCCGAAATGAATCCTAACATATGGCAGGAATTCAATGGTCTCGTAGAGGAGCTAAAAACAGCCCCAGCGGCAAACGATTCACTCAGGAGAAGAGCTCAAGACTTAGTTTCCTATAGAATATCAGATGATGATTCGGAGGATCTCCAATTAAGGGAAATTTTAATGAAGATCATCACCAAAAGGATGAATATCGGGATTGGAGCTAAACTAATCAATAAAGCTGTTGGTAGGGAATTAATACCAGATCCTTCTTTAATGCTTGCTACTGACGATCATTCTACTATTGAAAAATGGGAAACCATATACTGTGAAGAAAAATATGATGGTGTTAGAGTTATTGCACTATGGAAAGAAAATAAGTTTTCCTATTTCACTAGAGCTTTCAATGAATTGGACTCGTCATGCTTTCCAAGAACATCTGAATATTTAAAATTAGCGATAGAAAAATCAGGTATTTCCGGTGAAATTTTCTTTGATGGTGAATTAACGGATCTGAACAGGAAATCAGTAAGTGGAAAGGTAACACAAATACTGAAAGGAAAGGTTGATTCCAGTATAGAGAATGGTATGATATTTAATGTTTTCGATTTAGAAGATGCTACAACTTTAATCACAGGTAAGGGAAAAATTAAATACAAGGATAGAAGGAATTTACTTGAAAAAGTATTGGGACATCTACCTGACGAATCGAATGTTACCCTGGCCCAAATGTGGGAGATAGGGTCTTCCTCCGATATAACTCCAATCTACAAAAAAATAGTAGATCAGGGAGGCGAAGGAGTGATTTGCAAGGATAACGAAGTTTATGAATGCAAGAGATCTAAATCTTGGGTAAAATTCAAAGAAGTTAATGATTGCGATCTTTTAGTTACTGGATGGTATCCAGGAGAGGGAAAAAGAGAGGGGTTAATAGGTGGATTTATTCTGACTGATCTTTCTTCTACCCTTAATGTTAGAGTTGGAGCTGGATTCACTGATCTGGACTTGAAAACTCTCAGTGAAGATCCAGATTCCCATATAGGAAAGGTCGTTGCGGTTCAATATAACGTGGTGATTACGGATAAACACGGGAATCGATCTTTATTTCTCCCAAGGTTCATCGAGGTACGTAATGACAAAAGTACTCCCGATGATCTTTCCTCATTATTTTAGAAACACTTTATAAGCATCACAGTAAAAAAAAATATGATACAAGAATTATTGACAGAAAAGCTTAGACCGAGGGAGTTAAGACACATGATTTTACCCCCTAGGATCTATAACATCTTCGAAAACGGTTTAGGACACAATGTTTTATTAAGCGGATCCCCTGGATGCGGTAAAACCACACTTGCTAAAATCTTAGCTGCTCCATTTCCGCATTTATTCATCAACGTTTCGGACGAGAGCTCAGTAGAAACAATTAGAGTTAAAATAAATGATTTCTGCTCCACTGTTTCTATCATGGACGGTAAGTCGTCTAAGAAAGTTGTTATACTGGACGAGTTTGATGGTGCATCAGATCAGTTTTACAAGGCTTTAAGAGGAACAATAGAAAAGTTTGCAGGAAATGCTAGATTTATAGCCACTTGTAACTACATAAATAAAGTTCCTGATGCTATCCAAAGTAGATTTGAAGTTATAGATTTTAATCCAGTATCTAGTCAGGAGGAGGAGGATCTTAAATCAGAATGGAACAAGAGAATACGATTGATTCTAAAAAAAACTGGGATAGAAATAGACGACAACTCACTTAACCATTTCCAGAAAAACTACTATCCTGATTTTAGATCTGCCCTGAATAGAATACAGACATGGATGATAGAAGGGGTTAAAGTTGTAGATAACAATAAGATAAATGAGTTTGGATGGTCTTATGAGGATATTTATAATCTAATTGTTACCTCCAAAGATCCGATTAAAAATTATCAGAATATCTCCAGTGAATACCAAGGTAAGGTTGATGACGTGATGTCTGCTTTAGGTACCGAGTTCATTGATTGGATTATAAAAAATAAACCGGATCTTTCCAACATTATACCTGCTGTGATTGTTATGGTAGCTGACCATCAATCTCAGAGAACCCAGGTAATCGATCCGATGGTTTCTTTGCTTTCTTTGGTATTCAGTATACAAAAACTAATACCTTAGCGAGAAATGAGCTGCAAAAGAATCATAATAGTCGGAAAAGGTGGATCCGGGAAGGATCATCTGAGAAAAGAAATGGTCTCTAACGGATACCGTTATTGTGTTTCCCATACATCCAGACCAATTCGACAAGGTGAAATTGAGGGAGAGGATTATTATTTTGTTGATGAAGCATATTTCCAGCCCGACGATTTTTATGAAATGGTAACATTTAACGGATGGTTTTACGGAACATCATTAAAGGAGTTTAAATCCTCTGATTTGTTTATCATGACACCCTCGGGGTTATCAAAAATGTTACCTCAAGACAGGGAACAATCCTATGTTATTTACATAGATATAGATGAGGATACGAGGAGGGAAAGACTATCTCATAGAAGAGATGCAGATGATGTTGAGAGAAGGCTAAAGGCAGACGAATCCGATTTTCAAAATTTTTACGATTTTGATCATAAAATAACCGATCCCAATTTTAGGTTTGAAGCAGAGTGGATAGATTTAGAAAAAATAAAGATAAATGGTTAATATACTAATAGACGGGAATTACATCTTCCATAAAACTTTTGGAGTTTTTGGAGGGTATGGAAACGTGGATCCGGGTAAAATACTTAAAGATAAAAAAGAACAGGCAGCTTTCGTTAGAAAAATTTCTACTGATTTATGTGCCTCTCTTAAAATGATTCCACAAGGGGGTAGAATGATATTCACCTCCGATAGCAGAAGCTGGAGAAAAGATGTGGAGATTGAGGATGGAGGTTATAAATCAGGAAGAGTAAAAGACGAGAATGTTGATTGGTCCATATTTTTTGACCTTATGAAATCCTTTGGTGATCATTTAGAAAAAATGGGATTTGTTTTTTCTAAAGTTGAGGGTGCAGAGGGTGATGATCTCTTAATGTTCTGGTCTGAGTATTTCAATTCAAAAGGTGAGAATTGTTTAATTATAACTGGAGATAAGGATTTACATCAATTAGCCAGAATTTCTTCTGATTCTTGGACAATTATCTGGAACAATAACCAGAAAAAGAATACTCTATTTGTTCCCGATGGATGGCAAGAACTTTGGCTAGATAAGGAGGAATCAATTAGCATATTCAATATGGCTTCTGCAATATCGCCAGAGAAGGAAAGATTTAAAACTTTTCTCAAAAAAGCAACAATAGAGGAGGTCGAGAGTAGGTCCTTTGTTTTTACTAAAATATTGACCGGAGACAAAGGTGACTCTGTTCCCAGTGTATGGGAGCAAATGTCTGGCTCACGGAATATGGGATTTACCCAAAAGAAGGCTGATTTAGTTTTTGATTCTTTTTCTTCTTCCGAATGGTCAGATATAGAATTTCATCAAATGGTAGAGAATTCAGAATTTCTGAATTGGTTGAGCGGGATGGTATTAAGAACTGCTAAAGCTGTAGATAGCACGGAAAATAGAAATACAGTAAAGGGAAACATCATAAGAAACTTTAAGCTCTTATGGTTAGATCCTTTTATTATACCTGAATTTGTTAAGAATTCTTGTGGTGAGGAGATCGAAAGAGGAATTACGTTAGAGAAAAAATCAGTAACTCTGGATAGAATAAAAATACTAGAGGGGACAGAGTGGGTTACACCAAATTACCAACCTAAAGGATTCGATCCCTTTGAAAATCTAATTTGATTATGGAATTATTTGATATAGTCAAAAATATATTCTCTCAGGATTCTAAAAAATGGTCTAATGTTTCTAGAAATGATAAGTCTAGAAACTTTTTTATGGTAAATCGGATAATGGCAATCCAATTTCCAGCTATTGCTAATCAGTTCAATAAGCTGAAGATAAATCCGGAAGCTACGGTTGATTGGTGGAGAAATAATCTTTCCTCGAGATATTCCAAGCCTCCACAATGGATATACACGAAGGCGATCAAAAAAGGAGAAAAGGCTAAAAAGTCATCCTCTGCGTCTTGGGCAGAGGCTGAAATTTTTGTGAGAGATAGATATAATGTATCTAAAAGAGAACTTTCTGATTTGAAAAGATTTTATCCAGAAAAATATGACAATTGGATGAAGGGAATATCAGATCAGATGGGAATAAAAAATAATTCTCGAAATGAAGAATAAACATTCTAAAATCATAGATAAAGTTATTTCAAGCTTGGATTGGGACGTTATCTTTGAGGTTAATAAGTGCTTCAAACATGGTGTTGGCGAGGGTACCTCTGCAATACCTGGAGTAAAAAGAAAACCATTTGCCGACGGCATAACCAAAAATGACATCAAAAATGAGCTAAGGTCTCTTCTGAAGTATGTTGTAGAGAATGACTATTCTGAACTTATTTACGGTTACTGGATGATTTTTTGGAATAATTCAGATTGGGCCGAAGAGGAACTTAAGAAAATTAAGGATGAAATGGACGACGAGGACGAAGAGATAGATCTTGGTGAAATATCCATCGATAATAGTCTGGAAGTTATTTATTCTCCTCAAAGAACATTTATAGTGGAAGCAAGAAAAGCTGATGGATCACCTGAGGGTGAGGATAAGGACGTAGCTAGTTTAGAATCTATGTTAAAAAAAGCATTAGAATCTGAGCAGTATGAGTTGGCTTCAAAAATCAGAGATGTAATTAAGATACAGAAAAACCAGACTGATTCGGATACATACTCAGATGAAGTACATTAAATCTATAAACGAGTATTTTGACGCTGGTGCTTTCGGTGACACTTACGGATATGGCGGAGCTAATGGGGTTCTTAAAATAAACTATAAACCATTTAACGACCTTTCAGTTTCAGTTGGACCTGACCCTAACGTAGAAAGAACGGTCAAGGGATCTGAATTTCAATTAGGAGATGTTGTTATAGCCCAACCTTTGGATTCTAAGGATAAGGTAATAGGTGTTATCGTAAGATCATTTAGAAATCCTGACAATCAAGAATATAGATATTTTATTCAGGTCTACAATAGAGGAAAGAAAACCGAAAGAGTGATAGAGGTTAAATCTGATTCTATAAAGTTCGCAGAAGGTGGGGATCACGGTAATATGGAGACCAAATCCAATTACAAAAACAACGATATACCTAGTTCTGCGTTTAACTCCAAAACCGTATACAATTCAAGCGAACTTGGGTTGGAAACAACGGGAGGATAGAAACTTAAACTCTTATTTTGGGTACAATAGATAAAAATGGTATCCGCTAATAATCCATTGATTACCTATCTCGGAATACCCAAAACATGGGCAAGTTCGGGATTTAGAATCTCAACATATAAAGATCTACTGAATTTAGTTTTAGATCTATGTAAATTCAATTCATCGATACAATGCAGGTCAGTTTGTATAGACACTGGGGAGATCGATTTCGATAAAGCTCTTTTTAATTCTGTTATAGATGAAACAGACCCTGAAACTTCAGCTATTCTTCTCGAAATACAGGAAATAATGCACCGTGAAAAAATTAGGGTTTATTTTTTAGTTACCAAGGATTATTTTCTAGGCAGCCAAATAGATGATATATTTCTTTCTAGTGTTAATTTTTTAAATTTCATGGGATGCTTCTTAGATTCTATAGGAGTCAGCTATCCTTCTATCATAGTAAGAATTGGATCTGCATATGGTAACAGAAAGGAGACAATGAGAACATTTTGTAAGAGAGTAAATGATCTGTGTGAATCTGCATCTACTAAGTTATGTGTGATGAATGACGATAAACCTAGTCTTTTTTCGATAACTGATCTTCTATCCGGGGTTTACTATGATTCGGGTCTTCCTTTGTGCTTCAGAACACTCGCACATCATTTTAATCATGGTGGTTTAACTATAAGGGAAGCTTTGTATCTGGCTTCTACGACTTGGAAAAATGGAGAGGTTCCTCTAATTATACATTCGGAATCAAAAGACATTAATGAAGCGGGGGTCTTTCTTACCCCCTCCATATCTTCCGGATTAACAATGAGGATCCCTACTTTTGGTCTTCAGTGCGAGGTTGTTATAGATTCTACTGATCGGGAGCTTACGTATCTTAGCTATCTTAAAAACTATAAGTCTCTTCCACCAATAATAATCAACAGAGTATCCGGTAAGTAATTTTTTTATCCTGTGTTTTTATATTATCTTTGAATTATGTTTAAAATTGAATTAATTAAGAAGTACCTCTACTTTGATGTTGAGACGGCTACTGGATGTGAATCCTATGAAATCTTGGTCGAGAAGAATCCCCGATTAGCCTCACTCTGGGAAAAAAGATGTAAATATTATAAATCTACATTTCCCGAATTATCTGATGCTTCTATATCAGAAATATACGATCAAAAGGCTCCGTTAGAACCTGAATTTGCTAGAGTTGTTTGTGTTTCTTTTGGTTCATTTGATGAGGATAATATGGAGAGATTTATTTCATTCTCCGGTCCTGACGAGGTTGATATCTTGAATAAAGCGAATAAGGTTCTAAATAATGCCTTTGCTAAAAACTGGAAATTGTGCGGTCATAATATCAAAGCATTCGATGTACCATGTTTAGGTAAGAGAATGTTATACAATTCGATAAATCCATCTGGAAATATCCAAATATGGGATAAGAAGCCTTGGGAAATTCCTTACGTTGATACCTCTGAAGTTTTTTCTTTCGGTAGCTGGGTTCAACAGAAATACCTAAGTCTTGATCTAGTTTCTTGCATGCTTGATGCAGAGTCTCCTAAAATTTCTATGGATGGATCTCAGGTAAGCAGTTTTTTCTGGAAGGATCAGGATTACACCAAGATTGGTGAATATTGCGAGAATGATGTTAGGACAGTGATGGAGATCATGAAAAAGTCCTGTTTCTAGAAGTTTACTCAAACAGTCATTATATAAAGCTTTTCTTTGATATATAGAGAAAAGCTTTTTTTGTGGCCAGAGTTTTAGATTACATATCATTCAATTCGGGGATCAATGAATCAGAAACCCCATACTATCACGAAAACCTTAATCCGGTCTTTTGGGAAAAAAAGAAGGATAGAAAGGGAGATGTGAAATGGGTTTTCGATCAGAGGGTTCGTAGAAAATTAATCAGAATAGCCAAAGAGTTTTACTCTAAGTACGAGGATATACTTGGACAGAGAGCAATAAAAGATATAATTTTAACTGGCTCACTTGCTAATTTCAACTATACCAAATATTCAGATTTGGATGTTCATGTTTTAGTTAACATGGAAGGAATAGATGATGACAATCCAAAGATTCTAAAGTCTGCAGTAGACGGGGTTAGATTTATTTGGAATCTCAGGCATGATATTAAAATCAGAAATTATGATGTCGAATTATATCTTCAGGATGAAAATGAAGAGCATACAGCATCTGCAATATTCTCCCTTCTTAATAACGAATGGATAAAAAAACCAGTATACGATCTCCCAGAAATTGACGATCAGCAGGTTCAGAGAAAATACGAAGCAATTGTTTCTGATATTGAGAATATGCACACTAGATTGATGATTTCTGGAAATATGACATCCAACGCAAGACAGCTCCATAAGAGATGCGAAAAGATAAAAAGCAAGATTTTTAAAATGAGGAGGGAATCTCTCTCCAAAGATGGAGAGATGTCGATAGGTAATCTAGTGTTTAAAAAGCTTAGAAACGAGGGATATATAAAGCAGTTAATAGATATTATTTCTAAATCCTACGACAAAATTTACACAGAATAAACTGAGATATGATAATTATTTTACCAAAAACAACCGAGTATAAGTTAGGGAATGACTTTCCCCTAATTACCATACCGATGACTATGGAAAATGCTCAGGAAGCTTCATTCGAAGATTTCCAGTGGTGGGCATTATCGGAGGATTTCCAAAAGTGGTTAAAAGCTAATCCTAGACAATGGGTTGCAGACTCCGAAGATCTATCTAAGTATACAGGAAGTCTAACTGAGTATCTCAGAGAATGTATGGAGAATCCAACAGACGAAGATTCTCTAAGTGAATCGAAGGTTGCTTCTTTTAAGGATTATGAAAGAATGATTTATGAAAATCTTCAGCTTTTTGAAGAAGATGGAGAGGAATCTTCCGGTGTAGATGACCAGGCTACTGTAAAAGAAGCAGTTAAGTTCCACTTTGCATACAACTCACTAAAATCTCAAGGAGCTATTCAAGAATCAGCAACAGGAGAACAAATAGCATCAGGAGACGATAAAGCGGTTTTCTTAGTTCTGGAGGATCCTGAATCTAAAGAAAATCTTCTTGAAACTATGAAGGCCTTCAGAATGAAAGGCTTCACACAAACATCTGCAGGATCCAAGTTTACTTTGATTAATGTTACTGAAATGGTTCCTGGTGGTGCTGTTTCAGAGGACGATACCGCAGAAAATGTTGTTGGTAAGATAGTTCAGGATGCTACAATATTAGCTACAACTGCAGGAGCTGGAGTATTGATATTCGGAGCTCTTAAAGTAGCTGGAGGTGCTTTAGGAACCCGTGCATTATTAAAAACAATAAAAGGATTTTCACCTAGTGCAGCAGCTCAAGCAGCAGCACAGACTGCAGGTAAACCTGGTATTTGGAGTAAAGCAGGTAAATTCACTGCTGGTAAACTAAAAAGTATTTGGGGTGTTGCTAAAGATATGGCAGTACTCAAAAATACTAGAATTGCTGCACAAGGAGCAGCAAGAGGATTTAGAGGAGCCAAGGCAGCTTATATGTTAGGTAAGCAAGGAATTGGTGGTGCCCTTAAAGCATTCGGTAAAGGATTTACAAGAGGATTTAGCAAGCTAGGTGGAAAGGCAATACCTTTCGTTGGTGAGGTTTTAATGGTTATTGATGCTGTTGGTTCTACCTGGAACTGGTTTAGCTCGAATCAAGCTCCAAGATACGGTGAGGTCGAAGATTTCGCTCACAATTCAATGGATCCATCAGCTATCCCAGTTGGTGTTCCTATCACCATATGTTGGTCTCAGCCTGCAGGTGGATGGGGAGGAGCAGCAACTAGCTTCTTTTTTAATAATGAAACAAGGACTACGTGCGAGCTTGTAAAAATAGGTACTAAAGATAACTACTCTATATTCATTCTTACCCAAGTAAATTCCAAGGAAGTTCAGAAACAATTGGCCGAGCACGACTTGGTAATGATTGCACTAGATAACAGTGATAAAGTTAATGAACAACCTGAGGATGAAAGTAATGTTCTGATGAAGATAGGTAAGTATGTTCAGAGAACATTTGATAACGAGGACCTAGATTTTAAAATGTCATTCGTTGATGGGATCGATAAAATCGCAGCTTTATTTAATTTCCAGGGGATGTGTGATTGGAGCACATTCATTAATGAATATAATAATGCTTCGGACCAATTAATAATAGCTGATGAAAACGCACCTGCTACTTACCAGTTCTATTATACTGATGCGGAGGATAACATAATTAACGTTGCAGGAAGTCTCATAACCAGTGACGAGTTAGCTTCAATATCTGATACTGATATAGAGAAAATATTCTATCCGATTGAAGGCGGTGAAGATGTATTCGGTAAGATTAAGAAAAAAGGAGAGGGAGAGGTTGAAGAATCCGAGGATTTTAACCCGACCGGGCTTCATTCTCTAATGGAATCATCTGGAGTAATCACATCCTTCTCTGATTTCAATAAGTCTCTAGATAGAGTTAATTCTGAAATTTTGGAAACAACAAAAACAGAGGGTAACCCAGACGAAGGAGCGGGAGATCCGGATTCACAAAGTGAATCTAATACGGTTGATCTAGAACCTGAGGATAAGGCAGAACCTGCAAAGGTGGCAATATACAAGGTTACCGACCGTGAATATGCTAATCCTGAATTAAGAAAATATAAAGCTGGTGTATTTACCCAGTTTATTCTTACTGAGGAATCTTTCGATGCTAAAGCAAATGAATCTATAGGTGTGGATGTTAATACTACAGGTGAAGATTTAGAAGATCCAAGAAGAGGAGTTTATGCTTACAAGAGAAAAGAGGATAAACCTGTAGTTGTAGTAGATAAGGATAAGGAAAAAGATAAGGAAGAGGAAGAAGTTAAAAGAGATCAGCAACCAGACGTAAAAACAGAGGATGACTATTACGTAAAAGTTGATCCTAAAGACGTAGAGATAAAGGACAAGAGAAACTCTACAGTTATTAGGGACAAAAGCGTAGAGGGAGGAATAAACATTCTTGATGAATTCCTAGACGCTAAGAAAAAAGAACTTTTGGGTATATCTGATTGGAAAGCAATAACATTTGCTAAATCTATGACAGATGCAAGAGGCGATGTTACTGAGGTTAAACTTAAGAATAGATTTGCTCCGTTCGGTGATAAGATTAGAAAATATCGAGTTACTGATGGTGAAGCTTTTGAAATAGCGAAGAAGTTTGCCGAGGACGTAGAAACAAGAATAAAATATGAATAATCTTCAGAATGTTAAAAAATATCTGAATGATTGTTGATATATAAATGACATAAAAAAGAAAAATAAAAATGCCAACAACTCAAAGACTTAACGAAGAATTGGTTTTTATCCTTGAAAGACAGGAGCTTTTCCTTGAATCTAAAAAGGAAGGCTCAGAAGATTATGTCTTGGAAGGTATAGCTGCTGTTTTCGGTAAAGAAAACAACAATAACCGAATCTATGAAGAGAAAGAATATCTTCCTCACTTAGATTATCTTAAGGATAAAATCAAACAAAGAAGATTGGTTGGTGAGCTTGATCACCCTGAAAAGTTTGACGTTTCACTTAAGAATATTTCACATATCATAGAAAAATTAGACTATGATAAAGGAAATAGACAACTTAAGATCAAAGTTAGATTGTTGGATACCCCAGCAGGTAAAATAGCTAAAAATTTAGTTGATGCCGGTGTTCCTTTATCGATATCATCTAGAGCTGCTGGCTCAGTTGGTGGAGATAAAAAGGTACAGATTAAAAAAATATTCACCTATGATCTAGTTGCAGATCCAGGTTTTCAAGATGCACAGTTAGAAAGAGTTTATGAGAGTGCAGGTTTCACTTATGAAGAATTCTTCGAGAAGAGAAACAACACTATCCTAAACAGCTTGACTTGTTTAAATGAGTCTTTGGGTCTAGAAAATGAATCTCCTGTGAAGATATATAGAGTTGAAAACAACGAAGAATTTAATAAACTCGTGAAAACAGACAAAAATAAAACATCCCTTATGGAGAATAATGAATTTGTTACCGCTGAAGAATTGAATCAATATTCCCTTTTTCTAAAGAAGGAAATGGATTCGATGAAGAATGAGCTGACATCTATTAGACAAGAAAGAAATACTATCACCGAATCTAATAGTGATTATTCTAAATCTATGGTTACCCAACTTGAAAACAGAGTAGCTAAGCTAGAGAAATATTCTGAGTATCTTGCAGAGAATTTAGATAACGCTATCAAGTATGGTGAATATCTTGCAGAGAATTTAGACCAAAGCATTGGCTATAGCAAGTACTTAGCTGAAAATTTAGATAAGAACATTTCTTATTCTAAATATCTTGCTGAGAACGTTGATAAGAACATTTCTTATTCTAAATATCTTGCTGAGAACGTTGATAAATCTATTAGCTATACTGAATATGTAGCTGAGAACGTTGACAAAAATATCGAGTACTCTAGATATCTAGCTGAGAAACTAGATCAATCTATCCAATACTCTGAATATCTTGCTGAGAACGTTGATAACAACATCGCTTACAGTGAGCATATCGCAGAAAACGTTAATGATGGAATAGCTTACACTGAATATGTAGCTGAGAAATTAAACGACGGTATCGAGTACACAGAGTATCTTGCTGAGAATTTAAATAAATCAATCTCTTATGCTGATTATTTAGCTGAGAATTTAAATAGAGGTTTAGATTATTCTGAATACTTAGCAGAAAAAGTTAAGAGAGGAATTGATTACGCTGAATATATTGCTGAAAGCATCAATTCAGGAACACAATCTCTAAACACTAATAACTCCGACTTTGGAAGTATTAGAGAAAGCGTTGATGTTAGTGCGCATGCAGGACTTAATGAGTCAGGCTTTGCTGGTAACTACGACGATTTAACTTCAAAAATTGACAATTTGATCGAATCGGTTAAAACACAAAAAACCGAGTCAAATATAAACGAGGCTGCTTCTAGAATGCAGACTCAAGCCAACACACAAAAGGCAGACGAAACAGTTCTTAACGAATCAATTAACGAAGGAGGAACTGGTCTCAAATTTATTGATGAAATGCCAGAAGAATATTCTACGGTTTGGGAATCTTTAACTGAGGGTCACAAGCAATCTATCATTGCACAAAGTAACTTCTACAGATTAGATACCCCTTACCAAATTAAGAATTTCTGGTCCACACGTCAATTGGGATCTAAAACTCTAGGAGTTCAAAAATTGAACGAAAACGAAAACGCAGCTGAAAATAACGCAACACAAGCTTACTCAAGCGATTATATGGCTTACATAGCTTCTGCGTTAGAGCAAAAATTTCAAAAAAGGTAAAAAAAATAGAAAACAATCATGAAACTGATTAACGAACAAGAAATCTATGATACCTGGTCTCCGATTATCGAGAGCAAAGCTGGTATCACAGATGAAAACAAAAAAGGTTGGTTGACTAAATACTGTCACTACCACTCATTAAATGAGTCTGCTGGAGCTTATAACACTTTAGGTGTTGTAAACGGTATGGGTAACGTTGCTCCCCCAGCATTCCCTGGTGCTACTATTGGTGGTACTTCTTTCTCAACAGGCGCTAACGCTGGTTTCTACAACACAGCATGGCAAGGATCTGGAGATAAATTCCCTTCACTTCTTCCGTTGGCTATTCAAGTAGCTGCGAAGACTGTAGGTTTTGATATCGTTCCAGTTATCCCTATGTCTGGTCCTACTGGTATCTTGTCTTACTTAGACTATGTATACGCAGGTGGTAAAGTTGCAGGTGCTACTTCTGCTGTATCTGGAGACAGTTTAGCAAAAGCTCCTTCAATGATTAAATTCCCAGTTGCTCAAGGATCTGCTGCAGGTCTTACTGGTGCTACTGCTGGAACATTTACTGTAGGTACTGCTTATACCATTACAAATGGTGGAGTTCTTACATTAAGATTTGTTGGTCTTTCAAGAATCGATGGTTTCCCAATCTTCGAAATTGAAAACATCACAGACGGTTATAACGTAGCTGGTATCATCGCTTCTCCTTTTGGACAAAACGTTGTTACTTCTACAATGTACACTTCTGGTTCTGCTCAGTTAGTTAAAGGTCTTGAAGATCACATCCAAGGATTCTCTGGTGCTGGTTTCAACAACACAGACGACTGGCAAGGTCCTTACGTAGATGGTACTAAGACTTACAATCCAATGTTAAGAGGTGTTGCTGAGTCTACTTACTACAACTCAATGGGTCTATCGACTTTCACTAAGTTCGTAGAAGCTGAGACTTTCCAAGTTGCTGCTTCTGTTACAACTGAGCAAATCCAAGATCTTAACAAACAATTCGGTATCGACGTTATCTCAATGATCGAGAACGCATTGGTTAATGAGGTTTCTCAGTCTATTAACAAGCACATCCTTTCAAGAGCATTCGCTCTAGGTTGGTCTAACCACATCCAATTCAACTCAGTTGAAAACCAAAACTTGAACTTGAACTTGGTTATCGGTGGTGGTTCTGGTACTACTTCAGCTTACGTTAAGAAAGATGATACTACTGGATCTATGGCTATCCCTGCAGGTCCTGCATCAGGTGGTTATGAGAACTTGTCAACTCTACAAAGAAGACTATTCTCAAGAATCCTTGCAGCTGCTAATGTAGTAGCTAACAGAGGTCGTAGAGGTCCTGCTAACTTCATCGTTACTAACGCTGCAGTAGCAAGTGCACTTCAAGATATCTCTCAGTTCACTTTCGCACCTTTCTCTAACACGTTGACTCAAAACAACGGTACTTTATACCCTGTAGGTTCACTTGCTGGTATGACCGTTTACGTAGATCAGAACATGAGATACGACGATACACGTGTATGTATTGGTAGAAAAGGTGGTGATGATGAGCCAGGATTGAAATTCATGCCTTACATGATGGCTGAGTCAATTCAGACTATCTCTGAAGGTACAATGTCACCTAAAATCGCGGTTAAATCAAGATACGCTCTAGTTGAAGCTGGTTTCTTACCAGAGACTATGTACTTGACATTCTATGTTAATGTACCTGCTGGAGGTTTAGCTTAATCTTAACCACATAAGCACATATTAAAACCCTAGGCTCAGCCTAGGGTTTTTTTGTTTACTTGGGATATATAGAGAGTAGAAAAGTAAAATTTTAATATGAAAAATATCCCATCTTTTGAAGAATTCGAAAAGCATTATGATTTCATAGAGTCAACTAACGAAAGCCTCATGGAAGAGCTTAGAAATCTAGAGGGAGCTAATCCTGAACATTCCGTAAACGAAGGACACGTTATGAATGCTGCTAAGAACTTCCTGTCCAAATTTTTTCTTGGTCCACTCTCTAGAGTAAATGCAATAGACCAAGCTAGAAAGATTATTCTAGAATTAGAATTAGATCTAATAGAAAAAAGACATAAGTACGAGCAAGAAGCGGATGAGCTAAACACCAAGATTGACGAACTTACCAAAATTAACGATAAGGAAAAGATTCTTTCCTTAGAGAAAGAAAGAGAAATGAAGGCTAGAGAAATGGATGCCTATGTTAAAACTCAGAAACTTAAGATTCAGAAATCCAAAGATGTAGCAAGAAAGATCGTAGATGGTAACCAGAGAAGAAAAGAATATCTGGATGCTGGTTATGCCGAGGATGAGATTGCAATAGCAGAACTTGAGTATAAGCTGATTTCACAAAGGTCGGAAGATAAAGAAGAAATTGGAGAATACGAAGCTAAAGTTAAAAAAGCTAAAGAAGAAGCCGATGCTAAAGCTGCTGCAATGAAGGATAAAGCTGAAGAGAAAGATGTTAAGGATACAGAGAAAAAATCGGAGGAAGATTCACCTGAGGATTTATCTTTGGATCCCCAAGAAGAGAAGAAAAAAGTTGCCAGCAGAAAATACAAAGATATTATAGAGAGAAAAAAAGAGTTAGCTGTCGAGATAGCTGATTTGAGATCTCAGCTGGAAAGAACTTTGAATAAATTTAGGTCTAGAGTTTCTGCTAACTCAGCAGCAGGAAAGAAAGAATCTAAATATGCGGAAACTGTTAAATTCTCTCTTTTAGAAATTTGTTCAGCATTAGATTCGAAGATAAACCTACTTAAAACATTAAGAGATTTAGGAAAAACTGAATCTGATGTAAATAATAAATTAGGTAAGGAGAGCGAATTTACTAAATTAGCTGATAAAATCAATCAGAGCATTCTAGATGGTGAGGATGCTAATTCAGGTACTAAGAAGATTATAGCTGATTTATTTACTGCTTCACAGGTAACGACCCAATTAATCGATGAGGCTAAAAGAAAAATAATGGAAAACTAATCGATATGTCATTACTTAAATTTAACGAGTGGGATCAACTAAACGAAGCCAATGTTTTTGATAAAATCAAGAGTTGGTTTAGTGCTAATTTTGGTGGTGCTTTATCTAAGATAGAGGATCTTTTGAGCGAATACCGTTCAGCTGAGACTGAGTATGTAGACGAATGGGAAAAAATTATCGAGGAGATCGATAAATTGGAATTACAAAGATCTCAAACTAAATCTGATCCTGCGGAGGTAAAAAAGATAGAAAGATACATCCAAAGAAACCGTCAGGTTCTGGAGGATATGAAGAAAGCACATGCTAAAAAAATAGAGCATTTGATGTTGAAGGTTAAGAAAGCTATTTCAGATAGCAGAAAACTTCAGGGATATTGGGAATTGAATAAGACAAAGATAGATGCTGAAGTTGCTGATGATATGTTGAAAAGATCTAAGCAATTAGCAAACGTCGATCTTTCAGGTTCTCTTTATGCTAAATATAAGGAAGCAGTTATAAAGGCCAAGGAAAAAGACCAGGAGTTTAGAGATAAGTATGGGGATCTTATGGATAAGCAGAAAAAATTTCAAGCTCCGTCTAGCTCGAATAAAACTTCAAAAAGTGGTTTTAGTGATGCTGCTTTCGACCTTTATGTCACTATGTCATTAGGAGAATTTACTAATGAGGTATCCGAATTAGACAATAAAGAGCGTAAAGAATTAGCATCTTTCTTGATTAATCATAGAAACGATTTATACGTTAGAATGGAGATGGAGAAAGAATCAGCTAATGAAATGTTTAAATCCGGAGAACTTACAAGGGAAGATCTCGGTAAAAGAATGAAGGAGATCCGGGAGAAATATATGGATCAAATAAGGGATCTAAGATCAAAAATAACTGTGTCCAGAAGAAATGCTTAGTTTTTGTGAATTTATAAATGAGGAGGACAGTGGTAAAACCAAAGTCCAACAGATAAAGCTAGATCTTGCTAAGAAGTTCGATGAAATATCTGCTGCTAAGGCGGAGAAAAAACCTGGCGACGTTGATTCTGAGATTAAGAGCATAGATAAGCAGGCTGCTATTTATATGCAGATCTCGAATATGATGAAGACACTTTCTGTTGAAATGAAAAAGGCGGGAGCCCAAAAAACATCAACCAATATATACTAAAAAAGATATGAAAAATCCATACCTAAATAATTTAGTAGCAAAGAGTATCCTTGAAGGACACTATGAGAGACTTTTCGAGAATGAAAAAGTCGATTCATTAGCTAATAAATTATCGGACAACGCACTTAATGTTTTTAAGGTTTTAACTTTTGATCTTGCACCAAAGAGGGACAGAAATCCTGATGTAATCAGAGTAAAACTTTCCGATATAGCCAACTCAGGAACAGTTAAACAATTAACTGCCAAGCTTCTTGATTATGCAGATGACAATGAATTAGTCGATGCTAAGTATGCTGAGGCAAAAAGACTATATTTAGCTTGTTTAAATAAGCTTTGCGAAGCTTTAGAAAGAATTGCAGAGATTAGTAAGGAAAAAGGAGAAATCATATTAAAGAGCTTTAAAATATCACCTACGAAGCTTCAGAATATCATAGATAATATAGCAAAGCAGGCAGAGGAGGAAACTAAATTAAAAGCAACAAACGAATCTGAGGATTTTGATCTAGTTAACGAGTCTCTTTTTGTTGGTTATAGAGGTAGAATAGAAAAAATTAAAAAGCTACTGACTAACCTAATTACATCTGCTGAGGGTAAAGATCAGAAGAACGGATATGGAAGGGATTGGAAAAGAACATTTTTAGATCTTGATGAGAAAAGAAAAGTTCTTGATATAACTAAATCCGGTTTTGGCGACAAAGATAAAAAATCTTTAGATGAACTAGAGAAGCAAGTTACCAAGTATCAGCAAGAGTTTAATGATGCTCTTTTACAAGCAGCGAATAGATCATTACAGGCTTTAGAAGACGATGAGGAGGTTTATAAGCTGTATTCAGACGTAACCGAATTATCTACTGAAGCCCTGGATCTTCTTACCAGAGCTAAATCTCAATATGAAATAGCTTATAAAGAGATATTGGATCAACATGAGGTAGAGGAAAGTACATTCCTTAAAAGTTTATTTCCTCTTAAAAGGGGAGATAGAGATACCAACTCTAAATTTAAGGGTAGCAAGTTAATCTATTATATTCAATCGGCACTTTGTAATGGTATTCCTGCAGCCGATAAATTGATTAAATCTAAAAAAGGTCCTAATGGAATTTACGGACCAGCCACAACCTCAGTTATTTCATCTCTACAAAAAATAGCTGGTAATAAAAACGTGAATGGACAGATTGATAAAGCTTTACTTGATTCTATTCTGGCTTCAGACTGGGTTCAGACTAAAGATAAAAAATCTATCGAGTCAGCTCTTGAAACAATAAGGTCAAAAACAAATGAATCTGAAATATTCGGTGATTATGACAGAGTTAGAAGCATTGATTCGTTTCTACCTCAGCTTAATGAGAACAAGATTGTTATAAATAATTCAGAGTTTGAAAAAGAACTGCAATCTCAGTATAAAACTGTTTCTGCTCAACCTGAAGTAGTTTCATCTAGTAGTACAGGGACTAAAAAAGTTGCCGGATCTGGGGTTAAAGATCTTGCAAAGAAATTAAGAACTGTCTATGGTATGAAAATAGAATCTGATGATTTTACTAAAAAAGACGGAACATTAAGATCGTCTTATAGTCCAGAATTTGTAAATGCTTGGGTAAAAGCACTTGATAAAGTAGGCGAATCCGCTAAAGATTATGGTTATTTCTTTTATGATGGTGGTTTATATCCTATTAAGAGTAGATATTCTTCACTAAAAAGACCTAGCAACTGGGAAAAATGGTCAAAGGTTAGACAAGCAAAGAGCTTCAGTTCTGAAGATGCTTCTGACTTTCTAGACGATTATATGAAATCCTGGAAAAGCTTTGGTAAAGTTAAAGGCGATGAGAGATATCAATCGATCAAAACGATAATAAGAAAAAGAGAGGATACCGATCTTGCAACCGCTTACGAAATGATGGATTCGTCAATTATGAATAAGAGTATTCCATTTATTGACTATGATGATTTAAAGGGTAATATCACTAAAGCATTTAACATAGCTCTTCAAAAAGGAGAGAAGGATCCAGATTTAGGAGCAGAAGATTTTTGCGCTATAAACGATTTCCTTGTTATGGTTTCTAACGCTGTTTCTTTTGATGGTAAGAAATTCATTAGCTGTATTAAATGGATCCATGACCATGTTCTAGGTGAATCCACTGCAAAGAGAATATCCAATGATTCTGTGTTTTGGTTCAAAACAGGATCTTTATTTGGAGTTGATAGCATGCTTTCCTACAATAAATCAGGTATTTCTGTTAGCGACGTATCGTCAGCATCTTCTTTAAAGAAGCTATTTAATTCAGTTAAAAAGTTAATTCTTAAAGATCCTAGTAAAGACCTTCCTGGATTCAAATATCTGATTGATATGGAGGACGAGGATGATTTAGGAAAGAGTACTCTTTCTGCTAACTGCAAGTATATTTCTTGCGAGATCTACCCTATCATCAATTCACATGTCAAAAGAATGAATGCTAATACATTCGAGAAGGTTCCACAATCCGGGAATTCTAAGTGCATTGAGATAAACTAATTTTTTAATCCCGATACCTATTATTATATTTGCTGGGTGAAATCTATATTAAACCCAGCAGTATAATTTTTATGATTTACGTGTTCGAAGGTGCTAGAAATAGCGGAAAAACATATCTTAGTAACTATATTTCTAAAACCCATAAAATCCCAAGATTTCAGTTCAATTTTGGGGGTTACTTTAATTTATTGGGTCTTTCAAGCAGTGGTAATAGAGAAGCACATTCTTTCTCTATGGGCAAAGAACTTATGCTTCTCCAACTAGGAAAAGAATTTTCTAATTCATTTCCCGATTTTATACATGACCGGGGGATAGTAACTGTTTTAGCATGGGGTATTTACGAGAAGAGAATATCTTATGATGAACTAATCTCGCAGATTGATTATATTCATAAGAATGATTTACTTAAAGGGATCTATGTTATTAGAATAAAGGGAAAAAATCCAGATAGATCAGACAGAGACAAGGATCAATGGGACTTTGCAGATTCCAACAATGGTGAATCCGAGTGTTTTGATTTGGTGTTTTCTGAATTCGAGAAGAGAGAAATATTCAAAACTTTTACCGTCAATAATACTTTCGATGACAAAGCATTAGAAGAAATTGATAACTTATTTGATTTTATAAATTCAACAGAATAGAATGTGCGGAATAATTTTAACTACAGGAGCAAGTAAGAATCCAGAAATACTGGATTCTATAAAACATAGGGGGATAGAGAGAAGCGAGGTATCTTTTAGTGGCGTGACCTTATGTCATCATCGTTTGCCAATACAGACTTCTGATGGCGATGAATGGAGTCAGCCTATAGAAATCTCCGATGGAATGTACCTAATGTTTAACGGCGAGATCTTTAACTATGACAGAGACAGATTCACGTCTGATACTGAATATCTAATTAATCTATTCTCTCCCTACAAGGAATCCAACAATCTAGAATTCTTTTGTGCTATGTATATTCCACATATAGTAAAATGGGATGGATTTTGGGCAATTGTAATTTATGATTCTAAATCTGGAAATGTAATTTATTTTACTGATCCTCTAGGGAAGAAGTGTCTATATAAAAATGAGCTAGGAGAGATCTGCTCCGAGATAAAGGGATTATACACACAGAATTCCAATATTGACGAGTCTTACATAAGCAGCGTTAGAAAATGGGGATATAACAAGGATTCAAGAACTCCATATACCAATATAGAAAGGGTTCTTCCGAACAATATTTATATGCACAATATCCAATCCCCCAATTTCGAGCAGTGCTATAAAGAATACTATAGGATTTGGAATACACCTATACCTGAATTAAAAGATGCTTCATATGACGATCACATGGAGTGGCTATGGGTCAAAATGATAGAAAGTTTAGAGAATCGTCTGGTTTCTAAGGATTATCCTATTTCTTTACTTGTCTCCGGAGGACTAGATTCCGCTATTATAGCTGGACTATTGAAAGAAATGAATGCTGATGTAAAGTGGTTTAGTATAGAGAACGGGGAAACCCAGTTTGTTGATGATTTAAGCGCTCATCTTGGAGTTAAAACCAATTTTCTAGACTATTCTATGGATGCAGAGAAAAACGCTCTTATATACGCTAAATGGAACGAGAGCCCTATTGATCTAGGATCTGTCATTCCTCAGTACCATCTTTTTGAAGCAATTAGAAAAAGTACCGATTACAGAATAGTCCTTAGTGGCGATGGATCCGATGAGCTTTTTGGTGGATATTCTAGAATCCATGAATATGATTCACAGAAATCGGATGTTTTTGAAGAACTCACATTTTACCATTTACCTAGACTGGATAAGATGTCTATGGCTCACACACTGGAACTTAGAAATCCATTTTTGAATTTGGATATAGTTAGGTTTGCTTTACATCTTCCTCTTGAATGGAGAAAGGATAAAAAGATATTGAAGGATACATTTGGACCTCTTTTACCGGAGTCTATCGTGAACAGAAAGAAAGAAGCACTAAAGAATCCTGAAATTAAACAGGATCGAATAACATATAGATACAAAGCAGTTGAACTTTTTCTTTCTTTAGCTTAGATTAGATTACATTTTTAGGATAGATATATAGTAAAAATAAAATCCTGAAATGACTAAAATAGTTAAGTTGGACGAATTCCAAATAGTTAATGAAGATCTTTCCATGGGTGAACTTCTTTTTGGTAAAGTTTTGCCTTTTATGGGAGAGGGCTTTATAAAGACCTTAAAACAGAAGATAGCTGCTATTCTTATGGAAAAAATTGGAATCCTCGAGGATTCTAAATTTTCTATAATCATACAAGAGCTTGTTGATTCTATCCCAGTAAAAGATATCCCGGGTCTAATGACTGGGGAAAAAGCTAATGCTGAATATCTGGCTCCGAAATTAGCACAAGCAGTACAGGAGTACATACAAAGAAAGGGACTGGATTCTCTTTTTGAACCATTTGGCATTGATCCTAATGGATGGATGGCTTCTACAATCAGAGAGGGGTTACAAAGCGAAATAGGACAGGACAGAATAGAAGCTTTCTTTATATCAGCTTTGGGCGGTGAAAAAATACTAAGTGGAGCTTTATCTAAACTTGATCCTTCAGATAAAAGAGCGGTTGACAGTGCATTGGTTCAACAGGCTGCTAAGACATATCCTACCAAGAGAGAAAGTTCAGTTAGTTCAGATAAGGGATCTGGTAATGGAATGATGGATACGCTAAGCGCTATCTGGGGAGGATTACTACAAGGAGCTTCTAAATAAAATTAAAAAGATATGAACGTACAGAACGTTGCAAAAAGAGAGATTTTAGATTATGAACAGTTTTTAGGAAAAGTTCATGACGAAAACTATAAGCCATTTTCTCCGGCTAATCAAAAAGATCAAAGAGAAAAAACCGGACTTTCCACTATAGAAAGACAACCTGCTTTTGATTTCGTAGGTTATGCTGATGCAGTATTTGGTAATAAATCTAAAATAGATGTTCCTGGATATCGATCTACTACACCAGACGGTAGCTTCATGAATGATGCGGGGGCATTCGGAAATGTATTTAATATGAATGCTAGTGAATCCGAGAATAGCTCAGAGTACACTGAACCAAATTTCATTAAAAGATTATCCGATTTTTAATATAAATTTCTTGAATAAAAAAGGATCCTTATGGGATCCTTTTTTTATGATATCCGTTCTATGAATTTTTCCTTAGCTATCTTAAGTATCTCGGAGTTTTCGTTATAATTTTCATAAATCTCTATAACATATAATTCTGGAGATTTTTTTCTTTCTGAAGATTCCCCCTCCAAAATTTCGTGGTAGATATATTCGTAATTAATGGAGAACATTTTGTTCTTTAGATAGATCCGTTTCATAATACATACCTCCTTATCACCTTCCTGGGTTTTGAGGATAACTGATCCCTGCCATTTATAAGCTTCTATTGCATCAGTTACCATATTTCTAATGATAAGTATACCAGAGTTAGTTTTTTCTGGTTTAATTAGGGTATCTGGTTCTACCTTAAAGATTTTTATTTTTGACTCCTCTTCTTTTAAGATCTCTAGACAAACCTCCGAATAATCGTAGAGCGTATGTAGAGAATTTTCAACTATCTCCTCCAACACAGAGGCTGTTTGTTTATCTAATGATTTAAAATCAAAGGATGCCAAATATTCTCTATCCTCCTTTTTTAAACCCTTTACTATGGAGCTACCTATAGTTTTTGTTTCCTTGAAGTCGTTTAGAATTTTAACAAGTCTAGAGATCTCCTTTAATACGGAGTATGACGTTTTAGCATTTAGCTTTTTTGTTAAAGCTTTTAGGTAATCTAATAAAATATATTCCTTGTGTTCAGAATCTATTGGATCCTTTATGAACCATAATGGGTTAATGTTCTTCATCTTTTTAAAATTGTGAAGTGATCCATGTATATATTGAAACTTTAAAAATCATTTCTGGATATATAGACTAAAAAGAATAAAATGGCAAGAATATACGACTATAATTCTTTTCAGGATGGTAATAAAGGTGCAAATCCTAATGATTTTAAGTTTGGTGACGAAATCAAATACATTAATATTGATATTTACAATAAGCCTGAAGAATATGAAGACATCACCGATGCTAAGGTTTATGTTGAGTATTCGACCAGATTTATTTTTAAGAAGAGCGGGATAGATGATATTATCTTCTCTATTGATTCAGTTGAGCTGGAATTTCAAGTTGATGATTATCCAAATGACGAGCCTAAGGAGTTTGATATCGAGCTTATTCCGGGAAAGACTATAGACTACAGTCAGCTTAAAGCAGAGAAAGAAGAGATTATTATACCTTCTTATCCAGACAGAATAGAAATTAATATGAACAAATCAACGGAGCCTAGAAACTTTCAGGTTACTGTCTATTTTGGATCATCATCTAGATATTAAAGGTATGAAGATTTTAAATTTTTTAGAGTTCACCCTTAACGAGTCCACTGAGGTAACCCCAGATGAATTTTATAAAGTTCCTGGAGTTAATAATTTTATGGAAGATGGGTACGAGATAAGTGCAAGGAATCATATAGAGTCAGATGAATACCCTGCCTTCGAAATATCTGCAATAGAGGAAAATCCAACTGCGATTAAAATATGCTATTGTGATGAGCACGGAAATCCAATGGAGGATATTTGGTTACCTAAGGATTCACTAGATGTAAAGATGCAGGATCAAGATGACATAATTATTACAATTCATCCTGAGTGCAGATGGATCAATGATCCTTCTAACAGGGAAAAACTTGAAGAATTCATAGAAAACTTTGATAATTTCAGAACCGATCAGGATGACAAAGAAAATAGAAGATCCGAATCTATAAAGGACGATCTCGAAAATTTTCTGGATGCTATAGGTTTTGAAGTATCAGTCAAAGATATAAATAATACCGGCAATGGACAATATGAGGTGTATTTAGATAATGATCTTTGTGCTACTGTAAACAAAAGAAGTCTTGCAGATATTATAGGAAAAATTAGTTTATATAGGGAAAAAATTATCGGCGACCCATGTATAGAAATAACGGGGGATAGAAACGGGATCACCTTAGTTTCCAATATACCTGATCTTTTTAAAAAAGAAGTAGAGTGTCAGATTGATGATTTTGAAGACAATCCTTACCTTAGATATCTCTTGAAAAAACCTCTAGATTTAGATACCAATTCAGATAGAGAAAATCTGGCTTCGTATTATTCTTCAGTTCAAAGAAATCACGATAAGGGTAGATATGAGTCAGAAGACGAGAAGGTCAGAACCTCAGCCAGGGAGGAATCCTATCATATCAAGGATCTAAGAAAAATGCTTTCTCAGTTTCTTAGTGAAGAAAGGCTGAGAAAGATATCTACTGATTATTAATTAAGAAACATTTTAATTTACTTCGGATACAATAAATATGGATCTGAGTGAGGACTTTTCACTAAATTATAACGAAATCCTTTATATGGCAAAGCCTAAAGGATTTACCGTGATTGAGGTTTGTAGACACGCTGATCCGATATTAGATAACATAGTAGAGGTGTGGCAATACGATAAGAGAAAAAACGGATCTAAATCAAAGGGGGATTCCAGCTGGATTATATTAAAAGATCTCTACAATCATCTAAGATATTACAAGTCATTGGGATTTACTTCTATCTCTCTGGAAACAAAAGATGGAAAAAAATCTAAAAAGAAATAAAGATGAGAAAGATTCTGTCTTTTTTTAAAAAGGAACCCAAAAAAAGCCTAAAAATGGATATGTCAGAGCAAAGCATTGAGGATATAAAAGATAGATTTAAATCTTCTGAATTTCAGTGGATTAAAGGTGATTATCTTTCTACTACCGAGGATTATAAGAATGTCGTAAATAATGGAGATGCCATTTTTATAGAATTTCTTAGCGGTAGAAGAATAAATTTAGATTTACTGGAGGAGTACATGGTGTATTTCCCAGCACAACCTAAGATAGCACCACCTCCAGTTCAACAACCTCAAGTAACCCAGCCAGCTCACAATCCATCAGCAAAAAAAGATTCCACTGTTACTTCTATAGTTTATGATGAACAATCTAAAAATGCTAATGAAGATTCTCCGATATATAAACTACTTAGAAAGCAGAAGAAAAATCTAGTCGAAGTTTCTATTAAGCTAAAATTAAATCTTCCTTCTAAGGAGCTTTATGGGGTTCTTTCTACTTCCTTTGAGGATGCAGATAAAGAAATTATAGAATTTGTTTTAGATGGGGTTGATATAGAGGATATAAAAGCATCATTAGCCCAATCTATTCGATCTAATTACTATTCAACAGAGGAAAAAAAGAAACCAGCTACTACAAACCGAAGTAACAAGTAATGAAAGAAGAAAACGAAGATAAAATTCTATACGAAGCACCAAAATTCAACGTCGTTGAAAGAGGAGGTAAACCTGGTATCGTTTCTACCGTTGAAACTGTAATGGTCTTACCCTTTATTTCGGATGACCAGGGTTTACCTCTAATGGTTGGAGTTCTAAAGGAAAGAAATCTATTTAGAGAAGGTGGATATTCAATGAGTCTAATAACAGGAACTTGTGAAGAGGAAGATCCAGATTATCTAAGTACAGCTAAAAGAGAACTTCTTGAAGAAGGAGGATTTGATGTACAGGAAAATGAGAGATGGTTTTTCTTAGGAACTGTTACTGGAACCAAATTTGTAGAAAAAGAATATCCGTGTTTTGCGGTGGATGTTACTGGAATAACTAGAGGTGAGCCTGAAACAGATGGATCTAAACAGGAGGAATTATCTAGCTTCCATTTCATACCGGCAAACGATGTTGTAAAAGCACAGGATGTATACATCCCAGCACTTTTTTTGAAGCTTTTCAAATTTGTAGTAGGAATGGATCTCTATAACAGAGACGATTCTGTTTTTGGAAAACCTAAAGGTTTTAGCGTAGAGATATAAATAATACATTATGAGCAGTACAAGAAGAGAAAAAAGAAAATTACTAAGGCAGTACGGGGTCTTAGATTCTGTGAAAAAGATCAAGCTGTCTGAAAGAATAGAAGAGGGAAAAAGCATTCACAGAGAAAATCTTCAGAGAATGAAGAATCAATCTATAAAGAAAGAAATCGAGAGAGGATCTGTCGTAGAACCAAATCAAGATTTTCCTGTTTATAGAGGAATGGATAACGAATATTCAATTTTTGGTAGTTTTTTAAACTCCAAAAATTGGGAAACACTGGAATCTAATGGAGACGATGCAATCGAAGATTAAGGTCGATTTCTATATAACTAAATATTCTCCAAAGGAGGCTAAGAAGAGATCTGAGATAGGTCCTTATTTATATGTAGTAGACATCTCTAAAATAATTAGAGATCTGGGATATACTCTAGACGAACTAACTCAGGAATCTGAATTTATTATAAACTATACCATTCGTAAGAAAATTATTCAGGGAATATATAGTACGAAGTGCGAAGGCATACTCGTTTGCTATAAGAATGTTTCTCCTGAATTTTTAGAGAATTTAGAAACTTTCCTTGAGGAACACACTGAGGAAATAGAGTATACCATCAGCGATCTTTAAAAAAAGATTGATGCTAGATGTCAGGAAATAATACGAATAATCCGGTAAATGCGGCGAATAATATAGAAAGACTCCAACAAGGAGCTTCCAATGATATTATTAATAGATACAGTAACCTAAACTCTATTAACCCATTTAAAGGACCTACTGCAAGAAGTTTATTCTATGAAGCTGCCAAAAGAGTTCCTGGTAAATATGGACAGTTCCTTTTTTATGCCTTGGGTAATAATGAGAATGATTTCGTAGACGCTTACTATAGATCGGAGTCTGCAGATTTTAATAGAACAGTATCATCTTTAAAATCTAAAAATCCTTCAGCCGGATTTTTAATTAGGCAAACAGCAGATCTTGAAAGGATAGCATCTGCAGCAACCAATGATATATTAGGTCTACCATCAACTTTCGAACAAGACATTATAGGAGGATTATCAGCTCCATATTATTGGAAAGATTTTATGTATTGTAAATATTATGGTGCAATACCTAATAATTACATGATAACTCTTAGAAGATTTCCTACCCCAATCCTGGATAATTTATCAATACCTGATTCAGTCAAGCAATCAGATAATTATACCAAGGAGGGAGCGGGCAAACCCGTTGCACAAGCAGTAACTTGGTTTGGCGGTAATACTGGGAATACCCTGAATTCACTAATTAACTTTACGACCGGATTGAACTGGGCTCCAAGATCACAGGAGGAAATTAAAGAAACCGAGGCATTTTCCAAGGGATTTTTTCAAGATCTTCCTTATCAGTGGTTTTCTGCTGCGGCTAGAGCTGCTACTGGAAGCGACACTTTGGCTAACGGAGCATCCAATTTTGCAGAGGGTACCGCTGTTGCTTTTGATCCTAACAACCAAACAGTGGAGGGACTTAGGTTTCAGGGTCTTAGAGATAGAGCTAAGGATGGATCTTTAGGCGTAATGAGCGAATTTATTTGGGTTCCTGTTGATGTGGTACAAACTACATATGTTAGGGAGACCGGTCTTAAATTTACTCCAGGTGAACTTAGCATAGTTTTTGAATATGAACTAACTTCTGTGGGTGAGGTTAATACTAAAGCGGCTATGATGGATATTATGGCAAATCTTCTCTCCATAGGAACAAACTATGGTAATTTTTTAACTCCAGAGACCAGATATAAATCAAATTTCCCAGCTTTTGGGTTTCCTGGGGGAGATGATGGGTTAGCAACTTTTTATCGAGATCCTCTTCAATTTATACTAAAATTTGGTGATAAGCTGGTTAATCCCGTGGGTAACGCCACTTCATCGCAGGGGGATGCAGAGATAACCGGAACAGTAGGTGAAAATGGAGGTGCAACGGATGAACAGACTCAGATTTCAGAGCTTAAAGCTATTCTTGAAAAGCTAACTACAGAGAGTGTCGATCTACAAACGATAAAAGATCTAGCATCTAAGTTTGGTGCAGGTTTTAATAGATTGCTCAAGCTTGCAGTTACACAAGATTTTGTTGAAAATTGGCAGGTCCCTGCTAGCTTGCTTACTGGTGCACCCATCGGTGAATGGCACCTAACTATAGGAAATCCATGTAATCCAATAGCAATGATTGGGAATTTAATATGTAACGACGTAAAAATAGAATTCGGCGAAGTTCTCGGACCCGATGATTTTCCGACAACCCTTAAAGCTACATTTAGTTTAGCCCACGGAAGAGACAGGGAAAGAGGAGAAATAGAAAGCATGTTTAACCGTGGCGACGGTAGACTTTACGCATCTTCAGCTCCTTCTTCTTCTTCAGCTGCATCATTTAGTGCATTCTCTGACGTTAACGGAAACGTTCTTAACGAAAGAACTGCAGCACAGTATATGAATGGCGATGCCTTCAATAATACTACCGGATTAGCGGATCAACTAGGTCCAATAAACAATGGTCAATAAAAATCGTAAGATATGGGACTTTTACTTATAGATACCTTAAAAAATAACAAATCGATATTCAATCCCCAATCAGGACTTGATTCCAGTAAATATGGAATATGGGATCTGACTAAGTCTTCCATCACTTATGATAATTTGAATATTCAAGTGGAAGATTTCTTTTTTGTTAAAGAATCCTATCAGATGAGACCTGATCTTATAGCAGCGATCAAATTAGGAGATCAATCTAAAGTAGGATCATTATTAAAATTAAACGGTATTAGCAATCCTTTTGCTGTGGCTGAGGGAAGATTTATGCTTATTCCTAGCGGGGCTACAGTAGAAAGATCTTTTGATGTTAAGAAAATAAAAAATCAGGCTTCATCATCTTCGAATACAAATACTAATCCTAATGAGGCATTTAGAAAAAATCAGGAACAGAAGAAATTCAAGGTTTCTGATGGTAGGAAGAAGTTCTTAGAGAGTAAAGTTAAGAAACAACCTGAAATGATTTTACCCCCTAATGTAATGCAGCCTAGTCAGAGAACGATACTTAAAAAAGATGGATTCTTAATATTCGCACCCGATGCTGGTGGTGGAGGATCTAATAAACCAGTTAACTAAAAGATAAATGTTAGCAGATTCAACTAAAATAGTAGGTATTGCTCTAAACAATATGAAGCTGGATGAATTAATCCAGAATGATAGAGCAAACGGTTCTAACAATCCGGATTTACAAAGAGAACTTGGTGCTGGTCAGGATAAATCAACCGGACTAAATTCCCCGTTTATGACCATAAATGGATATAGTGTTTCCAAATATCTGGATTCATTTTCTTTAGATCTTAGTGGATTCCTTCCGGTTATTAGATTCTCTTTTTCCCCTGCTGAAACTGTTTTTATATCCGTAAACTATCCTAAAGACGGCGACATTGTATCTGTTTATATGAGAGCACCAGGAGATATCTATAACCCTATGAGGATGGATTTTAAGGTTCTGAGTGTTTCTGGTGATGTCTCCAGTAAATATTCACCAAAGGGATCTGATCCAAATGGAACATTTTTTAGATTCCATATTGTTGCTGAAGCATATATCCCCGGATTATATTCACCAAAAATAAAATCATTTGGAAGATCGAATTCTGCAGATGTTCTATTAGAGGTTTCCCAGGATTTGAATCTTGGGTTTGCTACTAATGAAAAAACGACAAATGATACGATGAGGTGGTTATGTCCAAACTACTCATATTATGATTTCATCCAGGAGGTTTGTTTAAGAGCTTATAAGGATGATGAACAGAGTTTCTTTGACTGTTGGATAGATCCATATTATAATCTTAACTTCGTAAATATGGGTAGTCAATTTGCATTTGACGGAGATCCTAAACAGGAAGTCTTAATAGTACCTGGATATACTAATGCCGGATTAAAGGTCGATTCTGCTATACCAGGTACACCATCACCCGAACCATCTAAAGTACCTCTAGTTTTGACTAATGCTATAGGAGCTGGCGTGGTTCCCTTCTTTATTAATGGATATACATTAACTTCTAGAGCAGGTAACAGTACAAATGAATATGGTTATATAACTGAGGTTGGTTTTTATGACGAAGAAGCTGAAGAAGCTGAAGCATCTGGAAAATATGTAAAATATGACATCGAAACTCAGACCACAGATAATGTAAAACCAGGAGCTATTCTACAAAAAGGTAGAGCAAGGGATAATGAATATAAAAATGAAACCAGAAGAGAATGGTTTGGTGTTTTGAATTATTTTCCTGATATCGACGACGGTGTGCACCAAAACTATTACCATGCTACTGTCCAGAATACTATAAATCTTAGTGATGTCTCCAAGATGACACTGGAAGTTGAAATAACAGCTTATTTTCCGGGAATTATCAGAGGTATGGTCATTCCTGTTTCAATATATGTTTTTGATGCTGGAATGAGACAACAGAACGTCGGGAATCTTTCTAATAAAGACAAGAATACCGGAATGAATCCAACTATAGATAATTTTCTTTCCGGTAACTATGTTGTAACTGGAATGGAGGTTTATTGGTCTAAATTTTCAGGAGGAATGAAGCAGAGGTTAACATTATCTAAAAGAACATGGACAGCTAATTCTTCTGGAACTATTCCTAAAGCTTTCCCCATATCCATACAAACTGGACAATTCTAGAGATTTGGATAAATAGATAAAATAAAGAGAACCTTATGTCTTTAGGAGCAACAGATAGGGAAAGGAGTTTATTCCTCAAGGGGTTTAAACTATCAAAGCAGGGAAATTACGAAGACCCGACATATCTTGGATTTAAAATAATCTTTGATTTTGGTACTTTACCTATAAGTCCAGAAGATGGAATACCACCAAGTCCACTTTTTAAGGACAGAAGTTACTTCTTCGAATCCGGTGGATCTTTTGCTGCAACTAATCCATTTTCTCAACAGCAATACGATTATAGAAATCCATCTCCCGACGGAATGGTTCAATTTTATTCTGCTACATCTTTCTTAGAACAGAGAGAATTTGATTTCGATTACGGTCCGAAAAGAGCTGATATGTTAAGACAGTTTAAATCTACTCTTGATAACATATTATCAAATTCTCCGTGGTTTTTCCAATCGATATCTGGACTTGATCAATTAGCTAAGGTTGCTAGACCTGGATACCAGTCGGAAGGATCTGAAGGTGGATTCAACCCTCAGAGAACAGCGGGTAAGACTTTAGAAATAACAACTCTCGAATCCCTTAATTTAAGGATTTCAGCTTTAGCAGACCTTTATAATCAGGCGACTTTTGATTATGATAACATGAGAGAACTTCTACCTAGAAATCTTAGAAGATTTACCATGTATATCTTTGTTTCAGAGGTAAGAAACTTCTTCAAGACTTCCAGATTGATAGGATCTTCTGCTGCTCTAACTACCCTTGATAATTTATCTACCTTACTAGCATCAGGTAATAACCCAGGGAGTAATCTGGGTGTTGCTACTACTGTAGCTGGTGAACAGAATCAAAATTTCAACGGTGGTTCTTCAGCAAATAATCCAGCTAGCTCATTTAACTCCTTTGTTGGGAATATAGCTAACCAAGCAGGTTTAGATAATGACTTTTCTCTTTTACAGAATCAACAAGATCAATCTGGGATAAAACCGATGATAGTCTTTGAGTGTAAGAATTGTGAATTTGACTTTACTGAGAGTACTCCAATAAAGAGCGATACCAATATAGGAACTTCTGCAGATGCTGCAACCAACAAATTTAAAATTCATGTCGGTAAGGTAAGAATGAGGACTCAATATCCTAATATTAGACAGGATGGTAAACCTTTAGTTTTGGGGGACAGCTGGGACGGAGCTAGATCATCTGTTCAGAAGAATCCCGGTAGTATAGACGGTGCACTATCAATCGGAGGTGAGATGTTAACAAATTTTATCAGTAATTCATTAAATGATTTAGTGAATGAGGGTGTTGCTAGCTTGGCTGGTAATTTGGGAGGACTAAATAAATTTGTAATGGGTAACGCTTATAGTTTCAACCCTTCCCAGCTATTAGGTGAACTCTCCTTTAATAATGCCCAGAATTTTATCAATGGATTGGATGGAGTTAATGCGGGTATAAAGGAAACAACTCTTCCGAATCCACAAACAACAGGGCTTGGAGGTCCACCTCAGAGGGTTTATCCCCAACCAGGTGGGGATGTTTATGTAAATGTTCCGGGTAAGGATCTAAGTTCTCCTGAAAGGGTTTATTCCGAGCCTGGTGGCGATGTATACGGGAATAATCCAGGTACCGATCTAGGCGTTCCTGATAGAGTTTATGTAGAACCTAAGGGAGATGCTTACGTAAATAATCCAGGTACAGATTTGGGAGCACCGCTTAGAGTTTATCCCGAACCTCAGGGCGATGTTTATGCTACTGTCCCTGGATCTGATCTAGGGTCTCCAGATAGAGTTTATCCTTCTCCCGGAGGTGATGTGTATTCAAATGTCCCTGGTACTGATCTCGGATCTCCTGATAGGGTTTATCCAGATTTCAACGACGATGTCTATGCAAATGTGCCAGGCTCTGATCTGGGTGTTCCTGATAGGGTATATGGAAATGGATTATCAGAGGATGTTTACGGAACCCCGCCAATACAGCAAAATTTAGGAAATACAAATAATGTATATCCACCACAAAATTCTAGTAGTGGGCAACTAGATGACAGTAGGGTTTACCCGGAGGATGAGTTTAATCAATCTCAACAGAATTTGGGTCAACCTGTTTATTCTGATGTTACCTTAATATCTTCTAGAGGTGAATTAAGAGATCCTTCTAATACTTTCGATAGCACTCCATCTCCAGTATATCCTCCTACTGGGAGAGTATCAGCTTCTAGTAGATCCAGAGGGGATATCGGTAAAGTTTATCCACCGGTAACTGAAGATTTTAATGCTAATGACGGCGTAGATTTAGGAAACCTAAAACCTCCTACTAAATATAATATTAGTCTTGGCGGATTTAATCCTGATCCAATCAATTATGAATAAGCATGGATAGTGAAAAGAGTTATCTCGGAAGAATAGTAGACATACAGGATCCTCTCTATAGAGGAAGAGCTAAAATTTCAGTTTTTGGAATCCTTGATGATATCCCGGTAGATGATTTACCATGGGCAGAACAGATTTCGGGTCTTTCGTTTGGAACTGGTGATGGAAGCGGAAACTTATCTATCCCGAGACTTGGGTCAGTTGTAGCTGTGCATTTTGAGCAGAACAACTACTATAAAATGTATTATCATTACATAAAGGAGATAGCTCCGGATCTTCTGGAAGAGTTAAAATCTGATAATTCATACGAGGGAACTCACTCTATTGTTTATGATGGGGATGCTCAGCCTGGTTTATTGAAAATGATATACACCAGAAAGAACGGATTAGTGTTTCAGCTTGGTGATGCTACCATTCAACTAGATACACAAGATGCTGGAACAGATTCCGAGAAATTGAGGATAGTTCTAAAAATGAATGATGACGAGATCAGAATGGAAAAATCAGGGGGAAAGCAAAAAGTTATAGTAAATTCACAAAACATTGAATTGGGAGAAGATGCAGTCGAAAAGCTCATTCTCGGAAATACATTTTTGACTTTTTTCAATTCACACACTCATCCTACTGGTGTTGGCCCTTCAGGTGTACCCATAGTACCTATGACTGATCCTCAGCATTTAAGCCAGGTTAGTAAAACGAAATAGAAATGCCAGCATCTTGGAATAGTTTCATAAGTAACGTATCGGACAAATTTTCTTCAAAGAACATAGGCTCTCCTGAAGAGCTTGGTAAGTTCCTTGCTGATCAATACGTAAGTGCAACCGTAAATAAAGCACAGAGTCCATACGGTAACCTTCACAGAAAGGGTAACGATAAGATAATGGAAGAATATTTCACGAGAGGGATAAAGATGCTATATGAAGAAAAATCTCCATCCTTTGAAGAAAAACAAAAGGATCCATTATACTCAGATCTGGAGGAAAAAATAAAAGAAATAGATCCGGAGGAGGAGAAGAGAAAAATAAAGGAGGAATTTTATCAATGGATTATAGAAAATTCTGAAACACTACCCAATTTTAATTTTTCCCAATTTTTTTCACAGTTTCCTAATTTCCCTTCCACTATAGATCAAGCTTTAACCGAGGTTGCTAGAAAGATAATAAAAGAATATGACGGATCGATAGAATATCTATATTGGATAGCATCTCTGAGATATGGAAGACTAAGGGATTATGGTGAAACTGTTCTTTCTAAGATAAGAGAGCTCACCTCCTATCTAGCTAATTCACCAATAAAGGTAGGGGATGGTGTTAAAGCATCAGTGAGTTTTAATAATTCACAGATAAATGTTAGCGGTAAGGTTATCAACATTTCTCCACAGCCAGACGGTACTGTTAATTACACTGTGGAATATTCGGATTCGCAGGGGAATAAAAAAGACGGAATTGCAACTTCGGGAAACATAGAAAGACAAATAGGAATAGATGAAATAAGAAATATAGAATCAGTAAATATAAGTAAAAAAATTTTTCAAGAAGATCACGAGAGCGATCCCGAGGGAATCCCTGATTATGTAACTGTGGAATTTATAACAAAGTTTACCTATATCAAAAGTAGTGATAAAGAGATACTACCATTTTCTCAAAGTGATTATGTAACAATTCCTTATGAATTGGCATCTTCGGATCTTTATTCCGGAAACGTCCAATCCATATTATCAGGGGATTTAAATGGGATTAGTGGTCTTTCCTCAACTTCAACCGAATATATTGGCGGTTATTCGGCCGCTTATTTCTATTCTATTCTAACGGGGAATATCAATTCTTCTAGATCTAGAAAATTATTGCTCTATGAAGCTGAAGTAATTAAATTCAGACAAATAAGAAGAGACTGGATACAGGATTTAGCAGATTCTTTCAAAAAGGAGGAGGATCCGGACGATGACAATGATCCATACAGAATTATGGCTAAAGGAATAATAAATTACTGGAAATCCACGATAAGTTCACCTTTGACTTCTACACCTCCAGTTTTCCCCTGTATTGTTACTCCTCCGGGAAACGGTACATACACCCCTATTTATTATGGTAGTCAGAAAAGACTAGCTGATCATCTAAGAAGAGCATTTAACACGGGTAAAAGATTTAAGCTGCTCGGTGATTCTAAATCAGCTTCTACTTTGGTTGCTACTGCTTTAGCTTTTTCTCTAGCTGAGCATCTATTAGAGTTAAAATTTATCTATAATGGGGGGATTCCTACACCTTCAGGAACACCATCTCCAATGATAGGATTCATCCCCTTAGTTTTTTAAATCAGTAACAGCTAACATAAGAAACTTAAAGGTGGATATATAGTATAATTAATAATATTTTTAATCATCTTATAAACCAAAAAAAATATGAATTTTCCAAATCCTGAAGAATTCGACTGGAACGTATCGGGTAAGTTCAAACCCAACTCCAAAATTAAAGCTCTAGACGGGTCTAAAGTTTATTGTCATGAACCTTACGCTGAGGAGTTATATAAAAAATACGAATCTACTTATCATCTATTGGATGGTGGATCTAAGGATCTTATCGAGGGAACCGTTTATAAATGCAGAATTATGGACGTCTTTGAAGATCGAGTTCTTGCTCAGACTGGATCTGGTCAGACTATCTACATAGATCTTAAAAAAGAATTAAAAGATGCTACCAAACTAGGAATAGATGGTATCACTTTTAATGTAGATGACGAAGTAAATGCTAGAGTAAAAAGAGTTAACGGTGGATTCAGTGGATCTGTAGTTGAATACTATATCCATACTCTTAGAGCTGAATTATTCGATCAGATCAAAAAAGAAAGCAGTGCTTATCTTATAAAAATTGTTAGTGTTAATAAAGGAGGATATATTGCAGACTTGTCTGGAATTAAATGCTTCCTTCCTGGTTCACTTGCAGCTGCAAATAAGATTACTGATTTTGATTCTTATATCGGAAAAACCCTGCATGTAATGATTGAGGGATATGTCCCTGCAAAAGACATCTTTATCGTTTCTTACAAGAAATATCTAAACAAAATAATGGATTCTAAGATCCAGGAATTAGATCTAACCAAAAAATATAAAGGATATGTTACTGGAACTTCTGATTTCGGGGTCTTTGTAGAATGGGATAGCGTGTATACTGGTCTTATTCATAAGACGGAATTTCAGGATGAAAGCTATATTTCAGACTTGACACCTGGAAGCGAAGTTGAATTCTATGTTAAGGAGATAAAAGAAAATAATAGATTAACTCTTACTCTGGACAAACCGCTGGAAAGAAACATAATCCTTCAGGATTTGGAAAACAAGATCAAAGAGGGAACTTCAGATGTCTATGAAGCTAAGGTTAAACATAAAAGAAAAAATGGTGCTTTAGTGGAGATTGAATCTTTGGGTCTTATGGCTCTAATCCCACAAGACAGATTGGGTAAAAAAGCGGGATCAACTAAGCCCGGAGATATCCTAAGTGTTACACCTTACGATGTCGATGCTCTTTCTGGAAAAATATTTGTACAATTAGTAAATGTCGGATAACAGGTCACATGTCGATAAACTCAACGCACTTAGTTCATCCGTTATTGGATTTGAGTTTGAGTTCTACACTAACCTTCTAAAGGGTAGAGCAGCAGAGTCATTGTCTAAGCTTTTGAAAAAGAAAGTACACGTCTCTGAAAAATATCACTCAAATCTTCCTATTGATGCTAATAATTTTAAATTAGAACCAGATTATTCCGGTGGAAGTAAGATGGTTGAGTTTATTACTGGACCTCTTCCTTATAACGAAGCTATTACTATCCTAATTAAAACTCTTAATTGGATAGATGAGAATGGATGGACAAACGATAGATGTGCATTCCAATTCTCAGTAAGTTTCGATAAATTCAGAAGGGACGTAAAGGATAGAATTGAGAATCTAGATAAACTTAAATTTATTTTAGGTTTAGATGAGCCTTTCATTTACTCTAAGTTTGGTAACAGAGAAAGGAACGTTTATGCCAAATCAATTAAGAGAGTAATTCCAGTTAATAGGTTTTCTATTCTGGAAAATATAAGCACCATAGATCCAAAAATGTACAAAATTCCTAGTGATAAGTACTATGGTGTTAATTTCACGAAGATTCCACAAGGATACCTTGAGTTCAGGTATCTTGGAAATAGAGACTATCAGAAGAAAAGTAAAGATATAAGGGAGATTATAGACTATGTCATTTTATATCTGTATGACCTTCTTAGCCATCGTATAGCAGGATACACTAAGGAAGATCTTGCTTCACTCCAGAAAATGATGTCAAAGTATGCTAATGTGGTAAGAGCATTTAGTAATCCCGATTTCTTCTTTAAAGCATTCCCAGATTTTCACGTCTTTATAGATCTTAAAGGATTTGACGAGAACGTTAAAACTTATTTCCCTGTAATAAGAGATAAAATATTCGATCTGATAGTTGAAGGAAATATAACTTCCTGTTATTTTAACTATGATACAACAACCGGAAGATATCAGGTAAAAGAAGCAAGATGCAGAAATTCTTTTGAACTCTCTAATCTGGATCTTATACTCTGTGACATTAAAAATGCTGTTATTAGAAACTGTAATATCTACAATTGTGATATAAAGAAATCCTCGATTGAGGATTCGTATATTTATAGTGGAACTAAAGTTATTTCCTCTAAAATTAAGTCAACCATAGCTGATTACTCTAATGAGCTTAAAGACTGCTTTATAGATTGTGAGGGAAAAACCATAAACTGTAAAATAGTTGGAGGAGTACTTAGAGCAGGAATCGTTGGTGATAATGCAGAGATAAGTAAGGAAACGATGAAGGTTAAAAATCCAGCGGATCAAAGACTCTCTAGATTCATTAGCGATAAAAGATTGAAGGATCTTAATGATAGATATAACAATCCAAGGTTCGGTAACATGAACTACTAAAAAAAATTACTCCGATGACTCAAGAAGAACTAGTTCAAGAAATACAAGATGCACTATCTTTTAGCTGTGCTCTGCCTTATAACCTGAATGTTCAGGAAATCGAGAGGATTATAAATAGAGCCAAGGCTTGGTTCTATGACAATTATCAGTATGCTGCGGAGGAAAGAGTATTTGTTCTTGCGAATTCTCTTTTTCAGCATCCAGAATTTAAAAGAACTAGACAGATACAACTTCCTAAAGCAATAGTTGCAGTTTATGAAGTTAGAGAGCTAGGTGGTTATGGGATATCCGGAAACCCAGACAGGGACTTCAGTGACTCCAAGTTGCTTGGGTCTGAACTCCTATTATCTCCTTTCGTTGGGGATAATCTTGTTTATAGAACAGTTATGTATTCATATTTTGATTTAGCAAAAGCTTATTTATTGAATACCTATGCTTTCAGATATAATAAAAATACCAAATTTCTTACCATTTTAGGTAGAGATCCAAATAGATCAGGGAAGGGACAATTGGCACAAGGATTTGGCGTTGGCGGAGTTGATGTATCAGTAAGATGTTTTGTTGCTATACCAGACGAATACCTTTATGATGATGAATTATTCGTCAGATATTGTATAGCTAAGTGTAAAATAGCACTTTCCCAAATGCTAGGAGTTTTTACGTATAATTTACCTGGAGGAGTACAAATTAACGCCGGAGAAATAGGAAGTCAGGGAGCAACAGAACTTCAAGAAGTGATGGATATGATCAACGGAGAGAATACCCCTTCATATTTCTTACAGTGGAACTAATCTCGATATATACATGGAAACACTTTTTCCATGAGAGAGATTTATAACAGAGACCCCGAGGATCCGGAATACAATCCATATCAGCTAGAGACGACTGATCCGGTTGAGATTTGTATAGGACAGATCAAAATGCTTCTCCTTACTAACAAGGGGGAAGTATTAGGAGATCCTAAGTTCGGTTTAAATATGGAGGATCTAATTTTTAACCTAAATCTTTCTGAAGCTAGTATAAAAAAGGAAATAGACCTATATCTTAATGTCTATGTTCCTCTTTTTAGGACATTAGGCGGATCATATGAGCTTAAGTTTTTCGTAGGAAAACTTAGAGATATAGCAACTCTAGATTTTAAATTGCCACAAAACGGAGGACTAAGTCCTGCTGTTACGCTAAGATTAACATAAGACAGATATGAATATTTTTAGAAAAAATAACATCCTTATAAACGGACTTCTTGGAGATACATTTAATTTCCTGCAGTCAACTTATAATCAAACTGCCAACGTTTTTACTGTTGCTTCCGCATGGGGACAAATATTATTCGTTCTCCAGAATATTTCCCAGTTGATACTTTATTTTATCGAGGATTCTATCACCGAATTAAATATCCAAGAAGCAACCAGAGATTATTCAGTTAGAAGTTTAGCCAGAATAGCAGGATATGATCCAGGGAGAGCTAAAGCTGCTCAGGGAGAAGTATCTTTAAAATGGAACGCCAGAGAAAGTGGCGTAGGAGGTGGAGCAGTAATTATTAGAAGCAACACACAAATTAGATGCGAACAGAACGGGAAGGTGTATTCGCTTAGATTTGCCAGTCCGGAAGTAACGATACCGCTAGTCAGAGGAAACAACCTAAGAACCAAGATCGTTCAGGGTACATTTAGTAATGCTATTGTTACCGGTACGGGATTAGCTTTGCAGAGTTTTAATCTTCCTTCAGTATCAGGAGCATATGTTGATCAATTTTATGTTGATGTCTACGTAAACGAGGAAAGGTGGAGAAAGTATGATTCCCTTTATGATATCCCTCTAAACTCTAAGGGGTATTTGGTCAGAGGGGGAATCTCGGAGGGTATTGATGTTTATTTCGGAAATTCAAATTTTGGTCTGATTCCGAGAAGAGGATCTAGAATAAGAATAGAATATCTTCAGGGGAGTGGACTTTCAGGAAACGCATCATCAGCACCAAATAGGCCTTTGACTTATAAATTTGTAACTACTGGTACCGATCTTTTTGGTAATGAGGTTGATTTAAATCTTTATATAGATATTACCAATGAGGTTGATCCTTCATTTGGATCAAATCCAGAGACTACTAATCTAATTCGTTTAGTGGCACCAAAAACTAGTAGATCATTCGTTTTTGCTAATGCTGACAACTATGAGATATTTCTAAACAAGCTGGGCATATTTTCACAGATCCAGGCATTTTCTACTTTTGATGATGATTATCTAGATGATGATAATGTTGTTTATCTATATCTCGTACCTGATATCACATTAAACATTTCTAGTAACGAAGACTATTTTAATGTTTCTACCTCTGAGTTTTTATTGACATCGGAGCAAAAAATTGCTATTCTAAATCTAATTGAAGATTCTGGATCTATGATAGCTACTACTGTGGTAAAGATAGTCGAACCGGTAATTACTAAGTTCATAGCCAATGCTATTATAAGTATTTTTGAAGGATCTGATCCGGAGACAATAAAACTTAATATAAGGAAGAAGATCTCCGATTATATGTTAAATCTAAAGAGAAGAGATAGAATACCTAAGTCAGATATGATTGCTTTGATTGAGTCAGTAGATGGGGTAGATTCGGTTTCTTTCTATTTCGTGGGGCAGAGAAACGAGCAAAACCAAGCACTCATTCAGAATCTTCCTAATGCTTCACAAGAGCAGTTGGATGAAGTTATTGGAATGGATCAATTTGGAGACATTATAATAGGTAGAAACGAACTAATTCTTCTAAGAGGAGGATGGAGCGATAGAAATGGTACGGTATATACCGAGGGAATAGTAGAGGGTAGACCTGGTCCATTGAATATAACAATATCTTCAATAGTTCCTAGAAGCTTTAGAATGGAACTTAACGCTAGTAATAAAGCAACAATAATAAAAGGAAACATTAACTAAGATATGCAAAGTTACTCGCCATTTTTTGGAGAAAAGGATAAACCAGTAAACTACACGGTTAATGGAGTTAAGCCGGTTACTACTAATACCACTTTCTATAATACTAAGGATATCTATGATACCGCACAACTAGCTATTGATAGATCTAATAGTATAGGATGCTCCGGTTATAGAACGGCTATAGTTAATGCAAACGGCCAATACAAATATTCTCCTTGCTCTAGTTTGGAAGAATATAAGAAGATAATGAAAGAATTACCTAAAGTTACTGTAGAAAGAAGATATTACGATTTTGATCCAGGACAGAACATTTATGATATTAGAGATACACTTAACGATAATCTATATAACGGGTTTAATTATCAACACGAGCTTATGAAGAGAAGTTTATCTAATGTTATCTATAGGGATCCAGTAAAAGCAGGTATACTTGTTTATTTCGAGAGAGTTGTTTATGCTCTAATTGAAACGACTAAACAGATTAGAAACTTTGCTAATTACACAGTAAATAAAAATAACAAAAGAGTTTTCTAAGTAATGGCAGATTCTAGATTAAAGTTTTATAACAAGCAGGGTAATCCTCTTAATTTCGAATACGTCGGACCAACCGGACCAACCCCACTCGATTCCAGATTTACCTACATAACTTCTGCATCTGGTGTACCTAATCCGGGTGATCTGGATATCACTGATTATGGAACATATTTTGAGTTTCTTTTCAATGACGAGGATCTTAATAATTTTGATCTAGTTTCTTGGTATGATGAGGTCGTAGATTTTCTTGCTAAAGGAGCGGAGGTATTTTTAAATGGTGATGTTATCGGAGCTAAAACTTTTAGAGCTAAGATATCTTCGGTATCTTTATCCGGTGGTCAATTATCAGTAAATCTTCTTAAGAATAATTATCAGGGGCAGAGCATAATAAGTGTCGGCAACCAGATATATTTTACGACTAGTTATAAAAACAGACCAGGAGGATATTTCAAGGGTAATATTTATTTTGATCCGGTTTCTACCAGTCTTTATGAGAATGAGCAAATCTTTATAGTTCAGGAATTATACAATGTCTCAGCATCTCAGATGCAATATGGACTTCCACATGCTGGTTTTACTGGTGCTACTTCGGGAGCCAAATGGAGAAGCCGATGGTATAATGACAATTACGGCGAAACTGATGTTACTGATATAATTTTTACCTATTCGATTGAGGAACAACTAGAAGGCGGAGATGGTGAGCCACTAATTGTTAATTACCCGAATATGACGTTTACTGTAGATCTAGATACTAGTGACTATTATGCAAACGGATATCTGAACACGACCAGTGTGGAATCTTCAGCTCTGGGTATAAATGTAGCTTTGAATGGATCAGATGAAGCGGAGAGCGTATATGAAAGAAAATTAATTATTGATGATATTTCATCCGGTACGCCGGAAAAGGTTTTAGAAGTTGACTTCTACGGTCAAATAATAGGTGAGGACGAAAGGTTTAAAGTCATGCTCCAGAACTTCGGCAGGGCTTTCTATAAAAGTGACTCCGTTATCTTGAGAGACCACGATCCAGACGAACCGCTTCCTAATTATTTAGAAATAAACGAGAAAAGAAAAGAGCTTCTCATAGCGGGTGACGAGATATTCCCTTATATGGGTAGTTATAAAGGTTTAATTAATGCTATTAAGTTTTTCGGTTATCAGGATTTAAGAATAAAAGAGTATTGGCTAAATCTAAATTATAATGCAGTAAAGAGTGAATCCCCGATACAGCAGAATAAGCAATTCTTGGATGCAATTAGAGCTCAACAAACACAAGGATATACTATGTCCTATCAGATTGGTGATGTTCTTGATAACGAGAACTCTGGTAAGTATAGACTAATTCAAACTTATGGTCCTGATGCTGATGGTAACTATGTTCTAGATGTTTCTTCGGAAGAAACCCTTATTCCAAGTAGAACTTATAAGAAAACATCTCTCTTCGGTCTTTATTATGATTTAAATAAAGTTACTCAAGATTTCGATGAATATGGATATCCGGTTGTAATAGATGCTTTTAAATTTACCCAGGAGGAGGTACTTCTAAAAATATTTGCATTAAAGGAGAGATTAAAAAGAGACTACCTACCTTTAAATGCTAGAATAGTCGATATCACAGGAGAGGGAGTATACTTTACAGTTTATAACACCAGATCTTGGACTGATGTCATGGAAAGATCAGATGTTAACTCAGGATTTATTTTTGATTTTTATCCTAATCCCGACTTTGGGTTCTTAGAAGATCTTAGAAATTTTTCTATTCGAACCGAATCGGATGATATTCAAAGTCCAAGTTCTTATAATAACTACTATTCTACTAGCGTCGATTTCATAGGAGGAACCGGAAGCGCTATTTCTTTCAATGGCAATTTCCCTTATGGCCTTACTGGACCAAATCCAACTATAACAATAAATGCTGGTAAGACTTACCAATTTGATGTTATTGATAGCGGAGCATATGGCTATGATTTTATTATTACTACTAGTCCATCATATACTCAGGTAGATCCACTCGGTATCGAGAACAATGGTGCAACCGGGGGTGAATCCATTATTTGGTATGTTGATCCAGAACAAACCGGGACGATGTACTATTATTCATCCAATAATACTTCTCTTCTAAGCGGAACCATAAATATATTACCAGCGACATCTTCGGATCTTGGAAATATCGTGGATCCTCTTGATTCCCAACAGAACCACACGGCTTTACAGAATGCTTCCTTACTGAAAGCTATAGAGAATTTCTATTTCCTAAAGCAAAATGGACAGATAATTGAACTAGGGGATGGTAAATATGATCCGTCTGCTTACATTGATCCTGACACCGGAATTCCTTATCAAGTTCCCATAGGAATGCCCGTTATATTAGAACTTCTACCCGACGTGTGGACGTGGGATGAAATGAACATAAGCTGGTCTTCTGTTATCATACCTGCATTCAAAGTTGGAGACAGCGTACAGGTAAAATCTGCTGGAACTTATTTTGGAGTTTTCGGAACTGTTACTGCAGTAAACTATTCAACTGGTAAATACACAGTTTTCTTAGATCCTCCTTATAGTACATCCGTTATTTTTGATGAGGCTGATCTATATTCAACTACCCAGCAATATTTACTCCTTACCTGGGGAAATATAGACTTCTCAAATATGATGGAAGTTGAATGGATCGTAAATAAAAGTGCAACACAAAGTGGAACCCCTTATTATTTTGAATTTAGAGGACCTATAGGAGACTTTTATAAGCTTGCACACTTCTTACCCCGCACTGGAGAATATCGTGTAACGTGCAACGTTTATGACGCTTTTAATTTTAAGAACACCGTTATTAAGGATGCCGTTATTAAGGTTCAGCCTAAGGTTATAGACATAGATTCATGGACTAGATACCGAGAGGTTGAATTTTATGATTGGGAGAACGTGGATAGACCATGGCAAGACTATAACTCGATATGGGAGTATCCTGCAGAAGGTGAGAGCATAGAGGTTCTGGAAAAGAAGATGCCTTCTGAGATATTAAAATTTGCAACCTATGGAAATAAAGCGGAGGAGGGACAAAGTGTTTTAGTTAAAACTGAATTAGACCCAATAGGTGCAACCGGAGGAATCACATTTACTCAGAGCATCATAAGCATATCGGAAATATACTCTTTAGAGATATTCTCAGGTCAATACGGATCTGCAACCGTATTAACTTCTTCCCCCCACGGATTATCCAACGGAGATGAGGTAACTATCATCGGAAGTATTCCTCAGATAAACGGTAGATGGGTAGCAGGAGTAACTGGATCAACCAATACATTTAAAATCCAAACTGTTCTAGATAACACTTGGAGTGGTGTCGTATCTCTGACCTCACCGACCCGATATGCAGTAGACGGTACTACATACACCAATCAGAAGATGACTGGAGCTGGATCTATTTCCATAGAGATTGACGGTAGAGTTATCGGAGCATCGGAGTGTGGTGATTCTTTGTATCATACTGCAAATTACATAACATCCGCTGTCAATAAACTTGTAACTTACCCTGACTATTATGCTTCATGCACGGATCCAACAGCAGATCCTGTTACAGTAACTATATATGCCCCCGATAATCTAGGATCAGATCAGAATGGGATTTCGATGAATGCAACACTTACTGGATCTCTATCATTGGTTTCTGCTAGTACAGGTCTAACCGGAGGCGTAAGTCCGGTTGAAACATATGTTGAATGGTCAGAGAACAGTTCAGAATACCCTAATGAAAATCTTAAATATTGGGGCACTAAAAATCTAGACTGGCAAATATTTAATGATGCAACATGGGAGGATGGATATTCTCATAGCTGGTATGATTTCGAATTTAATAATGACTGGTTGGGCGGATATGAGATTCACTCTATCTTACCGGGAGATTATCTAAAGATAACGACAGGAAATACAACTTTTCCTTTCCCCGTTGGTGTAACTTTTAATTCAACTGCTACAACTCTGCAGGAAGTTGCAGATCAGCTGAATAATTCTTCGGATTCACATATAACCAATTTCTGGTATCGACCTATCCCTTCGGACACAGGATCTCTTAGTCCATTGTCACCTCCAGTAAACGTATCGATAAATACATCTGCAGTAACTGGAAGTACATTACCAGCTCCACCATCAGCTTTAGGTGGATCTGCTTTATTGGTTGTTAGTTTCGGATACACCGGTCCTACCGGACCTTAAATTGGAATATTTCCTACTATATCTGATATAATTTTTATCAATTTATCTGACCTTTATTTTATCGATATATAGGTTAATTGAGAAAGTTATGGAGGATCCGATATTAAATATAAACCAGGGAGATACAATTTATTTCTATGATACAAGTACTGGAAATATTGTATCCTGGGATTGGAGTTTTCAAGGAGGAACACCATCTACAGCAACTACCCAGAATGTATATGTAACTTTTAACTCCCCCAATACAGCTGGATATTCAGCTTCTTTATCGGTAACTGATTCTTCTGGAATATCTGCTTCAAAATCTAAAACCGATATAATATCGGTCGAACCTGAGACAATATCATCATCTTTTAGCATCACTTCTAATTCTAGATTGATGAATCAAACTCAGGCTTACATTTCAGGAGCAACTGCTTCTAGTGGGATATCATCCTATAATTGGACCATACCTGGATTAGGACTAACCTCTGGAGCATCACTCAGTACTCTTACTTATACTGAAGATGATTGGTTTAATATTGCTGGAACATATTCAGGATCACCAAACTCTTCCGTATTAACTACCGCATCTCTTACCATTAATTCTAATGTTGGAAACTCCTCATCTTCTAATAGTAACGTGACGTATTATAAGATGGGTCCATCTGAAATTTATTCTCTTGATGAAATTGGTATGAGTGGTCCTTATTATAATGTAAGCTATCTTGCCTCTTCGGGTTCTCTTGGACTTGGTGGATCTAGCTTGGTTTTTTCGGTGGATCAATCTACATACGGAGCTACCGCTTCGTTTGTAAATCAATATTTTCATTCGACGAATGAGGTTTTTTATTTTATTCCGAATACCACTGATTTGGTAAAAACTGATACTCCTAGTCCGGTAAGAATGAAGAGTATCATAGATAAATCAGCTTGGGACATAGCCAGATTATCATATTTGTCTAATGATGCTTTTTCTTTAGGAAGCTATATACTCCCTGAAGGAGTTAAGGATGTGCTGGTGAATAAATTATGTATAACCGATTATACCACAACTTCACCAAACACCCTGACTAATTTAAATACTACGAGAGGATGGGAAATATCTGACATAGTTGAGCTTTTAAAGAATACCTACTATTCATCATCATCTTCTAAATTCCTAGAAAACTGGAGTTCTTTCCCTATCTCCAAAGAGCTTTTTAGTTCCAGTGTTGGTGGTTATAATTGGACGGGTGGATATTCTTTTTCTGGATATTATGCTGGAATTTTAGTTCCGTCGTCTTACTTTTTTGAAATATACTACGGAAGTGGGATTACGGTCAGTCTATCTGCAAATGTTTATAACTCTGCTGGTGTTCTACTAGGTTCTGAGACTATCGAATTATCAGCAAGAAGTGATCAGGGTAACAGCCCAGATGGCTTTATAATGACCACAAATAATACAGCTCATGGATCAAGAATTGGTATAGCAAAGATTATAAATGATGCTTTGAATCTTGGTAATTTTAGCGGGAATTTTTTAATAGAATCCAGTACAGCATATACAGCATATCACCAGCAAACCAGTGATTATTTTCCTGGTATGAGAATATCGATATTAGATCCATATAACTCCTATTATGATGATAATATTGGCTATATCTCTATTAATTGGTCTAATACATATTTAAGTGGTTTAGTCTCCTTGAGAATTACTGATTCATCACCTCTATTTGCTTCATTTACTTCAGATGGAGCCACGAGTTTTACTGGTATCAGAAACACTGCTTGTAGACTTACTCCTACATATACTAGAGTAAGAAAAGGCTGGATAATGGGAGGAGAAATTGGATAAATCGATAACAAATAGAATAATAAAATGCCGAGTTACAATATAGCTATAAATCAAATAGACACGGATAACGAGTTTTTCGTTTGGGGATGTGGACAAGACTTAAGAAGGTTTAATGGATCCTCCTGGGAATATTATAATTACACAAACTCAGCAGTTCCTAGTTCATCTCCATATTATTTAGATACGAGATCGATATCAATAGATCCTGAAGATAAAGTTTGGTGTGGAGTAGCACAAGGTCCAACCGCTGGGTTAAATGAAGTTGCGGTGTTTTATGTTAATTCAAACGACGTTTATGAAGGTGAGAGATGGAATTTTTCTGATCTTGGAACATTTACCGAGCCCCAAGAGATCTCACACATCTACGCTTGTCCTTTTGGAGATGATATTTTAGCTTTCTCTACCCCGTTAAATGGAATAGGTGGAACTGGAGCCTCCGGTTATGTTTCTAGTGAAATCAACGGAGTTACTGGAGGAAGACTTTTTTATTATCTAAAAGAAACCGATGAATGGAAAGAGACAGTTCCAGATTATACATGGCCTCACATATATGACATAAGAGCCAAAGGATACGACGGTAAGGACTATTTTTATTATGTCGGTACATCTGAGGGATTATTCACTATACCTCAGGGAACTTTAGAGTATAATTCCCTAATTGGCGGGGAAAAATATATTGAACAAGCCACAGTCTATAATACAAAAACCAGCGGGATCATTTCGGATTATATTTACAGTTTAGATCTAGACGAGAATGGTAATCTTTGGATAGGAACAGATTTGGGACTTTCATTTTTCGACGGCTACCAATTCTGGAATTATCCGATTTCTACAGGTCCTATAACTAAGGTGGTTTCTAGACCTAATGGCCATGTTTTCTATTCATCCGGTGATGGTGAAAAGTCGGAGGGTACTGGTATTTGGCATTTTAACGGAACAACCCATACGCAATTCAATTTATCTAACTCTAGCTTACCTGATAATAATGTGTTGGATATCAAATTGGTCAATAGAAACATAACTCAAAACGGCCTGACTGTTTATGAGAATTCTCTATGGGTTTTAAGTGTGAATGAGATTTCTGCATTTAATTACGATATTCCGCATGTCTACGGATCATCTAAATATGAAGGTGCAACCGGATGGAATTTTACATACTTCACAGGAACAGGAGGAACTAGTGCTCCTCTACCAAAAGTTGACAAATATACTTGGCTTTATCCTGATTGGAGGACTTACCAGGACGATTATCTTGCTCTTAAATTTCCTGGATTAGATCCTAGAAATCTATTTCTAACAACAGAACTTGAAGCCATAGCGGATGGAAGAGCTGGAGAGCAAGCTTACTGGGACAATTGGCCGGTTGCTTCTTATGAGCAATCATTAATTGTTGAATCTATAACCGGACCGAATTGGAATTCTGTTATACAAGTGGTACAACAGTCCAGTGCGGGAGTAACTGGATATGTGAATATTACATCGTCAACATCGATCACTACCAAAGACGGTACTAAGTATTATGTTGGTGGGTACATCACTGGGGATTTGGTAGTTGACTTTGGTTATTATAATGATTCTTCATTAGCTACACTTTCACAATTAAATCCAACTATAGGAGGATCTACGAATGTATCTGTAGACGATTACAGCTCCTTAGATAATGGAAAGATGGGATTCATAGTTTCTTATAATGAAAAGGGAAATGTTGATTCGATACTTCCTTTCAGAGGATACAGTACGGAAATCCAAGATTTGGCTCCTTCCCCAGACGGTGAATTTATAATTGCTACCGGAATATTCGATAGGTTTATGGAAAGTGGACCTTATGTTTGGGATTCTAAGGAGGGAGAGGTAGTTTTAAGAGGTGGACCAACCGGTGCTCCTTCCGGTGTAACTACGAGGAATGTTGCCGGTCTAACGTCAGGCTCTTATCCTTGGATTTATCAGGACTCTTTTTTAATTAATGATGACTGGACATATCTCAACTCTGATTTTGGTCAAACATCTACGAGATTTGATTTGGGGTTTTCTGGATCTGCAACTTGGGAAAACATAGATAGAATATACGTCAACTATGATTCAGTTGGTGGTAATTATTCTTCTGATATGAACTCTCTGACTACTGCGAATTCAATCAGACTTAATTACGTACCGACCTTTGCTAGAGCTTATTACACAATAAAATCTATAGTTACCTTACCTAATAATCCTACTGGGCTATTATTTAATGTCGCATATTCGGAATTTCAGAATGTCGGAGCAACTTCCGGTACTTTTGCACAGACCAGCGGTGACACTTTCAATTTAGATTTTTGGGATTCCAGTCAATATTCATATCCACTAGTAACTGATCTTTCTTCAAGATCCACAGTTTGGAATGCTAATGACTATACAGCCAATTCTATCTTTGTTGCAAAAATAGGATCAGATCTGGGTAATACGTTTACTTTTAATGGCTTAGCTGCTACTGGGGATTATAACCGTAATTTAAGAAGTTCATATAGAGGACTTTCATTCAGAAATTTCCCTGGTAAATATTTCTTAGATTCAACTTTGGGTGACATTAAAGAATCTAAGGTTGATGTAACCAAATATTCTGTTAATCTAGGTTTAAGATCTACTCCATATTTTACTCCCACGTCTTATACAGCTGAGATTAGTACATTAAAAAACTCTTGGGTAAGAAGTAATGACTATACGTCAGCTCCTGATTATATTTTAGGCTCTACCACCGACATATCTCAAAACTGGACATATGATTCAGTTTTATCATACGTTAGATTGTCAGTGGATGATCTAGCTCTTGTGTCTGGATCTACTTCGGAAAGCATTTATCCAGGAACTGGATCTACCTCTGCCGATCGAATGATTAAATCGGTTAAATCATCGGAAGATAATAATTCCACGTTAATATCCGGCGTTTCTAACAGGAACTTTAATTTCGGTGGAATTGGTCTAACTGGGATATCTGATGTCTATACTCCTTTCTACGAGATATTGAATAATGATGGTATTGGAGTAACTGGATCTTTCCTAAATGGAACAACCGGATCTTCATCATATCCAGTAGCAGCTAAAGATGATTCATCTTACTACTTAACATCCGTTTTTGGAACAGCTGGATTCTATTTTGGTGATAATTTTTCTTCTGGTATGACGGAAGGAACTAATTTGTTAACAGCAAGAATAACTGGACAGGGTACAACTCTAAGTACTTTTAATAATCACATAGATCTAGATCCTGTTGGAATATCTTTGGAGAATGCTTGGATTTTACCTAACGATAATTATCTAATCGATTATAGAGAAACAACTGGAGCAACATCATATTCGGTAGGACTACTAAAAACTAATAGGTTAAATAAAAACCTTGATAGTAAGGTTATCCAGATCTCGGAAAATAATACTTTTAATCAGAATATAAGTCTAACCTCCAACGTTGATTCATCCGGAAATATACTCTTATCCGGATACAACTACGGTGCAACTGGATCTGGATTCATAGATGTTGATCAAAATTCAGGATTTACTTTTTTAAGTAAACAATACGTACCTGATTTGGGCATAAATTTAGGAAACATAATATCCAGAGCAGGATCTGGAGCTTGGACGTGGTGCGACGTACACTCCACAGATAGAGGAATGCAGGTTCCTCTCCTCTCTACTGTTATTTTCAGCAATTATGCTTCCAATATCTACGGAAAGCAGAATAACACATGGATACTTTCAAATTCAATAACCGGAGAAGAGATACTTAATGTGAAAAGTACACCTTACTTTATATTTACATTCTCTGAAGCTGGCAATTACACTATATTTAATCAGGTAGAAGATTCATTCGGAAACGTTTATGCAGTTACCAAGCCTGGATTTATAGAGGTTGTCAATCACAAAGTTAAAAAACCAGAAGATAAGAATCCTGATTATGTTGATTCATTCGACTACGGTCAACCTGAACCTTTTGCAGGAAGAGACACTCAAGCTCTCAAATTATCCAAGGATTTAGCAGAGGAGCAAAGAAGAATTATGGAGCAAGCACCACAACCACCAATAGGGACAGGATTAGTTATTCCAAATAACCCTGACGCTACATTTAGGGAAGATTAAGGATTTTTTTCCTCCCAATCATCAAATGTTTCCTCTATAATTTTAACAATAGGATCTCTTACGATATCTGCAACCTCAAACTTCATTGTTCCTATATCTGGCTTGCTTTCAAACAGATTGACTACTAAATCTAGTGATGATAGCTTGGAGTTTTTCATGTCGATTTGTTTAGTGTCTCCTGTAATGATCATCTTTGTGTCTGTGCCTATCCTCGTCATAGTAGATCTCATGTTCTTGCGGGTAATGTTCTGAGCTTCGTCGACAATGATAATTGAATTATCGATGGATCTACCTCTAATGTATGCTAAAGGTAAAACTTCAATAAATCCTTGATCTAGCATAATCTGCGTCATTGCTTCTCCTATTAACTTATGGAAGTTGTCTAGGAATGATATAGTAAATGGGTACATCTTTTCTTTAAGATCCCCTTTTAGGAATCCAACCTCCTCTCCTTCAAGTACAGTAACACTTTTAACTAGAATAATTTTTTTAAATCTAGGATCACTCTTTAGAAGCTTTAATGCCTGAGCACACGCAACATATGTTTTACCAGTTCCTGCTGGTCCTGCGGCTATTGTTATTTTATTTTGATTTATCAGACCTATAAGTTTTTTCTGACTTTCGTTTTTATACTTATATTCAACTTTAAGTCTTTGTACATCAAATTTGGATGAATTTGGTGGTTGATATCCGATAGGAAATGTTTCATAAAACTCATCATCGGTCATTCTTTTCTTTCTAGCCATTTAATATTTGTTTTTTTGTTTTGATTGGGTATGATTCACCCTTAAGGTAACCCTTAAAAATTAGAGATATTTTTCGTGATTTGGAGAAATAAAACATCTTTTTTGTAGTTAAAGAGATGTCTTTAAAATATTTTTTAAGGAGTTTGAATCTTTGTCCCTTCATATTTAAGTGTTGTCTGTGACATCGATATATATTTCGCTTTTAAAACAAACAACTAACAAAAATGGCAACTGTAAACATTAATGAAATTTTAGGTTCGGATTCAATATCTGGATCCAGAGTAACCATTAACTCCAATTTCCTGACTCTTCAGAATTGGATTAATGGATATGTTAACGTATTTGGAATCGATACTGTTAACGGCATTTTAGATCTCACTGGTGCTTCAACCGGTAGAATCTCTGCTAAGATTGGTAAGTTTGATTCCATTTCACTTCCATCAACTGGTGCATCGACAGCATCTATTAATAATCTAGGTCAAGCTTCTTTTGCTAGTGTACAAACCACTACATTTACAGCTTCTGGAGCCGTTACAGCTTCTTCAACGATAACATTTGGTACATCCTCAGTTTTCACAGTAGGAGGTACAGCAAGCTTCAATGGACCGTTAAGCGCTAATGCAGCTTTATACCTCGGAGTTCAAGGACATGTAATAAGCCAGAATACAACATATTCTTCAGGAGCTACTGCAGGTACAGCATTTCCGGCTAATACAGCAGGAGGTGGTGGTAGATACACATCGGTGAATTCCCCTTATGCTGTAACAGGTTTGGAAGACGTTATTTACGCTGAGTGTGGTCCAACTGGATTCTATATGAAAGTTGTTGACGGAACTTCTCCGGTAGGTGGAACTCTTCCTAACTTACCACAGGGAACTAGAATTACCATAGTAAATACTACTGCAGCTACTGGATACATCCGTACAGGAGTAACTGGATCAACTAGTTACTACACTGGATTTAATACTGCTTCTGCTTATGGAGGATTTTCTACGTCAGGAATTGTTATCCCTCAGAATAAAGCATACAGATCATCAGTTACTTTACAATGGGAACCTAGAGTTGGTCAGGGACAAGCTACACAAAACGGATCTTGGATAGTTATCGGATCTTCTAATGTGACAGTTTAATTATAAAATTAGAAAAATAAATGGCAAAGACACCTTTCATAAGGCCTTTACAGATACAGGGAGGAACTTTCTATACCTTTTCATCGTCAGCAGAAGATCTCTCTTTTACTTTCAATAATTCTGTAAATAAATTCAGATTTTCAAAGTTTGCTTTGTTAAATATCCCAGATATTGACAATAGCTCTAGTTCTTATGATAATATTATCAGATTGAATGGACCTGACAGCGCTTTTTTAGATTGGGCTAATAACACTCAACAGATAATAACAGGTAATGCCAACATTGATTTCTCTCAGAGTTTTCAGAGTTATTGTTTGAATTTAGAAAGCACAGTAATTAGTACAGACGATTATAATTCCGATCTAAAGCAGAATGTTTCTGAGAGAATATTTTTTAAATGGTTAAGAGAAATCGGGGCCATAAGATTTAGAGCTGCGAATAGCTCGGAGGTAGTTTCCACGTTAGATCAGAATACGGTAACAACAGTAAGTGGACTTCCCGTTACTGAGAAAAGATATGTAGAAGGTGATGCTACAGCAGGAACTACTGGAGCATATGGAATGACTGGAGCTTCTTATAATAGAGTAGTCCAATATATCGGTAACCTTGATATCGTCAACTCAGTTAAAAATTCTACCAACACGTATTCTGAGGTTTACGTTATGGTTCCAACCAAAGACGGTAATACTCCTTCCGTACTTTTTAAAAATATAGTAGATCAGAATTATTATCCAGATTATCAATGGACGAACGATCCTAGTAATCCTTTGAATGATGAGTATCTTTTCGGAAGAAATTATGATGATGTCAACCCTAGCGGTTTGACAACTTTGGCTATTTTTGATGATGATGTTCTTGGATCTCCTACTGCTACTTATTTTGACACTGGAGTAAGTGGGGCAACCGCTTCAGGTAATTGGTATTCTCCGAGAGATACCGCTAATACCTATTTTACTGATCCATCGTTTGTGGATCCCTCCAATTATATACTAACTAAGTCGGATAACTCACAATCATTAACTTATGTTAGAAGTAAGCTCGACTCTATAGGGATAGACTTCGATCCAAATTCATACCAGCAAATAGTATCAGATCCGAATATATCAACATTAGAAGAATTTAATTCAACCGCAGCGGCAGCAGATTTTGAGTTTAATGCAGTTTTAATCTATTATGATGTATATGATCCAGCTAACACTTCAGATGTTGCTACGAACTTATATGGGGTTCTTTTCTTAGATGATGTTAATATTACTAGTGGTGATGTATTCATTCCTAGATTACAAAAGAATAGACCAAATCCAGTAACAAAATTAAACGGTAACTCTTACGGATTTAAGATCAATCTTAAATTTGATACCGACATAGATCAGACTGGAGTAGAACAGGCGATAAATGATTATTCACCATTCTCATTGTCCATGTTCATGGATGCGATGAACGTCCTACAAGATGCTAGTTCGACCTTAAATAATACTGTTGTTCAATTCATAGATGTATCGGAGAGGGTTTCTAATCTTGAAACTTTGGTTCTTTCTACTGAAACATCTCTGGATCTGAATGCAAGAATAACATCGCTGGAACAAACGATAGCTGCAAATCAGGCACTATTCAATAACACGCAAGCTGTTATGAACCTGATTAATCAGAACTATGATTTGGTTAGAGCATTAATAAATAACGAGACTAGTGTAGAGGTTTCGTATAATTTGGATTTGTTGAAACAAGGAACTGGAATTCTTTTAGATAGAGCAGTTCCTAATGAGGTTACAGTTAAAAACAGTAATCAGGATTTCAATATTGGAGCCAATAATGGTAAGGGTACTTTAACCCAAACCGGGGCCAATGAGATAGCCCTATTGGAATTTTCCAACTATTTTAAACACGTAAATAACGGAAATCCAATTACTCTTACCCAAGACTTAACTATCCGTATTAAGGATACAAATAAATGGAAGAATGGGCAAAGATTTAGATTCTCATTTGGAGATCCGATATACCCAGGTAATTTCTTAGTAAAGATCTTAACTGATTCACAAGGTCTTTATCCTTTAACTAGTCCTAGTGGAGTTGCTTACTCGACTAACATTATAACATTGGATGAATCTATTTTCTCTAGTGAATCTTACAAACCTGTTTTTGAGATAGTTTGTATAGATCAGCAAAATTTGAAATTCCAGGTTGATATAATAGGAAAAAGTTTGACCAACAATAATTAAAAACAAAGGTACCTAAAATGGCAGGAACACAAAATAGTATTAGCTCTTTATTAGCTCAATTTCTTAGATTACAGAAGAACTCTTTGGAGATAATGAATGGTCTCACGGAGGCAACAGTTTCTACTAACGAAACTGTTAGCATAGAAGTTCTTGACGAGCAGGGACTTCCTAAGAACGCTAACGTACCATCTTACGGATATCTGAAGAGTCAAATAGATCGCTTAGATAATAACGTAAAAGCACTAGCTGGAATTGGAGAAACCTCTGCTACTGTTAGAAACCCGGATGGCACATATTCGCAGATTTTTAAATATAGTACTTTAAGAGAACCTCCAAGAATAACTAATTTGGAAGTTCCTAGCACGTTTAGTGTGAAGGATAACTGGTTCTTTGAAAGTTTTTTAAACCCGCTACTTTACATTAATATCAATGTAACTGGTCAGATCCAGGATTTAGCTGACAGAATAGTAGTAAAAAGAATTATAGCTAACACAGAAACAGATGAGCAAAAGCAGTATTTCGATCTTCAACTTAAAGGTAGAAATGATCTATCTTATGACCAATTTATTTCCCTATTGGGAGATAACGGTATTGGCTATTTCGTCGATGAGGATATAGTCCAGCTTCCCCTGAGAACCCTTCGATATATCGGAGGATTTTCTGTACTGGGGTATTATGACGATACGGTTACAACCACAGATCAATTTGGTAACCAGGTACAACAGTTAAGAAGAAATTACAAACTAGATAAACTAACTTATACTGATACAGCATCGGGTGTTCCTGATGGTAAATCTCTTTCCCCTAAGGATACTATCACTACAGAGGACGGAAGCAGATATCAGATAACATCTGTTAATTTAGATCAAACTTCAATACAGGTAAAAAGAATATCAGGATATCAACCTATACAGATAGGTGCTAATGTTCTAAATATCTCATCACCTGATTTTGGTTCTAGATATGCTCAAGTAAATGTTGGGTATAATGAAAGACAGGGTATTTTCTTCAAGAGTATTGATGATGATTTCAATATAGTAGCAGCAGTTTGGTCTACCGGTATTATATTTTGGAGCAATGAACTTAGAACAAAAAATTCTAACGGTGAAATTGTTACCTTGGAGAACTATTATTTGAACGAGGTTTCTGATTTTGGTAAAATATTTCTAGGTGCAGCTAAAGAGAAGCCAATCCCTGCAATAGAGGGATTAACCCCCGATGCTCCTTTAGTTACTAATAGTAGCTTTAAGGTTGTTCAGATCAACAAGCAGGTAACCCAATCAGTTTCTATAAAAACAATAGAAAGTAAGCTTAACGCAAAAACTGCTTTAAAGAGTGAGCTCGCTGCATTGGATTCTGCAATCAATGATGCACAAGCCCAATTAAATATAGGACTTAGCCAGACTACTTCATCTTCAAATACATCTGGATCTAATACTAACAAATCTATTGCTGCTAGCGCAACTACATCACCTCCGGGTGTAAATAGCGACTCAGTTAAGGCTAATCTAAATAACCTTATCAATGAGAAGACTAAGAAGTCCCAACTATATTCTTCTTTAGTAGAGGAGGTTAGCACATTGACTAAGGACGTTCCTCAGATAGTAACTCCACCTAAGTATAGAGTTAGAGGATTTTGGCCAATTCCTGCTCCTAAAGAAGATCCAAACACAGGAACTCAGAGTGTAATCCAATTTGCAGTTAGATACCGATATCTAACAGATGGTGGATCAGCTCAACCTTCAGAGCAAATAGAATTTGTAGATAACGATGGTCAGAAAAAAAATGCTGCATTTTCTAATTGGACTGAATATAAAACTGACATCAGAAAAAAAGTATACGATACAAATAAAGGTATTTATGTCTGGGCAGATGAGATTACATCCGATTCTAATGTACAAAACATAAACCAATTAGATATTCCGATTACAAAAGGGGAAAGAGTTGAAATTCAAGTAGCTTCAATTTCTGAAGCAGGATGGCCAAGTAATCCATTAGCTTCTGGATATTCAGAATCTGTTATAATTTCATTCCCTGACGATCTTAGCGTTAATGGAATATCCGATACACTGGTTAAAAATAATCAGGATGCTGCTGTAGTGGAAGTTCAGAAATCATTAACTTCTCAAGGTCTTCCTATACACCTTTCGCAACAGTTTACTGAGAATGGTAAGACATATGTCCATGATTCTACTAGCATAGCTAGTGGATTCTATAATTCTAGCGGTTTAGTTGTGAGTCTTTTTGATAAGCTCCAAGAGATGCAGAATCAAATACTTATACTTACTGCTCAATTGAATAACGCTAAGGGCATTCTTGAAGTTTATGTTGTAGATTCAACCAACAATAAAATAAAGGTTTCTAAAGGATCTTTGGTTAAGATCAATGCTGGTTATTACAGTGACATTTTCACTAATCCATTGACAACCGATGCTGGTAAAGTAGCCTCATTTACATACAATGTTCAGCTTTATAACAGTCAAGCTTCTATGGTAGAGCTTGCTTCCTTGATCCCTGGAGGTCTTGGTGTTAAAGCTCCATCTACAGTTTCACCAAATACCTATCCAATAGGATATGATGATAATTTAAGATATGGCGATTGTCCAATATCAATAACGTCTCTTACATTGACAGACCCTGCTATTGAGGACAATACTTATTTTAGACAGGCTCCACCTTTTGCTTCAGCAAGTTCATATTCGCAATACATCTATCCTAGATTTAAAAGCGTCGGATATGACCAGGATCTTTACAATGGCGGGGTAACTAACGCTTCTAGTTTTACTGCATTATACGATCCAAACTATGCTTATGATGGATCTATATCGGGAACTATAAATTTTGGGATCAGCGGAACTTATCCTCAAAACGGAACGATCATGATACCTTATGATCCATCTAATACACCATCGGTAGTTTCAGGAGCCACAGCTTCTAATATCTGGTTAGGTTCATTCAGTGGTACTACTGGAGGAACCCCTAATGGTGGTGGTGCTATTTCTGAGTTCTGTGTCGATATAAATCACCCATATCTAGTATCGGTAGGTGAGAGTTATTCGTTTGTAAACTATGCTGATTTGGTTAAGCCTTATGCTGCTAGTACTAAAGTATATCCTCCTTTTAGACATACTCAGACATTCTGGGGAGATACCACATTAGATTATTATTGGGCTCAACAGTCTTACCGTACACCAGTAACTTTTGCTACTGGAGCTACCGCTTCGAGAGACGATAGAATGTATGCAGATAAATTAGGATTTACCTCAAATGATGAATATCTAATTGGTAAATTCTCATGCGGTGCCTATTTATATCTAGGACCGGCAACGGCATCTTCTGTTCAAGTAGACGGAAGCACCTCTCTATCTACTAGAATGCTAGCAGATGGTGAGACAAATGCTATAAACATTCCTTTAATCTTCCAATTTAGAGCTGTTGATAAAGCAGGATTTATTGGAGGATGGAGAAAATCCGGGACCTTATCGAATATTACATACACTAAAAAACTTGGTGTTGACGTCCAAGTTAAAAACGAGGATACCTTCTCATTTGATGTCCAAGTGAGTGGTTCTTATAAAAATGATACTCTAGTTGCTCCTAACTTTGACAGCGGAACTACTAGCTAAACAAACTAAAAAATGATTTATGTCCGGAGCTAAACTTTTTGATTTTAACTCTTCCTTTTCTGTAATTAGAACGAATCCGAGACTAACCGGTAACTTTAAGATTACCTTGGATTCAGGCGGGAATATTGCGTTTAACTCTATGAACGTAAATAATATTCTAAGCAATGATCGCTATAAAAAATTCAACATTACGGGTGAAAATAGCTTTGCCCAGGACATTTATAACTACTTTAATGAAGGGAATCTTTCCAATGAAATAATATTCCAAATTGGTGCATTTACTAATGGCCAATTCCAAGCAGCTACTAAATTTGATGAGCAGTATGACTTCTTCTATGGTAGTGGAGCAGCAGCTTTCCCTGATAAGAATTACCAGGAAAACTTTAGCTATTTTGCTCCCCTATGGGTAAAAAATGAAATACCTGATTATTTCGTAGTCCTAAAGGTCCCAAATCCTCTTAATTATCCATATTCTACCAATCAGACGGTAATATCACCAGGTACTAAATATAAGGTTGTCCAGAATTATACCAGTTCGGGAAATTTTGTAGTATCTTATGGGGTTAACCAATCAGGTAACCCGGTTCAATATTCTGACGGTGACATATTTACTGGTAATAATCAAGCTACAACTTATACCGTTATTAGCGGGAGCGGATCTGTTGTTATTTTTGATGAATTGGCTAATCTTAGTTTAGTTAATGACGTAGAAAATACATTTAAGAACAAAATACTTCCTAATTGCTCAGTAGTTAAAACCTATGATTTAACAGAGAATAGCCGAATTGGTAAATATATTAGGAAGATATTTAATGACGCAAATTTTTCAAATTCTCCATTAGAGATAAGCTGGGGTCCTAACTCATATAGCTATTATAGAGGAATCTCAGTTGCTGATGGCGTATTTACAAAAAAGGGAGAGATACTTTCATCATATCTTACTAAAGACGATTCAGATTCAATGATAGATTTTGAATCTTACATTACTAATGGATTCTACCGAAATAATATCATTTGTCCGAATCTTCTAAATATGGAGTTTTTGTTCGATGATCCTGATTCTGATGATTATACCATCAATAGATACATGGGATTCTATGTCTCCAGAAATGATATAGCAAATCTCCGACTAAATGGGGATTTCTTCTATGAGTATCGAGATTTGGACGGTAATAATGATCTACCTAAACCAACTAGAAATGAATTTGGATATTATTACGATACAACACCCTACGGAGTAACCTCAGATAGTGGGATCAGACTTTTTTACGAAAATGCTTCTGGATATCTTCCAGGATCAGACGATGTCAATTTATATGATCCGAATAAATTGTTTTATCTTACCGATAAGAATGGGAATTTCTATAGTCTTAAAAGAGATGAAGGATACACTTCACCAGGAGGTAATTCACCAGATTATACGTATGGGCCATTCGATTACGTCACCGGATCTTTTTCTGCTACCGGATCAACAGGAGCTACCTCGGGATCTTTAGTTATTAGTAACACTGAGACCAATCTACTTAATTTTACTGGAATTAGCGATAAGATAGCTAGTATACCAGGAAGCACCCCATCGAGTGCGGGTAGATCTTATTTGGAGGTTGAATTTACTAAATCCTACGATCTCTCCAGTCAGATAACTTTTAAGATATACTGGCCTAACGGGTCATATAAAGAAGGGCCTAGAAGATATGATTTAATCCAGTCTAACGATCTTTCTTCTATTATCCAATGGATTGATGGATCTTACTACAGTAGCGGCAATACACACTTCTATAATCCAATTGCTTCTGACACCTCTTCGATTGCCTTGTCTTTTTCTAACTTAGCAGATGCTGTAAATTCAGCAACTTGGGACGCAGGAACTAATTTATCATCCGCTGTGATTAGACTTAAGGATTATGGAACATATGGGAATGAATCTTATAGCATTAGTGTTTTTGATAACTATAGCTATTTCGAGAATAATTTCCAGAAGGAATGGAATAATTCATCAGCATATTCTTTGAATAATATAGTTATTTATAACGGGTATTATTATAAAGCAAACACCGCTATATCTGTTCCAACCCCAGGTACATTTAATGATTCACCAGATACTTCCAGTGACTGGAATTTATATTTCACATTTTCTAGCACCGGGTACATTAAAGTTAACGGAGTGGATGCTTCCAACTTAAGTGGAATAGTTTATTTCGAAGGAGGAACAAGGTTACCGAATAATCGAATTCTTTTCCCATCAAACTATGAAGGGTTTGTCAATGATGGAGATTTTATTCTTACTAAGACTGGAAAGACTAAAATTAAATCTGTTGGTCGATATGTTGACGATCCCGTAATAGATAGTGATACCAAAAAAGTAACTGGATTTAATAACTTTACCTACTCTAGAGTAGCTGTCCTGGAGGACGAGAATGCTGAAGTTGATTTTGGATCTGATAAATCATTTAACGTATATAAATCTGCTAGTTTATATCTAGGTGTATTCAGTTTCTTTGACACTAAAGAATTTGATTTTGATTTCTTTAGTTCTAACTATGGGTACACTCCTACATCTGAAACATATAAGTACTTCCAGATTCAGCCCGGTGCTTCCGGATCTATTCTACCGAATATACCTTACATTATAAAACAAGGGCAGGTATCATACAATGGTACTTTATATTCGCAGGGAAGTATATTTTACGGAGCTACTGGATTTGGATTTTACGTTAACGCAAATCCTAATCAGAATGATCCGGTTGTTGTTTTTCCAGCTGAATATTCTAAAATAAATTATAGCTCAACCCCAACCAATTACTCTACTATTGACTATAATGACGATTTAAATGCCTTTAACGGATTCATCGGAATACAAGGACTTGATAGTAACCCTTTGTCTAGTACTGCAACTAAGCTCAATGTTTTCAATAAAGGAAAATTAAATAACGAGTACGACTATCTGGAGGAGAATTATACACCGACAAGATCGAACGTTTCTAGAATAGTTCCATTTATAAATAAATGGGGATATTCATCAGGAACTGATGCTAGAGGTAACTTATACCGATTAAATTCAAGTCCAGCTTTTACTCCAACTAACTTTTCTCCTAGCTTAGATAGAGATACATCGGATCCTAGGTATATTACACATGAATGGCTTCTGTTGGAATCCCCACCTAGACAATTTCCTGTGGATGAAATGCAGGATCAAAATAGCTACCTGCCAGGAAAAGTCGATTTAAATAAAGCTAGAAGCGCAGATCCTGCCGACTATCTATATCTTTCATCGTTTTTTACTGTCGAGCCATCCGATTATAGCAGTCAGTACGAGGATCTTTCTTCTTACACTAAGGAATTATTTACCCCATTTGTTTATAATGAATCTACAGGTTTTTATGAAACCCTTTTCCGAGGAATTAAAATAGTTCTTAAAAAAAGATCCGGATTAACCGACACCGAATCCGATTCATTAGATAGGTACATTCCATCGTATAGAGGATATGAAAAATATAAATTTTCTGCAGTAATTAGAGTTGTAGAAGAGGATGATTCAATAATACAAGAGCCAGTAACATACGAGATTATTGAGAATACCCAACAACAGTTTATCTTATTTGTCTGCTATGTATTAATGGGTGACTATAAATCTATGACACTCGGTCACACTGGATCTACCGGCGGTGATCCTATTCTAGATTACACTCTTCTATATTCTCTCAGCAACAAAGAAAAATTGACATATCCGCTTAATAACGGGGATAGGTATTATTCGGTTGATGATATAAAATTAAGCTGTGGCTTGGATTTATCTCTTGCTTCTGGAAGTATAGTTAACCAAACATTATATCCAGGGATAATTTATTCTATAGAGAATCCTTTGTATGATACAGATTTAAGGGAAGAAATTAGGGTTTATTATAATCCTAATTCACCAGGTGCTACTTCAGGTCCTTCCCCTACTGGTAAGGGTAGTTTTTACGTTACTGATTTGGCAACTACATATCCTTGGCCTACTGGAGTTGCTAAGGACTTTCTTGAATTTGGAAAGGTTGCTACAGGATCTGCCCCTTATACTTTCACGGTTCCTTTTTCTACTTCTTCACCGGTAACTGTTCCTGTTGGACCTTCTTCGGTATATAAGGGAGAACCAGTATTTCAAGTAGAAGGAGGTGAAGGATATTATGATTTTATTTTAAAGAGAACATCGGCAGCAGATATAGCTAAGAGAGTTAATGAGGGATCACCATATATTACCTATAAGACTTACACTTGGAATACCTCTACTTTAACTACTGATATTTCGGATAACTCTTTTGAACTTTATTTGCAAAAACCGACTAGAGTGATAAAAGATAGAGGATCAAGAGCGGTTAAGTTTTTCGGAGGACCTATGACGGTGGGTGATTATAATCCAACATCGTACATCATAGAAAAGAATCAAAATCTTCCATCGACTCTTCTAAGATATTCAGGAGGATATTCTCCTTTATTTAGAAAAATCTTACATTTTGATAGAGATAAAACTGACACTTTATACGGTGACAATTCTATAGATCTATCATTCAGAAATTGTAATTTTGCTCCAAATAAGAAGTACTTTGGTATTTCTAGAAATCTACCTTTCACTAAAGTATCACTGACTAATAATATTCTGAATCCGGTTGAAAAATTACCAGAGGGTGCAGTTTATCCTCTAGTTGGACAGAGCCCTATATCTATAAAGGACTTCAATATATTTTCATCATCTTGGGATCCTGGATATTATCAGAGATTTTTAAATCCATCAAATTTTGTTTATGTAGCTGGTACTAGATCAATGAAGGAATATAAGACATTCCTGGGATCTAAAATCATGAAAACCCCTGATGTCCTTTCTTTTGGTAATTACATAACGCTTCAGATATCCAGAGATAATGGAAATGTCAATTCGAATGCGATAAATCAGAGCATATCTAGCTATATTAAATCAGTACAGGAGATCACACCAGCTAATTCCACACAGGAGATTGGATCCGTTGGACCTTATCTATCGGGGGTAGATTACGATAAGTTAGATCCTAGTATATTCAAGGACGCAGAGATTATTTGGCAATACTTTCCGCTTTCTAATCAAGTAAGAGGTACAATAAGATTGGACAGAATTCTGAGAAGATATCTTTTAAACTCTGGTATAAAACAAGTTTTTATTGACAATATAATTTCAGAATTTGGTGTGGGAGACCCTGATTCAATAAATGATGACGTCAATAACTATATAGATCTGAATGTTCTCCCTCTATATCAGGGTAATTCTTTAGATCTTTTTGTTAGCAAAAGCACCGAGAATAATAATGGATTTTATAGCGACAATCTCTTAGTTAGAGGAGACATCTCAGCTTCTAATAGGTTCCAGCTTGGATTTTTTCCCGACCCCAATTACAAACTAACTAAGCAAACAAATTTAATTTATAACTTCGAATACAATCTGGAAGGAAACTATAACTATTCTATGTTGTTTAATCTTGGAGTAAATAAAATATAAGGCATGCCAATAACTAATATTCAGTACATAAATAACGGTGATGATGAATCGGAATTTATCGATAAGGTAAATCATAACTTCGATGAAATAATAGAAGCACATGGCGGATCACAGGGACTTGTTGGTCCAACTGGATCTATAGGTGCTATTGGTGATACTGGTATCGTTGGTCATACTGGAGTATCAGGTCCAAGAGGGACTAGATGGTTTGCTCAGTCTACACAGCCATTCGGAACTGGTAATACAGTAATGGAGGGAGATTTTTGGGTTGATACATTAACCGGAGAAATATATGAATTCACGGATTCAGGATGGACAGATACTGGCTATTCGCTGAATTCGGGTTCTTCTATTTTCACGACAGTACAGTCATCGTTAATCAGTGGGGGTACGGGAAGTTCGGTATTATTAAATCAGGTTTTACCTGTCGACTATGTTTTTGTTTTAGCCGATGCAACTAATTCATCCGGTATTTTGAATGAAAATTTATCTAAGTTCGTAATTTCTACAGATACCACAGTTAATGATTCTCCTATTTTAGAATTCTCTAGAACTGATTTAGAGGACGGGACAATATCTGATTATTCTTTGCATCCGACATTTGAGTGGTTGAATTTTTCTTCTGCAGACACTGGTATTTTATTACAGATACCCGGTGGGGCTTTTTATGTAGGAGCCTCAGGTGGATTTGAATCAATTTCGAATTCATTAACTGTAACTTCATCGACTAGCTCATTCAATGTTAACTACGGAACTACTTCAGGATCTGGAATTTATGGGACTGGAGGTATTAATTTTAACTCTCCGAGTGGATCTTTCCATATTATCAGTCCATATTTTAATGTTACCGGTCCTTCTGGGTCTTTGGATAGCCCAGTCGTTACCACCATGAGTGCTTCACCCACTATACCTTATTCAATTTACTCGTTATCTTCCGGTACTGGAGATGCCCTCGTTACTACTAGATCTGGTGACTCTTTCAGCAATCTTTCCCATACAGTTTATCACGTATCTCTAGAAACTTCCTCTGGAAAGGAATTTTATATTGATACCAAGGGTAAAATAATGACTAAAAAAGTCTATTCACCTATAACCTATTCTAATCCATCATCTGCCTCTGCAACTGGAACAATAGGATCAAATCTCGTAAGTTGGTACAATATAACTGCTCATTCTGCTAATACCGGAAATAGATTACTTCTCGGAAATACTATGGCTTTAACCCCATCGGGTATAACAACGAGTAGCTATATAGGAATAGGTTTATCTAATGTGAATTTAGTCGGAATAGGAACTACTGGTGGTATAGAAAATAACGAGTCGATAGATCTCAGCGTATACTTCTCCCCTAATTCTGTCCAAAGCGGGTATTCCGACGGAATAAAATATATTGGAAGATTTACTGGATCAGCAGCAGTAACCAATCTAGTAACTCTGCCTTTCAATGCAACTTCTATAGATTTTACTATCTCTAGAGGAGTAACCGGATCCACAACTACGAGTGTTTATTACAAGGCATATGGATCAGCTGGTGGATCAGGAGGATCTTTTATCCTTTGATATATAATATAGTAAAATTAAAAGATGTCTGAACTAAAGCTTCTAAGAATAGAGGACGGAGATTCTCAAAAGAATATAACCGATAAGGTCAATTATAACTTCCAAGAGCTATTAGCTTATGGTGGAGGTCCTTACGGCAGAATCGGAGAGGAAGGTCCACAAGGATTTAAGGGATCAATCGGTCCCACTGGATCTTATGGAGATCTTGGACAAAGAGGAACTATCTGGACAGTAGGTCCTTGTCAGCCTACAAATTCCACCTCTATCAGCAATGACTTCTGGATGAAAACAGATGAGAATAATGCAGTTTACATTTTCTCTAGTTCAGGTTGGTCTCTATATGGGGTTTATGTTTCAGCTAATGATCTTTTTGATGTTTTAGGACCGATTAGCACCTCTTCGGGGATTTCGTCTAAATATGGATACTTCCTATCATCAGGATCTCCTATATCTTACACAATGGTACTTAGTGATAGTACGATTGCCAGCGGAACATCAACTTCGCCTAATCCTATACCAAATCCGCAGTATTCTAAGATGGTTATTTCTATCTATGGGAATGATTCTTCTAAGAATATAATGGAATTTAATAAGAGCGATTATCAATCAACATTATCTTATAATTCAAGCACCCCTAAATTCTACTGGTTGCAAGGTGCGACATCGGATAGAGGATCATATGGTCTAGGATTCAAAAACGGAGGGAGAACATCAATCAGAACAACCTCCGATATCGTCTTACAGTCGACCAGTGGATCTGTAGATTTTACTTCAACTGGGATTAATATTAATTCTTCGTCGTTTGGAGATGCTGTTATTTTTAATCTTTCCAACGGAATAACTATAAATACAGGAACGGGAACAGCTTATTTTTCCACCTCCAATTTTAGTTACGATGGATCTAAATATACCACTTCAACACAAATAAGAACTTTTGGTAATTCAAATCTTCCTTCACTTACTATAGTTTGTGATAGATTTTATGATAGCGGGATAAGATATTATTATGCAGGCCCAAGTACTTCTAGCGCTACTCTTATGAGCGTATACCAAACCCAGGGAGCAAGAGATATATTTAAAGTCTTTGGTAATGGTGAGATCAGCATGTTTAGAAGAGTAAACACGATCCAAAACAACCAGAATTTATCATCAACGGTTAACTCGACAGTTGGTGGTGTTAGTATAGATTGGGTAACTTTAATACCTACTATTGCTACCACGGTTGGAAGTGGTAGTTACATTTGGGTAAACAGAGGCACCGACATATCAATATCTAAATCTGTAGTTCCAGTTACACAGAGAGGTGTTTGTATATGGGCTCCTGCTACTGGAGGTACCTCGGGCATTTATAATAGAGGATGGATGAATCTATTAGAAAATGGGGAGGCTATTACTATGAGGGTACATGCCAACAATCCAGGATCTACTGCTGATGTTTTTAGATATGTTGGGTTAAACACATCAGAAAATCAAGGTCTAGCACCGAATAATACAACATCATCTAACTACTCTTATGCAGATCTCAGTGGATCCAGTTTTGTTGGTGCTTCTACCATAGATTTTACTATAGTTAATATCCAAGGAACGGGTGGAACATCCGGAAACAGAAGATGGTTTAATGTATATTATTCAGCCTGGGGAGGTGGATTAACTGGTGCTAAATGTGGAGTACTTTCAACTTATAATGCTACAGCTTAAATATGAAATTTAATACTAAATACGTATTCCAGGGAGATTCTAAAAAAGTTGTTGTAGATAAAATCAACTATAACTTTGATCAGGTACTTTCTTTTGGTGTTGGTCCGGATGGGCATCAAGGTCCTATGGGAGCAACAGGTATATTCGGACCTGCTGGAAAAAAAGGAGCAACAGGAACTACTGGTGAAAGAGCCAGTAAATGGGATATTGGGACTAATCAACCATCAGGATCTAATCAGTACGATCTATGGATAAAAGATGACGGGGATTTAGATTCTTATAGTGCGACAGGAGCATGGAATTTTACTGGATTTAATTTTTTTAACTCTCTATATTTTAAATCGTATAATTGGATACAAGGACCTGCGGGAGTAACTGATAAGTATGTGATAGGATTTAAAGATACACTTAGCGCTTCTAGTTATTCTTTCGTTGTTGCAGACAGTACTTTATCTGCAACTAATTCTAATCCAAATAAATCTAAGTTAGTTATTTCTACTGAAGATCAAATACAAAGGCCAATACTTTCTTTTAGTAAAAGTGGATCTTCTTCTCCTGGATTTCCTTCTTTTTATTGGTCTTCTCTCGGTTCTTCTACCGATTTAACATTTACGTCGAGCGGTAATATAAGTATTATCTCATATCTTCCACTTAAAGTTACTACAGCTACATCTGGAAGAATTCTATTAGATGCAAACAAGATAACGATTAATTCCCAGTCGAGAGCTAATTTTACCGGAGTTGGTGATTTATTATTTAGCACGAATACTACTGTAGGTGGTGGATCATCTTTCAACATTAGTTCTACTTCTCTCGATATTACAACTAGTTCTTTTTACCATAAGTCACCTCTTTATATTAGAACCTATAATTTTGGTTTAACTGGAGGATACGCATTAAATTCAGCTCCAACGACAACCTTAGCTAACGGGGGTATTAGACTGGAAGTATCTGCAGCCTCTGCTAGTAGAATATTTAGAATAAATGACCTGAGCGGATCTTCTGTTTTGTCGGCTAGACCATATTCAAGCACAGCAGGAAATATGGGACAAACCTTATTTGGAGCTACTGGTTCGTCAGCAGGTGCAACCGCAGGTCCATACTCATACCATGTATCTAAAGCTAACTTATTGAGAAATTCTACCGTAAATAGAACCGCAAGAATAGCTAGTTCTAATTGTTCAGGAGCCACTTTTCAAAGAAGAAATGTTTTTGTACTTTCAGCTGATTCTTTCTCAAGTAACGCTATTGTAGTAACCCCGACTTCATACACCACTGCCGATGCTGGTGTATATCTGGAGCTTCCGACCTCATATCTAAGTAATTTATCAGGTGTATATTCTTCATCTTTTAATTATACCTATAGAATAATGCTTAATGATGAAAGTTCGAATCCCCTTACTAGGTATCTTATAGGTATCGTTTATTATTTCTGGACAAGTGCATCAGCAGGTTGTTACCAGTTTAGAAATTTTAACACTGGATCTGATACGACATGCAGATACGTAGATATAACTTATCTACCCCCTGCAAATACATATAACCAGAACCCTAGAATATTCTATAAAACATGTAATGGTACCAGTGGTTACGTGAATCTAGGAAGCGTATATAATATCCAAAGCCCTCCTCTAGAGGAAGAAAGATAGTAAATAATAAAATAAAAAGTTTAATATGATAAATCTAACATCCCAGGAAAGAGAGAAGATAATGTCACTCTCTAAAGATTTTGTTGAAATTCACCAGGAGATTATGAAGGTGGAGGAAACTATTAAGGAGATGGAATCCAGAGCATCTTCGCTCGTATCAAAGTTGGATTCTTGTAGAAACGAGGAGTTTCGGTTTGTTTCTGAATTGTCTGATAAATACGGGGAGGGATCATTAAACCCATTCACTCTAACTTGGGAAATCAAGAAGGAAAAAGAAATTATTTAAAATGGAAAGAATTAAAAAAGCTTTAAATCTTATTACGTCTAGAGGATTTATGGTGGTCGTCATAGCTATCTTGATTATGCTATTTCTTAAGCAGTGTGGAGCTACGAGAAATGCAGAGGCGGAAGCAAAGAGAGAGCACAACAATTATTTAGCTTCAATAGATTCAGTGAGAACTATTAAAAAGGAAAGAGATCATGCAATATATGAAAAATCAGCTTTTCAATTGAGAGTTGATGAACTAACTGAGGAGCAGAAAGAGATTATAGAAAAATTGGATCTCAATACTAACGGTAGAGGTAATACGCCAAGAACTGTAATTCAATATGTTGTTCAATATAAAGAAGTAGTTAAAAATATACCATCTACCGTGGAGAAAGATCCTAACGGAGGTGAATCTATAGCTTTCACTCATAACCCAGAATTAAAAGGTAAGAATAAATTTAAAATCTCGGGTAAAGTACCTTATACTGTAGAGATATTAAAGGATTCTACCGATTCTACCAAATATTTTGCTGAGATTACACCAGGAGGAACAACGTTGGACATTGAGCAAAATATAGATCTAGTTACTGGAATTTATATGGATCCTAAAAGCAAAAGGATAATGACCAGAGTGAGTACTACATTTCCTGGATTAACTTTTAGTGAAATAAATTCTTTTGACATCACAGACAGTCCGGAAACCAGATCTTTAATGAAAGCTGCTAGAAAGGAGTTTGGTCTGGGTATAAATCTGGGATATGGTTTAGGATTCGGCTCCAAGGGAATTAATCCAGGAGTTTATGTTGGTATAGGACTTCACTACTCCCCTAAATTTTTACAATTCGGAAAATAAATTAGAAAATGGCATTTACTACGACGTCTAAATTTGTTCAGATTACTCCATATCTTTTAATGGAGTATATGTATGCCGATGAGCCTACACCAGAATCATATTTTGTGAATACTGGTTCTACCACGGTGGGTTATGAAAAACTTGTGAATGGATATTTTAATAATGATGTACAGGTTTTTAATCCAGGGGTTGATTATTCTATCACAAAGAACACTGCGGATGACAGCGTGGTTAGAATAGGTGAAAGTTCTTTCGTAACACTAGATGCCAATTTAATAATACCATTTAACGATTACAGCGACGAGTTAACAAACACTGTTGATCTGCCAATCACGTTTCCTTCGAATCTTTTAGTTGTATATGATTCAGTTAGATATCACATCAGAGCTGGTTATAATCTGAATAATATTGATGGTCTTATCATGTCGATTGAATACCAGGATCAGGATAGATCTTACGTCACTGTTTCCCAAATCGTCATTAAAAAAGGAACTCAGCAATTCTATACTTTAAATCCTAGTCCTATAAATATTGGAGCTAATATCTATGACAAATATTTTGAGATAAAAATTCCAAATCTAAAAGATATGGGAGATAAGTATTTGGCTGCATCTTCAACATTTAAACCGCAAACCCTTGCATCACTGATTAGTAAAAGTGGTAATGGATTTGTTTATGGAGCTCCTCTCAGAATTACCGCTTGGCAAATCCAAAATACCGTGGATTTTAATGGCTACGAAAGATACAATACTGCTAGAGTAGCTACTTTATCTTTAGAACAGGAGGATCCATTCTCCAATATAGGAGCAACAATAAAGGAATCCGATCAGGGTCAGTTTTTTGAATATTATGCCACCGACAATGAAGGGTTTATCGAGGACTTTATTCTATTTCAAAACTCTATAGGGAATGGTTATTATATAAGTCACGAAATTGAGGTATTGGAACAGATAGGTGCTGCACTAATCCAGACTTCACAGTTTCAATCAATTCAAACTACTGCATACGATACACCTAATTACTATAGACCAATCGTAAGGAATGCTGGTGTTGCTGTAAGCTTTATGCTCAGATATACTATGTCTCTAGTAAATAGCGTGGATCAGTCAAGAGTAACAAGAATATCTACCTACACCTCAAATAATCCCTCGCAGTGGGGAACGACGATAACACCATTACAGTTAAGCAATTTCCCACAGGTACAGAAAATATACAATAGAGTATATTCTCAGCCTCAGATCAATGTTTCAGGAGGTCAAGGTTCACCTAAAGCCAAGGAGATAGTTAAATACGTGAATATCTTTGTAGATCAAAATTTCGTTACAGCTAGTTTTAGTAATCTCAAGTTTGTTAATGCACAATTAAGCTCAGAGAAAGGAGCGGGAGAAACGATAGCATATGGAACTGGTAAATTGACAGTTGCAATATCCCCGTTTGATAACTTTTATAAATTCTCTTTCGTTAAAAGTGGACCATCAGGAGATCCGCTTCAAATAGATCTAAGTAACTCCGGGAAATTTAATATTTCATTTGTAAATGCTAAGGGAAATAAGATACAGGTTCCAGCTCTTGACGATAAGAATTTGGCTGATCCAGTTAAGGGTGAGCTTGCATTTAAAATCGACGAGTCTATTTCTACACAAATCCTACAGCTTACTGATAGAAGATTCTTTATTACAAATGGAACTAGTGTAAGCCAAGAAACCACATCAGTGGTTGATAAGAATACTCTTAAGATAAGACCTGTTTCTAAGAATGCTTTAGAAAACACAATCCAAAGCGTAGTTGAATCTAGAAGAGCACAAGCTAATTCAATCAAAGGTTCAAATACATCGGTAACACCTTCTGCAAATAGCGTAATTGGGTCAGTCAACAACACCAATTCAGTAATGTACTGGGGATATTGGAAAAAAGAGGGTGAGCAGGATTTTGCAACTGGAGCAACCGGGGCAACATCTATTGCTACAACTACATCCGGGACTAGTGGAATTGGATTTGTCGGAAGCCTGGAATCACCATCTACTCCTTCTGTTAGAAGTATAAAACCAGCTGCTGGAGTTACCGGATCTGCTCCTAGTGCATCTTCGTCATCGGGAGGGCAAACTAACCAAACTTTAACCGGATCTACTCTTATAGCAGCACTGAGCGCTGAAATGGCAGGTTATAAAGCTATTGGATGGAGTGATACCAGCATAGTAGATTATTTCCTTACACCAGGTAAGCCGGGAAGAATTAAATATCCTAATATCACCACAGCCGATGTTATAAAAGCCGGTAATGGTATATTGGCTCCTGGAACAATAGCTAATTTAAACTCTAGACCATAATATGTTACTTAATCCGAAACAGAATAGTTTTTTCTTCCAATTTCCTAAAGGATTCTTTCCTGAGATAGTTGTTGAAAAATATATGCCTTATCTTAAGAAGCAGCCTATTCCATTCGATTCATTATCATCTTATGTGAATAGCACAATTCAAACTATAACATTTCCTGGATTACAGATAGATTCAGTAGAGCAGGTTAGACCATTAGGAAAAAAGATTACATATAGAGGATCCACTCCAATACAGGATCTCTTCAGTAAGGATTTGAACATCCAATTCCGATTAGTTGATGGATTCATTAATTACTTTATCTTATTGGATACACTACTCTGGTATATAAGTTTTGCACAGGAGCAAGTTTTTATACAGGATCTACCTCTTAGAATACTGGACAGTGAGGGAAATGTAGTTGTATCTGCAACTTTCCAGAAAGCTATTTTCACCTCTTTTTCTGAACTTCAGTTTGCATACACCTCTAACGCAGCTCAGGATGCTAATTTTAGCATGGGCTTTAAGTTCAACTACTTAGATATAAAATTAGAATCTAAGTAAGATATATAGATCAAATAAGGAAAGAAATGAAAAAATATTCAGAAGCGCAGGAACTAAATGAGATGAAATACGGACAACCTCTTTTCACTGAGAAAGATCGTATGAAAGATCTATTGGTAGCAGCATCAGGTAACGATCAAAGAGTTTTGAATGATATAGTTAACTGTTTAACCGACGAGCAAATGAAGAAATGCTACGATAAACTTTCTAAAGTTTATGGTTACACAGGTAGCACTGGTCAAAAAGTAGTTCCACCTAGCCTATAATTTTTAATGAACCTAGTAGGTATAGATTTTTCAATCAATTCCCCGGCATTTTGTTGCTTTAAGAATGGTGTTTACACGTGGGGATCTGTAACCAGATCCGATCGGTCTAAAGAATCACTCTTAAAAAATACCAAGAAACCTTATCATTGGCTAGATGCTGATGATAATTTTATTTTGGACTTTATCGACAAGGAGGATCTCCCATCAGACTACAGTGAGAGAGAAAGAATGAAAATAGTGTACTTTTTAAGCGTTGTAGACAGCCTTTGGGATTCTATCAAGGGTGTAATGGGTAATTCACATTTTAGTGTCGCTATGGAGGGTTTAAGCTTCTCCTCGAATGGTAATGCGCTCATAGACATATCTATGGCTACGGCTTTATTAAGAGAACGAATAATTAAAGAAATAGGGGTCGAATCATTTTATGTTTTCTCCCCAACCAGCATAAAAAAGTTTGCATTAAAAGGTAATGCAAAAAAAGATGAGCTTTATGAAGCTCTATGTAATTTTAAGGAAGACGAAACAAATTTAGGAGTATTTACTAGAATGTTAGTATCTAACAAAGAGGAATGGATAACAAAGGCCAAGCAGGTCAACAAACCCATTGATGATATTGTGGATGCAACTTGGATTAATTTGTATTTAAAAAAGGAATTAGAGGGAATTTATGGAATTAAGGGAAATCTTGAAAGTGAAACAGCTACTACGCCGATCTGATAGCAATTGGATCGCTCTCATAAATAAAAAATCACAAAACATAATCAACTTTAGGGCCGGACCATAAATCCGATCCAATTTTCTGTGGGTTATCCGATAGCCATAAAAATCGGAACAAAAAGAAAAATTTGAATAAAAACTAAAATTAATTTAAAAAACAATGAGCAATTTAGACATTTTTAATTTGGACGCAGAGTCTTTCGTAACAAAGACCAACCAAGCAGGAGGATCAAAAGATCTTGAATTTTACAAACCTTATCCAGAGGATGGGAAGGATGGAGTTTATAAATCTCTAATCAGATTTGTACCTAACCCAGAAAATCCAGCTAAATCAAAGATCCACAAATACTATGTGTATTTGAATGATCCAGTAAGCGGAAACGGATTTGCAGTTGACTGTCCATCCACGGTGGGCAAGAAATCAATTCTTAAGGATCTTTTCTGGAAATTGAAGAATTCGCATTCTGCAGCAGATCAGGAATTGGCAAAAGCATTCTCGAGAAAAGAGGATTTTTATTCTCTAGTTCAGATCGTACAGGATAAAAATAATCCAGATTTAGAGGGTAAGATCATGATTTTCAAATTCGGTAAGAAAATCAATGAAATGATCGAAGCTCAGCTTCAGCCTGAGTATGGTGATGCTTGCAATCCTTTCGACTTATTTGAGGGAAGAGAATTTGCTATTAGCGTTAGAAAAGTTGGTGAGTGGAACAACTACGATTTATGTTCATTCGTAGGTGAGAGAACACCAATTAAGATTGAGGGTACACCGATGAAGAAGTCACAAGAGGATATGAACAAAATTCTCGAGTATCTAAACAGTGGACCTAGAAACTTATCATCTTTTGATTACAAAGATTGGGACGATGAGGTAAACGAGAAAGTAATGGCTGTAATCAGAAATACAGTTCCTGAGCAAAGAATCGTGAACGAGATAGTAGGTGGAGTATCATCTGCTCCTTCTAAGCCAAATCCGGTTCAACAACCTAGCTACTCTGCTCCTTCATCATCTTCTCAGATGCTAGAGGAAGTATCTAATACTAAGGTAGGTGGACAGACTCCAAGAGAAACCCCAGTAGAAACTCCATCTTCTTCTGCTGGATCTTCATTAGATGATCTTTACGCAGATCTATAATAAAAACATAACATGGGGACTATTCATAGACTAGTCCCCATTTTTTATCCCCTATGGACACTTTAAAAGTAGAATCATTAGTTAGGGAAGTACTGGTTAGACAATTTCCAGGAAATCCAGGAAAGCAGATAGTTTATCGAGGAGGAAATCGATTAAACATCTCGTGTCCATATTGTGGGGATTCTAATGATTCGAGAAAGAAAAGAGGAAATTTCTATCTAGATACATTAGCATATAAGTGCTATAATGGAGGATGTGGAATATTTAAGGATTCTATTAGTTTCTTTAAAGATTTTTCTGTTTATAACAAGCTATCAGGACAGGAAAGGACAGAAATAAAATCAATCCTGGACGAAAACAGAGGAAAAAGAAAGAGCATCTACGGAAAAATAGATATCTCATTATTTTTCCAGAACGATATTAATGAGATCACGATCAGCAGATCTGATTTCATGGCAAAATTGGGTCTTCAGAACGTATTCGGCTCACCGATACAGAGATACATTCAGAGAAGACATCAGAAGATGGATAACAGGTTCGCTTGGGATCCAAAAAGAGAGAAGCTATATCTCTTTAATCTTACCCCCGATGATAAGATATTGGGATTGCAGGTAAGAAATATGCAATCAGTTAAGGGAAGTTCTAAATATCTTACCTACAAGTTGAGTGGGATATACGAGAAACTTCTGAGGGTAACTGACGAGGATACTTTAAATAAAGCCAGAGAGGTAGATCCAATATCTCATGTGTTTAATATAGGAACTCTGGATTTCAGTTTTCCTATTACCGTTTTCGAAGGACCTATGGATTCTTGGTTTTGGAATAATTCGGTAGGATTATGCTCTATAGAAAACAAATTTCCATTTGAAGTAGATGGTATCAGATATTGGTATGACTGGGATAAAGCTGGCATAGAAAAAAGTATGGATCTATTAAGTAAAGGCTTTATCGTTTTTAACTGGGGAAAATTCCTGGAAGAGAATGACATAACTAAAAACAGAAAATGGGATCTGAATGATCTGGTTATTCATCTCAGATCTACTGGGAAGAAAATAAAGAGACTGGATGGATATTTTACTGATGATGTATTAGATCTAAGATATTTTATCAATGAGTGAGGAAGAAATAAATAGCAAAATAGAGGAATGGGAATCTGGATTAAGTGGAGCGCTTCAGCCTAAACTAAAGTACCCGATTAAAATAGTGGGATCAGATCTCTTAAAAGTAAATACTGAATTTCTCGAACCGAACATAGATCCGCCCAAGGAAAAAATTAAAAAGCAATCACCTCATTCAGCAAAAGTGGTGGATATATCAAATAGGAAAAAAAATAATAAGAAAAAACTATTCTAATGTCAAATACAGATAAAACTGATTTTAATAAGATATTCGAGCAAGAAAGATCTGAGTGGAAAGAGAGAATACAAGTTCTAGCTATAGAGATGAAGGACATTAAAACTTTGGCCAAAGCACAAGTTGATCTTTTTAGTCAAAGACAGGTATTATTGGAGTACAGCTATAAGCTAGCTTCAATCGTTTCCAAGCTAAATTCGAAATATAGGACTGAAAAATCAAGAAAACTGAAGGATTATTCGGAAAGAAGTGATGTCAGATACGGAGCGAACGAGAAAACTGTTTTGATCGAGGGAGACATTAGTGAAATAACAGAAAAAATAGAACTAGTGGAGGGTCACAGAAAGTTTATGGATCAAACTGTACAAACTATTGACCATATGCTTTATGGAATAAAATCGAGGATAGCTCTAGAAGAGTATCTGAGAGGATCCACAGTGAAATAAGATAACGATATGCTAAAATTTCAAGTTTCGGAGGATCATCAGTGGATGATATTAGTGGAAGCGCTTGATGAGGTAGAGAAGAAACAAATAGACATTTCTCTAACACAGAAAATACACAACTTCTACTTCCATCCTCTGGTTAAGAAAAAAATATGGGACGGGAGCATCTGCTTTATAGAAAAAAAAGGAGGCTTATGGAAAGTTCCAATTGGACTCTGGAGAGAAGTTCTAGAGATAGGTGAAAAGTACCAGATAGAGATTACCATAAAAGGTCTAGAGGATATTATAATAAACAGCATCACTCTGGAGGACTTTACTGAGTGGGTTAATAATTTTTTCAAGGACGGTGTAGGTGGAGATCCTAATAAAAAGCCAAGAGATTATCAGATAGAGACCGCATGGAAAATAATAAGATACAGATATTCGGTTTCTGAGGTTGCTACCTCATCAGGTAAAACTCTAATATCTTTTATGATTTTTGCTTATCTCAAATCAAAGGGATTAATCAGGAAGTTTTTGATGATTGTTCCTAACACCAATCTAGTATTCCAGGGAAGCGATGATTTTATTGATTATGGTCTAGAGAAGCTCGATGTTAGGATTCAGCAAATAGGAGGTGGTAGCAAAATAAGAGAGGGATGTGATTTAATTATAGGAACATTCCAATCTTTAGTTAAGCAGGATTCTGATTTTTATGATGGTGTAGATGCTGTATTTGTTGACGAAGCACACCACACTAACAGTATGTCTATTAAAAAAATAGTTGCCCATTGTATGCAATCTAAATGGAGATTTGGACTAACTGGAACCCTAACAAAAAAAGGCACAGCTGACTATTTAACAATCCAGCAATTTTTGGGACCTTTGGTTGTTGAGATTCCACCGAGCTATCTTTTTGATAACAATTATGCTACGCCGGTATCAATTCGTGTCATTATTATGGATTGGCTGGAACCTGAGTACAAGCACAAATTAGCAGAATTAAAGACAAACTCTAACAACATAGAGGGAAATGAAATCTACAATATAGAAAGAAAGCTAGTTGTAGAGAGTAAAAAAAGACTAAATTATGTTGTTGATTTTATTAGGAGAGGATCTAAAAATTCATTAGTTCTTTTTCAGTCAGTTAAAGATGAGTACGGGAAGCAAATATGGAATTTAATAAGGGAGAAAAGTAGCGATAAAGAGGTCTTTTATGTCGACGGAGACACCAGCGAAAATCTGAGGGAAGAATACAAAGCAAGAATGTCTTCGGGTGAAAATAAGGTCCTAGTTGCAACATACGGTACTTTTTCCACCGGTATTTCAATTAACAACATACATAATATCTTTCTGGTAGAATCGTATAAGAGTGAGATTCTCATAAAGCAAAGCTTAGGTAGGGGGATGAGAAAAATGGACGGCAAGGACAAAGTTAATGTCATTGATTTCGTTGATGATTTTTCCACCGGAAAGTACCAAAACTACCTACTTAAGCACAGCAAAGAAAGGATAGAGATTTATAAGAAAGAATTCTTTGAATATAAAATATACAATGTAAAACTCTAATTTAGTTTGGGGATATATACATAAAAAGTTTTTTGTGATGAGAATTAAAAAGTTTGACACTTTTGTATCGGAGAATTTAAACGAGGATGTTTCCCAATATAAAGGAAAGACCACATTTAGTAAGTGGCTTAGAGCCATAGATGACCGGATTAAAACCGATGTGAATGACGCATCTTTCTATTCACGATATTCTGATCCTAGGACCGATAAATACGTTTCTGCAAATAAAGCTGCGGCTCTAATTCCTGGAGCATTTAGGCTTATTGCTGGAGCAGGTGCAGCGGTGGCTGATTTCTTTTCCAAAGGTGACAATAAAGACACAGTTTCTAAATATTCTAAAGAGGATCTAGCATCTAAAAAAGACGAGATTGTGAAAAAATGGGAGGAAGAGAATATAAAATCCGATTCTACCGAGGCAGACGCTGAAAAGTTCTACAAATCAGGTGTACTAAAGGGTAAAAAGTTCTTTGGCCCTGAATACGATCCAGTAAAACCTAAAAACAAAGAGGAAGAGATCTATACCGATTACATAAATGATGTAATGGAAAGGTACTATAAAAGAACATCGAAGCATGCCAGATAATCTGATGAATTTTTCTATATTCTCCAAGCTTTTTGAAGGTGGTAATGCTATAAAAACAGCTAGAAGTATTAGAGAAGATGAGTTTCCTAAAACAATGGATAGTATAAAATCAATACTTTTCCCAGTTCTTGGTATAGATCCCACAAAGGAAGGATCTGAATATTTGGTAATAGGAAGCATAGGAAAGAAAAAAAATCCGGATGATACTTCTGGTGATCTTGATATCGGATATGACAGCAGTTGGTTTGCAAGAAAACATGGGGTTACACCTAAAGAAACCTCTGCTGAAGTTTATAGATTGATCTCAGAGTCTCTCCCTGAAAAATTGGGATTTAATCCCGAGGTCAACTACATGAAAGGACTAAATATTGTAAGTTTAGGTTGGCCAATTCAAGAGGATCCAAATAAAGGTATAGTTCAGTTAGATTTAATCCCCGTTTCAAGTATGGAATGGGCCAAATTCATATACTATTCACCAAATTATAAGATATCCGAGAGCAAATATAAATCTGCACATAGAAACTGGCTTCTTGCTGCTATATTAGCATCAAGAAGACAAACATTAAAATCAGATCCAAGCGGACAAATAATGGACTACGACTCCCCTGTTTTGATGCTTAGTGATGGTCTATTCTGGCACACAAAATCTTATGCTAGTAAAATTAAGGATAGACTTAAGAATCCCAAAAAAGTTGAGGGAAGCGAAAGATTTATTACTAGAGATCCCCAGGAGTTTATAGATTTTACATTAGGTCCGGGATATTCTCAGGATGAGGTAAAAACTTTCGAACAAGTTCTGAGCATTATTAATGATCCGGAATTCGAACTATACGATAACCTGGAAGAGATTAAGGATAGGTTTGTAGAATATCTAAAAAGAACAGGATTAGAAATACCAGCCGAAATAAATCAGATTTAAGGGATATAAAATATACATTATTAAAAGAAGATCGATATGTCAGGAATAAGTCATCTATACGACATTTATAACAAGAAAGGAAAGGACTTTGTAGAGAAGCTCTTTAGCTCCTATGTGACCGTTAATGAAAAAATGGACGGATCTGCATTTGTATTCGAGAGAGATCCGGAAACTGGCAAGTTTATCTTCTACAAGAGAGACCAGAGAAATCCAATAACTATGGTCGATCGAACTCTGATGAAATATTATGAGAAGCCTATAATTTATATTGAGTCTTTACCAGCTCATGTTATTAAACAAATCCCGAGAGGATGGAAATTTGGTCTGGAATATTTCGCAAACAGTAACCCTGTTGAGATAGCTTATGATAGAGTACCTAAGAATAATTTAATACTTTCTTATATAAGGCCCAAAGGAGATTCCGAAATTGACCAGATTACAGATAAGGAAAAACTTGATTCGTGGGCTGATTTATTAGGGATAGAAAAACCGCCTATTATTTTTCAAGGGGTTTTATCCAAAGAACAAAAAGAACAAATATTAGATTTTCTTAGAACTCCGTTCAATGATTTAGTTAGCGAATATAAAACTAAGAGCTTTGTCAGATTTATTTTAGGTGTTCTTAATCCAGAGGTTCAATCGAGTGCACTTAATGATGATTTAGATAAGCCCATCGAGGGGATAGTATTTAGATTTAGCGCTGATCCGGAGAAAGAAGGTGAAATATTCACATCTAAAATGGTAGATCCAGTTTTCACTGAAATGGCTAAATCAAAAGCATCAAGAAGATCTGAGCAAAAGCCTAGTGATTTTTTAGGCATAACCATTCTGGACGTCATGAATTTCATTTTAGATAAGGGTGTAGATACATTCAGAGTAAATGGTGACAGTGAAGATGAGAGATATATTTCTTTCATTTCAGATGTGTTCTCTAAATTCCTGAGTGAGTATGGATACAAATATAAGGGATCTGATTTTCAGGAGCCAGATTATTTGAAAAAGGACGAATTCAGATTAAATCGCGAAATGATCAAGGATCCACGAGTTTTAAAATGGATCGAAGAAGATGATTCGTACGAGTCTCTATTTAAGTTAATTCTTAATTCATTCAGAAAAATCAAAAAGAGAGCTGGAGGAATAATAACACCAGGAATAATTGACCAGTTCAATTTATTGGTTTCTGATATAGATCAATTAGTTAGAAAAAAGAAGACCGCTAAAGTTGTTGAATCTGAAATACCATCTTTCCTCGATTTTAAAAGAAAGAATGCTCCGGATACTAATGTTGATTATTTAACATTGGAAGGAGAGGAAGCTGATGAAAATTTCGAGGACCATTTCTATTCGTATAATGATTTTATTACGGCTTTAGAAACCATAGATTCACAGGATAAACCAAAGGTTGATACTAAGAAAATCGACGACGTTTCGGTAAAGGTAAATGACAAAAATAAGCCTGCACAACTACAGAAAGTAAATCTAATAGTTGGTAGATTTCAGCCATTTCATAATGGTCATTTGAAAATGGTCGATACGCTAATGGATAAAAATGGTTTACCCACTATTATAGCTGTTGTTCATCCGGGACATAATAAATCAGGAAACACTCCATTCACTCCAGAATTAGTGAATAAATATATGGAGGGATTAACTAGGGAATTTCCACAAAAGATTCAGGGATACTTTATGGTTAATAGAGGACTTCTTGGACCTATTTGTAGTAGAGCGAAGGAACTTGGATATTCTCCGGTTTCAATAGGAAGTGGTGAGGATAGATCGGAAGACTATAGAAAGCAGTTTGATTTTCTGAAGAAAATGGGGGGTGATTTCCCTGAATCTATAGAATTGATCGAAACGACAAGAAAACACAGCGGATCGGACATCAGAAATTATTTGGACGGCGAGGATTTTCTAGCATTTAAAAAATCTGTTCCTCCATCAATTTCTTCTTTCTATCAGCAATTAGTCTCTTCTAAAAAAGGAAGAGCTATAGCGGAAAGTCTTTCTGAAGGATTGGAAAATGACAAAAATAAATAAACAGTAATGAATAGATTCATAACAAATTTTAATGATTTTAGATTCTCGGTTAACGAGAGCGATGGGTTTGGAACATCCTCCTTCCTATTAAAGAAAGAATCTGACATTTATCACTATTTCTTTAATCTAGACAAAGAAAACGGTGAAACCAATGCCTATCACCTAATCATCGGTAAATATTCAGACAGAGAGGTGATCGAAGGACCTAAGAATTCTTATTGTGTGTTAACAATAAATGAGATATCACCCGAAATCGTTGAAGATATAGCTGTTGATAAAGAGGATATTCCTAGAATGAATTCTGAAAAATTCAAAATGGGATCCGACGAGTTATCCAGACTGATGAAATATGTTTATAAATGTGTAAACGATTATCTCCAGATCAACCCGAAGGTAATAAGAATCTATGACGAACTTCAAGATAATCTAGTCTATGATGGAAAGGGAAGCTACCTAGAGTATACGAAATCCATATCCATATCTGAACTTGGATCAAATTGGGCTGTACAGGAGGGATCATCAAAAATGACAGTAATTATCAGTAGATAAGAAACTTTTCAAGCCTAATCGGTATAATATTAAACTTAAAAAATAAAAAAAAATGGAAAAATTCGAACAGATCAAAGCTCTTATCGAGCAGACACAGGGAGACGTTGAAAAATTTGCAGCTAAAGGTAATGCAACTGCAGGAACACGCGTAAGAAAAGCTATGCAGGAATTGAAAAACCTAGCACAAGAATTACGTGTTGAAATCCAAGAGGCAAAAAACAAAGCTTAATCTTTTAAATTTTATCAAATGAGTTATTGGGTAGTTAAAACCAAATTCGAATCTGGAGAGGTAAAAAAGAATGGCGATCCAGTTTATAAAAAAGCAGAATTCTTAGTAGCTGGTGACTCTGTCATCGAGGTAGAAAAGAAAGTTGCTGAGTATATGGACGGCACCATAGGAGGCTACGAGTCTTTCCAGGTTACAAAAACCAAAATCGAAGCCGTTATATACGACAAAGACAAATATGAAGAACAACTCCTCTAATTCCACTGAAACCAGATTTTATGCTCCGCCACAATCGCCTATAGCAATCCAACCCGGTGATACAGGATTTAAAACTGTAGGGAAAGGATATAATCGATTTATATGGACATTTGCAGACTGGCAGAAAGGGAAGAAGAAGATTATAGATCCGGATAAAAACTGGGATCTAGATTCAAAACCTATTACCCAGAAGGAATGGGATAAAAAACAAAAAGGCTTATATCTATAAGCCTTTTTTGTTGATATATAGATCGTATAAATAAAATTTTAATCATGAAGAAATTATTAATAGTTATTTTTTCTGCAGTAATCCTATTTGGATGTGCTCATCATAGAGAACAAGTACTGCAGATACACCAAGGACCATATGCCTTCTGTGGAGCTTCAGGAGCAGTACCCACCGGAAGGACCATTATTGTAGAGGGAAGAGAGTTTAAAGAGGGTTGTGCTATATGTCCAGTAATGGATGGACCTTCAATTAACAATCTAGCTATTACAGGTGGAAGTCCACAATCACCGGATGGAACAGATAGCACCGTATGGTCTTTATTTTGGTATTTCGATCCAGCTACTGATACTGTTCCTCAGTTCAATCCAGCAACACAAGCATGGGAATGGATGACGCCAGTAAATAGAGCATTCACAGTAAATACAGATTCTGCAAGTACTAGTATGAGTAACATGTTCTGTATGCCTTGCAAAATTTGGAAAGTTGAGAATGGAATAACCCTAGCTAAATGTTACGGTCCTCTGAATGAGGCTGCAGTTCCTCTCCGTGTTGCAATACCAGTTAAATCTGGAATGAAATCAATAACGCAAGCTAAGGATGGAGTTCCATATCCGGTCGGAACACCTATTCCAGTTACTGATATGATAAAAAACAATTAAAGATATGCCAGCAAGAAGTACAGCACAGCAGAGATTAATGGGACAAGCCTATGCAATTAAGATAGGAGCTATGGAACCGGATGATCTTAATCCGAAATACAGATCAGAGATATTAAATCTTTCTAAAAGAATGACTAAGGAAGAGTTAAAGAAATATGCTGAAACCCGATATAAGGGACTACCTCATTATGTGGACGAGGCTGAGTCTGCTGGAACTGGTGAAATCGGGGTTTCATTAGAACCCATACCTTCAGATGTTATGCCTAAGTTTAATCCTCATGGCCCTGGAAAAATTGTACCTTTCCTAGATCCAGATTCTAAGCAAAAGAAGAAGGGTAAAGGTAATTTACAAAATCTTAAAGATTATAGAGATTGGATTAAGGAAGGAAAATAATAATGGCTCAATTTCCAAAAAATCCCACTGTAGGACAGACATTTTTACCTAATCAAACAAATCTATATGTTTGGAGTGGATACCAATGGGTTCCTGGCACAGGTGTTTATGGCTCTTTTTATGATGTTTTAGATCAAACCGCCTCTGCTAATACTGCAACTCCGATGGTTCTTAGAACTACTGATTTTTCATATGGGGTTTCTATAAAAGCAGATGAGTCGGGTAATTTATCCAGAATATCACCAGAACATCCTGGAAGATATAATATCGCATTTTCTGCCCAGATGGATAGGGTTTCTGGATCCGGTATAGCCCAAATTGATATTTGGCTTAGAATGAATGGAATCGACCTCCCCTGGTCCGGCGGTAAAGTAACAATGTCCGGAAATGCTAACGCATCTAAAGTTGTTGCAGCTTGGAATTATTTTGTTAAATGTGAATATGACTCGGATTATTTCCAGCTAGTGTGGAGAACAACCGATGCTAACATTAGCATCATAGCCGACTCTGCAAACTCAGCTCAACCTGATCCAGCTGCATATCCAGCTATACCGTCACTTATAGTGACGATCAATCAAGTCGGATTCTAAAGATATATAGTATTGTGAAACACGTTGTAGATTTCGAGGAATATGATCCATCTGACGAGTATAAATCCGATTCTCGTAGATCCATTAATTTGGACAGAATTAGAAAATCTGTAGAATATAAGAGGATCATAGAAATGGGCTTTGATGAGGATACGTCTCATCAACAAGAGCTAAATAACACCATGAAGTTTATCCGAACCAAACACAAGAAAAGGGAGAAGGGTCACGGAGACGTCTTTTACACAATTCACCCGACCGGAACAGTTCGTAGATATAATCCTATAAGATCAAAGGAAACTCCAGAGGGGAGTGGAAACGATATTAAAAAATTCTTAGATCCATTTAAGACCACAGCAGACTATAAAAAGGGATTAAATTACCTATGGCAGTATCTTAAAAGGAAAGAAGAAAAGGGAGATTATAGATAAAATTATGTGCGATTGCGGAGGATATAGCTCGGTTGAACATCACAGTTCTAATAAGGGAAGGAAAGAGACCAGCCAGATAGACAATAAATGGATCTTGGATAATCTAGATCGAAAGCTTTTGGTACAGAGCCCAATTTATGATATATACAATGATATTATAGGCTACATAACAAAAAGCGAGAACGGAAATGTTATTCGAATATTCTCCCATAATATCAAACAAATATTAGATTAACTATATGTTTTATCCAACTGGAAATTCAACACAAGGAAGATGCTTAGTCTGCATGAAGGACGAAGATAGCGAGATATCGGAGGCTTTAAAAGAATGTAACGAGTCTTGTGTTACTGAGTGCATGGGAAAATGGCTCGATGAAAATAACTACTGTGTTGAAAAGTGGCAGCTTAAGGAATATCTTAAATCCAAAGGATGTAATGAAGATAAAATCATGGAAGATATGGGAGCAGCACCAGCTCCAACCGCAGCACCAGCTCCAGGATTAGCTACTTTGGGAAATGTTCCGGGTATGGGCAATCCGACACCTCCTTCGAATGATGGCACAAATGCTGGATTCTATGATTCTTCTAGAACTGGAAGTGGTGATAAATTCACTACTTTAACAGCAGGTACACCAGCAGCTAAAAAGAAGGGCAAGAAAGGTAAAAACCTTATCTCCTACATGGATTTCATTAAGAACAGAAAGAAATAAATCAGAGGTGAATTTTTGACACCTTGTACTTTATAATACTTTGAGAAAAGAGACTTTTTGTCTCTTTTTTTGTGTTGGAATTATTTTTGAATAGCATTGATTAAAAAAACAAACCAATATGAATACTAAAGAATTTAGAACAATGTTTCCAACAATCTTATCATCAAGCCTAAAAGATTCTGTCCTCGACGGAATAATTAATCTAAAAACAGGCATTTCTAAAAACTCATATAGAAGTGAGGTTAGAGATGGAAATTTACAACTGGAGTTTGCTCTTCCTGGTTTAAATAAGGAAGATATTTCTGTTACATCAGAATTAAATCGTCTTATCCTAGAGATCAAGAAATCTAGTAATTGGACTCTGGAAGGAAAGAGTAGCTATATAGTTTCAGATACTTTTAATCTCGAAGAAACTTCAGCAGAGATGAAAAATGGGGTTCTTTTTGTTACTGTCCCAGAGAAATCTACTAAAGGATCAAAAAAGATATCAATCTCTTAAAAATCTGAAATTTTATGGTTTTTCTGTGATATATAAATGACAATTTAAAAACATAAATAAAATTAACTATCATGGCAAGACCAGTATTAAATTTCGCAGATTTCTTAATCGAGTCTGCAAGAATGATCAACGAGGGGTATAGCTTTAGTCAGGCTAAAGAGATACTTTCTCAATATATTAAAAAAGCAACAAAAGCTCAAGAAGGAGATATAACTTCAATTAAAACGGTTACTCCTGAGCAAATAGCTTTAATCGAAAGAATCGCAGGAAGTGTTTCGGAAGAAGCTGTTAAAGCTTTAGGTGATGCACTAGGAAATATGTTAAATGTTTCTTTGGATAATAAGAAGATGGAATTGGATGTGGAAAACACTGAGATAGCTATTAATAATCTTAAAGTTAGTAATGTAGTAGCTGGACAAGTATTTTGTGACGAGATTCCTACTACTTCAGTTAAGACAGCAACACTCGCAGAAAATAAGACATCTTTAGAGGCACTTATCACAGCTATAAACTTGTACAATACAGAAGCAAGAAAAGATCAAAAATACTGGTCTCAGAAAAAAGAAGGTGCTGAATTAAAATGGAATAAGAAAGACGGTAATGTTGCTAATTCAGTAGAGGATAACCAGATTTTCATAACTAATGCAGATTCTAAGGTTGAGTGGAAGAAGAATACTTTTGCCAATAATATTACCCCATTAGCCGGTGGGATTGATGCTGGTTCAAATCCAAGTTCTGATGGATTAAAAGTAAACCTAGTTTTATATGGTATTAAAAACGTAGCAGAAGGAGCGGGAGGGAAAATTTCTGTAAATGAGATCGTTCCTGTTACTATTAAAAAAGGTGGAGGTACGACAGAAAAATCTGTTGATATCCAAGACAACGGGACTTTATTCGCAAAAGCTAAATCTGAATTATTAGAGAACGGTAAAAGAAACATATTTAATGCTATCCAAACCAACTTTACTTCAGTTAGCAGTGTAGAAGTAATCGGAGGGGCATCTAAAGAGGGTGACGAATCTTTCAACAAGAAGCTTTGTTTAGATAGAGCAAATTCAGTAGCTGAATTCCTTAAAGAACTTATCCCTGGTGCTACTATCACGGCTTCTAAAGAAACAAATATTCAGCCTCTAGAAAGTACTGAAGATCTAAAAACTTGGAGAAAAGTTACATTGAAAATCACTGGTACTTTAAGTGCAGTTGAACCAGCTCAGGAAGTTATACAATACGTTGCACAGAATAAGCAGATATCTTCAGATAGATATGACTTATATCAGATTACTCTTTGCTTCTACGCAGCACTAGATCAAGAAAATAAATAATAAACCTTATTACACAAAAAAGGAAGCTCTTAAGAGCTTCCTTTTTTGTGGTCTTATTTTTTTAATCAAAAGAGATTACTACGTAGTATACCCCATTTGTTTCGATCTGTTCTACCCAGAATTTCTTAGGACTTCCGTAACGATTGAAGTATGATTTGAATGCTGAATCATTAAGAGTGCTTAACGCTCTTTCTACGAAGAATTCAGAACCATATGTTTCGATCAAGTCCACTCCTTTGATTGTTTTACCTGTAATATCAGAGGCATTCAATACCGTAGAGATGTGTCCTTGATTTTGTACAAATCCTTGATCTGTTCCCGTCTGGAATTCTTTTAAGTAGTTGTAGCAACCATTTTTTAGCGTTGCGTCCAATTTGATATCCGATCCGTAAGCTTTCTCGAATCCAGACTCGATGCTGTCTTGAACGGATTTTAATTTGTCACCGTTTCCGCCGTTTGCAAAAGCAGTGCTGAAGAAGAAAGTAAGAGCGATTACCAATCCTGTTACTTTGCCGAAGATGTTTTTTGTTTTCATAATTTCTATTTTTTTAATTGATTTACATTTCAAATATAGAACACTAATACGAGGGAAAAAAGAAAAACTGTAAAATTTTTTAAAAAAATCTCCTATACGTGCGTGCGCTTTTATTTTTAATATACGCATCGGTTTATTATCTTTACAATATGAAAATTAAGGATAGAGAGATTTTAATACAAGAGGATTATCTGAACGATCCCTGGAAAATGTTAGTCTGCTGTATACTACTAAATCAAACAAACAATAAGCAGGTTAGACCGATTTTAAGCTCCGTATTTGATCTTATTCCGAATCCCATGTCTGCATCTGGGGTTGATGTCAAAGTGTTAGCAGAGGTCATAAAAACCACCGGATTTCAGAATGTAAAAGCTTCAAGGATTAAAAAGCTGAGTCAAAAGTGGACGGAAGGATTTTCTTCCGTTTCAGATCTTCCTGGCATAGGAAAATATGGAAATGATTCCTGGGAGATATTTATAAATAAAAAAATTGATATTACTCCAACGGATAAAAAGTTGGCTAAGTATTTAGAGGATATCTCTATTTCTTAGGTTTAGCTTTTTCTCTAAATGCTCCTTTAATATAATCGGTTACCTCGGATCCAGATCTTTTTTTCTCCGATAGGAATTTATTAAAAGCTTCGGATTTCCCCTCCTTGTCTAGAAACATGTTAATCTCAGCTGATTCGTACATGGCATCAATCACTTCAGGCATCTGTGGATTTGCCGAAGTGTAATTTCTAGAATTTACTCTAATCTCACTACTTTGACCAGGAACGTCCACGCTACCAGGTGAATCTATCCATTCAAACAGGAATTTGTCGAAATTTTTTAAATTTTTCATCTAATAGTATATATTCACCCGGAACTTAAGAAAGTCAGATGGATAGAAAAGATACAAAAATCTCAATTTAATGATTATCGACATAGAAAATAAGGGGAGTTATCTCAAGGTATCACATTTTACAGAAGAAGGAGAATTAGCATTTTTAGAGGTTCCTATTAAAGAAGAGGATAGATTTGTTTGGGAAAGGTGCGGACCAAACGATCCTAAGAGAGATAAGGAGTGGACAAACTGGTTGGGCGAGCCAGTCAAGAAACTTAAAACTGAGAGATATGATAAGTATCGGATGGCTCAGATTCTGATTGATTCTCCAGAGGAACTTACCAAACCCCTATGGGAATACCAAACTCCTCGAAAATACTTTGTCGATATTGAGGTTGAGATTACAGAAGATATGGCGGCAGCTCTTGACACTGAGAACGCTAGAAATAGAGTTCTTTCGATAGGGATTGCAACAGACAAGAATAAATTGATAGTTCTGGGTCTAGATCCGCTTACACCTGAGCAGCAAGCAAGTATTTACAAGAAGGTCAATTCTTACTTCGAAAGAACTGGAGACGAATGGTCATTCAAATATAAGCAGTTTCCCTCCGAGTATGATATGCTCTACACTTTCTTTAGAGAGCTCGGACCTCGTATGCCTGTAATTACCGGATGGAACTGGCTAGGATATGACTGGCCTTATTTGCTAAATAGAGCAAAGAGGATTGGAGTTGATCCTAAAATGATTTCCCCTGGGAATTATTTATTAGGTAAAGCTCAGCTTCCAGCTCACTTGTTAATGGTCGATTACCTGGAGATCTACAAAAAATGGGACAGAGTAATTAAGATTAAGGAGAGTAACAGATTAGACTATGTTGCAGATAAGGCTGTTGGATTCAAAAAGATTGAGTACAACGGAACACTTCGTGATTTATATCAATCTAACTTTGAAGACTTCATTTACTATAACGCAGTTGACTGCGCTCTTGTTCATTATATTGACACCAAGCTTAAGACACTTCAGACTTTCTTTAAAATTGCAATGATATCTGGGGTTGAGATAAACAGAGCATTATCACCAGTATGGTCTACCGAGATTATGATGCTTCGAAAATTCTTAGAAAGAAAACAGGTATTCACCGACGAGAGAAAGGAAGAAGTACATGTTAAATTTGCAGGAGGTTACGTTAAGGAACCGACTAAAGGATTACATGAATGGATAGCCTGCTATGACTTTGCCTCACTTTATCCGAATACCATGGTTCAATGGGGAATTTCACCGGAAGTATACAAGGGAAAGAATCCATCAGCACCAAAAGAAACATGGTCGAAAACAGCATCGGGAGCATATTTTGGAGGAGAGGACGAGAGCCCAATTCTAAGGACAATCATTAAAGATCTGTACTCCAGAAGGAGAAAAACTAAAGATAGAATGTTAGAACTACAGATCGAAATTGACAAGTTAGAAAAATTATTAGAAAAAGAGAAAAATTAACGTACTATGGCCGCCGATCCAGAGGGTCTTTTGATATATAAAAAACCCGGTGGGATTTAGGCCTAGACACAAACCTAGTCAAAAATCACAATTATGGCAAATATAGACAACCAATGCAAAGATCTTCTCGTTGAGAATGACTACGTAACGTCCACACACCACCTGGAGAAATTGATGACCCTTCAGAAAAACACTCAAGAGGGGGTTTATGGTTACAAGTTTGATAATCTAACCCTCGGAGAGATTAAAGACTTCTGGCTCTGGAATACTAGAGCAATTGAGGATGAAATATCAGAGGCATACGATGCCTTAGGTGGAGTATCTAATAACGGGGAGACATCAATAGGCAATGCAGTATGGAAGCCATGGAAAAGCAACCATAAGAAGGCTTATGAAATGAAAATATCAGATCTATCTGAAGATGATGTAAAAGAACTAAAGATGGAGCTAGTTGATATACAACATTTCATTTTCAATATGATGGTTTCCGTTGGGATGACAGCTGAAGAGCTTTACAATTACTACCTCTCCAAGAATAAGGAGAATATTAGAAGACAAGAAAACAATTACTAATTAAAAAAAATTAAAGTTAACTATGAAGGAATTATATTCTTTACCTGAGCCTATTTTACAGGAAAATAAAAATCGTTTCGTTTTATTTCCTATTGATCATCACGACATTTGGGAAATGTACAAAAAACAACAGGCTTGCATCTGGACTGCAGAGGAGATAGATCTAGCTCAGGATTTGAATGACTGGAGAAATAAGTTAACTGACGATGAAAGGTATTTTGTTAAAAATATTCTAGCTTTCTTTGCTGCTTCGGATGGTATTGTGAATGAAAATCTAGCCGAGAATTTTGTTTCTGAAGTTCAGTACACAGAAGCTAAGTTTTTCTACGGATTTCAAATTATGATGGAGAACATCCATTCAGAAACATATTCGTTACTTATAGACACCTATATCAACGACACTGAAGAAAAGAATAGACTATTTAAAGCCATAGAAACTATTCCAGCTGTTAAGAAAAAAGCAGAGTGGGCACTAAAATGGGTAGAATCTCCTAACTTCCAGGAGAGATTGGTAGCTTTTGCGGCAGTAGAAGGTATATTCTTTAGCGGATCTTTCTGTTCAATATTTTGGCTTAAAAAGAGAGGTTTAATGCCGGGTCTTTCATTTTCCAATGAATTGATATCAAGAGACGAAGGCATGCACTGCGATTTTGCAGTAATGCTACATAACAACCATCTTGTAAACAAGGTTAGTGAAACTAGAATCAAAGAAATTATCATTAGTGCACTGGAAATAGAGAAGGAATTTATTACTGAATCCCTACCCGTTAGACTAATTGGTATGAACTCTGATTTAATGAAACAGTATCTAGAATTTGTAGCTGATAGATTACTGGTAGATCTTGGTTGTTCTAAGATTTATAACTCAGAAAATCCTTTCGACTTCATGATGAACATTTCTCTCCAAGGAAAAACTAATTTCTTTGAAAAGAGAGTAGGTGAATATCAAAAAGCTGGAGTAATAAATAAGGCAGAGGATGCTTTTGACTTCGATGCTGAATTTTAAAAATAATAATCTAAATTAAATGTTTGTAATAAAAAGAGACGGTTCTAAAGAACCAGTTAGGTTTGAAAAAGTTTCAAATAGAATCAAAAAGATGACTTATGGGCTAAACCCAGATCATATTGATTCAATGGAGATAGCTCAGAAAGTTATAGCTGGTATTTATGACGGCATTTCGACGCAGGAGTTAGATAATCTTGCTGCAGAAACAGCAGCATCGCTTATACCTAAGCATCCGGACTACTCTATTCTGGCTTCTAGAATAGCAGTTTCTAGACTACATAAAACAACAAAAAAGAAGTTTTCTGAAACCATCCACGATCTTTATAGTTACGTTGATCCTGAAACTAATTTACCAGCTGGTCTAATCAACGACGAGACATACAAGACAGTAATGAAAAACAAGCAGAAGCTTGATGGGGCAGTTATCCACGAGAGAGATTTTGATTTTGAGTACTTCGGATTTAAAACTTTGGAAAAAAGCTACCTATTAAAAACTTACGGTCAGACAACAGAAACACCCCAGCACATGTATATGAGAGTTGCTGTTGGAATTTGGGGAGATGATATGAAGAATGTAATTAAAACATATGAGCTTCTATCCAATCATCTTATGACTCATGCAACCCCAACATTATTTAATGCTGGAACTAAGAAACCTCAGCTCTCTTCTTGTTTTCTTTTGATGATGTCCGATGATTCAATTCCTGGAATTTATAAGACCTTGTCTGATGTTGCTGTCATTTCTCAAAATGCCGGTGGTATTGGACTTGCTATTCACAACGTAAGAAGTACTGGTTCTTATATCAAAGGAACAAACGGAACTTCAAATGGTATCGTACCTATGCTTAAGGTTTTCAACGAAACAGCAAGATATGTCGATCAGGGAGGGGGAAAAAGAAAAGGGTCTTTTGCTATCTACGTAGAACCATGGCATGCTGACATTGAAGATTTCTTGGACTTGAGAAAAAATACAGGAAAGGAAGAACTTCGTGCAAGAGATCTTTTCTTGGCTTTGTGGACTCCTGACTTATTTATGAAAAGAGTTAAAGAAAATGGGGATTGGTCGCTATTTTCCCCTTCAGATGTTCCTGGATTATGGGAGCTTTACGGCGATGATTTTGAACTTGCATATGAGAAAGCTGAGCTATCTGGTAAAGCAAGAAAAACTATTAAAGCTAGAGATCTTTGGACTAAGATCATAGATTCTCAAATAGAAACAGGAACTCCTTATATGCTTTATAAGGATGCTGCCAACAAGAAATCAAACCAGCAAAATCTAGGAACGATAAAGAGTTCAAATCTATGTACTGAAATATTGGAGTATACGGATAAGGACGAGCAAGCAGTTTGTAACTTGGCTTCTATCCCGGTTAACAAGTTTTTGAAATCTACAGATAATAGAACATCTAAAGTTGCAAGAGGAAAATGTGAAGTTGATCATAAATCTCTTTATGATGTTGCTTACCAGACAACACTTAACTTAAATAAGGTAATCGAGGTTAATTACTATCCTACTAAGGAGACAGAAAGATCTAACATGAAGCACCGTCCTATCGGAATTGGTATCCAAGGTTTAGCAGATCTTTTTGCTATTATGGGACTTCCTTTTACCTCTCTTGAAGCTAAGAAGATTAACGAAGAGGTATTCGAGACAATCTACTTTGCATCCATGACCGCATCTGTAGATCTTGCTAAAAAGGAGGGTCATTATGAATCATTCCCTGGATCTCCACTATCTAAGGGTCAATTCCAATTTAATCTCTGGGGATTTGATGACACAACTCTTTCAGGAAGATGGGACTGGGCTAAATTGAGAAAGGATGTAATGAAGCACGGTGCTAGAAACTCCCTTTTATTAGCTCCAATGCCGACTGCTTCTACTGCCCAGATTATGGGCAACAACGAAGCATTCGAGCCTTTTACTTCTAACATCTACACTAGAAGAACACTAAGTGGTGAATTTATCATAGTAAACAAACACCTAGTTAGAGATTTGATAGCTATTGATCTTTGGGATGAGGATATGAAAAATATGATCATCTTAAATAAGGGATCTGTTCAGAATATCCAGCAAATACCTGAATCGATAAGAGAAACATATAAGACTGTCTGGGAGATAAAGCAAAAAGATCTAATTGACATGTCTGCAGGTAGAGGTAAATTTATTTGCCAATCTCAATCTTTAAATCTATTTATTGAGAATGTAAATGCAGCAAAATTAACATCCGCTCATTTCCATTCATGGGAGCTTGGTCTTAAAACCGGTATGTACTACCTAAGAACTAAATCTGCTGTTGATGCAATTGCAGGTTTAGGTATGGATATGGAAAAAGCTAAGAAGTCTTTGAAAAATTCAGAAGAAAAAGTTACTTTACAACAAAAAGAAAATACTGAAGAGAAGATAGATAAGATGGGCATGACCAGCGAAGAACTAAGTAAGGCAGCAGAAAATATGATGTCTGATATAGTTTGTAGCTTGGATAATCCAGACGATTGTTTGGCTTGCGGATCATAAAGACTTTTAAACCATATGGAGACATTAAAATATTTTAACCAATTTTTAAATGAACGAGAACTTCCCGATAGCCAAGGGGAAGTTCTTGTTATTTTAGGGGCACCCGGATCAGGGAAGGGAACCTTATCTAAGGTACTTCAGGACGAATACGGAATCCACCACATTTCAACTGGGGATCTTATAAGAAAATCAGAAGATGAAGAACTTAAAAAGATTATCGAGGGTGGTAATCTAGTCCCAGATTCGATGATGGTAAAAATGCTTAATAAAGAGCTGGAAAAAATAGACGTTGCAAAGGGTATTATTTTTGACGGATTTCCTAGAACAATTAAGCAAGCTAAAAAATTAGATTCCATTTTGGGTAAAATGGGATTGGGATTAAATCATGCTATATTTTTAGATCTTGACGAAGAAACAGCTAAGGAAAGAATTAGAGAAAGAGCTAAAAAGGAAGATCGTAAGGATGATACCAGCGATGAAATTATAGAGAATAGATTTAAAGAATATCACGATAAAACTTTTCCTCTTTTAGATTTCTATAAGAGAAGTAGGAAACTTTTAAAGATAGATGCAGAAGGTGGTAAGGATAAGGTTCTAGCATCAGTGGTAGAAAAGTTAGGTCTCAAGAAGAAAAAGAATTAAATTTTCTAAAATCAAGCAAATGAACACTACTAGTGGAGATTTTGTAAACTCAGTAAGAGAGATTATAAACAAGAAAAAAAATGACGAGTCTCGGAGAAGATCAATTCTAAGGGAAATATTAGAAACGATATTAGAGACTCTTAAAAAATCGGATAAAGTCGAGATAAGAAGTACTAAAGACTTCGAAACTAATGACATTTCTTATTCAACCAATCTTTATTTAGATTCAGAGGACATCATCTCTGATTTTAAATCAATATTAGAAAAATCTGGTATTAATCTCATAGAAAATAAGATAGACAATAAAAATTTTGTTTATCTAGCAAATCTAGGTAGATCTATATTATCTAATTCCAATTCTGACAGCCTCTGCTTTATAGAGTTAAAAATTACCGGGAAGTATTTTTTTTCTTTAAGAATCATTTCAAAAAATGATCCCATTAGTTATAGAATATATGAGACTAATTACTTCTATCTGAAACTTTGGTTCTTTGATGGCTCAAATTTCACTAATCACGAGGTTCAAATTTTAACTCCCGATAGGTCTAAGAAAAAAATGAAGACCGATTTAAATGGAGCACACACTCTTAACATTAATTTTGATGATCTTGGAGAGATAGTGGATACAAATATTTCTAAAAAAAGAGGAGCAAAATAGGATAACCAGGATATAATACAAAACAGATAAACCAATCACAATGTCAAAAACCAAAATGCAAAAGAAAAAACCGGTACCGATGAAAAGTTTAATCTCTCCGGTTATTCCTAAGACTACATCTAATCCAGGAGAGCAAACTATTAGCTTATGTCTTGTCATGATTGTAAAAGACGAGGAAGACACGATGGAAAGATGTCTTAGAGCAGTAGCTCCATATATAAAATACTGGGTAATAGTAGACACAGGGTCTAAGGATAAAACGAAGGAGGTAATCACTTCAACTATGGAAGACTTAGGTATTCCGGGAGAACTTCACGAGAGACCATGGGTAAACTTCGAGGTTAACAGGACGGAAAGCTTAAACCTAGCTAAAGGTAAATGTGATTACAGATGGATCATTGATGCGGATGATACTTTTTTCTCAGAAACATCCTCGATCAATCCTTTTGCTGGACTTGATACAACTCCTGATTGTTATCAGCTTCTTTATAAGTTAAATCAGTTACAATATCACAGAGCACAAATCGTTAAATCCAATCAGAATTGGATCTATAAGGGGGTTCTTCACGAATACTTATTCCTGGATGAGGAAAAAGTAGAGGTAATTCAATCCCCGATTAAGGGATGCTACGTTATGGCAGATATCTCACCTCTAAAAAGAGCATCAAGTCTGGAAGAAAAATACGCTAACGATGCTAAAATATTAGAGGACGCTTTGGTAAAGGAACCGGACAATGAGAGGTATATGTTCTATCTGGCTCAGAGTTACCGTGATTCAAACCAATTAGAAAAAGCTATCGAGACATATCAGAAGAGAGTTGATATGAAAGGCTGGGAGGAAGAAGTCTATTATTCGATGTACATGATAGCAAAGATTAGCGAGAGAATGGGTAAGTCAGATTCTGAAGTAATCGATCTATATTCCAGAGCTTGGGAATATCGACCAGCAAGATTAGAGGCAGTTTTCCATACAATGAGAAAGCTTAGAGATCAGGGAAGACATTTAATTTCATTCGCTTATGGAGACATAGCAATTAAAACTAAAGGTACAGGTGATATCCTTTTCATCGAGCCAGAAATATGGCAATGGAGACTTTTGGATGAGTATTCCTTGGCTGCTTATTACATCGGAAATCCGGAGATAGCTCTAGAGAAAACAACCACTATAGTTCAAGCTCCTTTCTTTAAGGATATTCTACCGGAAGAACAGAAAAGACTTCATAAGAATGTAGAGTTCTACAAGAAGGGTGCAGAAGAGAAAATGAAGAAAATTCGACATATGCAAGAACTCCAAAAACTCCAGAATTTAAAGAAGGTGTAGTGGATATATACTATAAATAAAATAGTATACAATGATACATCTTTTAGAATTTGAAGCATTCTCTGGTTTTTATCTTAATGAGAATGATATTAGAGGTGGTATTCCTATCTATAACGAAGACGTTTTCATGCAGAGCAATAACGCAAAGCCTGCCATGATGGTTAAGTCAACTGAACTTGTTTCCACTCTAACTAGATTATTGGAGGATCAAGAGAATGGAGATTTAGAAAGAATCATCGTTATCGCTGAAATCCCAACCCAAGGTAAAAATGCTCCTCAGTATGTAAGAGACGACGTTGCAGCAGAAAGAGATAGAATGGCTAAAAGAAAATACGCTCTATATGGGAGCAGAATAGAAAGAGCGGATAGACCTGAGGATGAGGAATACACTGACGCTATTAATATTTTCGTTGATTCCGAATTTATTGTTAAGGGTGTAATCAATAAATTAGGTAAAGACTATATTATAGCAATTCCTGACTCTAAGAAGAAGAAAGCTGAAGCTAGTGCTTCCGCTATGGAATACTACACAGTTTACATCGAGCCTAAACAGGTAGATGAGGTATTTTTTGTACCTTCAAAATAAACTAAACGAAACATAAATAAAAAGCCTCGATATTATTATCGGGGCTTTTTATTTGACCGTATGATAGAAATAAGATTTAGGGATATAGATCCGGACACAGGGTTAACATCACAAGATAAACAAATAGCATTGTGTGAATCGGAAACTTCAGCAGCATGGATTCTACAAGCTTTAAATAAACTCCAATTAGATCTTCCCGATCCCAATAGAGAAATTTACACAATTCCAGAAATAAAATAATGGCTACTAGTAAGGTAAACAAAACAATTGAGGTACTAACAGACTTCGAACACATTATCAAAAGACCAACAATGTACGTTGGATCTGTTAAGAGAAGCGAAGAGGTTGTTCCGATTATAGGCGATGGATTCATCAAGTCAGTAACCAAAGAGCATTCGGTTGGAATGTATAAACTCTTTGATGAGGTTTTCGCAAACTCCGTAGATGAAGCTAAAAGAATGCAAACCCCCATGAAAAAAATAATAGTGGAGGTTTCATCTAAGGAAAATTCAATTGCAATCACGGATACTGGAGATGGGTTTACTAATGGATCGGTCATAAATAAAAAGAGTGGGATGAGCAATATCGAAACCGCTGTATCCATGTTGAGAGCGGGATCCAATTTTGATAATGATAACATCGACGAATCCATAGTTGGTACTAATGGTATGGGGGTAAGTCTTGTAAATGCACTCTCCTATAAATTTTCAATAGAGACAACAAACAGTAAGGAAACGTACTCTCAAGAGTGGGACAATTTCAAATCATCAAAGCCCACCATAAAAAATAAAACAAAAAGTAAGTCTACTGGAACTACTGTAAGATTTACACCTAATTCTAGCGTTTTTGATAATTCTAAATGGGACTATGCAACAATTAGAACTTATCTTTGTCTGAGAAAGAGAGTACTCGAAACAGAGGAAAAAACTTCACAACTTAAAATCGAATTTATCTGGGATGGAAAAAATGAGATGATCACATCGGAGCTTAATCCGGATTGGTCTGCAAAAACATCTATAGGTGAATTGTTAATCTGGGAAAAGAAAACCGATTCAGGATCTTTCTCTTTTGTAAATAGTGCACTTTGCACAGGTATCCACCAGAAGATAGTTTACGATAAGATTAATGGAGAATTGGAGGATTCACTCGGACACCATTTTTATGACACCTTACTCATTCTAAACCTATCCCCGAAGATAGTGAGATTCGGTGACCAGAATAAGACAAAGTTTGTTTCTAAGAGAGAGGAGGTAGAACCTACCATAATAAGGAATTTCGATAGTGCTCTAGGTAAGTTTTTCCGTAGTGAGGTCTATAAGAAAATCAGAAAATCCGTAGACGATCGAAAAAAAGAGACTGCCCTTAAAAAAATAAGAAAGGAGAAAAAATCGATCAGAATAAAACACTCCAATAAATACTTTCCACCAACAGCCGGTAGAGCAGAGAATCTTTTTATAGTAGAAGGACTCAGTGCGATGGGTTCGATCCTTCAAAAAAGAGATCCTAAAAAAGATGGGGTTTATGCTCTAAAGGGTAAAATAAAAAATGCCAGAAGTTTATCCGATCTTTCTGATAACAGAGAAATACTGGAGCTGATGCAGATTTTAAATTTGGATCCTGCAGATCGATCATTAAACTGTCCATTCGAAAGAGTAGTTATAGCAACGGATCAGGATCCCGATGGTGCACACATTACATCTCTTTTAATAAACCTATTCTATATGTGGTTCCCTTGGATGATCAAAGAGGGAAGAGTTAGCTTCCTTGAAACTCCACTGGTAACTGTCGGTGATAGAACTAAAAGATATTTTTATTCACTGGAAGAATTCAAAAAGGGTGTAACCAAAAGCGAACGCGGTGCTATTCGATACTTAAAAGGACTCGGTTCTTTGTCTCTAGAAGACTGGGATCATGTTATGAAAAATAAGAGGATAATAGCTATCAAGGACGACACTAAAGCCAAGATCCATCTAGATATGGCTTTTGGTAAATCGTCAGCAGAAAGAAAGAAGTGGCTGAGCACTGGGATGTAATTTTTAATCCTCGAATATCTACGTTACTTTTATACTATGTCCGAAAAAAAATCAAGAATCCCAAGAAAAAAGAAAAAGCAAATTCCTGAAGGAATGTACTGCTATAAGCCAACCTCCGGATGGAAGAAGTTTCCGGATGGCCGATACGGGTACAGTATTAAGCCCTGTCCATTTTATCATCATAAATCTGACGGAATATTTGGAGGATGGTGTAAACTTATCGAAGGAGAGATAATGGATCAATGTAAATCATGTGGAGAAAAACTTGGAAAAATAAAATAGTATGGAAAGAAGATATGGGTATTGTTGTATAAATCTTAGTTTGGACAAGGTCTCAACTAACAGAGGTATGGTTAAACGGACCTTTGAGGAAAGAGGGATCACGTATGCTTCGGAGTTGGCTCTCAGAAATGTAATTGATCTAAGACAAATTCTAGAATGGAACTTCGATAACGGGATAAGGATGTATAGAATGTCCAGTGATATATTTCCTTGGTGTTCAGAATACGAAATTAAGGATTTACCCGATTATGAAGCTATCCGGGACATTTTAAGGTCGTGTGGTAACTTTGCAAAAACAACGGGTCAGAGAATAACTTTCCATCCATCTCCTTACGGAGTTCTGGCTTCGGATAGACCAGAGGTAGTAAAAAAAGCTCTAAAAGAGATCGCACAGCACGCAGAGATCTTCGATATAATGGAATTAGATCAAAACCATTATTATCCGATTAACGTGCACGTAAACACAACTAAACCATCAAAAGAAGAGGCTGCAGAAAGATTCTGTTTGCACTTTCAGCTTTTACCTGACTCAGCAAAGAAAAGATTGGTATTAGAAGTGGATGATAAAAGATCACAGTTTCATTCCGTTGATCTATATGAAATGGTACACAAAAAAATTGGTATCCCAGTAACTTTTGATTACTTACATAATCAGTGCAATCCACCAGAGGGCTTAACGGAGGAGGAGTCTTTAGGACTATGTCTTTCTACCTGGCCAGAAGGAATAACCCCAATAACACATTATTCCGATTCCAGAAGAATTTTCGAGGATTCCTCCGCAAAAGAGGTTGCTCATTCCGATTGGATTTGGAAATCCCCCGAAACTTATGGTCTTGACTTTGATATAGAGTTTGAGGTTAAAATGAAAGATTTAGCTCTCATGAAATACATAAAAGAAAAAGAACTGCTATATGAGGTCAAAAAATTCTAAAGAAATCGATGAGTTTGAGCAACAGATAAACAATCAAGACGTAAACTCACAGATTAAATACAGAGTAGATCGTGCTCTAGAAGCTTCCATTAAATATGATTATCTAGTAGAGACATTCGGGGAAGAGAAGGTTAATTCCATAGTAAAGGATTCTATCGATCTGTTCGATGTTGACTTTTACAATGAGGTAAAAGAAAAATTAGAATCAGGTAGAGATGTTTGATGATAATGACGAGGAATTCGAGATGGAGAGAACTAGAGAACCACTTAAGCATCCCCAATACGATATTCTAAGAAATCACATAGAAAGATCCGTTCAGGATATGTTTCTTACCTCATTAAGAAGTCAGCCAATAGAGCTCGTTTTCATATTTGAGACTGAAGAACAGATAGACGGGTTTACCAATAGAATTCTAAAGTATTGGGAGAATCTGGAAAAATATGAGATCTGTTCCGAGGTAATTGAATTGAGCAAACAGCTGAAAGATAAGTGGAAGGATCGGGATAACTTAGAAAAAACTGAAGGACTTCTTAGAATAAGAGACATCTTCAGATCCACTTTTAATGCTTAAATCATGACCGGAAAGGACTATTATAAAATTCTGGAAGTTAGTAAAAATGCTACTCCCGATGAGATAAAAAAAGCTTACAGAAAACTAGCACATAAGCATCACCCAGATAAGGCGGGTAATACTGATGGGGCCAAAGAGAAATTCCAGGAAATAGTGGAAGCATACGAGACTCTCTCTAACCCAGATAAGAAATCAGCTTATGATAATCCATTTGCCAGAGCTGGACAGAACTGGAACTGGCAGAACGCAAATCCATTCCAAACTGGAGATTTTTCTAGTTTCTTCACAGGAAGGTCTCAGCAAAGAGAAACGATGATAAACAAGGGAAGAAATCTTAGCTCCTATGTTTCAGTTACTCTAGAGGAGATGATGACCGGATGTATTAAAAAAATTAGGGTAAACAGGAGAGTTCAGTGTGATCCATGTAAAGGTACTGGAGCTGAAAATGGAGAAACTATAGGATGTCACCACTGTGGTGGAATCGGTAAGGTTAACCGAACAGTCCAACATACCTTCGGAGAAATAGTTATGCAGGAAGATTGCTACAGCTGTAAAGGGAGCGGAGTAATTTCTAAAACTAACTGTAATAACTGCAGCGGATCCGGTTTAATAAGAAAAGAGGAAGAACTTGAAACCTCTATTCCCAAGGGATCGATAAGCGGGGTATCATATTTGGTTGTAGGTAAAGGAGACTGGGCAAAATCTCCAGCTAATCCTGGTGACTTAATTATAAACGTAGAGGAATATGCTCACGCAACATATAGAAGAGATGGAATAAATCTTATACACGATAAGTACCTTTCTTTTAAGGAGGCATGTTTGGGATCAACCCTAGACATTCCCGATCTTAAAGGTTCCACACTAAGAATAAAAATCCCTCCTGGTACTTCATCAGAGAAGGTTTTTAGATTACAAGGAAAAGGAATACCTGAATTTAATGGTATCGGAAATGGAGACATTTTGGTTAAGACCTATATAAGGATACCAAGCGATTTAAGTGAAGAACAAATAAAAGCTTTAGAATTATTCGAATGATTGAATTTATTATTATTATGCTACTCTTTGGTTTTTCTGTTACAACCACAGTAGTCAACGGATCTATATTTGATAACCTGAGAAATTGGGCTCTTGTGAAATTGCCTTTCATTGGTAAGCTACTCACATGTATAATGTGCTTTGGTTTTTGGATTGGCGTTTTGATTTTCTATCCTCTTAACTTTATGGGATTCTTAGAACCTATTGGGGAAATGCCAATTTGGTTTAACTATATTTTCTACCCGTTCATACAGAGCTCAACTGGAATGGTTTTAGAATCAGTGATAATATTTTTTAGAAAATCTAAATAAAATGAGTCAGCTTAATATATCAGAGCAAATAAACACCCAATATCGAACATACGCACTATATGTTTTACAAAGCAGAGGTATACCAAACTTCTATGACGCTCTAACACCAGTACAGAGATTAATACTTGAAAACTCACCCTCTAGATTCAATAAGACCATAGGCTTGGTTGGAGAGGTAATTAAAACCGGACTATATCACCACGGGGATTCATCCCTGGCAGGAGCAATTTCTAAATTAGCCAGACCTTTTGGCTGTTCATATGGTGTATTAGAGGGAGACGGATTCTTCGGATCCCCGGTTAATCCAAGTCCATCCGCACCAAGGTATACCTCAGTTAGAGTTAATCAAAAAATAAAGGATATCATCTTTAAGAACTATGATCTTAATGAGAAAAACCAGGAGGGAGGTCACGATTGGATTCATGTAGAATTTCCAGTTGGTCTATTAACTCATGTTGTAGGAATAGCGGTTGGGTACAGAAGTAACATCTTACCCAGAAAAATGGAGGACGTTGCTGAGTATCTTCAAGGAACACCTAAACTTCTTAAACCCTACTTTAGAGATTTCTCTGGAAAGATCACGAAATGGATGAACGAGGATAGTTCTTGGCTCATTGAAAGTGGATTTGAAGTAGATAAGAATAAGAAGTTAGTTAGAATCTTTGACTTACCTCCGGTAATGAGATACGATAGCTTTATCAGCAAGCTGGACGATAAATTAGATAGATCTGGACATGATTATAGGATAGAGAATAGATCTCAGAGTAAATGTGATCTCATCGTTTCCTTTAGAGGTATGAATCCGGAGACATTTGATGAAGTGGTTGCGATGATTTCCAAATTGACCAAGATCATCGTGAAGGAGGATGTCATCTTCGTTAAGGACGGTAACGTGATGGAGTTTTCATCTGTCAAGGATTACTTGGATCACTTTAAAACCCACTTAGAGCTTGTCAGATTAAAAAGATTAATAAGGGACGAATATGACTTCTCCAGAGAATTAGCTTTTCTTGAGGCAAAATTAAAATTCTTGAATTTTATGATCGCTAAGAAGAGGAACAATAAAGAGATTACTGAGTTCGTTTCTCAATTTGAATCCTGGATTTCCTCTAGACTACAGAAAATAGAAGCTGTAAAGCTTAGCGTCGAGCACATAAAGCAAACCGAGGAGGATATCAAAGAGATCAAGAAAAAAATAGCCCAATTGAAGAAAGATATAAAGGATCAAGAGAAAAACTACAAGAAGGTTTGTAAAGATCTGGAGAAAATATCTAAAACGAAGCAGACCAAAATAGTCAACAGCTTATTTGAAGAAACCCAAATTAACGGGATAGAAATATTCCAGGTTGAGGAGGAAGAAGAAAAAGTTGAGGAAATTGAGGAAGAAGATGAAATTTAAAAGTAAATCCACAGTAAGAACTATTAAAAGATAAAATATGAGACTGAGAATCACAAGCACAGGGAATCTGATCACTCTATTGAAAAGATTAAAATCAGTAGAGAAAAGCGTTATCCTGGAATTAAGGGAGGATGGAATTTTTTCCAAGGTACACACACCAGACAAATCAGTAATGAAATATTCATCGGTTAAATTCGATGATGTTTTAGAAGGCGACATCGATTGGAAATCAATCAAATGTGACCGAATTAAAATAGGAATTATCGACGTTACAAGGCTAATTGACGCTTTTAAGCATTTCAGACCTGAGGAAGAGATCTTTATTGAAATCCCTACAGAAATGGTTGATGGATCATGTATATCTACGGAGATCAAATTAATCTCGGCTTCACTTAGTATTAAATTAAAATGTGCAGATCTTTCCTTACTTTCTTATGTTGAAGATTCTATCTTGGATCTGGTACATAGCAGAGAAGATGCTTTGATGAGATTTAAGATCTACCAATCAGACTTTACTACCATAACATCTCTATGCGGACTAGAAACAAATTCTGAAGAGATCCTATGTTTTGATGTAAAGGAAAAGAATGTTTATGCTATTGGTGATTCCTTTAACTATAAATTAAATATCGGATCCTCTGAAATCATTCTGGAGGACGGATCAAATTCTCCTAACATTTACAAAAAAGAACTATCATACATGGAGCCTGAAACATGCGAGGTATACGTACATGATAATAGAATGGTAATGGTTTCTGAACAATCGGCTACTTCAATAGCAATGGGATTAGTAGAAAAATAAGAATATGACCCAGGAAGAAATACTAGAAATAAAAGAAAGGATAGAAAGTCTTACCTCGCTCAAGAATGAGCTTAAGAATGAGGAACAGGCAATTAAGTTAACGATGAACTCCATCTACGGAGCGATCGGGAACAACTGGTTTGTTTGCTTCAATCCTGACGTAGCAGAATCGGTAACGCTTCAGGGACAAGATTTAATAAAATATTCTGAGAAGATTCTACATAAGTACTTTCATGAGCACTGGCATCTTGATAAGGAGTTACATGAAAAGCTTGGTGTTACTGATGTTAAAAGGGTGATTAAACCTCTGGTAGTTTATGGAGATACTGATTCTAATTATGTTACATTCCAGGAAGTAGTGGATTCATGTAACTATCAGGGAGACGATAAAGAGCTTATCCTAAAGATAAACGAATATCGATTAAATGATTACTTAAAGAAATGCTTCGATATTTACTCTAAAAAATGGAATACCGATAACTATCAGGATTTTGAGCTTGAAACTCTTTCTTATAATGGTATATTCCTAGGTAAGAAAAAATATGTGGTTAACCTTGCTTATGATTCAGGTATACACACTGACGCCCTTTCTCAATTGAAATTCACAGGGGTGGAGATGATTAAAGGGGGTACACCTCCTTTTGTTAGAGAGAAACTTGTATATCTGACAAAGTTCATATTCTCAAAAGGTAGAAATTTTGACATTCGTGAGTTTGTTAAGGAGCTTAAGAATATAAAGAAGGACTTTAAAGTTCAGGAGCCCAAGAGTATTTCAGCTTCAGTGAATATCAATAACTACGAGAAGTTTATACTTAATGACACTACTGGATTCGAGGTGGCTAAGGCATGTCCAATCCACGTAAGAGCATCAGGATACCATAATTATTTGCTAAATAATTCTAAATATAAAAGCAAATACTCTTTGATCAGAAGCTCAGAGAAAGTCAACTACTATTTCGTTAAAACTAAATCGATCGCAGATAACAACGTATTTGCTTATCCACAGGGGACATATCCATATGAGTTTGCCCCGCCGATTGATTATGACGAGCAGTTTACTAAAACTATTCTCGATCCCATTAATAGATTCATCGAAGTCATGGGATATAATAAGATAAGTCCGAATCTATTCATGATTAATGCTCTTTTTTGATTATGGGATTTCATAAGAGACACATACCTGAATTAGAGAAATTAAAAGAAATAAGAACCTCTTGCAACGATGATAAAGAATTTTTGGATAGGATCGTTGGTAGAGCGGATGCTTTCGTCGGTTCTAAAGAATCTATGCAGTATTTGGACCAAGTTTACGAAGAAATCAAAAAAAGAGAAGAAGGTCATGAGGAGTGAGGAAGAGATTAAAGAATATCTTATAGATTCCTTAAATGCTGTTGTTTTTACCGGCAGGGAATATGAGGAGTATAAATTACTTATGATAGAGGAGGCAAACGATATACTTTCTGATAAGAAAAGATACGTGATATCAAGTCCACTCCCTATACACTCAAAATTATCCAGAATTAATGATCTTATAGACTTTTTTACTATCCAGGAGGAGAAAGAAATAGTCAAAGATTTGACTGCTCTAAGAGATTCGGTTAGACTTCGTTTCTATTTCGAAGAATTCGTATAAAATCCCTTCGATTGGGATATATAAGAAGCAAAATAAATTACAACATGTCATCTAATAGAGTACTTGATTTTTTCTCCTATATTAATGAATCTAAGGGGGAAACTACAAAAATAGTGGTTTTAACGGGGAACGTTAAAGGAAGTAAAACATCCAAATCCTTCGAAGAGGAATGTAAGAAGAGAAAAATTGAGTGTCATATAGTAGATGTTAATGATGTCATTTTAGAAAAGGCTTACAATGGTCACATCATTAAAACCGGAGAGGATCAGATTACGATAGATCCTAATTCTACTGTGATAGTACCAAGAAGAGGGGTCTTAGAAAACTCATATACGAAGCAGGTGTTAACGTATTTAGAAGATGCTAGATACTTTACAGTTAATACTCTCGAATCTATGGAAGTGTGCGAGAATAAATACCTCACTTCTCAAGTTTTAGAGGAGAGCGGCTTACCAGTTCCTAGATGTGCATTAGTACCCAATGAGGATTTTTTAGACTCTGCATTGAAAGAAATAGGTGGTAAATTTCCGGTAGTTATGAAGCTTCTATCAGGTACTCAAGGTATTGGGGTTTCTATAGTTGATTCTTACTCTTCATTAAAATCGGTTTATCAAACGATTAGAAAGCTTGATGGAAATAATGAGATCCTGATTCAAGAGAAAATAGATTCGAATTTTGACCTTAGAATCCAGGTAATAATTAAGAAATTTGATCCTTTGCAACCAGATCCAGATAACTGTATGATTCTGGGATCTATGAAGAGACAAGCTGTTAAAAAGGATTTTAGAACAAATTACTCTTTAGGTGGATCTGTTTCTAAATATAATATTTCTAAGGAAATAGAAGAAATAGCATGTAAGGCTGCAAATGCAGTTGGATGTCACTGGTGTGGGGTTGATATAATGATAGACTCTAAAACTAAAAAACCTTACATCTTAGAGGTTAATTCATCTCCAGGAACCGAAGGTATATCACAGGCTATAGGTAAACCTATCGTGGATGATGTAATAGATTACCTGGTAGAGAAAAGCAATTGGTCTTATTCTAATCTGGAAGTTGGGTATTTAGAGACTTTAGAAATTCCTGGATTAGGTTCAGTTGTAGCCAAATTCGATACTGGTAACGGAGCTAAATCATGCAGTATCCACTGTGATGAGGTAGAAGAAATAGACGGTAAACTGAAATGGAAAATCGGTAAGAAAAACTTCGTAAGTGATATAGTTGGATATTCAGATGCTGAAGTAGGTAAAGATATCCACACCAGACCAATTATCGAGATGGACATTTTATTCCACGGTGTATTGGTACCTGCAGTAAAAATATCTCCTGTCGACAGAACAGAGAAAAGCACACCATTCTTAGCAAATAGAGGATTTATGAGAAGACTTGGATTAATAGTTAATCCATATAAAGCCTTTGTAGTTTCGGAAGAGCCTAAGAAAGGATATGGTGCTGGTGCTTCAAAAGGAGAAGCCCACGCCGGAATTAAATTTGAAAAATAACAAACAGATAAAATGGAAAACCTAAAAGAGTTTGGTAGCATTAGCGAATCATCTAGCCAAGATGAAAAAACAGAAAAAATCCAAGTTCTTCTTTCCAAAGAAGATTTAACTGACTTGAGTAGAAAAATCTCCAAAGAAGCTCTTGCTAAAGGAGAAGCACCGGTTTCTATTTCTCATTACGTGAGAAAATTGATTAGAAGAAACCTAGGGAAAACTACTGAGGATTAATTTCTATGCGACTGCTAATAGAATTTGACGATTACCTAGAAGATGATCTAGATCTGGGTGAGCCAGAAAAGGCAATGATTCGAAACTGGATACAGAAGTATGAAAAGTACTTCAATTTCCATAATAGTGGGGAATTCACTGATTCTATTGATCAGATAACAAAAGACTGTATAGAACAATTAGGAATCGATAAATCAAAAAGTGATGCAGTTCAAGATTACCTAGAAAGTCTATATACTCTTTCGGATGGACTATCAGTAGTGATGGCTCCTGGACCGGAATTACAATATACAAATATAGACCAAGTTCAGAGATTTCAATATTAATGTGAAACCTTTTTATATTTCCTTTGTATAAAGGATAAAATATCTTTTATGAATCTTGTTTCAGCTTTACAGCAATCCAATACTACCACTGAGAATGGAATGGTAACCAATTCAAGTTCACTCAACAATTGTGTTGATCTGTTCTTTAAGATTGGAGCTTTTAGAGCTGCTGATGATTCCGATATAATCAGAGCATTTTCTTTAGCTTTTAACGAGAATCCTGTTACTTCTATGAGAATACTTTTCTGGGCTAGAGATGTAAGGGGCGGAGCTGGCGAGAGAAGGGTATTTAGAATCTGTCTAGACCATTTAACTAAATCCAATCCTGAATCTTTAAAAAGGAACTTGGAGCTTATATCAGAATATGGTAGATGGGATGATCTTCTGGTTTTATTTGGAACTCCATTGCAGGAGGATGCTTTCGGTTTAATTAAAACCGCACTAGAATCAGAAAATGGATTATGTGCAAAGTGGATGCCTAGAAAAGGTCCAATTGCGAACGAGTTAAGAAAGTTTATGAACATGACTCCGAAGGAGTATAGAAAATTGCTTGTTTCTCTAACTAATGTGGTTGAGCAAAACATGTGTTTAAATAAATGGGAAGACATTAATTATTCAAATGTTCCATCGGTCGCTGCTGCAAGATACCAAAATGCTTTCTATAGAAAGGATCAGAAAAGATACGCTGAGTACATTCGTCTTTTAAGCATGCCTAGTGAAGAAAGACCAAATGAAATAAAAATCAATGCTCAAGCGGTTTATCCCTATGATGTTATTAAATCTCTAAACAGAGGTAATAAGGACGTTGCAACCGAACAATGGAAGGCTCTTCCTAATTATATGGAGGGAAATACTGAAATGATTCTACCTGTAGTTGATGTTTCAGGTTCTATGATGTCCTCAGTATCTGGTGGATCTTCCTTAACTTGTATGGACGTATCAGTGTCTTTAGGACTTTATATCTCGGAAAGAAATAACGGGCCTTTCCAGGATCACTTTATAACATTTAGTGAGAGCCCTAGTCTACAGAAATTATCGGGTAATCTTTATGATAGATATTGTCAATTATCCGAATCCGATTGGGGAATGTCAACTAATCTAGAATCTGTATTCAATTTGATTCTAAAGCAAGCTACTAAACACAACATCTCTGAATCTGAAATGCCATCTAAAATATTGATTCTTTCCGATATGGAGTTCGATGAATGTATAATGGACGGTGAAAGTACATCTGCGATGGAGATGATCAGAAAGAAGTACTCTGATGCTGGATATAAGCTTCCTTCGATTATATTCTGGAATATCCAGAGCAGAAGAGGTGGAAATAATATACCTGTTAGATTTGATGAGATGGGAACTGCTTTAGTTTCTGGATTTTCTCCTTCGATACTTAAATCAATATTAGCTGGTTCTGAAATAAGCCCGATGGAGATAATGAACCAGACGATAAATTCGGAAAGGTATCAAAAAGTATCATAAATAATGAAACTTCTTCTGAATAGAAATATATAAATTAAAAATAAGGAATCTTTTCAGCAAAAACAACTTACATTTAACTACGCAATAAGGATAGGACTCTTCGGAGCCTCCTATCAAAAAAAAGAGATTCCGCTATTATTAAAGGATTGTTACAGCAAATACAACTACAATTGAGATAACAGAAAAAACAATCCTGATACTATTAAAGTCCGAGTGAAAGCTCGGACTTTTTTTTTCTTCCGGGATTATTTTTTATCTTTGTTTCATAAACCAATAAAAATCGAGATTATGTTAACAAATGGAAAATTAGCAAACGAAGGATCGAATCTGGATAAACTCATTTCTAGATTTAGAAAACCAATTCTCCTAGCGGGACGTATCTTACTTGTTATTATAGCTCTTTCCTCAGGATATGCTATATCGGAGATTCAACATCGATACAAGGAATCCCTGGTAGAGGAGGAATCCCCTATGGTAACTAGACCAGCTGCTGAAATCTCAGTGGCCATCAACGAAAGAAACGAGTTGATGCTCATAGATCGTAGAAATGGAAAATATGAGATTTACCAAGATTCTACTGGAATGCAGATCTTTAATCTTTACGCAAATAAGCTCTATAAGGACAATAATCAATAAGCCATGAAGAATACGATGTACATGATCATTATCGGAGTTTTAATGGCTCCTATAGCTTTCCTTTTAATCAGTAGTTCAACTGCTAAGGAAGAAACCGTTATGCTTGCTTCTGGTAGTTCAGCTTCTATGAATTTGCCTCCATGTATCGAAATGCACAACTGCATAGAAAAGTACAGTAAAAAGTACGACATTCCAAAAAGATATGCCTATGGAGTGGCTTTCAAAGAAACCAGATATCAAGGTGCATTTCATTGGAACTATAACCCAAAACAGACCAGTTGTGTTGGAGCTGTAGGACCGATGCAAATAATGTATCCAACCGCACAGATGATGTGGAAAGACCGGGAATTTACCAAGGTGGATCTTAAGGACAATATAGATTTTAATGTTGAGACCAGCATGAAATTACTTAGACATCTCTATGATAGGTATAAAGACTGGAAGATCGTATTTGGGTGTTATAACACTGGACGTCCGATGGTTAATCAATATGCAATCGACGTGTATAATTTTTAATCCAATTCGGAATAATTTAAAAATGCTCGGCTATAAAGGTCGAGCATTTTTTTATGTAATGAGAGCTGTTTATGTTGACTGGCACCTTCCCAGAAAAATGAAGGGTATAGTTTTACCGGTAAAGAAGCACTGGGAAGTTGCGATGATCATCAGAACAACATTCTTTTCCAGAGAGATAAATGGATTCTCGCCTGTTTTATATTGCGATCAGGAAACATATGATTATTATGAAAGTCTGGATCTCGTAAAGCACTTCGATGACGTATATCCTATCTTACCTAATGATGAGACAGAGGTAAATTTCGATCCTACTGTTTTCTGGGCAGCTGCTAAGTTTTTAGCAATACAGAAATGCAACGAGCCATTTATTATGATTGACCTCGATGCAGAAATAAGATTCAAGATTAATCCCGAAGAATATGATGCCTTTTTTGCCCATTATGAGCTGGTACTAGATGATGACATTAATTACTATCCGCCACCTCAATACTTAGATCAATCCGATTATCTAGGAAAAAAGTACAATATCGATTGGAGTGATCTAGCTATGAATACGTCGATCATCTATTTTAAGGATCTCGATTTAGCAAAAGAGTTTGCAGATTCTGCCCTTGATTTTATGGAGAATGTCGATTCGATTAATTTAAATTTCGATCCGGTTTCGTACATACTCTTGGTTGAACAGAGATTAGCTTATGAACTGTGTAAGATCAAAGAATCTAATATTGGAACTCTAATCTCTGGAATCTACATACCAAGGGAAGCTAGGGATGGAATGGAACCAGAATTTGTCGATTCTGATGTTGATGAGATATCACAAAAGGGCTTTCTTCATATTTGGGGATATAAAAAGGCACTAAATGCCAGTCCTGAATTGGAACAGCAGCTTTTAGGAGATCTTATCTCATCGAGAATAAATTTAAAAGATGATATCGTAGGTTCGATTTCTAAAAATTTCGAACTCTATATGAATAGATAATAGATGAATGAGGGTAAAAGAATAGAAGGTGAATTCTATAACTATCTTAATGATTTTGCTAAGACTAACGGGATTAGGGTTACCGAGGTTATTAAGATGGATAAATTGGTAGAGGATCTTCGTAATCTTTATCTCTCTAAAAAAGGAAAGGAAAAAGATCAGGAAAAAGATCCTGAGTAATTATATGGGCCCGCTTTGGATTTGACAGGCGGAGGTAGTTCTTTGAGATGCAGGCAGTCTTAGATTGGAAAGACTTTAATTACCTATCAAACAATAAACGCAAACGTTTACAATTCTGAGGATATCATGAGTATCCCAACTTCACTTACTCGCTCTGTAGTAGCTGAAGAGGTTGAGCTAGCTGTTGCAGCCTAACCAATTGGCGGCAACTGCCAATTATAAAAGAAAGTTGCAAGCTGGCAAGAAAAAAGGTTCGTAGTATTGCCTATTTGACATTGAGTGGAACCTTGAGGATTAGTTCAATACCCATTAAGATCGTCACTATCAATGTCAGTGAAACTTGGTTAGTACCGGGGAGTAAACCAGACCGAGCATTAAGTCTGAAAGAAAAAAGAAACGCACCAAAAGTTTGTTGATGTCGAAAAATCAACTAAGCCTGTGAATGAGTCCAATGGACATTCGATCTGGACGAGGGTTCGACTCCCTCCGGGTCCACTTTTTTGAAACATTTTAGATAAATACTAATATAAAAATTAAATTATTATTATGACACTTACTATTACCGCTGTTTTATTAATTGCATTAGTTCTAGGATTTTGGTACTTTTACTCAAAGGGAGCTAACAGCAATATGAAGGGATCGATCGATGTTGATCTGGATGTAAATTTGGATATCCCTTCAGAAGAAGGAGAAGCTGATGCTTCAACCACCGTATCTGTTGGATTCAATGGATCTGTTAACCAGGAGGAAGTAACTGAATCCCCAGAACCTGTTGTTGAAGAGGAACCAGTTGTAGAAGAAAAAGCACCAGAGGTTAAAAAAGCTAAGGCTGAGAAAAAGAATCAGCCAAAAAAACCAGGAGCTAAACGAGGCAGAAAACCTAAAAAAGATAAAGGAAACGATCTACTACTAAGCTAATAAAAAAATCCCTCTCAGAGGGATTTTTTATGAGATAAATTTTTTAATCCCGCGACCAAAATTTACATTTAGGTCAAATTACTAAAAATAACACTATGCTTTTAAGAACAATTAAAAATTACGCCCTACTCCGAATTTACAAGACCTCTAGGTTTTTCAAGACTGGAAAATTCAAATCCGTAAAGAGAAGCAAAAAAGAAAGGACTCTTCAGAAGATAATCAAGGGGGTTTTAAATGATCCAAAAAGCCGAGTTTATTACTCACCGGAAAGCTACCGAATATTCACTCACAACCAGGATAAGACATACATCATCTCGTTTGATGATCGTGAGATTAGAATCACGAATCACCGTTTCTTTTCCAGCTTCCAAGTAAATCCAGATTTTGCCCGCTCCATAATAAGAGAAGCATTTGCTCGGATAGAAAGAGATATGCAGGCATTAGAAAGCGAATCTGTTTGTAACGAGGATTTCTTCCTGAATGAGGTTTATGATAAATTTAGTTCCTCTGGAACTAATGAAGAGATGCCGACGAAGGAAACCGAGAAATACTTCGAGGATATTCTAAATGAGAGCACTCTGTCATAGTTATGAGAATAGCAGTAATTGCCCATGACAATAAAAAAGCTGACCTTGTAGCTTTTATTCTTAAAAGATTAGATTTTTTTAAAGAGCATGAAATCGTAGCTACTGGAACTACAGGAAAACACATCGAGCATGCCGGCATAGAAGTGAACAAGAAGCTATCTGGTCCTAAGGGTGGAGATGCACAAATAGCAGCAGAGCTTGTAGATGGTAAAATAGATGGTGTTTTATTTTTCATAGATCCTCTAACATCGCATCCTCACGAGGTTGACGTTCAGATGCTTTTAAGATTATGTAATGTTTGGAACATTCCAATTGCTACAAATTATTCCACAGCAAAACTTTTAGTTGAAGCGATAACAAAAAAATAAATATTCGATGATAGTATGTTTTATATCGGATACTCACTGTCAGCATTCAAGTAGAAAATTAGAATTTTATCTGGACAGAATTCTGGAGAAATATCCAGATTCTACTATAGTCCACTGTGGCGATATTTCAAGTCGGGGTAGATTTACAGAAATAGAAGATTTTCTTTCGTGGTATTCAGACCTAGGGTTTAAAAATAAAATAATGATCTCAGGTAATCACGATTTCTTCTTCGATTATGATCGTACACCAATAACTGATATGGGTAGATCTAGACACGGAAATCCGATGTATTCGAAGGAAGATGTTTACGATTTACTTTCAAAATATCCACAGATAATTTATTTGAATGATTCGGGTATCACCTTGGATGGAATAAACTTTTGGGGTAGCCCAGTAACCCCGTGGTTCCATGACTGGGCTTTTAATAGGACTGAGGAAACGATAATAGATCATTGGAAAATGATTCCTGATAATACGAACATCCTGATAACTCATGGTCCTCCAAGAGGTATATTAGATCTTACCTACAATGGATACACCAATGTAGGTTGTATAGAACTAGCTGGAAAAACTTTTGATTTAAAAGAACTTATGGTCCATGCTTTCGGACATATTCACGAGGCATTTGGTATTGAGACTGTCGATGAGGTAACCTATATAAATGCTTCGTTTCTGAATTTCAACTATCAGCCTTTAAATTCACCGATAATATTTGACACTGAGAGTAAAAAATCTTATATTTTTTCGATTCAGGATTGAAATTTTATCGGACATGTTTCATAGAAAGATAAAAGAAAATTATTAATGAGAACATTCCAATACCCTTCCGATGCTATAAAATGGACTAAGGAAAGGTTATCAGATCACGGTTACGTTGTTAAAACAGAGAAATGGCAGGGCATAGAAGCTCCTGATGACATGTATGAAATAATGAACCATTCTTTTCAAATGGTTATACCGAAATCTATGGAAGAACTTGTTGATGAGGTAAAACCAAATTTACCTTGGGCTAATGAGCATTTCTTAGAAAGGGTTGGTGGACTTCCGCTCAATCCCCCGCCATCTCATGTTAACTGGCCATTCGCTCAGAAGAATAACGAGCAGTTTGGTGGCAATGATAGATTTTCCCACACATATCCGGAGAGAATTTGGCCTAAATACGCTTCCGAAGTTCCAAATTCTTCTATGGAAGGTATTAGATTTTCCTATGGTGATTTTGGTGATGTGCTGGATCTATTAGAGAAGGAGCCTTTTACGAGACAGGCATTCCTCCCGATCTGGTTTCCCGAAGATACCGGGGTAACTCACGGAGAAAGAGTACCCTGCACCATTGGTTATCATTTTATGAGAAGAGGTAATTTTTTCCATATCTCCTACTTTATTAGATCTTGTGATTATATAAGACACTTTAGAGATGACATATACCTAGCCATCAGAAAGCTAATGTGGATTCTGGATGAGCTTAAAAAAAGAGATCCGGAGAGATGGGGTGATGTTGTTCCGGGTTATTTTGCAATGCACATAGTTTCGCTTCATTGCTTTAACCGTGAGAAAGGACTTTTAAAACTAAGTAATAAGTAATATGGAAAATGAGTTTGTAAAGGACGTACTAGATTTAGCTAATCGATATCCAAATGATTCTGAATTGGGAAAAAATGTAAGAATGCTAATCCGAAAATATAAGGAACATTCAGATACTAACAAAAAAAAGGAGGGTAGTCTCCAGAAATAATTATGGATCCAAAAGCTAGTTACTTCAAGGAGATCAGAAAACCAACTGACAGTATGATGGTTTTCTACGAGAAAATGTTTAAAAGAAACCAATCCAAATTTATCAGAAGATCCAGTCTCGAGGTTTCTCATTTGGGATCTGAATTCGATTATGATGATAAAAGGATGAAACTTTTGGGAGCAATAGATTCTACCCTAATGATATCGGAGGATCTAAATGACGGTAAATGTTATATAGTCCACGGCGACACCGTTACCAATTTAATATTAAAAAATAATTAATTGCTTTGTTAGATTTCTACGTTAAGACATATAGCCCCGAAGTACACATACAAATATGTGAGCTAATATCTTTAACTCTGACCAAGATATTAGAGGACAAAATGGGTGAAGAATCTGACGATTTTTATGGGATTTTTCTTTTGCGTAGTAGCGACGAAGTTTACGAGCTTTTCTCTGAATTTAGAGAGATAACCTTGGAAATGCCTAAGGGGAAAGTTATCAGATAACTCCTTTATCTGATTTCTCGTTGATATATAGTTTGTACTTATGTCTATTTGTAATTGGGCAATAAAACAAATTGATATATGGACGAGAATAACATAAACCAAACATTCTTGATGAAGCAAATACTGGATGAGCTAGCTAAGCTTAAATCCAATATGCCTAACGGTGAACTGAAACACCTCCAGGATAGCATAGAGGATTTAAGGAAGGACCAAAAAGTGCTCAAGGATGACATCTCAGATATCAAAAGAAAATTGCTAGACCCCGAAACTGGTGTTATAGTTAGGGTTAATGAAAATACAAAATTTAGATTACAGGAGGAAGACCGATATGAAGATTATCTGGAATTCAATGCTGATCTCCGAAGTCTAAAGAAATGGCAGGGAGGAATAAACAAAGCAATGTGGATAATTTTCACTGCCATTGCAGCCATCGCACTCAAAGTTATTTTTGGAGTGGGGTAGGCCACCAAAAAAAATATTGGACCATGGAATCGGGAAGTTTCAAAGAATTCATGGATATGCAGGACAACGAAGGTCCATTTCTGGGGGATTTAATTTACCCGAAGGTAAAGGAAGCTATCCTAGAAAATTTCGAAGAGGCAAATCTCTTCACTCTAATTCCCACTGACAATGAGGAATATCCAGATGGCATTGTTTTTAGCCTAGATCGAAATCAATTTTCTATATTTCTTGAGCACTACCTAAAAATGTGTGAAGAGAACGAGCTCTACGAGAGATGTTTAGAAATACTTGATCTCCAGGAACTTATTACAGAATGCTAATGTCATGAATGGGGACGAAAAGAAAATATACGACCGTGCACTCATAAAATATTCTATGATTGTAAGATGCGGTGGAAATTCCATAGAGGAAATTAAAGAATGTATCGAGATCTTCGAAGAATTTGAAGATTATGAAAAATGTGCAGATTTACTCGAAATTTTAAAAGCCTATGAGTCTAAAAAATGAGTAGAGAAGAAAGTAAAAATAGTGAAGACGATAAATAGGCAAGTTTTTGAGAATGCTTTAAAAAGCATGGAGATATATGGTCTGGATGGAATGAAATCCCCTAGAATATTATCTAAAAGAAATCTCATTAGAGAATCACTAATTAAATATTATGAATCCACTGAGGAATTTGAAAAATGCAAATTCATAGTAGGATTTTTCGAGGATTTGGAAAAAAATATTTCCGAGACAAAATCCACCAGGAAAAAGCAATAATAGGTTCCACGATTTTGGTGTTTTTGAAACCTTTAGTTACATATAAGGTATAATTAACATCAAAAACAAACAAATAATTAATGAAGTTTTCAGAATTATCTCCGGATCAAATTTATGAGATTTCCAGAATATACTGGGATCGAAAAATGGGATGGGATGACAGAATGGAAGCTCTCAGTGAATACCTAGGTAAATCAGAAAGAACCGTCCAGAAATGGATATCCAAGTTAGGTATTACCGAGAAATCTATTCAGGAATCTCCACAGCTAATTAGAGCTAAAGAAAAGAAATTTAATAAAAGAAAAAAGAGATTCATTGTTACATGGGCTCAGAACGATACTCCAGTTCACGAGAACTTCATCTGTAACATTGAGGCATATGCGAATCATATCAATGCAGATATTCACGTTATAGCAGGAAGGTACAAGAATCCAACCTCAGTGTTTACAGACAAGAAATATGAGCAATGGTCAGATCGGATTATAAAGTACTTGGATGCTAACCGTCACGAAATCCACAAGTATATGTGGATAATGTCAGACGTAAAAATCCAACCGACGGCAGTTGATCCTATGACAGGATTACAGGGAATGACCGGTATTAATTCCTGTATTTTTGGATCCCCCAAAGTTCAGTTGGAAACAATCCCAGTACTGGAGGGGAATTTACCGAAAATAATGATGACCACTGGAGCCTGTACGGTCAAGAACTATACAGATTCTAAATCTGGTAAAAAGGGAGAATTCCATCACACATTAGGTTTTGTCGTAGTAGAAATAAAAGACGATGAAACCTTTTTTGCTAGACAGGTGACCGCAAATGATTCTGGTGATTTTACTGATCTTTATTACAAAGTTGAGTATGATCCTGACGAGGATCAAAGTAAAGTAGATAAGATCAACAGAATATCTGCAGCTATCTTAGGAGACGTTCACTATGGACAGCATGACGAGGAGGTTTTAAATAAAACCCTAGAGATGTTTAAAAACATCAATCCAGATTATGTTGTTTTACATGATGTTTTCGATGGATTATCTATAAACCACCACGAGTCCAACGATCCATTTGTTCAATACAAGAGAGAGATGGAGGGAACAAACTCCCTTAGAAATGAGATCGATGCGATGTTAAATGGATTGGAGGTATTCAAGGATTATAAAACTGTAATAGTTAGAAGTAATCACGATGATTTCTTGGATCGATGGTTAAAGAATACTGATTGGAGAAAAGCTACCACCATGAAGAACTCTATTGAATATATGGAGTTCAGTACCCTGCTATTAAAAGGAGAAGCACCGAAAGGGATTATACCTTATCTCATTAATCAGAAATTTCCAGAATTTGTTACGCTAGGACGCAGTGATAGCTTTGTAGTTAGAGATTGGGAACTTGGACAACATGGAGATATTGGGTCCAATGGTGCAAGAGGATCTCTGTTACAATTTAGAAAGCTTAATAGAAAATTGGTTGTTGGTCATTATCATTCACCGGGTAGGAAAGATGGAGCTTTGGCAGTTGGAACATCAACTAAACTTAGAGTTAATTATAACCTAGGACCAAGCGGTTGGCTACATTCTCACGTTATTATACATGATGATGGAAAAGCTCAGCATATCAATTTTATAAAAGGTGACTTCACAACACTAAAACCATAATCCAATATGGATCAAAAAATATACAATTTCATTGCAGGTGTAGATGAGGTAGGACGTGGGTGTCTCTCGGGTCCAGTCGTAGCTGCAGTAGTAATTCTTCCCGAAGGATTCTATGATTCTAGAATAAAAGACAGTAAGTTAATCAAGAGTCAAAAGAAAAGGGAAGAGGCTGAAGCACTTATCAAACAGAACGCAATTTCTTGGGGTATAGGAGCAAGTTCCCCACAGGAGATAGATCAGATGAATATTCTGCAAGCAACTTTTTTAGCTATGAGAAGAGCTATTGATGCTTGTTCAAAAAGACCGGATTTTCTTTATGTTGATGGTGATAAATTCCCTGGCCATAATGGAATACCGTACGAGTGTGTAATAAAAGGAGACTCCAAAATACACTCTATATCTGCAGCATCTATTTTAGCCAAAGTTCATAGAGACAAGCTAATGAGACAGATTGGACTAGAACACCCATCTTATAAATGGGAGACCAATGTTGGTTATGGAACAGCAGATCACATTAACGAGATAAAAAAATCAGGGCTAACCAAGCACCACAGAAAAACTTTTTGTTTAAACTTTATAAAATAATAAAATGGAATCACAAGAATTTGAAAAAGAAAATGTCATGTCTGAAAGCGAAGAATTGAAAATATTAGGTATAGATCAATTCGATAGAGCTGAATGGGTATTTCAATTTGATGACGAGGAACCCATAGTTATGGCCTGGAGTACTTCCAAGGATGAAGCTGGCGAACTCTCCTTTATTCTTAAGGCAAACAGTGGAAGTAACATAACTTTCAGATCCAAGGACGGTACGAAATCTCTTCAGATATTCGCCAGAAGAATGTCCGACGAGAGAAGAGCTGAATTGGATCAGATCCAAAAAAATGAGGAAGAATTAATCGAGAAGATTAATAGTCCCGAATAAAAAATAAAACCCCATGCGGAACAACACAAAATTCGACTTTGACGATATTCTAATCCAGCCTGCTGTAGTTAGTAGCATTTCCTCCAGAAGTGAGATCACTGTTACTTATGAGGATGGACATCTTCCTCTTTTCACAGCTCCTATGGATACTGTTGTTAGCTCTTCTAATGTTGAGATCTTTCAAAAACACGGGATAAGAGTTGTAAAGCCGAGGACAATGAATAATCAATACGATTACTCTGGATCTAATTTCAATGAATTTTTATCGTTGGGATTAGATGATTTCAATACCATATTCTTAGATAAAGACCGATTTGAATCCGAGGATAAGCTATATGTTCTTATAGACATTGCAAATGGACATATGCTAAAACTAATCGACTCAGTAAAGAAATCTAAAGAAATATACGGTGACAGATTAATTCTAATGGTTGGTAATGTTGCTAATCCCAAGACTTATTCCGATCTATCAGATGCTGGAGCAGATTACGTAAGAGTCGGAATAGGTAATGGAGGTGGATGTCTCACTACGGTACAAACTGGTGTTGGTTATCCGATGGGATCTTTAATAAAGGAATGTTACATCGAAAGCTGTTTTATCAATAATCCTGCTAAAATAGTAGCTGATGGAGGATTTAAAAGTTACTCTGACATAATAAAAGCTTTAGCACTTGGAGCTGATTATGTGATGTTGGGTTCGATCCTTAATAAAGCCCTTGAAAGTGCAGGTGGAACTTACATGGAGGAATATACCAGCAGATCTGAACCTAGAGAAACGATAGATCAATACTCAGAAAAAGCAAAAGAGCTTTTTGAGAATGGAACTAAGATGATCAAAAGTTTTAGAGGTATGAGTACAAAAGAGGCTCAGAAAGCTATGGGTAAAACTGTATTCAAAACTAGCGAGGGTGTTAACCGAATGCACCCAGTTGAATACACTCTAGAAGGATGGACTGATAATTTCAGAAGTTATCTTTCATCCGCTATGAGTTATTCAAATGCTAGAAATCTAAAGGATTTTATAGGTTTGACTAAGTACAACTTCGTAACAGAGAGTTCAATTAACAGGTATAGAAAATGAGAAAGGGTGATTTTTGTTTACTTAATTCTGAAGGGTGTCTTTTATCCTGCACTAGGCATAATGAATACATTAAGGTAAATTCAGAAGAGGAAAAATGTAATCACGTTTTTGTTATTTATGATACTGAAGATAGTATTGTCGATATTCTAGAATCAGATAAAATGAAAGAGTTCATACACGGGGATCTTGAAATCCACGGTGTTTCCAGAAGCTACCGATATTCAGAATTCCCTGGGAGTATGAAACCCGATCTTAAAACTCTGGATGAATTTATAGGCATAGATACTGCTGGAAAAATATACTAGATGTTTTTTGGTATATAGATCAAAAAAGTAGTTTTTAAATGAAGTCCGGTTATTATTTAAGTGCAGATCTAATTTCTAAGAAGAAATTTACGACCGATGATTTAGAGAGGATAACATCAGAAATGGAAATGAATGAGGATTTCTTTGATCTCTGTTCAGTTCTTTCTGGTTTTATATCTATGAATTTTAGCAGTCATGTCGAAATCTATGCAGAGGATATAAAATTTGATTCAGACAAGATAACAGAGGTTGAACAATTTATAGAGATTCTAGATTCTTTGATCTCAGGAGGATGGGGAAATGATTCTAAGATAGAGTGGACCTCAGATTATCCAGAGATGACATATCTTTGGTTTAAAAATTCAGACGTTTGGGAATCTGTAACCAAGGATCACGATAGAGGCATATGGAGAGAAGAGGAGGAGTGGGACAAGGATGATTCAGATTATGACTACCCGGATTATACAGATCCGGAGGATAATTGGTAATTTTCTGGAACATTTCTATAAAAAGCATATATAAAAAGTAAGGAAGAGCCTTTCAAGCTTATTACTGTCTCGGGTCAAACAGGCCTTAGAGTTGTTCAAAGAGCATCGAAGAGATATTAAAAAAAGAAAAGGTAATATGAAAAACAACAAAATCGGTGAAACCAATTCACCAAAGCCACAAGCATGGATCGCCGTATCCAACAATCGACAAAAACTATACGGCACAAACAATGATCTAGTTTATCTAGATGACGACCAGGAGTTTCAAATTGAACTCTACAATCCAACTTCCATTAAATATCTTGCTAAGATCTATGTCAATGGGGAATTAATGTCTTCTGCTGGTTTGGTTCTAAAACCAGGTCAAAGATATTTCCTTGACAGACACATCGATGTCAAGAAAAAATTGGTCTTCTCCACTTATGAGGTTGAAGATACTGAAGAGGTAGCGGAAGCAATCAAAAACAACGGATCGGTGAAGGTTGAGTTTTATGGGGAGTGCAAAAATTCAAATTGGCTAACTGCCAGTCCCGGAACTAGCACGCTTACAGTTTATCCAACCTGGACTACCAACCACAATCTTACTGGAAATGGAACTATTACTTTTGGAGGTTCCACCGTTAATACTCTATTCACGAGTACCTCAGGTGTTATTTCAGGATCAATTTCCGGAGGTGTGGATATTTCAGCCAGTAGGGATTACAGCTCAAGTTTCGTATACGACACCTACTCTAGTGAATACTCTAGTGAAATCAAAATGCAAAATGCTGGTTCTCTAGAAACTGGACGTGTTGAAACGGGTAAGGATTCAAATCAGAGTTTCGATCAAGACTATGGGACTTACTCATGGTTTAGCTCATTCAATTCTGAATACAAAATCCTCCCAAGATCAACTAAACCGGTTGAGGTTAAGGAGATCAGAGAGTACTGCACAGAGTGCGGAACTAGAATAAAGAAAAAAGGCTGGAAATTCTGCCCATCATGTGGGGAGAAATTAAGCTAAATTAAAAGTTTGGGGCTCTTCCTTTTTTTTAGAGAACTATTTTCTAAATCACCCATATAACTTTAAAATCTTTTATAAGTGAAGGTATTTTTCATAGTCCCGCATTTGTCTACTGGAGGAATGCCGGAATATCTAAAGAATAAGATAGAGAAAATAAAGGACTCCTGTGAAATATGGGTTTTTGAAAAATCACACGAGAGGACTTATAACACAATCAGGAAAAGAATAGAATCTTTAATAGGACCAGAACGTATAATTACATTGGGTGCTAAGAAAAAGATACTATTGGAATCCATAAGATCGATTGGTCCGGATGTTATACATTTCGAAGAACCCTGCGAGCATTTTCTTTCTGACGATATTCTTGAAGAGATATTTTATAGTGAAAGAAAATATCGTATCCTAGAAACTTTCCATGATTCGTCAATGCAGCCAGAGGAAAAAAAATTCTTGCCTGATAAATTTATAGTGGTTAGTCCATGGCAGGTTAAGTTGTTGCAGAAGTTAAAAATCCCTATGGAAGTTATTGAACATCAATTAGAGAAAAGGGAATTTAGAAATTCCGATGCAGCCAAGAATAAGCTAGGGTTAGATACCGGGCATAAACACGTGGTTCAAATTGGAATATTCACGCCAAGAAAAAACCAATCAGAGACAATTAATATAGCCAGATTAACCCCACAGATACAGTATCACTTCATTGGTACTTTGGCGGATAATTTCAAATGGTACTGGGAACCTTTGCTGAGAGATCTTCCCCCCAACTGTAAAATTTGGGGTGAGCGTGATGATGTTGATCTTTTTTATGAGGCTGCAGATCTTATCATATTTCCTTCCATAGAAAGATTCAACGATAAGGAAACAAGCCCTCTCGTTTTAAAGGAAGCTATCTCTTGGAAGACACCTCTTTTGATGAAGAACACCGATGTTTATTCAGACATGTATCAAGAATCAGATACGGTTCATTTCATGGGGGGTTCAATAAATTATAATTCTAGAAAAATTTTACAAATATTAGGAGAAATGGAAACAGGAGGACAAAAATTCTCGGCTAGATTTGAAGCCGATGAAAATAAATTAATAGTGGGTCTTATGGAAAATGAGATAGGCGATGTTACCGTATCTATTAAGGATAGGGATTCTAACACCTGCATATTTTCATTTTCTCTAGATGCACAGTATGCGGGATCCGAATGGTGGTGTATCCCGATACCTAAGCCATACTTTGATTTTATGGGTGATAGAAACTTTAGTGGTTTCTTAGTCGAGTTTTACAAGTCATTGAACGAGGATCCAATCGAATCTTTGATTGTAGACCTAGATAAAAAACCCATCATGAAAAAAATGATAAACTCCGGTGGTCCTATTAACTTCGATCCTATTTTCGTAAATTACACACAGTTCTTTGTTGATGGAATTTATAACCAATTCTTTGCAGGCACCCGAGTGACAACTGCCATCGACATAGGAGCTAATGTTGGTCTTTTTACCGAATGGGTACTTGATAGATTCGGAAGCGACACGAAAGTAATTTCGGTTGAGCCAAATAGCAAAGCATGCGAATCATTCAGTTACATGCACTCAGGAAAAGAGAATGTTATTTTAGAAAAGCTTGCAGTCACTTCCACTGATAACGATGTGATCAAACTTTTAGTAAATCCGGAGAATACCCTAATATCTAGTGTAGAAGGTACTGGAGATGGCTACTCAGATTCAGAGGAGATCGGTACCATATCTCTCCTTAGTTTATTGGAAAAGCATGGTCTCTCTGAGGTTGATCTTCTTAAGGTTGACGTGGAGGGAGCAGAATATGATATATTTAGCGTTGTTTCACCGGAGGATCTCAGAAGGTTTAAGCACATGCTAATTGAATTTCATAACAATAGAGGCAGAGCATCCGATTTGATATCAAAGATAATCTCTGCTGGTTTTGACGTGGATCTTAGAGACGACGATACAAGGTATCAAGTGGATCAGAACAACGATAGAGGAACCATATTTGCAACAAGAAAATGAGAATAGCACAGATTACCCCTGGTGTAATTCCGATCCCACCAAATGGATGGGGTGCAGTTGAAAAAATAATATGGGAATACACTAAAGTACTTAGATCATTAGGACATCATGTAGAGATATTATATTCAAGTGAGGTCAATCCGGACGAATGGGACATAGTACATGTTCATATGGCAAATCTTGCCCTGGATCTAAAGTCAAGAGGAATACCTTACATCTTCTCACATCATGATCACCATGCCTATCACTTTGGTAAAGAATCTCACACTTACAAAGAAAACTTGGAAGCTATCCAGGGATCAATTGTGAGCTTCGTACATGCTAAATATTTAGTTGATTATTTTGGAGGCGGGGATAAATTAAGGTACTTGGGTCACGGGGTTAATATCTGGGACTATGAGTTTAATGATAAATCCAGAAGCATTAAAGAGGGAAACATCTCATTGCTAATGTTAGCTAATAACGGCCTGGGCGGTGATAAGATGTACGATAGAAAGGGATTCAAATACGGAATAGAATCCGCAAGAAGATTGAATCTACCAATAACGATAATATGTCCATCCGATAATTCCGATTTGATAGAATCAGTAGATCCCTACGAGAAGCTAACTCTCAAATATAATCTGGGCTATTTGGACACCCTGGAGGAAATAAGAAATCACCACATTTTTTTGAATCCTTCGATGTTAGAGGCTGGACACCCAAACCTCACTGTTACTGAGATGTTGTCTCTGGGAATTCCAGTGATCGGTACGTGTGAGTCGGAAATCCCAGGATTGGTGAGATTGCCACTAGCATCGGATCTTAGTATAGATTTAGATAATCTATGTGAATCTATAGAGAAAGCAATTAGAACTTATCCGCAGTTAGTTTTAGAATGTAAGAGAATCAGGGAATCACTTTCATGGGAGGTGGTTGTATCTAAGATGCTAATGGAGTACTCGTCATTCGCTAAGATCGATCAAAAGGAGCTTATTTTAAGCTCGTATAAGACTCCAATTAGAAAAGACATATTAACAGATGTTCGGGGGTTCGATTGCTCGTTTAATGGCTCTATTTACGCTTACAAATCAGCCAATACACCTTCGATAACTTCAGTTTCATTTAAAGATAGAGGAACTAACCAGATAATATATAAATCCAAGTTTTCTAAATCGTCTAAATCCTGGATTATGTATGGCGATTCACCTAATAGATTCATAGACTGGGAGGTTGTTTTTAAGGTTGGAGACATTGAGGTATTTAAAAAATCGATGGATCTAAGGGACAATCATGTTCTTGTTATTGGCGAGATTGGATCTGATAAATCCGAAATGTTATCGGATTTTGAGAAAACTACCGGATGTATACTATCATTAAGAGATTCTGAAATTAGTGGATTTTTCAAATCCGATGGATCCGATGATCTATACTATAGAAAGCTAAACCCAGAACAAATCTTAGATTTTTTCTCCCCCAAGGATAAGATCACTAGCCGAACATTAATTACTCTGGAAACTGGATCTCTGGGTGACAATATAGCTTTCATTCCCTATGCTAATGAATATGGTAAGAAGATAGGTGAAAAAGTCGATGTTATCATGCCACACAAGGATCTATTTACCGATGTATATGAATGGGTAAACTTTGTAGATTCAGATGGATTGCATCCTTATACTAACTATGTAGCCATTGATTACATTTTCGAAAAACCCCTACAAGAGGGTGCGGCATACCAGCTAGGATTAGATTATCAAGAGATAAGACCGGAAATAAAACAGAGACAATCCTTAGATATACCTTCGGGCAAATATGTGTGTTTCTCCATGCACAGCACAGCACAGGCTAAGCATTGGAATTATGACAAAGGATGGTCAAAACTATGTAATGAATTGAAGTTAATGGGTATTACTCCAGTTTGCATAGATCGATACGAATCATTTGGTACAGAGGACAATTGGAATCCTATCCCTAAAAATTGTGTCAATATGACTGGGGGTGACCTAACAAGAATGATAGAAATAATTAGTGGGTGTGAATACTTTATAGGACTTTCTAGCGGTTTATCTTGGTTGGCACATGCACTAGGAAAGAGAGTGGTGATGATATCGGGGGTCACTTCTCCAGAAAATGAATTCACAATTGATTGCCTAAGAATACACGATTCCAGCGTTTGTAATTCGTGTTTTAATAAGTGTAAGGATTACGAGTTCGATCCCGGAGATTGGATGTGGTGTCCTGAATTTAGGGGAACCTCTAGACAGTTCGAATGTACTAAAGGTATATCTGCACATAGAATAATATCAGAAATAAAGAAAATCGGGTGGTAATTGGGGATATATAAAACCATGAGAGGATTTTTATTTTTAGTCACCCTCGTATCTCCCTTATTCATATTTTCGCAAACTAAATTAAGGGACTCTGTTTTTGTTAAAACCGAGATATATGAGGTTATTTATAGCGAAATTTTGGAACAACCCAGAATGGTTAAATATACGGTTTTATGTCCGAATGGTAAAGCTTCCAGAAGTGGTATGGATTTTTACGTCAATGACTCCATAAAAACATCAGATAATCTGGATTATGTTAGTAATGTCTATGACAAAGGGCATTTAGCTCCAGCCGCTGATTTTAATTGCACTAGAGAGATGCTTCTTAAGACTTTTAGTTATCTAAATTGCTCTTTACAAAATCAATATCTAAATAGAGGCGTATGGAGAATGTTAGAGGAGCATGAGAGAACTCTTGCATCTAAGGAAAATGTTGTTGTTACCATAGAGATCGTTTTTAGTAAAGCATCAAAAAAACTTCCCAGTGGAGCTACCGTGCCTGACGGGTATTACAAAACTATTTATTTAGAGAAATCTAAAAAGACTATAAAATATTATTTTCCTAACGTTAAACCGGATAAGGCTACATTCTCTAGTTATGAAATAAAGGCATAATCCAGGAACAATATTTAAAAATGGATATATAACAAAAAAAAGAAATAAAATGTCAAGAATAGTTTCATTTGATCAATTCAAAAGTAAGGCTGACAAAATGTCTGAAAAGAATTACAACACTAAAGAATCTCACAACGAAGGGCATGAGCATGGCCACGAAGGGAGAGACCACCAACACTACATGTTTTTCCAAAACCTGCTTTCGATTAAACATCATATAGAAGAAATCCTTAATATGGATCCAAACCAAATTGATGAGTTATTGAAGAATGGTCACGATTGGGCTTGCGATCATATTGCAACCTCTAAGGATGACATTCAGGAAGTAGCTGAATGGGCAAGAAACGAGATGGAAATGGCAGGAGGTGAATCTCCAGAGCACACCGAAGAAGAGCCAGAAAACGTTATCGTTGATATCGAAGGAGACAACGATGAAGTTGAAGTAGAAGACGACGAAGAAGGTGAGGAAGACGAGGAAAGCGAAGAAGGTGAGGAAGAGGAAGAAGATAGCGAAGACGAAGAGGAAGAAGAGGAAGAAGAGGAACAATATAACGAGGATGATGAGTACAACCTTGGTGAAGATTTCTCTGATGAAAACTACGAAGAATAATACCTAAAACTAGATAAACTAAAAGCTGTCAATCTGATTGACAGCTTTTTTTGTGAAACAAAGTCCAGTAAAGAGTATAGGAGTTATATGGAAATAAAATTTGCAGATAGCTTCTCAGAAAGTCTAAAAGTACTTAGAAGACATAACACGTGGTGGTATAAAACCTATGATTTTTTCCGAAGAGGAATACCCGGGTTTATAAAGAACATAATTAAATATCGTGAAGCATTATGGAATGATCGATGGTGGGATCACCACTTCTCCCTTAAATTTCTAGAGATTTCTCTTAGGGACATGGCTGACAAGACCGAAAAACACGGACTTGAAGTTGATTCCAGCAGACTAAAAAAAGTTTCAGCAATGAGACGAGCAGCTGATCTAATAAGAAACTACAATGAGGATCTATATTTAGAGATGGCTGAAGCAGAGCTTGGAGAGATTAACTACAAAAAGCCACTGTTTGAAAAGGATGAGAATAATCCAGATTATTATGTAATGGCGGATAACGACACACCTGAAGAGAAGGAGCACAAAAGGAAAGTCTATGATAGAACCAGAGAGTTAGAGGAATCCGAATGGAATGAACTCTGGACGATCATAAGGGGTCAGGACATGGATGAGTTTAGAACTTTCTATAAGAAAGTCAAATCCGGAGAAGCAGATGATTTCGAAAAGGAGAATGGTGAATGGGAAAACTGGTTTGATGGATCAGGCATGAGAGGATGGTGGGATTAATCCAATTAGCTATGGGTTTCATTAAAAGAATAAAGAAAGCGATATCCTCATGGATTTCTCGACATATAATAGCAGAACTCTCACCCGATGAGGACGAGGAGTTTTCTGAAAAATACAGAAATTGATTTTATGGATAAAATTATAATTGTCTACTATCTAAATGTAGATGGACTTTCTCCTGAAGATGTAGCTAGATTTTGCTCGGAGACTGCCAGATCTTTGGAAAAAAAATTTGGCTCTAATCAGTACACCAATATAATTCTTCCGGTAAGAAATCGGGAAACCAGAGTTGATTGCATAAATCCCAAACTTATCTCTGCAGAGGAATATAAAAATGTGGAAGAAATTTTAAAGAGAAACGAGCAAATAGTTAATATGGTTCTAAAGTCTGAATTAGGAAGACTTGGAGAAGAACTTGAATTTGAACAAATAAACAAATAAAAATGAATTACACAAATCCAAACGATCCGGATCACGTAGATGATCCAAAAGACTGGTTAAACTCGTCTCTTATATTTTCTAATGCACTTTCTCTAATATTAAGAGAGGGAGAAGGTATAGTTGTTGACATTAAGGGAGATATGAATTTCCCAGGAGACGAATCTATAGAGAAGGTAATAGTTTTCCATAGAGAGAAAATGGTCAGAGTAATAGAATGTGAGGATGATTTAAAAGAGGGTACATGGGTAATCGTCCATGATATAAATCCAAATTAGGATTTTTAATCTCCGTACATCAAGAGTACTTTTGTTTCGTTAGAAGTCATTTCTGAATTGCTCTAGTAGATCTACTAGAAATTATGGGACAAATCCTAGAAATTCTAGGATTTGTCCTAGAATTCAATCCGATATGAGTTTCTAACGAAATTTTTTTTATATCTTTATCTAATACAATGGAACTAAAACAATTGTAAAATCAAAAAAATGGCAGAAATACTAAATCTGGTAAATCCGAAAGATAGCTTATCCTTTAAATATGAGATAAGCAGGTTCCCTGACGGCCAGCAATCATTAAGACTGATTGAGGATGGTTACAACACATTCAATTCACTAAAGAATGCGGCGATCAAAATAAAGTCAAGACTAAACAATTTCCAGGATTTGGAAATTATCATTTGCGCAACACAAGCTCTTAGGGAGGTTGGAGTGAATGATATCAGTCTTTACATTCCTTATTGTGTTGGTGCTAGAAGCGACCGAAAATTTTCAGAGGGTGGAATCAATTATGTTAAGACGGTGATTGCACCTATTATCAATTCACAGGGCTACTCGAGTGTCACAATACTTGATCCACATTCTGATGTGCTTGAGGCTTGCATTAACAATTTCAAAAAGATAAACAATTTCAATTTAGTCAATTTTTCTTTGAAAGAAATCCTACTTGAAGATTGGAGAAAAACTTCGGACGATATTGGTTTCGAAGGGTGGTACAAATACGACTGGCTAAAGAACCCGGACATTGTCCTAGTTTCACCCGATGCAGGTGCTTATAAGAAAATTTTTGATGTTGCAGAAAATTTCAGAATTAAGAGCATAGCAACAGCGGTCAAAGTTCGAGATTTGGAAACTGGAAAGATCCTGAGAACGGAGGTTCCAAATTTACCCATTAGCACAACAGGAAAAGAATTTAGGTATGTAATTATCGATGACATTTGTGATGGCGGTAGAACATTCATTGAATTGGCAAAAGCGATCAAAGCTAGTCGCCCAACTGCTGAGATCTATTTAGTGGTCACTCATGGAATCTTCAGTGCTGGGTATGCTGAATTAGGAAAATATTTTAATGGAATCTATTGTACAAACTCGGTAAAGGACATCGTACACGATCCAGAAGACACCGACCTCGAAAGAGAAATGAAGGAAAAAGTAAAACAATTAAACGTATTCTAATGAGTAGCATGGAATCGCACGTAGGTAAGCTACGTAAGGTACAAAGAAACGAAGGTCAGTCAGTTGAGGATTGGTGTAGAGAAAAATGTGAAGATAGAGGAGTTCCAAGTATGTTACCTGAGTTATATGACTCTTGGAAAGAAACCTTGAAGTATCATTTAGATCTATATGAGACTTACTTTTTTATTAACGATGAGATATGGGAGGTTTTTGATCATAAAGAGTTAGGTGATGATGACATCTATGAGATGACACCAAACCCAGATGGGACCATTTCATTTACGATGAGATTTTACAATGGTGGTACTTGCTTAAGTGAATGTATTGAGGAAGGTTTAGAACAATTAAATAAATAAAAACATATGACACTTACAGAAATTTTATCGATCATCTTTATCCATTGGGTAGCTGATTTCATTTTTCAAGCTGAAGTATGGGCAGAGAATAAAAGCAAGAGTCTAAAACCACTTCTAAAACACACCTACACGTACTCTGCAATATGGCTAATCGTCGGATCACTTGCTAAAGCGACCGGAGCTATCCATTTGGAACCGGGAGTTCTCAGTCTTTTTGTCCTGATAACCTTTGTGCTTCATACAGTCACTGACTATTTCACGAGTAAGATCGTTTCCAAAAGATTTGCTAATAAGCACTACGGAAGTCCTATACCAAATTTCGGAGCGTTTACAGTTATTGGATTTGATCAGGTTCTCCACTACACGCAATTATTTTTAACCTATTATCTTCTAACAAAGTAATGGAACAAACAGCAATAGAAACAGGATACAACGAGATTGAAGGAGATTTAATCGAGTTTGCAAAACAGAGGATGTTTGATGTGATAGCACATGGATGCAATTGCATGAGCACGATGGGAGCTGGTATTGCTCCGCAAATGGCAAAAGCTTTCGGATGCGACCGATTCGAAATGGAAATGTGGGGGTCAACAATTGAAAAGCTCGGTAACATAGATTACCAGACTTTCGTAATTGGAGAATTTGCAATCTGGAACCTGGAAGATGCCAAGAATAATCGAAATGAACACGAACTAACTGTGGTTAATGCCTACACCCAATATAATTACGGTAGAAATCACGCAGATGGTCACGCAGCACCTTTTGATTATGATGCTTTCACTATTTGTGTCAGAAAGATGAACGAGGTGTTTAGAGGAAAGCATATTGGACTTCCGATGATAGGTGCAGGACTAGGAGGAGGTAATTGGAATAGAATCAAAGAGATCATTCGTTACGGACTCAGAGACTGTAAAATAACAGTTGTAATCTATAAACCTAAACAATAATGAAAGTAATCAAACCTACAACCGAAAACCAATCAGTAAGATCCAACGATGTCTCGGTATTTTTAGCTGGCTCGATCGAAATGGGATCTGCTGAGGATTGGCAATCTAAACTCGAAGCCAAGTTAAAGGAAACTTTAGACCACGAGGATATTGTCCTATTCAACCCTCGGAGGGAATCCTGGGATTCCTCATGGGAGCAAAGAGAAACAAATCCTGAATTCAATTACCAGGTTAATTGGGAATTATCAGCATTAGAAATGGCTGATATTATATTCTTGAATTTCTTACCCGACACAAAGTCTCCGATATCTCTATTGGAGCTTGGAAAGTTTGCAAATAGCGGAAGAATGATTGTTTGCTGCCCTGATGGATTCTGTAGAAAAGGAAACGTCGAGATTGTCTGCAGTAGATATAACGTTCCTTTTTACGGATCTCTAGACGAAGCAATAGGATCATTGGTTACACGAATACACAAAACAAGAGTTTCTAAAAATTCTTTTTTTCTTTTACCCTAAATACTAAACTATGAAATTAAAATTTAACAGCTTAACAGCACGTTTATACAGATGGTTCTATATGGAATCAGGAATGCCGGAAAATCTATGTCCATATTTTTGGAAGCTAGTGTTAATGTGGCTATTAATGGTCCCTACCGTTATTCTCACACTCCCTGTTATTGTAACCAAGCAGAAACCAGATCATACTCTTTCCCGATTAATCTTAGGTTTTGCCTTATGGGTTTTTTTCGGAATTATAATTGTCGCTTTAGCCCCTATTACAATATTCTTTTGGGGATTTCTAGGTGAAAAATCAGTAATCGGAAACCTTCAATCTTTTGGTATTTTTCTTTGGGTAGTGATTCTGATGATTTCTATAATCTTTGGTGTGGTTCACCTTTTAAAAACGATTAAAGATAGAAGAAATCATATAAGGAGAGAGTGGATTTGGGACCATAATGGTGACTATGTTAAAAATCCAGACTATATTCCTTATGAACCACAGACAAGCATTATAATTGAATTCATCAAGGCAAAGTATAAAAAGTACTGTCCAAAGATAGAATGGTCTAGAGACTAACCTAAAATCAGAATAGAAATGAATACCGAAAATCAGAAAGTAAACAAGGAATATCAAATGTTAACCGTCCGTGAGCACTTCGCAGCTATGGCAATGCAAGGAATGCTGGCTAATATCGATCAATCATACGGTAAACCGAACGTAAATCAATCATCGATGGAGGATTCTTTAAGAAGAGAACAGCAGTTCATTGATGACGTAGCAATTAAAGCAGTTAGATATTCCGATGCTTTATTAAGAGCATTAGAAACTAAATCAGAATAAAATGAAAAGGTTAAGTAATAAAATAAAATATTCAGATAAAATTTTAGATAATTTATCTTCATTAAATAACAAAGGTGATGGTGAGTTTATGGATGCTGAATGTGTTGACTTGTGTGATGCACTCAACTCAATGAAGGGAGTCACAACAAATGAATCTTGTTGTGGACACAATCATCAACCTTATCGTATTTGGTTTAAGTGTGATTCATTAGAACCTTTAACATTTATTCAATCTTGTATTGATAGAAGGTATTGGGAATATGGCAATGAATGGTACATTGAACCTTCCATTTCAGATACAAAACCATTTCTAAACTTTGCCTTGACTAGCAAGTCTACTGATTTGAAAACCATCGTGTCACAGGTTGAAAGTATGATTGATATTTTCAATTACTATTTAAACCACGAGAATAGATTTGAAATGCTGGGTCAAAAATATGAGAATTTTATTTTTACCGAAGCTGAATAAAACACTAACTAAATAAATCACAATAAGATGAAAATACCACAGAAGATTAGAGTCAACTATTTTGACCTGGAAGTTCTAATGGCTCAAATGCTGGGAAAAGCTGAGCAATTCGAAAATGATGATATTGAAAATTTAGAAGAGGAATTCTACGAAAAATTTGATGTTGATTCAGAGCAGTTTCAAAAAATAGTAGAGCATCTGATGCCATACACCGTATTATCTAAATCTGATCTTTCTGATGAAATAAGAATAGGATTCGTGAATCACAATGAGGGTGTCTATATAGTAAAAGAAAATATCCAGCTAGAGAAGGTCATCAAGGAAGCTTAAAAATAGGAACATTGGAAGAAGTTTATAACGAAATCAAAATAAGATGATAAAAACAAGAGAAAAATTATTGAATGGAAATAATTGGTGTCATATCTATGTAGATGATGATGGGATAACTAATTATCATAATACTAAAACAAACGAAACCTATAGGGTAATACCTGATAAATCGGCTTTTGGTTTTCATTTAGAGTATTTTAAAGATGCTGAATTAAAAGCAAGAAATAGTGTTTCGTTTGATGAGATGAAATGTATTGCTCTGTTAGCAGGTAGCAACAATCTGCTGAAAAACTTAGTCGGTGGAGAAAAAACTGTTTAATTAGAATAAGGTGGAAAAAATACAAGATGTTAAGATTGGTCAAAAAATAATCTCTCCGAGAAACGGTAAAGGGATCATAACCTCCAAAACAAAAAGAACAATAACCGTTGTTTTCGAAAATGGAAATACTTCGAAAGTAACTTACAAATATAATGATGCGTATTTTTACGCATCAGATTTTTAACCTTCGATCGGAATAAAATGGCAGGACTATTTTTATTTACCTTTATTTTTATCATCGCACAATTTTTTGAGAAGTCAGATTATGAAAGAATGAAAGATGCTCAAAAGCTAACTTCGTTTACTAAACAAGAAGCAGAAAATTACTACATCAAAACATTTAAATCAAAATAAGATGAAAAATATACACTTATTACCAACAGAAAATTATAAACAAGATTACACTTTACAAAGTGGAGAAGTTGTAGAAGTCGTTAGATTAGGTCAGTTAATAAAAAATAGTGAAACTAATGAATTATTAATAAATAAAAATTCACATTGGGCAGCTTCATGTGATACTGACGTTCTGGTTCCTCATCATATTTATATTACTTCGGATGAACAAATTAAAGATAGAGATTGGTACATTTATATAAAAGATGGTTTATTAATACAATATAAAAAAGAATTTAATCCGTCTGCCGCAAGTGCTTCATACAATAAAAAAATTATTCTAACAACAGACCAAGACTTAATTAAAGATGGTGTACAACCTATTGATGATGAGTTTTTGGAATGGTTTGTTAAAAATCCAAGTTGTGAAAAGGCTGAGATTGAAAATGGCTGGGGTTTAGAAGTCGACATTCAAACTCCTTATTACAAAATAATTGTCCCAAAAGAAGAACAATTACCAACAAAGTGGTTCAATACAGAAGAAATTGAAACATGGATTGGTAATTCAGATGAAGGTGGTAGAGGTAAGTTGATTGTACTTCATCAGTGTGGTGAAAATAAAGAAGAACTTATCAGTCAGTTAACTACAATGATTGATGGTTTAAAAAATGGATTTGAATACTTCGCACAATAAATTAAAATAATATGAAACAAATTAGTAAATCAGAATGGTTTGTATTAGACAGACCACTTGCGGAGCCAAATGTAAAATGGAGTGACGAGGATGGTGAATATCACATAGAAAGATACGTTTATCAAGATGGTGCTGTCATTTGGTTTGGTTGTGATACTAATTGGAAGAAAGAGACTGGTGGTAATTGGACAGTACTCGCAACAAATACTGATGCTAAACCATTAGAAAAATACTTACCCGAAATAGTGTATGGTAATGATAGAACATATTGGAAAGAATGTGAAATGCCGATATACGAGAAACTTTATTTAGGATTAAAATCGGAATCTTGTTCTTGTAATAACGGGATAATAGTATGTCCAGGATGCGAGGGTGAGAAAAAATCGGAATTCGGCGTGTGTGCCGGGTGCCTCGGAGAAGGTAATGTTACGTGCGGTAAGTGCGGCGGAAATAATTAAATTTGGATAAGATGAGAAAAACATTAATAATAATTTCACTACCATTTAGATGGTTAGCTTATCAGTTCCTTCAGTGGCTATTAAGAAGACACGATGACTATAACGAGAACTTTAAAAAGTATAACCTTTAAAATCGAAATAATATGAAGATAGTAAGCTTATATCCATATGATGATGTATACCAAGTAGTAAGTGAAGATGAAGAAACAATTTACTATCAAGGTAGCAAAAAGGATTGTGAAAATAGGATTAAAAAAATTGAGCTAAATGAGCAAATGAGAGATAACTTAAAAGCAAAACTTTTTCTCACATCTATACTACACCGAAACATTTAAATCGGAATAAAATGACAATAGATATAATTTTGATACCAATATGGTTGTTTTCATCAGGTGTTTTGGTAGGTATATTAATTGCTGAAAGCATTATTAACAAAAAGAAAAACAAATCATAATAAGATGACGGCAATACTTATTAAAGCTGAAATGACCGATGAACAGCTAGAGGCTCTCGTTTCGGAGATCACGAGAATAGCAGAAGGAATAGGAATTAACTTAACAATACAATCGAAGGAAGATGAGCTTTAAAGCAATTAAAACCATATTTTGGTTCCGATTTTTTTCAGTATTTGACGTGCTGTTCTCGGAAAGATTCGAACTAACTACTTGGGATAAAGAAGGTAGACAAACTTCTAAAACAAAATTCTCCAGAAGGGAGATAAAAGAAAAACTTTAATTAAAATACAGAAAATGGGATTTTTATCAAACTTAGTAAGCGCAACAGTAAAGACAGCACTAACCCCAGTGGCAGTCGTTAAGGATGTTGTTAATGTAGTAAAAGGGGAAGAAGCTGATTCAACTAAGAATCTTTTAAATAGTGCAGGAGAAGATCTTAAGGATGCAGGAGACGATTTAGTTGACGGCAACGTCTAGATCAATTTTTTTCCCCCGTAAAGCAGTTTTAATTTTGGGTTCTAAATTAGGAATCCGCTAAAAAATAAAGAATGAAATCTTTCAGTAAATTAGATGTAGATAAAGTCATCAGGATCGAATTAATCGAGCCGAAGTTATCTAGTTATAAATGGCTACCAAAGAAACAAAAAACATTTCTCTTTGGTCTCATCAAAAGAAACCGATGGAACTCCGAAGGCTTTTATCGTCATGGATGCTATCAAGAATGTTACGAAAGCGGTTGCTTTGACGCAACCCCGGACAGCGAGAGGTGGCTTACAGAAAGAGGATACTATGTCTACCCAGATAAGAGTGTTTGGCATCCTGCTACCGTCCACGTAGATCTTGATCACGGGGTAAGATCTACAATAGCCTTTGGTAATACGGATGAAGCAAAGGAGTGGATTTCAAAATTGGAGGAAATGTGTGGCAAAAAGTTTATCAACTACGGAAAATAAAAAAATGGAGATATTATTTAATCACGCCTTTATAAGAGTATTAGTTTACCCTAAAAAGAGATACAATGGCTCATGTCTCTATATCAAAAAAGGTTATAAAAATCTAGTCGGCCGCAAGTTTTGGATTTTTCCGGAATATGAAAAAATAGACTATGCAGTTTTAACAACTTGGCCGGAGAGATTTGTATGTAGTGTTGAAGACTATGAGAGCGATGAAAAATACATTGAGAACAACGTAATCTATTACAAGCCTCACTGCACAATAATCATGAATGACAAATCTGCCAGATCTGTAATTTTTGATACCCCCGAGGAACTGGAAAACTATGTGTCCGAACTTAAAGGAGGAATTCCACACCTAGTGATAGAAGAATAAAAAGTAAAATCGTAAATTCAAGTTATATGAAAGGAATAAACCCAGCCCTTCTAACCGACGGTTATAAAACAGGGCACCATCAGCAATACCCGGAGGGAACAACTCTAGTGTATTCTAACTTTACCCCAAGAAGTAACAAGTATGCACCTAAGGGATGCGATCATGTTGTTTCTTTTGGTCAGCAACTTATCATGAAGCAGATTCACGAGAGCTTCCAAAAAGATTTCTTCGATCAGCCTAAAGATGAGGTGTGCTCGGAAATTAAGAGAGAGCTTTCTCTTTATCTAGGAGTCGATTACGATGTTAGTCACTTCGAAGCCCTTCACGATCTTGGATATTTACCTATTAAGGTTAAAGCAATCAAAGAGGGAACTTTAGTGCCAATCAAGGTTCCTGTCTTGACTATCTATAATACGGATCCCAACTTTTACTGGGTAACCAACTATTTGGAAACACTAATCTCAAATCTTCTTTGGAAGCCAATGACTTCCGCAACAATTGCTTACCAATACAAGAGAGTTCTTACCGATTGGGCTCTTAAAACCGACAAGGAAAACAAAACATTTGTTCAGTGGCAAGGTCACGATTTCTCTATGAGAGGTATGGATTCAGTGGATGCTGTAATTTCTTCCGGTCTTGGACACCTAACATCTTTTACTGGAACAGATTCCCTTCCTGCAATTTACGGAGCTCGTAAGTATTACGGAGCGGAAGGATTTGTCGCAGCGTCAGTGCCAGCAACAGAACACTCGGTAATGTGTGCTGGCGGGAAAGAGGATGAGATTGAGACATTCCGAAGACTGATTAAGACTTACCCTGCTGGTATCTTGTCAGTAGTATCTGATACTTGGGATTTGTGGAAAGTGTGTACGGAGCATGTGGTTACTTTGAAAGAAGAGATTTTGGCTCGTGATGGTAAGTTGGTTATTCGTCCTGATAGTGGTGACCCGGTTGATATCCTTTGCGGTACAGAAGATTATACAAAATCTAAATTACCTTATGATGAGGTTAAAGATGTAGAAGTTATGCACCCTAGCCAAAAAGGTGTAATTGAACTTCTTTGGGATGTATTTGGAGGAACTGTTAACGAACAAGGTTACAAAGTACTTGATCCACATATCGGAGCAATCTATGGCGATAGCATTACTATCGATCGTGCTGAGCAAATCTGCAGCAGATTAGCTTCAAAGGGATTTGCATCAACAAACGTAGTGCTTGGGGTAGGATCTTTCACTTACCAGTACAACACCCGCGATACATTTGGTTTTGCAATGAAGGCAACTTATGTTGAGGTTAAGGTTCCTAAATATGGTGATTTTGCGGACCAAGGGTTGAATACCGAAATTGAAGGTAGAGAAATCTTCAAAGATCCAATCACCGATGATGGAACGAAGAAATCTGCAACTGGCTTACTAAGCGTAGTTAGCCGTCCAGGTGAAGGTTTAACCCTAGTTGATAAGTGCGACTGGAAACATGAAAATGTCGGAGCATTGGAAACAATCTACCACGACGGAAAATCTAGCTCCGAGATCACTCTTTCTGAAATTAGAAACAATCTTGAATTTTCTTTGATTAAAGAGAGAGAAATTATTTTTTAATTCCGTAAACGGGTTATTAATTTGCATAAATTTTTAAAATATAATACATGAACACAGCTTTAATTTTTGACTACTGGTGGACAATCATACCAGTTTTAGCGTTGATCTTCTATAAGTTCACGCTTCGATTCTTCTTCGGTATGGTAATAGTACCAGAGGACAAAATTGGTTTAGTTACCAAGAAATTCGTACTCTTCGGAGCTAACAGATCACTTCCCGATGGTAAGATCGTAGCTCTAAATGGTGAACCTGGTTACCAGGCAGACACATTAGCTCCTGGTCTATATTGGGCTTTCTGGGTTTGGCAATACTCTATAGAGATGCAGAATCTGGTAGTTATCGAGAAGGGAAAACTTGGTTTAGTAACAGCGAAGGACGGTGTTCCATTACCTACTGGATCAATTTTAGCTAGACACGTAGAGTGTGATAATTTCCAAGATACTCGTGCATTCTTAACCAATGGAGGTCAAAGAGGTAAGCAGGTTGGATATCTTAACAACGGGGTATATCGTATCAACACTCAACTCTTTGATGTATACCACGCTGATATTACATACATCGAAGATGGTATGGTCGGTGTTATTACAACTCTAGACGGACGTCCATTAGATCAAGGTAACATCGCAGGTTCTCTGGTAGAAGGACACAATAACTTCCAGGATTTTGATTCATTCTTAGAGAATGGAGGACAAAGAGGTCTACAGATTCAGGTGATCCAGGCCGGTAGCTATTCATTAAACCCTTGGGCTATTGAGGTAGAGAAAAAAGAAATGACCTCAATTCCTATCGGTCACGTTGGTGTTGTTATCTCCTACGTTGGCGATGAAGGTATTGATCAAACCGGTGACACTTTTAAACATGGTAACATTGTTAAGAAAGGACAAAAAGGAGTTTGGATCTCTCCGCTAGATCCTGGTAAATATGCAATCAACCCCTACACACAAAAGATCGAAGTTGTCCCAACAACTAACCTTGTTTTGAACTGGGCAAATGCAAGAACAGAGTCTCACGCATTAGATAAGAACCTAAGCACAATCACGGTTCGTTCTAAAGACGGTTTCCCATTCAATTTGGATGTATCCCAGATTATCCACATTCCTTCTACTGAAGCACCTAAGGTAATTGCTCGATTTGGTTCTATGTCAAACCTTGTCTCTCAGGTACTTGAGCCAACTATCGGTAACTACTTCCGTAACTCTGCACAGGATTCAGATGTTATTGCTTTCTTAAGCACACGTCAAGCCAGACAAAATGCTGCTAAAGATGCAATCAGCAAAGTTCTTGACGAGTACAACGTACACGCTGTAGATACTCTAATTGGAGACATCACACCTCCTGCAGAACTTATGAAAACTCTAACCGATCGTAAGATCGCTCAGGAGGAAGAGGTTACATTTGAAACTCAGAAGAAAGCTCAGGATCAACGTAAAACTCTAGAGTCAGCTAAAGCTCTTGCAGATATGCAGGGACAAATGGTACAAGCTCAACAATCGGTAGAGATCTCACAGAGACAAGCCGAGGCAGAGGTTAAGAAATCAGAAGGTGAAGCCAAAGCGATGGAGCTTAAGGCTGGAGCTCAGGCAAAAGCTAAAAAGCTGATGGCTGAAGCCGATGCTTCTCAGATTAAACTTACCGGTGAGGCTGAAGCAAGCAAGATCGAGAAAATCGGTAGAGCAACAGCAGAAGCTTATCAATTACAGGTACAAGCAATGGGCAACGACAACTTTGCTAAGCTTAAAGTTACTGAGGAGATAGGTAAAAATGGAATCAAGATTATTCCAGAAATCCTAATCTCAGGAAGCGAAGGTGGCAATGGCCCAATAAGCGGATTGCTTGGAATGGAGCTTCTTAATCAAATAAGAAACAGAGAGGCTGACACTTCCTCCGGACAAGACAAAATCCAAGAGGATAAAAAATAAAAAACACAATTTAAAAGATAGGTCTTCGGACCTATCTTTTTTTAATTTAATTCGATATGGAGAAGCAGAAAAAAATTGATGCAGCAATCAAGGACACAAAGTTAAGATTGAATCATACAGAGCAAGAGATTATGCTCTTACTTCGTGAGAAGGAAACTCTAAAGAAACAATTAGATGCTTTAGAGTGTATAAGAGACGACAAAAATCTTGAATAAATGAACAAGCTTGAAAAGAAAGATATCCAAGCTATGCACGGATTAACAGTAGGAGAACTTAGAAGATTTCTGATGGATCATCCCGAAATAGAGGATGATCAACCTGTTTTAATTGAGAGAGTCGAGGATGTCTACTTTGAAAAAAATGGTTGGGGTGTTTATCTCAAAGAGGGTGAAGCCTATCATAATGCTCTCTCATTCAGCAGTAAAATGAGGGAGGAAATCGAAAGACGAAAAAGAGGTGAAGAACCTGAATATGGTATGGAGGATCCATCTCTTTATATCAAGGATCCGACCGAGGAAGACATGAATCAATATGTACGTGCTTGGTGCTGTGTTAAGTATAAAGACGACAACGCTTTATTTATAGATTTACATTATTAGGATGTCTGTCAAAGAAAAAGAAATACCTTGTCATTTCGACCACAACGGTGAATGCCTTATTTGTGACTGTTGGCCTGACAACTGTGCCTATGATAGATTTCTAAATGAAGACTATAAATGGGAAACGAAAGAGGAACTGGAAGAGATGTTTAAAGATTACAAAAAAGAAAAATAAAATGAGCGGAGCAATTACAGAAACACCAGAAAGATGGTCGATTGTTAAAATCACTTCGGAGGGAAAAACATACTACAAGGTTTTCGGAAGCTGGAGAGGTGGATATCTCAGCGGCGATAGCTGGAGAATGAACAGTGGAATCGTTAAAGTTGAAGAAGACGAAGAGGCATTCTATTTTCTAGGTGAATCTGGCTCCAAGTATAAGTGTGGCAAGGATCTCTATGGAACAGCTAGTTCTTACACCGAGGGGATTCTTTACACCATCAAGGATAAAGCACCAAAAGCAAATGCTATTCTTGAAATCATGTCAGAGGAAACCGATTGGATCAACCTTCTAAGTGAATCCCAGTGAAAATAAAAATAGACCAGGAATACATTCTTTGTGCTGCTATCTGGTACAAGGATCTGCCGTTGAAAAATACGGAGATTCTGGATAGGAGAGGATTTCGACCTGTTAATACTGATCGTGGGGTTGTTATCTCCGGATGGAGACACGGTAATTGCATTTATCAGGTGGTGGCAATCACCGGATTAAGAAGTGTACCTGCAGAAGTTGGTGAGTCGGTGCAGGGATTCCTAACCAATAAGAACCGATTCGTTGATAGGGAGGAGGGTTACGAGATTGCTGAAGCTGCTGAACAACTAAATAGCAGAAGTAGAGGGGGAAGCCGCATACTTTATAGCGAAGATTTATATTAGAAGATGGAAGAGGTAAACAAAGAAACGCTAAACATATTAATTGATGCCCTATCTGATTCGGATTGGGAACAATTGAGATTAAAAGCAGATGTTAGAAGAGCATTTCAAAAAGCAGAAGTACTCAGAGCTAAACAGCAATCTGCGGAATCTTTTGCTGAGTGGATTCTCGAACATGAGGTGAGACCAGGATTTGACGATAATATGAATCCAAGATGGTACACACAATTTGGAGACGACTACACGTATTATACCTCGACAGAACTTTATAGAATCTACATTACAGGAGAATGGGAGATCTCAGAAGACGAAGAAGAAATTTAAATTTAGAAATCATGATAGAAATTAATTCATCCAATAGCCTTACCGTAAACGCCAAGCCCATCGTCAAGACAATTACAAGCATTGAAATTGCAGGCACCGGAACAGAATTACCCGTTGAGGTAGTAGCGGATTTTTCAAACGTTCCTACGGATCTCCATGGGGCTTACCTGGAGGCTTTTAAGTACAAGTATCTTCCGACCACAAAAGTTTTTGATTGCACACAAGAATCCGAAGAGGAAGTTACTTCTAGGAGCGGGAGATTAAACAGATTAGCAGACATTTTCCTTTCCGCAATCAAAAAGAGATGATCTACCAATTTACAAAACTATCAATCAGCGATAAGAAGTTAAGCAATTTTCTGTACGCTATCTTCATGACTAAAGCTGAACTTCATTCTTACCACCATTTAAATCTTGAAAGATTTAACAGAAAGCAAAATTCCGGTCACATGGTAAATGTTATCATCAAGATCAGTGAGGATAAGGTAGAGGAATTTGAGCAGTTGTCTGGTGTTAAACTTCAGACAAGCAAAGATTTTCAAGGTGAAATGAGATTAAATTAGTAAACGATGGCGACGAACCCGAAAATAAAAAGGCTATGGACCAAACAGGAGAAAAGAATAGTCAGACTCTTATATCGAAAAGGACTCTTAAAAGATTTTAAGATTAAGGATTTATATTGGGCCGAGTATAATTGGCTAGGTAAAAAGAAATATAAATCTAAACGAAGCAAATACTCATATCCCGTTTATATGCCGGAAGTTCATTACTTTACTACCGATTATTGGGGTGAATCTGATGAGCACAGTGTTGTTGGAACAATAAAAGAACATTTATGGTGGGATCATGCTGATACTGAAAATTGGGACGATACTTCAGGGGAATGGCCAAAATCAAAATTTCCAAGGATGAACAGAGAGCAGTTCATTAAATATCTCGAGAAATTACCAACAAAGATAAGCGACAATAAAATCAATCGGGTACTTAAAACTCAAAAAATAGATGAAGAGTAAAAAGAAAAAAACCTACCCCGCCACCCCCAATTCAAATAGGTCCTTTTAGCCCTAGAATAGCAAAAATCTTTCAAGAAGAACTTAACAAAGAAAAAACTAAAAACAATGAATAAAGAAAAATACAACCAGATTATTGATGAGGCGTATGAGAATTATGTTCAAAAATGTAATGAGGATAAGTGGATGAAAGAAATTGTGTTAGATTTACCGTTACCAAATAAAAGTTATGGTTTATTCACACAAGAAGAATTCATCAACAAAATCAAAACAGATGATGGGTTTTCTAATACATGGGGGTTAAAGATTGAAGAAAGAGATATGACCTGGGAGGAGAGGGTTCAGTGGGTTATGAAGTATACCGACGTTGAACTTGAGAATCTATACATTGTAGAGGAAGCACACAAGGAAACATCTCCTACGAGAATCTCTACAATAATTACAGACAAGGAAAGAATTTCTATTTACCTATAACATGGAAGATAAAGAAAAATCGAATTTGAATATTCTAGAACTAACAGACGAGCAACTTTGGATTGTTCAGAGGGCTTTAGATTTCTATTCCAGAGTTGGAATAGGCCAATTTGATGAGATTAAAAATCATCCAACATTTGAAGAACATTTAGAGGATGTATGTAGACCTAAGAGAGATCCACAGGTCGGAGATAGAACACCGCAGGGAGAAATCCTTGAGATCAAAGGCAAAAAAGCTTTAATCGATGGCAGTGTAGGAAAGGATGGTCACTGGGTTAAGACTCAAGCATGGAAACCACTTAAGGATGTGAAGCTAAGCACTGACTATTCGAGATATCATGAAATAAGAGATGCGGTGGATATGATGTTGGTTCAGCCAAGAAATATGCTATGTAATGAACCAACACTTACCAGAAACGGTAGCTGGGGAATTTATAACAGCTCAGTCCACGATTCATGTCGGATTGCTTTTGATATTATCCAGGTGATAAGACACGAAAAATGGAAAAGAGATCATAAGAGATCCTCAGTAACCGTTGATTCGCATATCCATTTTAGCCACACCAAAGATGGATCTTCTTCTAAGATAAAATGTAAACTAAGAGAAAAATGAGGACTATTAAAATAAGATTTATCGAGACAAAGGGCACCTATTACATTCAGAGAAAAACTTGGTTTGGATGGAAGGATATAGGATACAGCATCGACATGGGATATGGCGGATTTTGGGAAAGATACTCTGCAAAAAATAAGGAGGATCTTCTGAAAGATGTTTTAGAAAATTACTATAGAGTGGATAAGAGATTCGTTCAGATTATCGAGCACTCTACTGTTAAAATCTATTAAAGCATGGACAAAGAAAGTCGCAGAATAAAAATTAAAGGCTCCGAGGGAACACCAGTGGATATGTCTAACTGGTACGAGAATCAAAAAAAGAGAGAGAATGCAGAGAGGGAGAGGAAAATAAGGGAAAGAGAAGACGAGAAGAAAAGAATTGAATCTATAGAGTGTCCGTTCTGCAAATCAACAGACAAGATACATCACATCAAAAGACAAAGCAATGGAATCTATGGTCCAGGTCACAGTAGCAGGGTAACCGAAGATTATTTGATTTGCAAGGGATGTGGGATTCACTATAGCGATATAAACAAATAAAAACAGAATAACATGGAAACAAAAATTGATCCTAGAGAGATTGAAAAAATCGAAAAATTAACAGGGGGTAAAATCGGAACTCATACCTTTGGTCCAAACCAAGAACACACTTTGGAGAATTCCTTTCTATCTCAGGATGGAACATATATTGGAGACTTCGAAAGAGCTCAATGGTACGTTGAACAAAAATTGATGGTCGACGAGGAATACCCACATGGAGTTGCTGCCGTTATTAAGGACGAAACCTACGGAACAGAAATTCCGGAAATAGAAGGCATGTATGGTTACACTCACAGAGGGGGTCAAATGTTTAAAATCGGTGATCGATTATTTGACGAAAGTTACAAACCACAGAAGGAGGACTATCCCGAGGATGAATGGTCGAAGTATGAGGAGAGCTTTAAAAAATCTTACGATGAGGCAGACGACCTAAATAAAAAATGGATGGATAACGACGGAATCTCTTATGTTATCCCATTTAAAATGAGAGGGAGAAAGAATATCGAAACTATGAGGGAGGCTTTCGAAGCAGCTAGAAACATGTCAAAGTATTTAAGTTAATGAGGAATCTTCTAGAAAAACTATATTGCTTCTTTGGATGGCATAAATTCACTTCGTCAATCCAAGATTACATAGATGAATTCGGCTACGTTCCGCTGGACAATAGGATTGCTAAAAATGCAAGATGCTCCAGATGTAATTCTAAATATGGAGCCGAATAATTTAAAACACAAAGAATGAAAAAAAATTTATTATCGACCTCATACAATATGAAGTCTGACCTTGTTTCTATCACCATACCTTATTTAGATTTAGATCTGACTGATCTAACCCCGGAGATTTTGAATGAGCCTGAAATTTTCTCACAACCTAGAAATTTATCGGCTTATAGTAAATTTGTTCAGCTAGAGAGGTACCAGATTTCAACCAAATTTTCGAATGACCTAGTTTCGGATCTCCAGCATTTCCACGGGGTCGATGCGGGATCGATGATTAATAATGTCATCTCAGAGGAATTCTTAGTCAAGAAAGAATCTTTGCTTTATTCTCTCTATCTTGAAAATGCAAAGATAAAATTAGAACCTCGTGAATCTAAATTTGGAGGATGGATTAGGAAAAAACTATTTTCAGGAAGGGATTTCCCACATTATATTAATATTGAAACCCAAACGGGATCTTCTAAGGTGGTTGATTTGATTTATGAAGCATCCTTCAGGATCAATGACTCCTGTGTGTTTGGTCCTGGTAATTTTGTTGTCTGCTCACCTCGAATATGTTCTCTAATTAGTAACGATAGAAGATTTGTTTCGGACAATGATCACTCTTTCTCTCCAATAAATACTGAACTGCTGGGACATTTAAATTCGAATAACAGAATAGATGTGTACGTCAATCCAAAATTAACTTGGGAAGACACTACAATAATAGTTGGCAGATCCAATTGGGAATCATTAGAAAATGGAACCTATATTGTTGAGAAGAATGATTCACCAACGATCGAGACAATGGAATCGTTACATCAAGGTTTAGAGAAAGTCACAAGGGGTGTTCATTATATGACAGTGGGTAACCTTTCAAGAGAATCTACATATTCGAGATTTGTAAGGATAGACATAGCGACTGGAAAAAAACCTTTCTGGAGGAAACTATTGTACTTGTTTGGAGTTGAATAAGAAAAAATAAGATGAAAAACATAGAGGGAAAAAAGGAACTTATTATCAAATGTGTAGATAACTGCTGTTGTCTTTCAGTCGACAAATATGATGACTGTGGAGACCACTACATAACCCTATATAAAAGCTACGGGAGAAAGAGCTTTTGGTTTAGACTAAAAGATATCTGGAAGATATTGACAGGAGATCAGATCTCCTCATTTGATATAGTCTTATCCGAGGAGGATTTCAATAAAATAAAAAGATTCAACAGTGAGAAGGAGAATTTATAAGATTCTCTTCTTACTATCTGAACTTTTTAAACGTAGGAGGAAAAGAAAAACAATTTGGGAACTGGAAGATTAGGTTTATGACTTGTATAGTTGGATATTTAGATAAGAAAAACAAGAAAGCATTTGTTGGCGGGGATTCTGCGGGAGTCGCAGGATTAGATATCACCATTCGTAAGGATGTAAAGGTCTTTAAGGTTGATGATTTTGTCATAGGATGCACTTCTTCCTTCCGCATGATACAACTATTGAGATTTTCATTTAGTCCTCCTAAACTTAAAAAAAAGGATGTCTACGAGTATATGTGCACCGACTTTATAGATGCTGTAAGAGAATGCTTTAAAAAGGGTGGATTTTTACAGAAGTATACCGAAGGTGACGAGAAGGGTGGAACATTTATAGTAGCTTACAAGGACCGATTGTTTGAAATAGACGATGATTTTCAGGTTGGTGAAAATCTGAACGGCGTTTCTGCAGTTGGCTGCGGTAAGAACTATGCTCTTGGCGCTCTTCATGCTCTTCGGGAAAAGGAGGGGGATCCAGAAAAGATAGTATTAGCTGCATTGTCAGCAGCAGAGTTTTATTCAGGAGGTGTCTCATCTCCTTTTATAATAGAAAAAACATGAGTAAATTAGTTTACATAGCATCTCCATATTCTAGTCCGGATGATAGAGTAAGACATGAGAATTATTTGATTGTTACCAAGATAGCAGCGGATCTTGTTTCGCGTGGTCAGGTTGCAATCTCACCGATCACTTATGGTCACATGTTATTAGAGCATGCGTCGATGCCAACCGACTGGGAATTCTGGGAGAACTTTTGTATCACACTCCTACGGAAGTGCGAGAAAATGATAGTCTGCAACAATATGGTCGGTTGGGATAAATCCCGAGGTGTTGCCGCAGAGATTGAGTTCGCAAAACAGAACGGGATCGAAATAGAATATCTGATTAAACCAAAAGAATAAAAAATGGACGGTAGATTTTCTTGGTGTGGACATGAATGGATAACTTCAGAGAGATGGGGTTTAATCCACCAGAATAAACCCTACTGCTGGTATGACAACTCAGCTGTTCATATGAACTCCGATAAGTCAATAACTTTAAAGACTCATAAGAACCCAAGATACTTTGAGAATTTGAAAATCTCATCTCCTGTTGGTGTGGGTCTAATTTCATGTACAACAAAATTTGGGCACGGTAGATTTTCTTTAGAAGCTAAACTTCCATCTGGTCCTAATCTATGGCCAGCATTTTGGATGTGGAGCTGGGATTCTTGGCCTCCGGAAATAGATGTGTTTGAGGGGTATACCAATTCTAAGGGAAGTTATTTTAAAATGAGATTTCCGGAGATATTGGGATTTTGGAATCTACAGAGCAATGTGCATTACATCGAAGACGGGAAGGGAAAAATGGCAGGTCCTAAGAATCATTGGATAGGATTAAAGAGTCCGCACAAAGATTTTATTAAATATGAGGTTGAATGGAGACCCGATCGGATAGATTTTTTCTGGAACGGTAAAAAGGTAAGATCTATCAAGGATAAGATGATACTGGACCAAATGAATTCAACCACTATGAATGTTGTTATAAACAACAGTATCACAGCGGAAACCGACACTGATAATCCTCCGGTATCTGAGTTTGTTGTTAGAAATTTCGAGTATTATAAATTATAGCATATATGTCATTCGCTAACGATACAAAATTACAAGAATATCTTTCCCCTGTATTTTTCGAAACTGGTACATTTTTAGGTGAAGGCACAAAAAAAGCTTTAAGTAGCGGATTCGAGAAAGTTATAACAATCGAACTCCAGGAATATCTATATAACCAATGCGTAAACGGGGATCTTTCCGGAGAAAATAAGGATTTAGTCGAAGAGATAAAAAGTGGGAGGGTTGATATTCACTTAGGAGATTCTAAGGATCTTATGTGGAGACTAATTGAAAATATAGATGAGAGGATAACATTCTGGTTAGATGCACATATAGATGGTGGGAATTATATCCAGGAGGTAACCCCCGACATTCCAATGTGTCCACTTTATGAGGAACTTAGAATAATCAAGAAGCATAAGAGAAATGATCATATCATATTGATTGACGACATAAGAATAATGGGAAATTTCGAGAAGAGTGGTCACGGTTGGGGAACTTATGTCAGTCTGGATATGATTAAAGATCTGATAATAGATATTAATCCGAATTATGTGTTTAAATTTGAGGATGGGGTTGAGCCTGATGATATATTAGTCGCTTACCTGCCTTAAAATATATTAATAAAATATGGCGAGAAAAGTAACGTGGAAATGTGATATTTGTGAATCTGTACAGGAATCATACTCAAATAAAAGATGGGATATGGATGTTTGCGAATGTGGCAAATCTGGATATGACCTGGAAGAATGGTATTCCCGAACTATGGGTAAAATATCGATAATATCGGAGGAAGTAATTCCCGCGGAGGGTGAGATTAAATTATCTGAGGATGATTCTAAAATTTTTATAGATTCGATTTTAAATCCGGCGGAGCCGAATGAAAAATTGAAAAAAGCTTTCGAAGATTACAAAAATAATTCAAATGAGACAGACGGGGAGAACATCTAGAATAGTTGATTTTGTAATAGATCAGCTGCATCAGAACCTAGAATGCGTTGCCACAGATCATACTGCTTATGAATTCGGGGCTAGAGCTGACGGGACACTTAGAAATTTCATAGATAGAGTTAAGAGGAGGTTGCATGAAACTTCGAATGGAAGAATGACATGTGAGGGTGAAATAATTTCTCTCGGAAGAGGGTCTAGACTTTCAGTAGTTCACTTTACAGCTAAGATGAAAGAAAAAGAAGTTGAATTTTTTCAAATTAAATAAAAATAGATTATGAAAAGAAGTACAATAGAAGATGAGATCAGATGGAGATCTTTCCTACATGGTAGCATAGTTGGCATTCTGGCAGGAATAGGAATATGCGGGATTCTCTTTATCTTAGGATTGGTCTAATTTTTAGGTTATATACCATAAAATTAGAAGATAGAGGAGAATGAAAGCTCAAATGTTTAATCACTCGGAATGGGTGTCGGAGACAGATCCGTTTAAATTAAGAACCACGTATAATGAACTTCTGAAAGACAGTGGATTTGGAATCCTAAGTTTTATGGAATATTCTTTCGAACCGCAGGGTTACACTGCAATATGGTTGCTATCAGAAAGTCATTTTGCTATACACACCTTTCCAGAGGAGGGTAAATCATACATAGAATTATCTTCCTGTATTGAGGATCAATATAGAAAGTTTATGCAGATTTCGGATCAATCTCTGAATGCTGAAATAGCTGTCATTAAATCTGATCTAGAGTCAAGCATCGATATATAGGGTATGAAAAATCTTATAAATTTCGAATCCTGGATTTCTTTGAATGAAGCTATAGTGATGCCTCCGGAAATATACGGAGTAGATCCAGACAAATATGGGGAAACTATAGGAATTATTGACAAGACAGCCAAAAATTATAAGATAAATGATCTGAATTTACCACCAGAGAAACCAATTGGTGATATAGCTAAGTCTGCATGGGCTAATTTAAATGTACCAACTCGAGCAATTTCAAATACGGAAGGGGGAAATTTAGGTTGCGCTGCAGCAACTTCCATTATGTTCTATAGAGCAACTGGTCTTCCGATCGTTAAGGAGTACTCAAAAAATCCAATAGTTCTTGGAACCTCTGCACTTTGGAGCGCATTTACAGGGAAGGATAAGGATAGATGGGAAATTATTAAAAATTGGAGAACTGACTATAAGCCGGGTGACATAATATTAACAAGTAGAGGTCCAGGTGGAGCCGGACACGTTGGTGTGGTTGTTGAAGACGGGAAGATAATATCAAATTCGTCAGGAGGATTTAACGGAGATAAGAAGGGCCAAATTGAGCTAAATTATGATATAAAATCCTGGGAAAGTATTGCCAAGAAAAATCCAACACAAACAGCTTGTTTCAGATACAAAGGGGACTATTTGGACAAATGGGGAGGATCTCCTATTATGACCCCAATAGGGACCAATGATTCCGATGCTAATAAGAAATCAGAGGAACTTCCTAATTCTGTAATTAAATACAATGAAATTCTATATCTAAAACCACTGGATGCAAAAGAAATGTATTCAGTTCTAGGCGATCAGAGAACCATGGATAAGTTAATTATCAAATCCGTTGAGAATGAGGAACCTGCTAAAAAGAAAAGAATTCTAGGATTAATCAAATCCAAAAAATATAGCGATAAATAATTTTAAGATCGGAGAGAACATTCCATATCTAATGGAATAGAATCATAAAAGTCCGAATGAGAAAAATTAAGATTCTTTACGATTTTCTTAGATTGTGGATTATGTGGGGAGATAGGAAGGAAGCATGGCAAGACGCAAATTCTATAAACGATCCTAATTTCCAGAAAGAACTGGAAGAGATATCCAATAAGTTAGATCAGGTTCTCTTAGAAAAGAATCCAAATTTTAAAGAAGTCTGTCTTGAGATATCTCAAAGACTTTCCAATTTACCTTACGATAATGGAGACATATCAGACATCGGTAACGAGATAGGTATTGTTCTGGGTAAACATATCCAGGATGGGTCTTTCGGATGGGAAAGAGGAGATTTAAATTCTGGACTAAATCATGGTATATCAATAGCTAATGGAACACACTAAGAATATGAATAACATAGACAAGCAGTACTTAGATCTACTCCAGGATATATTGGACAATGGAGTAGAAAAAAGAGATAGAACCGGAACGGGGACTATCTCAGTTTTTGGTAGACAGATAAGACATAAGATGTCGGAAGGATTTCCTTTGCTTACGACGAAGAAGATGTACTGGAAAGGAATCGTAACCGAGCTACTTTGGTTTTTAAGAGGTGATACCAATATTAAATTCTTGGTCGATAACAACTGCCACATCTGGGACGGCGACGCATACAAGAACTATCAGAGCAAACAAAAGAAACCTAAGGTCGGAGACTGGGAAAATTACATAGATTGCTACTGTGGACATACCGATACATGTTCTTGCGGAATTATGTCAAAGACAGAATTTATAGAAAAAATTAAATCAAGCAAAGTGTTCTCAGATAAATGGGGAGAGCTCGGTCCTATTTATGGAAAGCAGTGGAGATCATTCGGTCCATCTGACGAATACTATAATGGAACAGAGTGGGTTTATATAAGCCCAATAGATCAGATAGCTAAAGCTATAGAAATGATAAAGGAGGATCCAGATTCTAGAAGAATTATGGTTACCGCATGGAATCCCTCAGATTTGCCTAAATCTGTACTCCCACCTTGCCATTATGGATTTCAATTTTATACAAGAGAGTTGAGCGATGAAGAAAGAGTAAAGTTATATGAACAAAAAACAAACACAGATACTTCATTCTTTCCAGTACTTACAGAAACCTTAGCTTTCCATAATATACCAACCAGAGCAATCTCTTTAATGTATAATGCCAGAAGTCAAGATGTTCCTCTAGGAACACCGTTTAATATAGCTTCATATGCTCTTCTTCTTTCGATAATTGCAGAAATAACTAACACTGTACCGGAAGAAGTTATAGCTAACATGGGGGATTGTCACATCTATCTAAATCAGATAGATGGCATAAAGGAACAGATAAGCAGGTCTCCAAAAGAGTTGCCTCAATTGCAGATCAACAAGGAACCATTTGACAATTATCTTTTCGCCTCACATTCAGAAAAAACGTCAATCAATCATTTAATTAACGATTTGAAGCCGGAACACTTTAATATTTCGGGATATGATCCACATCCAACGATAAAGATTCCATTGAGTAATTAATTTTTAAACTTAAGAAAATGCCAGTAATGATAAAGGATTCACGTTTCTATAATAACGGATCATCAAATAGAGCCTTTGGAACTTCCGGAATGGCTGGAATACCAGGAATTCCCGGGGTTTCTGGATTTGTCTCAATCACGGAAGGTCTCCCAGTTTCATATGAAGAAATTCCCAGAACTGCCAAATTAGAAAGCAGATTTGTAGATTTGTACGACGATTACGATTTCTCACTATATTCCGCCGAATTAAAGAATCAATCCAGTATAATTGATGTGGTAAGCAGGGTGTCTTCTGAAGTAAGCGATTCAAATCCAGTAGGGAGCAAAGGAAATGTCGGAAAGGTAAAAAATGAAGTTGTCGGTATTAACACACAGATCTCTAAGAAATCTAAAAATCTTAAAGGAAGTAGTATTAAGAAAGAAAAAAATCAAATTTTAAAAACTGTTCTGCAGAACTTTTTCCCAGTAAGCGCATTTACTTCTATTTACGAAAAAATTAGAAGATGAAGACCGGTATAATAGCAGGTAATTTTGATGTAATCCATCCAGGCTACATTGAGATGTTTAATGAGTGTAAGGAGCATTGTGAATCCCTAGTAGTTTTATTGCATGAAGATCCTAGTCTGGAACGTCCGGAAAAAATGAAGCCAATTCTATCTTTGGATGATCGTATTAAGATTTTGAATTCTCTAAAACAAGTGGATGGTGTTATGACATATAAAACGGAGAGAGATCTTTATAAGATAATAAGCTCCGGGATAAGATTAGAATTCTTTACTGTCAGGTTTCTTGGAGATGATTATAAGGGGAAATCATTTACCGGCGATGATCTTAATATCCCGATCCACTATCTGAATAGGGATCATGGCTGGTCTACAACAAAATATAAAAAATTGATAGCGGAATCGATAACTGCTAAATATAATTAATAGTTCCTATCCGGAAAAAGAGGATCCGGTTCTATGACTGTTTCTTTCTTATTCTTCAAATAATGTAAAGCTGTTTGCCCCATCTGATCCATGATTGAGGGCATCTGAAAAGGCTCGTTACATTCCACACCTCTCGATCCAGTTAAATGTGGATTCATTGCTTCTAATCTTTTGGAAATCTGATCTAGATATTCTTTACTAGGCATTGACATATTTTATATATCGCAGATTTTTTTTTGTCGATTCTTTTGATTATCTTTAGGTTCAAACCAAGCTAAAATGACATTTGATAAATTTTCTAAAATCATAGAGAGATTGAAGAACCACTCTGAAAGGGTTCATACCGCTTACTCTCTTAAGATTGACCTTATAGATTTCGACGACGATCTAAATAGAATTATAGACGACCTCATTAAGGAGATATACGGAGAAACTGGGTATGATTGGTTTTCCTGGTTCTGCTTTGAAAATGATTACGGAAATAAAGATTGGAAATCCCTTCCTATATTAGGGACATCTAGGAAAATAGACGGTAAGGTAGCAAACATCGGCAGAATCAAAAACGGAAAGATCGGTATAGGAGCATGGGACGAGAACGGTAATCCCATTTGCTATGATGTAAGATCAACCTGGGAGTTCTTGGAAAAAAACTACTCCAGGGTACAAAAAAATGAAGGAGTAGATCCTCAGATTTGGGAAACAATCAAGGAAAGCGGGGATAAGATAAATCAGAAAACAAATAAAAACAATAAAAAAGAGGAATGAAAAAGTTTTACTTAACCGTCGGAATTGCTTTTTTGACAACAAGTCTTTTTTCTCAGAAATCAAAAAATCCAGAGGAAAGAAAAGTAGTTTATGCCGACTTCGCTTATGCAACCCCGAGCAGAGACACGCTATTTTTATCCAAGGATGACACCATCTCTATGAATACCTATCGAACATGGGAGATGGATCCCACATGGAAGGGAGTCAATCCAGTTATCCTTTTTGTACCTCAAGAATTTATCAATTCTAGAAAATCACAGGGAGTAATAACTTCGGGTGATACCGGATCTAGAAATTAAAGGATGAGAAAGATAAGAAAGATAATTATAATGAGGAACGAGAGAATTTTAGAAAGAACAGAAGAACCTATGGAAGAGGATAAGAACAATTGTGACTTCGTACAGTGGACGATTATAGGAGACGGCAGTTTTGCACCATCCAACAAAACACTAGAAATTTTAGATCCAGGTTTATATGAACCCGCCTACAATAATAGGATGGGTGAATGGACACTTATGAAGATGAAGGTTAATACCGATGAATTGTTCGAGTTACCAACTCCAGAGATTGCTGAGATCCTAAATGATCTTAAGAAATTCTGGGAAAGAAAGGATGAGTATAAGAAATTTAAGATTCTTCATAAGAGAGGCATTCTTCTATACGGAGATCCTGGATGTGGTAAATCTGGAATTCTCCAGCTTTGTATGAAGCACATCATAAAAGATCTTAATGGTCTGGTTATAAACCTTAAGGACGAGGAAACAGTAAGAGGTTACATAGGTATGGTTGATCGTCTAAGACAGATAGAGCCAAACAGACCAATTATAGTTATCCTTGAGGATATAGATTCTATAGCATCGGAGGGCAATTTCGTAACTTCTCAACTTCTAAATATGCTGGATGGTATAAAGCAAACTGAAAATGTTGCTTATATAGCCACAACCAACTATCCAGAAAAATTGGAAGAGCGTATTACAAATAGACCTTCCCGTTTCGATAGAAGATATTACGTTTCACCTCCATGTGATCAGGTTAGAAGATCTTACCTTGAGAGAAAAACTAATGGAGAAATGGGAGAAGAAGAAATTGAAATGTGGATCAAAGACACTGAAGGTATGTCTCTATCGCATCTGAAGGAGCTTCTTATTTCAGTGAAGGTTTTAGAAAATCCTTATGATCAGGCGATAGATCATCTAAAAGGTATGAAATCAAAGCCAAGAGGTAAAGGACAAAAACAAGTAGGATTTGGTAGCAATTAATTTATGGAACTCACAAAGGATCAAATAAAGCACATAGACGAAGCTTTAGACTTCTACCCAGATCTAACCATGGATACCATTGACGAAATCCACGAGGAGATACTAGACAACATGATAGACGATTTTATAATCGATCTATCAGACGACGAGGAAGGGGATTTGCACATGACATACTCTAATTTGGTTTACGAAAACCTGGAGTCAAGAATATCTCAATGATACCGGATCTAAACTTTTAAAGTGGGAACAAGAGACCATTTAATTGGATGTAAGGTAACTACTGATTATTACGAGAACGAGGTTTTTAAAATAGTCGATGTCCGAGTAGGAGAATTCCTGCTAAGAGGAGATTGGAGCGGAGGTACTCACAGTGTTTGCCAGGAGAGCTGGTATCCAGAAGAAAAATGTAAATTTCTATTAGTAGAGGTTGAATGGCTAAAAATAAAATAAAAAGTATAAAATGAAAGATGCACTAGGCGACAGAATGAAGGACTTTTACGAAGACCGAACACGTTACAAGTTGGCACGTCGCACCAACACGATTATCCGCATTGACGGAAAAGCTTTCCACACTTACACAAAGGGTTTAAAGAGACCTTTTGATGAAGGTTTAATGGAGGACATGAATAAGACAACTGAGTTTCTATGTCAGAATATTCAAGGAGCAAAATTTGGATACGTTCAATCAGATGAGATTTCTATTCTCATCACTGATTACGATGATATGAGTACACACGCTTGGTTTGATGGTAACCTACAAAAGATGTCATCCATTGCTGCATCATTGACAACTGCAAAGTTTAACCAATTAAGAATGGCAAGATTCTGTAGGAATGAAGGAATCGAGCCAAAGTATAGAGAAGATTCTTACATCAGTAACTCTCAAATCGGGGATTTCAAACTTGCAATGTTTGATGCACGTGTTTTTCAGATTCCTTACCAAGAAGAAGTGATTAACTACTTTATCTGGAGACAGCAAGATGCTACAAGGAATTCTATCTCTTCTGTTGCCCAATCTTACTTCTCACCAAAAGAACTCCATGGTAAGAAAACAAGTGAAATGCAGGACCTGTTAATGTTACAAAAGAATATTAACTGGAACGATTTTACCCCAAGGGAGAAGAGAGGATCATTGATTAGAAAAGTTGAGAAAAAATTTGTTAGAACTAATCCTATCGACGACGGTAAGACCTATCCAATTGACACGAACCAAACTTATACAAGAAATGTTTGGGAAGCTGATGTAGAGACTCCAATCTTTTCCCAAGAAAAGGGATATCTTCGTTGGCTAATGCCACAAACACAGGACGACAAAACTCCAATCTTGTAATTGTGAAAGTTATATTTTTAGATATCGATGGAGTAATGAACTCCCAAGTTTTCTATAAAGAAAGATACGATCGAAGATGGAGGAAACCAATAACTTATTGGTTCGAGTTGAGAAGATTGTTTAGAAAGGCTTTTGGAATAAAACCGAAAGCCACTTCTATGGCCGATTATGTTATCCCCGATTCACACTTTGAATTTGATTATCAATTTGAAAGATTGAAAGAGGAAACCTGCAAAGAAAAATGGGGATGGCTTAGTGAATGGTGTAACGAAACTGGAACTAAGATATGTGTTTCATCAACATGGAAAAATCACTTCGGAACTAAAGAATATGTTTCGACCCCTGAAAAATGGGAAGATGCTCTTCAACTTTTAGGATTTCTACCAGGAACATTTGTCGGAGTTACTGGAAATAGAAGGAACATAAGGGGCGAAGAAATTGCCGAATGGTTAGAACAAAATCCCAACGTGGAAGATTATGCAATTTTAGATGATGACTCAGATATGTTACCCGAGCAATTTAAGAAATTCCACCATTGCGACAGCTGGTTTGGACTATCTCCAAATCATCTCTACCGAATAGATAGACAGTTTGAAGGTAAGTCTAACTACGAAAAACTAACAAAAACAATAATATGAGAGCGGAAGAAGCAAGAAAAATAGCGGAACAATTCACACCAGATGTAAAGGAAGTTCTTGAAATAGTAAAGAAAGAAGCAACGAATGGTGGATTATCCACTTCAGGAGCCTCAAGGTTTCTTTTTAACGAGAGGGTAAGAAAATATCTCGAAAAATTAGGTTACCGGATAAAATTTGTGGAGGCTCAGAGAGACGGATACTGGGAAATTAGCTGGTAAGATGAAAGTTATATTTTTAGATCACGATGGCGTGATATGTCTTGCCGACCAATGGGGAGGAAGATACAAGAAGAAGGGATACGATAGTAATCCAGAAACACCCATGGATATCAGAATGGATAGCTTTGATAAAAAAGCTGTTAATGTACTAAACAAGATCATAGATAAAAGTGGGTGCGAGATAGTTATCTCGTCGGACTGGAAAAGATGGGGAACTTTGGAGCAGATTCAGGAAATGTATCGAACCAGGGGAATAAAAGAACCCATTGGACTAACCCCATTTTTCTCGGATCTTCTAAAAGAAAGAAAGGTTCCTATGGCAGCAGAGTTTACCATGAGGGATTCTTTAGAAATTGAGAGGCACTATGAAATATTAGATTGGCTGAAGAATCACCCTGAGGTAACCCATTGGGTCTCGGTAGATGATCTTGATATGTCTAAGAGAGATTGGTGGGGGTTAGAAAATTTTGTTCTGTGTAAAAGACCACATAGAGAAGGGATAAAACAGTGTGGACTTAAGGATAAAATACTAGAGTATCTACTCTGATATCATATATGAATAGTATCAGGGGAGATATATAATAGTATGGAAAATATCATACCTTTTAGCACATACTCATCTTTAAACGAGTCAGTAGATCCAAATGCTACTAATATCATTATAGGTGATTCTCAATCACCTCTGATGGCTTTAAATATCAAGAACGCAAGTCTTATTTCTAAACAACAGGGGGAATCTTCTCTATGGAAAGGAGGAATGGGCGTAAAATGGTTAAAGGATGCGGTTTCAAAGTATCCAGTTTCACCAAGAATACAAAACGTTGTGATCAACATTGGTACAAATGGAGGATTTAACAAGAGAGATGATATTAAAGGTCTATACGATCAACTAAAAAGAGCATTTCCTAACGCTAGATTTTTACAATTACAAGGAACATGGGGATGGGGTGGTAATAAAAACGTAACCGAATCCCAGGTTAAAGATTATTACAAGGAGTTCGAAAAACAGGGAGCAATAATAGTTTATCCTGCTAAGGGATACGTAGCAACAGATAGAGAAGCACATACAAATAGACCGATTCTAGCCAAACTTGGTGCTGAGGTTGATAGATTGATAAATACCCCAGGCAAATCTGTATCTTCTGCGGTTTCATATTCATCAACATCGAGCAGTCAATCAACAAACACACAGCAATATTCAGCTGGGTCATCTAATGTTATTGGAGGTATAATTTCTAGACCCGGTGATCCCTACAAATACAAGGTAGAGAATGATCACTGGATGGCTAAAAGGGACGATCACACCCGATGGTACGAAATTACAGGTAAGGACTTCAAACCTGGATACCAGGTGTCTATAGATATTTTAGATACCGAGAACCCAAATGCAAGGACAGAAAAAGCTCCAAAAAGAACCGTTAAGAATAACGGAGGTAATGTTAACAATGGTGGTAATGTTAACAATGGTGGTAATATTAATAATGGAGGTGGTAGCGAAGAGGATAACATAGATCAGGTTCTTCTTCCTTTTGGAAAGGGTGCGGATCCAGAAAAATTAGATCCTAAAATATCTAAAGAATTTAATTTTCATCTTATCCCGGATGGGAAAGATACCAACTATAGAAGTGCTCAGCTCCCTATGAAACACCTGAAAGACATGTACATCAAATACGGAGTTAAGAGAGTAATTAGATTAAACGGGGACGGGAAAGATGCTAAGCATCATCTACTTAATAAGCCAGTAACTATCCAACAAGAAAGAGATCTATGTAAAGAGATCGGATGTGAATTTCATAAGTTATCAGCAACTAAGGATCAGGAAAAAATAAATCAGTTACTTGCACAGGGAAATACTCTCATCCACTGTGCTCACGGAGCAGACAGAACAGGAGGAACAGTTGGTGGGTATTTCTATGATACGAAGGTTAATCCGAGTCTAACTACAACTGATGCAATATGGAAGTACACTACCCAATATAATAACTGGAACTCTATGGCTAAGAATAGACCAAAGAAATTTGCAGATGGTGGTTACTTAACATTGGCTCAAAAATTTGGAGTGGCCGATCTAGAAACAGCAAACAAATTAGCAAAAAAATACAAATAAAATGAAAGTAGAAGTTATCGATTTTTACGCCGATTGGTGTAATCCTTGCAAGGCTATGAGTCCTGCAATTCAAGCACTCCAAGAAGAGTTTCCGGAAGGAAATGAATCGGGTGTTACAATCACAAAAATTAATGTGGATTCAAATCCAGAAGAAGCAAAGAAATACAATATTAGATCTATCCCAACACTAGTTTTTTTAAAGGAGGGAATAGAGAGCGAGAGAGCATCTGGTGCTAAAACTAAAGATTTTATCAAGGAAAGAATCAATGAGATTATTTTAAACAACTAAGAGATATTTCACAATATTATAATCCCGGAGTTATTAACAACTTCGGGATTTTTTTTTGGTTTTTTTCTTAAATTCTTAAACTTTTCCAAAACCTTTGCATATAAACTAGTATAAAATAAAAACAAAAAAAAAACAAAAATTATGGAAAACTTAAAAGCTATTGCAGAACTGGCTAACGCCTTAAAAAATGACATTCGTGTAAAATCGTGGATTGCTCCAAACCAGCCTCTTTTCGTGAATAGCGAGGAGAACAGCGATATGTTCTTAACAACTTATCGAATAAGAAACTCATATGAGATACTTTTAAATAAGCTGGATCTATATGAGGAGATTACTGATGAGAAAGATATGGTTCTTATAAATCGATTATTCGAAATGGATTTTTATCCTCCTAGAAAAATGAGTCTTAGCGATTGGAAGAACGGAAGAGATCCAATCGTCAGAGTTACAAAGGCATATAAGGATTTAAGATGGAAGGGAAACCGAAGAAGGAGATATGAAATTACTTTAGAATTAGATAACGGAAAAAAACATCAGATAAATCCAAATAATGTTTTAAATAAGTTCTTATCCATTAGAAAATCGTTACCTGCATTAGCAGATTCAAACCTATAAAAAAGGAGACCTTTGGGTCTCCTTTTTTTTATTTACCTTGTCCTCTATATCCTTTTACATACTTCTTAGACCTCTTATTGCTAGAGGTCTTACTTTTAGCGTGACGATCACATGAATTTCTGTTTTTCTTAACGAAATTGTTAGATGCTTGTACTTTTGCCTTTGCCATTGTTATTAAGGTTATTTTAGATTATATCTGTTGACTCCAACAGAGTGTACGAGAAAGCATTCCCGTGTATTTTAGCAGCCTTCTTACAGATAGCCATAAATTGATCGAAATCTTTGACTCTTTTAAAGACCTGACATCCTTCGCTCCAATTTTCTACCCATGCTGAATCGGTTCCAGCCTTATGAATATTAATACCAAACATTCCTGTGTCTGTTACCTTTTCTTCGAAAAGTAGGTCTCTGTTCTTGTCTCTCCATACCGTTACGTTTCCGTTTCTTTGACATAGAGCTTCATACTTACCCTGGTGTTTGTCAATCTTCCAAACTCCTCTATATTGTCCTGGCACCAATCTAGCTACACCTTTATTGTTATGGAACTCCATAACACCTTTTTTACCCGGATCGCAAGTACCAGCCCAACAAAAGAATTGCCAGTTACCAGATTCATCTTTGTATGATATAGTTAAGTGATCGTCGAAAACGTTTGTAACTTTGTCTGCGACACTAGGAGCATTATTTCTTACCCCAACAATGTTTACATCATAGGTTTTATTAGAAGAATCGTCAAACCATTTGTAACCTTTACTTGTAACAGCCTTTTCAATCTGTTCTCTTGTGTAACTCATAATTTATTTATTTTTTTTCCTGCTAGGGTTTTTCAAACCCCCGTTTTATTTATCGTTTTTCGTCCCTGATTTTTGCTCTATAATAGAGAAGTTTATTGACAGTGCTCATGAACAACCAGTCTTCAACATAAGGCAATTTGCATATAAAATTATATTCTCTAAGATAACACATATACTCTTCCTTATTTGGATCTTTAATGTAATACATGTTATTGCTTAAATATAAGTGATATGATTCATGAACTAATACGCAAGCTATATTGTTGATTGATCCAATCTTCATATCACTCACGTTAATAGCTATAGTGTGTGGTAATTTGGTGGACGAGTGATCAGATACTATAAATTCTATCTCCTTGCAATTCTCCATAAGAATCCTGTATGATAATGTATCAGTATCTTTTATTAACCTGATTGCGGAGTCTACTGAATATTTCCATCCATCTCCAACATCAGGTATTTTTATTTGAGCTCTTAAATGAAATATGGATAAGATGAATATGATCAGGGTAGCTGCAATACGCATTGTTCAATTGCTTTTTTTAATGCTGACGATACAGTCATTTTTTGGAAAGGTATTGATCCCTCGACAACTTCTAGCATGATGGTTTTTATCTCAGTATCAGATTCACCATAAGCTTCGTACTTATTTCCTTTATAATATAGTCTAACCCCTACCTGTGTTATTTGATTTGTCTTTTCTATACCTACCACTCTTATAGTGGTTTTAGGTAACCCAAAGAAAAATATCTCAACATCTATTTTTTCGCCGGATTCTGATATACAATATTTTTCAGAAAGCATATCTTCGGTCATTTGTTTAACGCCAAATCTTATATCTCTCTTTCCTAAATCCTTAAATTTAGCTGTAGAATAAACTGAATCCACAGTCAAACATGTTTGACCAAGAGAGATGGCCGGAATAATCAGTAGGAAAAATAATAATCTTTTCATGTCTATTAATAATTTACTTGTCCAGCATATCCAGGAGCTATTAAATATAAGTTTAATGAACCCCCACTTACTGGTGAATTTATTGTATATGAACTTAAACCTGGGTACGTGGACTTGAGATTCGTTGTACCGTTATTTAATGCAGTATACTGGGATGACGTATAAAAAGCAGAAGGAGGAGTAGATACCCAGGAGTTAAATCTTCCTTGCTTTTTAGCACTTACATAATATTTGTCAGTAACAGTAAGTCGTCCGTCATTATTTACATCATACATATTCCAGTGTAAACTCTTACGAGGAGTAAGCCCAAGAACTACACTTCCTATCGAAGTTAGATCAGACTGCTGGATGGAAGTTATTGGGGTAGGCGCATCAAATTGGATATACCATTCGGTTGCCGGATTGGTAGATTGTGAGACACTCCAATAACCAGATGAATTAGTATAAACTGTTTGTTGTAAAACCCAAGGGGTAAATCCCATGATATAATCAAACTCTATCACATATGGTAGCGAAGTGTTAGGTAAATCGTTCCATTTACCACCTCCTACAAATTGTGTATAATCCTCTCCTCCTGCATCGTTTGGTTCTCCACCGTTCCAATTGGTGTATTGATTTAATTTATATCTGTACGCATATAGATTATATGTTCTATCTATTTCATCCGCAGTTAGAGCTCTATTGAAAACCTGAAAGTCACCCAATCTAAATGAGCCATATCCTCCATGACCCATATTAGTAAGATCAGATAAACCTAAAGCAAAATATTCACCGTTTCCTGCGTATAAATGAGCAGCTTCTCTCTGAAAGTTAGCGGATCCAAAGTTAACATTATTTAGATATCCCCTCATGGTAGTACCATCGTAGGTAATTGCAACTAAGTGCCATGAATTCAAAGTAATTAATGTACTTAATTGAGCAATTCCAGACCCGGTCCAAAAACCTATCCGTAGAGTGTTATTTCCAGTAATTTCCATAACCGATTCATGCCATCCTGAGGAAGGCGAGGGTGCACCTAGTTCGCTAGCAATAACCCCATTGCCCGTCGGGTAAACCCACGCAAGAAGAGTAATAACATTTGTGCTTCCAATCTTGGTGGCTAAGTTTCCAGTGATTGCATATGTGCTGGATCCATTGAATGTTAAGTATTTACCTCCGGTGCTTGTATATGTAGGGGAGTTATATAAAGTAGCGTTAGTAGGAGAAGCTGTGATGTCAGGTAGAGTTGTTCCTCCAACGTAAGAAGAAACATCATAATCAGCTTGGAGGTTCGTTGTTACTTTACTTTCAGTCCATCTATAACCTCCTGATGGTTCCGAATATGTGTAACCTGCAATTCTGTCCTGATAATAACCAATCCATCCGGAAGGCCAAGTATTAAAAAGGAAGTTATTTTCAGCTAGATTGGAAACAGTAGCAAGGTGACCTCCCATGTTTTCACAAGCAGCTTTTGCTGCAGTCCATGTCATAGATCCGGTTGATCTATAATAAGAATGACCATTGTAATTAGTTTGTGATGTGAATCCTGTTAGTGTTGGTGTTGTTCTCTTATAAAGTTTAACCGGAACGTTTACAGCACCAGTTCCATTTGCATTGTAAACGTAACCTGAATATGTAAAAGTCTGACCCAAGACTACGTCAGCAAAAAAAATCAATAAAGTCCATATAACCGATCTTAATCTCATAATAAAAATCTTGTTCCCATCATAACGGTGTAGTTCAAAGCATTTTCTTTAATTGCCCATGCCCCACCTCCGTTGATGTTTAGTTTAAATTTTTTAGTGATCCCAATGTTGGTACCTAAGATAGGTAAAACAACATGTGGGGATTTTAGAAGTATATCGTTATAGTAGCTCACGTAAGGAGCATAAACATAAAGCCCCATAAGTTTAACTTCTATTCTTTTACCGATCTTCATATCATACATAGTACCAGCAATAGCTGCAGTCCCTATGAATGGAGCACCATAAACAGAACCAGCTGAAGCGGTTAACATATAAAGAGCTTTAGCTTTTTTATCTTTACCTAAGTTCCACATTTGTCCAGCTGTGAATGTTCCATATATGGACATCCTCTGATCGAATCCGATAGTTACTGCGGTAGATATTAGATCTATTCTTCTCTTGTGTATGAAGGCATAAAATCCACTAATATTGGGTCCTTTAATTGCCGTTGTGTAATCAATAAGAAACCCATAAGATCTTGCGCCATCCCATCTCAAAGCTGTATATCCTCCTGTGAATTTTCCACCATATGAAACATCAGAGTTTTTAAAATTGAACCCTACAAAATCGCTACTCGCTATAACTGAAGGTCTGTTTCCATTCTTATTTGTGGAATTTTGAGCTGATGTAACCGATGATCCAACTATATTTGTTTTCCCGCCTCCTTCTGTTTTATCTGGATCTGTCTGTTCGTTGGCATTAGTAGTCTCATTTCCCTGAGATCCATTAGAAGATCCTCCCTGATTGTTTCCTTGTGAACCTGATGCAGAGGTCTCGTTTGTTTGAGTACTTCCTGTTGTTCCAGATTCGGTAGGCTGACCTGCGGTTTGTGAACCTTCAGATCCAGTAGATCCAGTAGTTGCTCCTACTGTTTGGTTGTTACTCTGTTCGTTTGATGATCCAGTGGATTGGTTACCGCTAGAAGAGCCAGATTCACCGGATTGTCCTGCAGTTTGAGAAGTCGATGAAGATGATTTGATCTCTGATGTGGTTGTTTGACTATTACCCCCCGATGTAGACTGACCTGTGGTTTGTGAACTCTGACCCCCCGATTCAGTACTTGATCCAGTGTTTGTGGATGTTTGGTTCTGAGAATTCCCTGATCCGCCGGTCTGAGAAGTTGAATTGTTCTGCTGACTATTATTAGGTGAAGAACCGGAAGAATTGTTCTGTGCAGGATCATTATTGTTCGTATTAGAAGCATTAGAATTTTTCCCCTTACTGTTACCCTTCTTTTCGCTATTACTTGCATTAGAAGCGCTATTTACGCCCGATAACATATTAGTTGATCCACCTCCGAAGCTTTGTATTGCATCCAATGAGTTTATGATGCTCACGAAATTTAGAGATGCACTTTGAGCTATATTTATACTGGTCGGAAGACCTACTATAGATGCACATGGATTATTTCCTCCGAATGACCCGTAAACCCCCTGTGCCCACGTTTCAAAATTTCCATTATAAAAGTCAGTTGATTGGAAAGTATTGACTTGACCGTAATAGGTTACTGTAATACCGTTAGAAGGGACGTTTATTGTCTTTAAATCCCCGGTACAAGGATCGGTATAAGAATATGCAATCTGCCCATACACGGAAGAAGAAAATAAAAGTGATATGAGTATGAGCAGATGCTTAACATTCATTTTAGTTTTTAAATATTCCTTTTTTAATCATTCTTTGAACTATCCTAGCAGATGCTGTTTCTAATGATTTTTTAGTTGTTATTCCTATATGGGATTGATTGAATTTAATCTCAGATTCATCTATACCATCTAAGATGGAAACTGTTTTAACTGTATTAGCTTCGCCGAGACCAGATCCCATTATAATTTCTCCGGTTTCAGCATCTACAAATTTTATCTGTAGACCAAGACGGGTAATCTGGGTTGTCTGGGATTTACCGTCTATCTTTACAACTTCGTCATCTGAAACTGAGAAATCATAAACCTCAATATAGACAAAATATTTAGCTAGCATAACCTTGCCTCTCCCGTCCATCGTATTAGCTGTGAATCCCTTATCCGAAGCTTTAAATTGTTGAACCATTCTTTCTTTGATCTCCAACTTATCCTCAGTAAATACAAAACGGTTAGTGTATTCCAGATACTCTAGAACGATGTTTGTTACCCCGAGTCCAACTCTCTTATCTTTTAACTCCGGATACATCTCATATAAATCCTCATTGATTCCTATTTTAAGAATCTGTATAGGGATCTTGATAGTATCCATATACTCGGGTACTGAATCAAGAGACATTTTCTTTTCGAATCCAGCCTGATATTGCTCAGTCTTAATTGATCCGACAGGCTGAGCAATAGATTTAGCTGATATTAGGATAAAAATAATTATTGATAAAAACCTTTTCATCTTATTCTTCATTAGGTTCTTGAGGAGTTGCTGTGTAGTCGTTATTAGCAACATTAGATAAAGAAACACCATCTTCCTCGTCTACCTTTTGGATAAGCATCTTATCTCTATCCTCAGAGTTAAACCAATAGTCAACAACTTTATTAAGGTTACCAACAAATGCTCCTAATAGAATCAATAGCATTTCTTTCCAATCTTCTTTAATTTCTACACCAAAGAAAACTGCGGAGTTTATTCCTGCGATGATGAAGAAAAATAATCCCAATACGATCGCTGTAATTCTCCATCTGTTTGCCTGCATTTGTTGAAGCATATAGTAGAAACGATTTTTGCTTTCTACCTTTACGAAATCTTCTTTACCGAATCCCATAAATTTTTTAAAAGTATTTTTTACTGACATTTTATTTTAATTTATTTTGTTTACCATGGAGCATCTGTGCTCTCACTTTTTTCTTCTTTTTTCTTCTCATCTTTAGCTGGTTTTTCAACAACTCTTTCTTTAATTACAGTTGTACTTCCACCATTAGCATTAGATGAATTGCTCTCAGATGAATTATCTACATTAAGATTGATAACCGGTTGTTGAGCTGGTGCAGCTTGTTCGGTTTTCGTTTCTTCCTCGTGTTCACCTCCTCCATTAAATAGAGCAACACCTAGCCAAGTTCCACCACCAGCGATAAGTGTGGTTATTGTGCCGATAATGGTCTTTCTTAATCCTGACCAAGTTCCGTCGTTGTGATCTGTGCTTGTTGTTTCTTCAGACATAATTATTAATTTATTTTTGTTTTATTATTCTCAATCCCTCCGATTGATTCTGTGATTGAAGCGTTGCAATATAAATTCCCGATGCAAGATTTTGTATGTTAGAATAGTAAGTGTAATTTCCAGCTGGCATATTCTTTTCTAATATGATATGTTCAATAGAACCTTGAGAGTTCATAACGTATATTTTTACGTTACCTGATTCTTTAACCGTAAAGTTGATGTAAAATTCTCCGGTTGTTGGGTTAGGATAAACTAAAGCCTTATCTGTACCATTCTCTATGGTTGCCATCTTGGCTACTATAAGTATACCATTCGTTGGAGTTATTGACATATCCTTGGATGCTAAATCCCCCGAGAATTTCCTCGTAGTGTATAGAGGAGAAGTTTCCCATTCTCCCTGTGGTTTCTTGGCAACGAATTTTAGAGTAAATACGTTATAGTTATCGGGTATCATATATTTCTTATCTGCAGATGGATCATATCCTGTCCATTCCACTATCCCATCCATTGGATTGATTGAAGAAATCCAAAACATAGATTTATCTGAATTCTGTAATTCCTTGAATTCAAGAAGATCTTCATCGTAAATCATACCCAGTTGGAGGGATGAGAGCATCTCACCGTTTGTTTTAACTGTAATAGGAAGTTCAACTAGATTGCCCTCGTTTACTTTTATAGTTGGCATATTAACCTCCATAGTTTTTGTAGGAAAGTCGTATTCGACGTTCATATCGATTACATTTTCCATTGCTGATGGATAATTGGGATCAGGGTTAGGTAATATGGTGATTGGTGTCATACGTGCCATATGATAACCAGTTGCGTTAGCGTCACCAGGAACAAGTACATAGAAAGTAACCGAATCTGGTTGGCCAGGTAGGATGTTATAGTAGAAGTTTGTTGTTCCTGCTATGGTAGAAGTGTAGTTAGTAGATGGAGATCCTGTAATTGTGTTATATTCTGATACGGTAAAGAATTTAACATCTTTAACGTTGTTTGGCCAGAATGAGAATCTCCCCGATATTCTACCGAAAACTCCATAAGCGTCAGTGATAGTTAGATTGTTTGATCCATTAACGTCACCAGTATAAAAGTCCCATCCAGTAGGAGTAGCACCTCCTAGAATCCATTGATTTATTAATTGAGCATCTGCTGACGAAATAACGTTACCCACTCCCATTGTATCACCTTTAATAGCTAAGCGTACATCATAGTATGTGGTATCAATTATTTCACTGAATGAGAAATCTCCATTTATGTCAGTAAGATAAGTTGCATGTTGAGACCAAACTGAACCAGTTTTAACTTTTTTCTCTAAAGCGAGAGGTAAGTTTTTTGCTGGTGATCCTGTTACGTTGGTAAACGTACCATGGAAATCTAAATTAGGCTGATCCCATGCACCGCCGTAGCTGTATAGTGTTAAAGTGGTATCTGTTCCTGGTTGTGATGCAGCGTACTGATTATAAACCTGTGCACCCGTCCATTTTAAAGAATCGATTGATGGTAGGGCGTAGAAAGATGCAGCTTGAACGTGGTTAAATGTTACCAAGAATCTTTCGCCGTCTGGTATAGTATATGTTGCGCTACTCCCGGTATAAACAAGAGTAATTGTTACATTTCCATTCACGTTGTTGTCTAAGAATTGTAAATCCAAATTGGAAGGAGATCCAATTAGAGAGACAGATGCCGAAGAGAAAGCGTTTTTATCATAGAAAACTCTAAATTGGACACCAGTATACTTAGTAGCAGTGGTGTTCTTTAAAGTTATTCTAGCCTGAGATTGGTTTTGGGTAAAAGTACCTAATTGATAAGTGGTATCAATTAGGGCATAAATTCCATTTCCTGGTGCAGGCGGACCTGACTGCGCGAAGATGGTATTCACCGAAATTGAAAGCAAGCTTAGTAGCAATGCTAAGATAAAATTGTTTTTCATGATGTAAGATGTTTGTTTTGGTTTTGGTTCTGGTTCTTTTTTAAGTCCTACACGGAGGTAAGAGCTTTATAGTATTCTTTGAAGTGTTTGATTCTATCAGCTAGACCTATAGTTCCTCCATTTACTCTTTTAGTAACTGCGGTAACAGTAGCATCATCTGCACCTCTATCGCATATTGACCACAATTTGTTTGAATCGAAGAAAAATGCTGCAGAAGCCAGAGGATATTTCGTTGCAACTAAATCCGGATTTGCCACACAATCTTCTCCAATGAACTTAGTAAAGTTAGTGTAGTTTGATTTTCCAGTTAATTGAATATAACCTCTACCTCTAAATTTGAAACCTTCTTTAGAAGCTTCGTCTCCATTACCCATTCTTGATGCGTAAACCCTGGATGCAATCTTCTCAGGTTGACGAGCATAAGATTCATTTAGATTTCCAGGAAAGTACTTACCGAATATCTTTTTCAAACCATCAGCAGAATAATTTAGGTTTTCTGTAACTGCCTTAAATCCTCCTGATTCGTGACCGCACTGCGCTAAAAAGTGGGCTAGTCTTAGGTTATTAGTGATGTTGAATTTTTTTGCAGTGTCTGGGATTTGTGCTAAAACTGCATCAGGAACGTGTCCTCTCAGACCTTCTAAATTTAAATTTTCCATCTTAGGTACTGCTACCGGAGCTGATGCAGGCGCAGATTCACCAAACATTTTACTCCAGGTTCCAGGTCCTACAACACCGTCGGCTGTTAAACCATTAGCTGCCTGCCACTCTTTTACCTTAGCCTCCGTTCCCGCTCCAAATACTCCGTCTGCACTTAATCCTAGTTTTTGTTGAAGCTTTTTCACTTCTTCTCCATTGGATCCTTTCTTTAGTAACATATTTTTGATTTTTTTATTTATATATCCCCCCTTAAATTAAAAATCTCCCCTTAATTTTTTAATAACCGAATCTTTTTGATAACTTTAGGTATATAAAAATAAAGTATGCACGAAAAACCACTTCTCCAAGATTTTAAAGCAGAGGCTGAAGGAGAAAATTGCATAAAGGTAACAGTAGATCCGGACCTCAATCTCGAAGGAGCACATCTTAGAATACTAGGTCCATCCAGGAATTTACTCGTCACAATAAAACCCGTCAATATCGTCAACGAGATCTGTCTTTCGACAGATAATCCGATGTTTGTTGAGCTTATAACTCCAAGCGGGGTTTCGGTCCATTATGTTTTTGGATCGGGTAAGGATTTTTACATTAAAAACTTAAACTAATGGCAGGATACGATTTATTCCCTGATGAATTCGTTGCTCGATACAATGGATTCAAAGAGGGACAGTCCGGATTTTTCTATGATCCATATTTGAAAACTCTTATCATCGGAAAAATAGTCGATCATAAATTGAAAGGCCGTGTTATACACAACGGGGTAACTCAAAAAGACATTGACCAGGGAAGATACCTCGCTGCTTGGAGAAACGGATATACCTACGGTGACTGGGATAAGCACGGTATGTTCTATGTGGGAAGACTCAGAAATTACACTAGTTTATCCGGGTACATGGAGATACTAGAAACATTCGACGTAGAATCCGCAAAAAATTACTTTAAGACCAAGGAACTACTTCTTGATAATAAGCTCATTTAATTTTTTTATCCCGTAGTCAATAGTTATCTTTGTAATTATAAAATCAAAGAGATGGGAAACAGAGAAAAAATAGATTGGGTCATAGCTCAGCACAGAGATACCAATCACATGTACGATCAGTATCTTCCGTATGAATTTCATTTAAGAATGGTCGTAAATGCTGCTGGTCAATTCGAGCGTCTGCTATCCTCACAGGAACCAGAATTCATAGAGAGTATTAAACTTGCATGTTGGGGTCACGATCTAATTGAGGATACGAGAGTTTCCTACAACGACGTTAAGAATATTCTCGGATACAAGGCGGCGGATATGATCTATGCTGTTACCAACGAGAAGGGAAGAAATCGAGAGCAGAGGGCAAACCCAAAATACTATGAGGGTATCAGAAATACCAAAGGAGCGGTTTTTGTTAAACTCTGCGACCGTATAGCAAACGTTCAGTACTCAAAGATGACAGGATCTAGAATGTTTGAAATGTACAAGAAGGAGAACGAGTCCTTCGGGAAATCCCTTGGAGTCTGGGGAGTTGATGGATATTCTCAGCATGAATATTTTCCTCTATTTGCGTACCTGATGGAAATCTTTTCAAAGTAGGAACTAAGAATTAAAAAGAACAAAATGTCACTTAAAGAAAAAATTAATGCGGATTACATGTCTGCATTCAAATCAAAAAATGTTGTAGCAAAGAATCTTCTTTCCGTAGTAAAGGGAGAAATTCAAACCATAGAGAAGAACATAGGCGTGGATTCTCTTTCCGATGATGAGGTTGTAAAGATTCTAAACAAAACAGTTAAGTCTTTGAAAGAAACACAGTCTAAATCACCAAGCGCACAGACTGCGGAAGAGCTTTTCATTATCGAGAGCTATCTACCAAAGCAAATGACGGGGGAAGAGATAATCTCTAAGATCGAAGAACTTATATCCGCTGGTGCTTCATCAACCGGGGAAATCATGAGAGGATTCGCTGGTCTTCCAGCAGACAGAAAGATGGTATCCGAGATCTACCTATCTAAAATTAACAAATTAGAAAACAAAATCAATAACTAATGGAAAATTTACATCCAGTAGCACAGGTAACAGCTATTATCGTAATTGGTATAGTTATTTGCGTGGTTTTTCTCGCTGCACTTACCAATTACTTTGATCGTTGATGAGATCGTTCCGATTCTATAAAGAAGGTAGCGGTAGATGGTATGTAGATCTTCCTGAATGGGAGGGAAGCAAAGATGAACTAGAAATGGTCGCCGGTGCCGACGCTTTTCTTGAGATTCTATCCCAGGGTGAGATCGAAGTAAATGTTATCCTATCGGTAACGGATTTTGACGGATCTGATAAGTTACAACTAATCAAACCAGGAAGGTTGGAAGGTTGGGAGCTAGGAGAGGGATCCTGGTATAAACTCGATAGCTATATAGGCATTTCGTATGACCTGGAAATGTGGCTATGTGATGTAACTAAATTTGTTTTTGGAGGATTTCCAGAGACCATATACTTTAAAAAATGACAAAGAAACAGCTTTTAGAAAGAATTGAACAGCTAAAGGAATACATCCAGAACAGTCCGGATAATGACCCTAGAGATGCTTATGAAATTCGACACTGGAGGGAGGAAATAGAGGAACTCGAGGCTAAGATTAAAGAACTTGACAGTGTTCCTGCTCCGTGGTTGAGAGCAAGTATCAAAATCATTAAGCCCATAGTTCTTATTGACATGGACGGGGTTATCTGCGATTTCGATAAGAGAGCGAAGGAATTAGAATTGAAAGGTGTAAAGGGACACAGTCTTTTTAGACATCAGGATGCTTACAAAAACCTAGATCCAATTGAAGGTGCAATTGATGCTTGGATCTCGCTACAAGAAAAATATGAAACGTATATCCTTAGCACACCACCATGGAGTAATCCTGATGCGTGGGCAGAGAAGAGAATTTGGGTTCAGCAGCATCTAGGGGATACGGCTAAAAAGAAACTTATTCTTTGTCACAATAAAGGATTAGTTAAGGGTGATTATCTTATTGACGATAGAATAGCCAACGGTGTTGCAGATTTTGAGGGTGAGCACATTCATTTTGGAAATGACGAATTTCCGGGTTGGAAAGAGGTGTTAACATATTTAGGAATAAAATGACAAAGGCTTACTTACTCATCGGGTCAGCTGGATCGTGGGACGATCATCACAGTGTGTCACTAGGAATATTCACCACATTAGAGGAAGCAAAAAAATGTGGGAAATCTTTTCTAAAAGAAAGAGCAGATCGGCTGGAAAAAATTAATAAAGAGTGTCCGATTGACGAGGAAATCAGAATGAAATATGAAGAGCATTACGACTTTGTAGCTTTAGAATCACTTCCTCCAGAGGAACAGGAAAAATATCATGAATGGTGGTACGACAAGAATAAATTGGAGGAGATTAACTCAAGTTATCATATTTATGAATTTGAGGTTAATAAATTTGACCTCGATGAGGTATTTAAAGAGAAATTTTAAAAACAAAAAATATGATTTACTTATCAATTGATCTAGAGACTACAGGCCTAGAAAAGGATCGATATCAGATTCTATCATTCGGTGCTATCTTGGAAAACACCGAGAAAAAATTACCCTATGACGAGATCCCAAAATTTCATGCTGCTATCTTGCATAATGAAATAACAGGTTCACCATTTGCCATGAATATGAACAAGAAAATCATTGAGGCGATTGTTCAATACCAAACTACAAAGGATCAGGACGAGAAAAATGATCTGGTGCAAATGACAGGTATGCAATTCTATCATGAGAATGAACTTGTTGAGGGATTCTACAGATGGTTATATGATAATGGAATGGTGGAAGATGATCCTAATTTTCTAAATCAACAAATAGTTAGATTAGAGAATGGGAAAATTTACCCAGCGATCACATCCAAAACTAAACCTGTTACTATTAATGTTGCTGGAAAAAACTTTGCTTCCTTTGATAAACACTTTGTCGATCGTCTTCCACGATGGCAGCAGTTAATTAGAATAAGACAAAGAATGATTGATCCGGCAGTAATCTTTACTGATTGGACAAAAGATAAAGCACTTCCAGCTTTATATGATTGTAAACAGAGAGCTAAAATCGAAGGAGAGGTTACACATGATGCTCTTGAAGATGCCTGGGACGTTATCCAGCTCCTAAGAACCCAATACTAACAAAAAAACCTAGATCTTTCGGTCTAGGTTTTTTTAAGTTTTATCTTTTTATTAGTGATTAGAGTCTCTGAATCTTAAGCCTTCCAACTGGCAAACTCTTTCATATAGACCTTGGTGTTTTGATTCTTTAAGGTATTTAGAAAGATCCCTTACCCTATCAAAATCTCTAGCATCTATTGCATCGTCAATTAGCTTACCAATTTCTTTTTGAGACATATTTGCATAATCAGGTTCTCCTTCAGGTTCTGCTTGAGTAGCAGTATACGGTGATTCTTCATCAGAATCTATACCGGCCATTCTTAGCTCATAGTCTTTTTGTTCCTGAACTATTTCATCGATTATTTCCTGAACTCCTTCTTTAGCTTTAGGATTTTCCTCAAGAATCATTAACATTAACTTAAGAAAATCTTCAGCTGGCATCATCATCATTTTACCAAATACATGTTCTCTTAAATTTGGTATATCCGCCGACTCCGGAAACTCGTTAACAAAGTCTCTAAGATCTCCTGCTATTTCTGGTCCATATCTTAGATCCTCTATTTCATCAGCTAATGAATCGGTGTTATCTATAACTATCTGAGCAGTTTCCTCGTCTTCAGGAATTCCACATGCAGCAATAAGCTCGTAGATTCCTTTAACCGTCTCATGAAGAAGCATTGCGAAGTCTGATCCAAGTGCGTTTATCGTTGGTTTAACTTGGTCGAATAGTTCCTCTGTTTCTTCAGAAGGAAGTTCGTCATCTGACATTAATTCGTCAAGAATTTGCTGGGCAATTTCTTCACTATCTTTAGGTTTTTCTGGTGTTTCCCATTGAACTGAAACAGATCCAGAAAACCCAGATTTATCTCTTTCCCACATCTCCTTTTGAACCTCCATGGGGATAGCCCAATCGAAAAATCCAGCGATCTCAGTGATTTTATTTAGGATTACTCTGTATTCTTCTCCGGTTTCTCTACCGAGAATTTCAAATAAACCATCTCTAACCTCAGGAAGATTTAACATCTTCTTGGTGTTCTTAGCTTCCCCTTGGGTGATATTGTTTGCTATCTTTCTCTTATGGATCTCAGAAATAATTCCAGCATCTTGTAGTTCCTTGAGCTGTGGCATTTCAGCCGGTTCGGAAGGAACGTTTTCCATCATTTTTTTGATCTGGTCATTTTTCGGGAATTTAATCCTTAGTTCCACATCGTTTAGAATATCACCATACATGGTTCGAATAGCTCTTTCAGCCAAAGCTTCAAGTTGAGCCTCTTTTCCTTTCTGTATTTCCTTAGCTCTAGAAACCAAACTCATGAATTGAGGAATGTCTCTTCCGTGTGTTCTTTGAAGTTCAGCGTTTCTTTGCTGAGCTCTTCTCTCTACATCGGCTAAGTATTTTTTATCGCTTTCTCCGCCTTCACCAGGAATACCTGGATTACCGCTAAGAGATGCTTCATTTAGTCTGTCTTGGAATGATTTAATCATCGTATCTGGATTTTAGTTTTTTCAAATCAAATTTAATAGGCATTTTGCTTTTTCTAAGCTCTGCCATAAATCTTTTCGTTACATCTTCTGCCTTTGCCTTTGGTTTAGGATCAACTGAAGGCTTATCTCTTCGGATAGGTCCTGGTCTAGAAGGGGTGGTTCCTGGGCTGATTCCTGGCTTGATAGTAGGCTGAGCTGGCGCTGTGCCTGGCTTCGTAGCTAGAAACTCGTCAATTTTTGTGATTATTGCCATTCTTTTACGTTTTAATTTTGAATATATATCTAAAGTAAATTTGTATACAATGATGAAAAATCTAAGCTTCCGCACTTTTTTCGAAGCTGTTGAACCTCTAAATGAGAATGTCCAAGCAGCGAAAGACTATTTATTAAAAAAATACGCAGACAAAAAGGACATAAAATTGAGTGAAATCCCAGAAGAGGACAAGAGAAGGATCCTACAGAATCCTCGATTTGTTCAAGTAAGAGATTTAACACAAAAAAATCCAGGATACACCCTTCCATTTTTGAAGTTCTATATGGAGCAAAATGCTACATTGGAGGAACTTGAAGAAATTTTCGGATTGCTTCAGAAATATAAGAATGCTCTTGGTGATCTACCTATGTCAATAGGGGATTATTCCAAATACGTTCCATCTGGAGAGGACGATGACACTAAACCAGGGTATGAACTTTTAGGAGATGAACTTAGAAGCTTCGAAAGAAGGAAAAAGGTTAAGGACTTCTTCCAAGAGATGACTCCTAGAATGAAAAAAGAATTCAACAAAGCATCTGATGAAGAAATAGAAGATTTAACAGCTATTTCTAACCAGTTAAAGACTCTACCTGATGTTGATGGCGAGAATGCTTGGAAGTCTTTTTCTAAGAACATGAAAAAGTACGATGATAGCAGAACTTATCCGGAATATTCAAATCCACGTACAGCTTTCCTAGATATTAAAAAAGACGCTTTGAATTTCATAGAGGCTTGGGGTAAAGGTGACGATGAGCTTTTAGCATCGATTAAAAAATTAGGACCTCAAGCTGGTATTCTTTATGCTAAGGACAAATACATTGCAATGTCTGCTAGAACACCGGAAGCAAACAGAGCAGTTTGTTCTGACACTGGCTGGTGTATCAAAACAGATTCTACTTTCTGGTCTTATGGAGGAGGTAGAATCCAGTTAAATATTATTGACAGAAACCGTCCGGTTTCGGATCCTAAAAGCTTAGTTGGAATTACAATTAACCCGGATGGAACCGTACACACTGCACACGACAGACCTAACCATAGAGTTAGCGGTAGAACATACGTTGATATCCTGAAGGATTACTTTCCAATGGATCTGGTTAATGCCGTTAAGGAAAAGTTTGAAAGAGAGGTTTCTATTAAACTAGCTCTTGAAAAATATTATAGAGAATCAGGGAGTCTAGACACTAAGAAAATTATAGAATCACTTATTACTTTAAGTAAAGGATTTTTATCTGGTGTCGTACCACCTGAAGATTGGGAACAGATCTCAGGCGTAGTATCTGAGATTATCTTCATCGAGAAGAAACTTACCAAAGGTGAATTCATGAAGGTATTTAGAGATCACGGGATTTTCTCTGAAGCGACATGGCACGTTTTCGATGCTATTGTTGGCAAGGACTACTCTAAGGATGATATGGAAATGATTATGACTTCGGTTAAGAGAAATCTTAAGAACATGGAGGATTTACTAGATCTTAAAAAACAGGGAGTTCTGGAGATTAAGCCTAAAGACGTTCAAAGTATGGAGGAGATCATTAACAACAAGAGTCAAGTCTTGGGTGAGATCACTAAAAGAATGTAAAAACAAAAACTAAACATAAAATGGAAGAATTAAAAAATAGCGGATCCCATATAGATGAAATGGCCAAAAGAGGTCAATGGTATGGTCTCACTGATGCTACAAGAGAATTCAATGATGCTTTTAATAATACACCAGAAGGACAGGATCTACAAGCAATAGGGGTAAAGATAGAAGCAAGAGATAGCGGTACTCTATTATTGACACGTACAGGAGGTCCAATGGCTGATGTCGAGCTTTATAAAAATGAAGACGGTGAATTCTGTTATGAATATCTCTCTAGCAAAGCAGGTGTGGAAAGATATGCACTCCATAAATTTGAAACCCCTGAAAGAGCTTTAAGATCTCTATTGCTTAGAATTATCAGAAATAACATTCCAGCAGCTATAATTCCAAAGAAAGACATTCCTAATATTAACTTTAGCGAATTAGTTCCGATCGGTGGAGGATTAAGCATGCAGGAAATTCTAGGTAGAATGAAACAAACCATTGCAGCTGATGAACTAATCGATCCGGATGCAAATGCCGTTGAGGCTTTACCAACTATTCAGAATCTAGAGAATATGGGAATTGTTGGACGTGCTGAAAGAGGAAGAGTTACTGACATAGTTAAAAAGGTTGATGTTATCGCTCCTAAGTATAAGTTCTATTCCAGAGCAGCTGCTAGAGTTGGTCAAATATACGGCGAGATGATAGCTCAGTTATTAGAGACAAGTTACAGTAACCTAGGTGGAACTATGACGGAGAGCTTCGAAGTTTGGAGGGTGAATAACACCAACAGACTTCCTCTAAATGGAATCAACTTCCGAACCGGAGATAATTCGGTTAGATGTAACATCCAGGACAACGAGATTTTTGGATCTGTTTTCATCGCTATTTTCAAAAGAACTTTTAAAAGAGCGAAAGGTAAATACGAGAAAGAGCACTTACTTAGAGGTGGATATGGATTCTTAAGAGATTCCGATGTATCTAAAAAAGAACTTTTAAAAGAGATCAACGTTCTACTTTCAGATTACTTTACTGAGGCTGCTGAAAAACTAGAGCCTACTGTTTTCATCGATCCAGGAATGGAGGGATCACAGATTCACGATAACGCTAAAGCACTCTTACTTAAGTATCTTCTTAAAAAAGGATCGATGGATCTAAAAAGAGCAATAAGTGAAAATGAGGCACTTAGCGATCTTGTAGACATGACAACTAGACATGAGGATATGGACGATTTAACAAGAAAACTAATCGACGTATCAAGAGCATTAAGATTCGTATAAAAACAAGATATGGAATTAACAGAAAGAAAAAGACAGGACGTTTGCTCAGGATGTCAAAAATCAATACTTGATCCTGAGAAAGAGTGTCCACATTGCGGAACATTCCCACATAAAGCTTATCATGAAAGAGCAGCTTCAAAAACATTAGGGATAGCAAAGTGGCTACAAAATGCACCAGTTATGCAACCAAACCAAAAGTTAAGTGAGGGAACGGATAAATTAGACAATCTACTCTCATTTGAGGATTTCAATTAATAAGTGAAGAAAAGAAGAAATCCGGATTTACGTCCGGATTTTTTTTGTGGTCTATTTTTTATTCCCGAACTAATAATTTATTTTTGGTGAAAATCAAGTAGATGAAAACGATTATTCATGTCAATCAGCATAACATAAAGGCCAACTCCAAAGGGGAGGATCGTCCTGTTCTGACCTGTAAGACATATAAATCGAATAACTACTCCAACGAGGCCATAATTCATGGCTGCGATGGTTTACCTGCTGCTAGAGTAATTTATTCACCAGAAAAACCTTTATCCTGTGGGGCAAAAGTTTGGGTAGAGACCGAGAATAAAGTGACATACCCAGGTCCACCCGATATCGATAATTTTCCAGATATGGATGATTTTGGGGAAGAAAAAATTATAGATAAACTCCTGGAGGATTATAGGAAGTTTGCCATTATCGATGTAGAGGTTTTAGTCGAAAGAGGAGAAGATGACAAACCCATATTCAAAAAGGAAGGTCCAACATATCAAATGTATGGTCCGCCAATGGACGAAGAAACTCTGTCCGAGGTCGATGACGAAGCTATCAAAATTGCTAAGAGCGTATTTGATGGAGTCCACGAGTCTTATGTAATTGAAATGCTATATAAGATCTGCTACGATAGTGATGGTTATAGAAGCTGGAACTATTTAGAGTTTACCGGGGAATACACAATCACCCGTTTTAATTACGAAACCGATGAAACGATAGAAACTTTTGAAATAAATGATTTATGGGAAGGAATATAGAGGTAAGTGAAGAAACTTACAAAAAATTAATTGAGCTTGCAACTGAAATGACATCCCAGGATCCAAGGGGAACCAGAATGCCACACATGTTTCAAATTCGGGACTGGAAGAAAGTTTATGATTGGGGATTAAACGGCGACAATAGAGTCTGGATTGGTGATCATGAATGGGAGATTGAAACCCTAGATAATTTCATCGAATACCTGGATGAGTATGAGATTGAATATAAAAAAGAGGAGATCGAAGAGCTATGGAATGACGACAGAGATTTTGGTCTACCCGATTGGATTGAAGAGAATTGTCCAGATCTAAAAGAGTGCTCATACTCTATGGAACCAGTTTACACCAATTCTTTCCTGACTGCTAAGGCTGCTCAGCAACACCTTGATGCTAATTACTACCATTATCACAAGGATGCTGATGTGTACTTGAATCACGCCTGGAGAAACCCCGAAGCTGATCTAATTAGCGAGTTTCTATGTGGACTAGTTGGTAAGGATATTTACAAGTAAAAAATACAAATGGAGAGAAGAAATGAATTTTTAGAATCCGATGGGTTATTCTGGGAAAGTGAAACCCATGAGTGGTTCAATGATAAGATTAACACCCAATATGCAAGAAAGAAATCGATTCTTTGGGGATCTGGAGAGCAAGACGATGCTTTAGATGTTGCTTGTTTCGTAGTTCGTAATAAGGAAACTGGTGAATATGACAGAGTCATGATGGATAAGCCAACCAACCAGATAATCTACTCTACCAAGAGTCTAGAGGCCCTGGCCTATAAGATTGATCAATTGAAGGTATTAAAAAGATTTGAAGAGAAAAATTAAATTAAACACGATGCAAGAAAAAACAAAGATTGAATATTTAGATCACAGTATGACAGAGGATTCAAACTCGGTAGAAATTCTATTTTGTCAAGAACTCGAAAAAACCGGTAAAATAAATCCTCTCGGTGAAGAGATGATGAAGATCTTAATTACTCTGGTCACCAGAAAGGATCTGATAGATGAAATCTACGATGAACTTAAAAAGAGAACCGCATTAGTAGCGATACTTGAGGACAGACTGGGTACAATGAATCGGGAGCTTGATAAGGGGGCTGCTCTTTTTGTTGGTCTAGCTTGTGAGACCCCTGGAGATTCTGTAATGTATGCCTACTATCTTGCTCACAAGATGAAACAAAGAAATCTCGGGAAAACACTCGATTTGGAAACTATCTGCATGGAGATCTTTCCTAATGGATTATTCTCCAAAGAGTCATTGGACGAGATCTGGGATAAACAAAAGGTTTCTAGGGGAGAAGGGGTTTCAGGAAGTGACAATTTACTTGACTACAGAAAAGCTTCTGAGAGTCTAATCTATGAATAAATGAAAGCGATTGATAATTTTAGTGTCATAAGAAAAATATTGAGGTTTCCTACTGAGGATAGCTTCTATTTTCTTCAGGTACTTAAAAGAAGGAAAGATAATCCTGATCTAGAGAAGGACATGATTCATCTTGCGGACTTCTACATTTACAGTCTGGAGGATTATGATAGGCTAATGGATCGAGTTATCAATCTTTGCCAGAGTGAGAATGCCAGAGCCTATCTTAGACTTAACGTACGGGACTCAAAGAAGACCGCTATGATGACTTTGAAGAAAATAGTGGACTACATATCAACGGAGAATTATAAGGCCGTAAAGAAAGCGTATGCGTCTTGTACCGGTGAATATCATTCTGATCCAGACAAGACTTGGATAGTTGATATAGACAATGTGTCCATCGATTCTTTCAATCACTCCGAGGAGCAGATTAAAATTCGACAGCTAATAACCGATCTCCAGATAGAGGCTGGGAAAGAGCCCATGATGCAATTCATTCCAACAAGAAGCGGGGTTCATATTATTACCCGTCCATTCAATCTTCAGAAATTCAAATCAGAATTTCCAGATATTGATATTCATAAAGATAATCCAACTATTTTATTTTGTCCGTGAAAACTCTAAAAAAGAAACCAATAGTTGATCTGAGTACTCTTAACTCTGATCAACTTAAAGCTTTCGAAACTCTACGGGATTACATAGCGGATAAGGAGGATCAGAGTATCTACGTACTTAAAGGATGGGCTGGTACAGGTAAAACGTACTGTGTGAGCATGCTTGTTAGATACGTCCTAGAGGTTATGTACCCAACACAGGCTTGGTATAGAATCGCTGTGACTGGGCCAACTAATAAATCAGTCCGGGTAATAAAAAAGACCAGCGGGATAAAAAACTCCAGGGTTAACTTCCAAACTATTCACAAGCTTTTAGGTCTGAAGGAAAAGATCACTATGAGTGGAGAACAGATCTTTGAGAATGATGGATTCCTAAAGCCTGGGATCAATTCAACCAAGCTTTTGATTATAGATGAGGTTTCTATGCTCAACGATGATCTATTCCAGAACATCATTAAGTACAGAAATAAGCTAAAGATCATCTGCATGGGAGATCCAGCTCAAATCCCTCCGGTTGGTAGACCCGACTGCATACCGTTTAGAGATGAGCTGGCTGATTTTTATGGGGTTCGAACTATTCAGTTAAAACAAATCATGAGACAGAAGGATGGCAATGCCATCATAGACGCCTCGGTAAAAATCAGGAAAGATCTGGGACTTTCGTCCAATCCGATCCCTTTGGAAACAAATCTAAATGAGAAAGGAGAAGGCATAGAGTTTCTGAATCTTAACCTGGAAGGAACGCGGAAAGAATTCTCCTCGATCCTAGAGAGATATTTTAAAACCAAAGATTTTGAGAAGGATTCCGAATATGCTAAAATTATAGCATGGAGAAACAAGACGGTGGCTTCGATGAATGTGGTTATTAGAAAGGTTATCTACGGGGAAGAATCGCTTGGATCTAAAATTCTAATAGGAGAGAAGCTTATTGCAAACACCCCGATAATAGAGGGGGAGGTTATTATATTCAACACCAACGACGAATTCACTGTTGAGAGATTCGAGGTAAAATCTAAGAATCACCGATTTGTAATATCCGACGACCCTGATGCTGATCCTTTTAGCATTGATCTACAGTATTACAGCACCACCGTTTCGTATTTAAACGAGGACGATGATGTTGAGAGAAAAACTATCAACATCCTACATGAGGACAGTGAGGAAGAATTCAACAAGTTAGCTAATCTTCTTAAATTAAGAGCCATCAGGAAATCAGGCAAGGACAAATCTTGGATTCAATACTATAATTTTCTAAGAAGGTTCGCTGATGTTAATTATGCCTATGCAATTACCTGTCATAAATCTCAGGGAAGTACCTATAATACCACGTTTGTTTTAGAGGATGACATAGACATGAATCTGGACATCGTTGAAAGAAATAGGATAAAATACACCGCATACACCAGAGCAAGCAAAAAAGTTTACATATTAAAAAGATTTTAAAATGTTAGTAGACCTATCAAAATCAGAACAAGAAGTTCTGGACAACCTTAGAGCCACAGAAAAATACAAATCCGGTGAATTCAGAAAAAACTACATCCAATTTTCTGCGGAGGTAAGAAGGACAATCGAAGCAGCCAAGATTTACATTCTTGACAACTATCAAAAAATAGAAGACTACTCCGAGCTCGGTCTTATCCTCAGATGCGCTAATCATGATGGAACCAAATATTTCGGTAAAAAGAGGATTAAGAGAAGGGAAAAAAAGAATGGCAAGAATACCATTCTATCAGATCTTATTGAAGAGATGGAAAGGGAGAAAATAGAAATCTCAAAATTTGACTCCGCTGTTTATGATTGGAGCGATGGCGATTTCTCTGTTGTTTTTAACGGTATTCCATATAACTGGATAGACGGAGAATCTATTATAGACATTGCTTCCTATATAGAGTCCAAATTAAAAGGAAATGCAGAAGAAAATAACACATCAGGAGTTAGTTGATATTGCTCATAAGTGGGTGCTGAAAAAAACTAGCTGTGGTGTTGCTTTCAAAGAACTAAGAACTTGTGCTAGTAACGGGGAAACACCAGATGTTATAGGATTCGGTGCTTGGTGTCATTCTGTTTTGGTTGAATGTAAAGCTTCAAGATCCGATTTCCTAGCGGATAAGAAAAAAAGTTTTCGAAAGGATCCATCACTTGGAATGGGTACTCAAAGATTCTACTTCTGTCCAGCCGGTATGATTTTGAAGGAAGAAATCCCGGAGGGTTGGGGGTTAGTTTACGTTAACGATAAGATGAAAGCTGAATGTGTGTATAGTCCATACATAGGTAACATAGGTGAAAGAAATAAGGGATTTCAAAAGAACATTAAAGCTGAGCATGAACTCATGTATAGTGCTCTGAGAAGAATAAAGTAGATTATTTTTTTATCCCGTGAACGATGATTATCTTTAGCACCAAAAATAACTTATGCTAGTAGAAATCTGTAAAGAATGTAAAAAGCTATTGGCAACTCACGGAGAAACGTGTGAGTTCTGCCAAAAATCCGGCGTTTTTATTGAAGGCAAGGAAGTGATCGGAGAAGATATTGGATCACCAGTAACATACATCCCCCGACACGCTGAAGGCGATGCTTCACATCCTGATTGTGAAAGAGGGATAATCTCTTCTTTCCGGGAGGGTAGAATCTGGGTGAGATACCAATCAGCAACAGGAGCATTGACTCCCGCTGAAAATTTAATATGGGGATAATCTATGACTAAGAAACAAATACTAAAACTTAGACCAGAGTTTAAATTTGGAGCGGGAATGACAATGGTAGACTGGTTTGAGATTACCGAAGGAGCTGGATTTTTCTGTATTAGAAGCGGGTTAAGACATGCTGACGGAGAAACGAAGTCTCCCTATCATTATGAAGATTGCGTTGGTGGAAAAAACGCACAGAAAATTGCATTGGAGAAGTTTAATACGTGGTGGTCTTCTTTAAATGTCTTATAAAGTTATCGGTATAGGAGCGGAAGTGATTATCAATTTAAAAAATAAAAAATGGAAGTAGATAAATCAAAATTGACATTTGTTGGAAGTATGAATTACATCTTGCAGATATTCGCTGAAAGGGATTCGGATGAAGTACAGGTTGATCAATACCAGCCAAGAAAAAATAGAGTTTGGTCAGGCACGATGACAAAGGAAGAATTGAAGCCACAGGTTGAAGAAACTATTGAGCGAATGAAGATTGCTATAATGCAGATGGAAGAATATTTGCAAGGTAAAAGAGATACTGTTTATTATTGGGAATTTGATGACGAAAAACCACAGGTATGAAATATGCCTGTTGGCAGTACCAAAAGTTTTCCCCGCATGTAATTTTTATTCCCGTACTTATTCCATACTTTTGCATTTATAACATTTCAGAAAAATGAAATACGATTTAGACACATTGAATAAGTATATCGAGAATGGACTCTTAGAAAAGAATTCTCATCCGGAACTTCCTCTTGATATTTACAACTATTCAAGAGAGTGTCAGTTCACTAAAAGCTGGGACGATATCACTCTTAACATGCGGGGTACAGTTTTAGATAGAGAGGGTAACATCGTAGCTAGGGCTTTTCCAAAGTTCTTCAATATGGAAGAGCACGATCAAAAAGACATACCAAACGAACCATTCGAAGCCTTCGAAAAGATGGACGGTTCTCTTGGAATTCTATTTAACTATAACGGGGAATGGCACTTAGCTACTAAAGGATCTTTCGTTTCGGATCAGTCAATTAAGGGTAAAGAAATCTTGGAGAAGTATGATTATAAGAGATTATCTCCGGATTGCACCTATCTTTTCGAGATCATCTATCCAGAGAATCGTATAGTAGTTAGTTATGATTATGAGGATCTTGTACTTCTAGCAATCATCAACAACAAGGATGGACACGAGTATGACATACATTCTGATATCTTAGATACTCTGAATTTCAAATTGGTTAAAAAGTATCACGGGGTTGATGATTACAAGAAGCTCAAGTCTATCATAGAAGATAATTCAGAGGGATTTGTAATCCGATTCAAATCCGGCTTCCGAATGAAAATAAAAGGGGAAGAATATGTTAGACTTCATCGACTGATTACAAACTTTTCGAACGTTGATATCTGGGAAACACTTAAAGAGGGGAAAGATCTTAACCTGTTTTTAGATAGAGTTCCTGATGAGTTTGATGCTTGGGTAAGAAAAACGATGAACTCCATACTCACTCACTATCAAAGATTAGAATCACAGGTTGAAAAAATATACGAATACCACATGTGGGGTAAATTCGGAGATAAGGAACCAGTGAGAGACAAAAAAGAATATGCAGAATGGGTTAAGACTCAGAACAAAGTGATACAGCCTATTCTATTTAAAATGTACGATGGCGGAGACTATTCTCATTATCTTTGGAGAATAGTTAGACCGGAGTATCAAAAGCCATTTTGGAATAAAGAAGATTAACATGAAAATAGTATTAGCAAAAGATCAGAATTTATACTTCACCTCAGATACACATTACAATCACTCGAATATCTGTAGAGGGATTTCTAATTGGCCAGGAGGAAGAGGAACACGTGATTTCCAATCGCTATCTGAAATGAACAGTGCGATAGTTACTGGGATAAACTCTAAAGTTGGTCCAGACGACGTATTGGTACACTTAGGAGACTGGAGCTTCGGGGGATTCGAATCAATCTCAGAGTTCCGAAATCGAATCATCTGCAAGAACGTCGTTTTATTTTTAGGTAATCACGATCACCATATCCGTCGAGATAAAGAGAATGTGAAGTCCATCTTTATGAACGTTTTGGACTATGACGTTTTGGATATTCGTAAACCGGAAGGAAAGGAAACTAAGAAATATCAATTTGTCTGCTCGCATTACCCTATAGCAAGCTGGGATGGTTTAAGTAAAGGTGTTCCGCATCTACATGGTCACGTTCACTTACCACCTCATTTAAAATTGCATGAGGGCAGAGCAATGGATGTTGGTATGGACGGAAATGGTCTTGAGCCATATTCTCTAAATGAAATATTGGCTTTAATGAAAGGAAGACCAAATAAACACTTGGTTCTTCCAAAGGATCATCACACTGAGGAATAATTTAAACTGATAAAATATGTCTGATTACAGCACAATAAAACCAACACTATTTATAGTCCGAGGTATCCCTGGATCTGGGAAATCAACTTTCGCAAACCACGTATGGAATGAATATGTCATCTGCGAGGCTGACAAGTTTTTCTATGACAAAGAAGGAAATTATAATTTCGATGTTTCCAAACTTAGAGAAGCACACGAATGGTGTAGAAACGAGGTAGAAACTAGAATGAAGGACAATAAAGTGAATCCTCAGTTTTATCCTGAGGTTGTCGTCTCTAACACTTCCACACAAGAGTGGGAAATGAAAGCATATTTCGAACTTGCTGAGAAATACGGATATCAGGTGGTTTCGTTAATAGTGGAAAATCGACATGGAGGTAAAAACACACACGGTGTTCCTGATGAGGTTTTGGATAACATGAGAAAAAGATTTGAAGTTAAATTATGAAAGTAGCAGAGGTAGAAGACAACAAACCGGTAGAGAGATTAACAATCTCACAGGTTATCGAGAAGGGATTTAAACCGAGAAAGGTATTCCTCATTATGATCAACGATAAACCGTACCAGGTTTGGGATATTGATAATTACGAACACCAAAACGGGAAGTGGAACGGTACACCCTGTACATGGTGGTTAGATTATTCCAACGAAGATCACGAGAGAGAACTCATACCTTATGTTGAAATTGGGGTACATAGAATTTGCTGGGAAATACGTTACAAGCAGAAAAACTACGTTAAGCACAAATGGGGAGAGTGGGACATAAGAAATTCCGGTAACCTTGAGATCTTTGCTAATGGTAAAAGAGTTTATCAGTGCGGGGCTAGGGATCTCGAATATGCAATGGCTAATGCTATGATTATGCCATATAAACTTATGGAACACCCCTTTGACTTTCTCAATCCAGAAAAAGAGGATGGGAGGAAAATCTGGTACTACGGTTTACCTGCAACAGTAAAGGTTAGAGAATGGTCAGCTGAAATCGTTGTTTATCCAGACTTTGAAAAAATTCATCCAAACAAATGGTGGAAGCTTTACAAAGAAAGAAAAAAACCAGTAGATTTAGGAGAGGCTAAATCAGAAGTTGAGGTTGAAGATGAAGATGATGTCTATTATGACTCTCACACTGAATACATTAACCATGGAGATCCAATGTATGATGGTATGATTAATTGGTTTAGGAAATAAAAACACACAAAAAGGGATATGAACGAACTAAGATTAGAAAAGAAAACAGTACAGTACAAGGATTTTAAAGTTAACTTTATAAAAATACAAAACAAAAAGGATCTAGAAAGAAAAATTTCTCACACCTTGGAGGATGTCTCTTTAGTGATAGCATCAATGCTATTCGAAATGCCAACAAAAAACACTCTAGTTAAATTGGCAAAAAAAATGGAACCTCTATTTTTACCAGACGATAAGAATTACAAAATAGAGTTGGTAGCTACAGATTCCAGTTCGGAAGGTCTTTCTTCTTATTGGACTAATCTTGGCTTTGAAGCCTACATAAAAGACGTCCAGAATAGAAACACATTTAATCTTCTCGACTATATTATAGTTAAGGAGGGAATCTCCAATAATAATAACTGGATAAAACTAAAAAATGTATAATCTTTTCTTAGACGACTTTAGACATCCCTACGATTGTGTTGCTTACATGAGGGATCCTTCAAAATACGCCAAGTGGAATTGGGTAGTTGTTAAAAATTACGACGAGTTCGTAAAAAAAATAGAAGCAGACGGATTACCGGTCTTCATCTCTTTCGATCACGATCTGGCCGACGAACACTATGACAACACTATGTACAAAGGTGTTGAAGAGTACAATAAAAAATATGAGGGGTTTACAGAAAAAACCGGATATGATTGTGCCAAATGGCTGGTCGATCATTGCATGGATACAGGTCAAAGACTCCCTGAGTTTGATGTGCATTCAATGAACCCTGCAGGAGGTCAAAATATTAGTTCCCTACTTAACAATTTCAAAAAAATACAAGATCAATGACAAACATAAATAAGGAATTTGAAAAATTCTCTCTTAGCGAGGGTATAAGCTCTTTAAATCTCGACTACTATAAAAAAGAAATCGAGGCTTCGATGACTCCGATGATTCTGGAGGAAAGAGAATTGAGGGTTACACAGATGACAGTTTTCGACAGGCTGATGATGGACAGAATCCTATGGGTAGCTGGACCAGTAAACGACCGAATGTCAACCGTTGTACAGGCTCAGCTTATGTTTCTAGCTTCAGTGGATCCAAATAAGGATATCACTATGCACATAGATTCTCCAGGAGGATCGGTTAAATCAGGTTTAAGTATTGTTGATGTTATGCAGTACATAAAACCAGACATCATCACAGTAAATACTGGAATGGCAGCTTCAATGGGATCTGTTCTACTCGGAGCCGGAACTAAAGGCAAAAGATCTTCGCTTAGATTTAGTAAAGTAATGCTTCACCAATCAAGCGGAGGATTTAGAGGTAACATCCAGGACGCAGAGGTAGATTGGAAGGAATGGCAAGAGGTTAACCAGATTCTATTTGATCTCCTTGGTGAATTTTGTGGAAAGGATTCGGAGACAGTTAAAAAAGACGCAACTCGTGATTTTTGGTTAAGCGCTTCCCAGGCTGTAGAATACGGAATCATCGACGAGGTAATATCTTCACAGAAATAAAAAAATTCAGATAAATATCTCATTGAATAATTATTTTTAATGAGAGAGAATCGGGATCCAGTAGGTATTGTATTAGTTTCGATTGTTTTGTTTATGTTCTATCTTTTTGGTGTTCTTTCATCTAGGGAAAAAGATAAATTGCATAAAATAAACGATGAAATCAAATACAAAAAATCAGACATTGTTGAATATATACATCATGGAGAATATTCTGAATTTTAGCGAATTTGAATCACTTAACGAGGCTTATAAACCTCAATCTGGGATGGATATGCTTAAAACCGCAATTTCAAAAGCGACTAAAGATATATCTGCCTCTATTAAAGCTCAGAAAAAAAAGACCCCAATAGATAATTCAGAATATTGGACTTTAGTAACCATTATAGCATGTGAGAATTTTCCAGATAATAAACAGGGAATGGCAGATACAGCTCAATCAATTTACAATAGATTAGCAGTACCTAAACAACCCTATGGTAAAACAATAAAAGAAATAGTTTTAGCCAAGGGACAATACGAACCAGTTTCAGTAGGAAAGAAAAAGGGAGCTGATTGGAATACCATTAATTCCAAAGATAAGGCAATAGTTGTTTATATGAAAACTAAAGGTGTGGACAGAACAAAAGCCAGTACCGCAATCAATAACGCTATGCAAGCTCAGAAAGATTTAAAATTAGCTAAGGAAGCAGGTAAACACGTTCAATCTAGAACAGAGTTTCTAGCAAACAAGCCATCTAGTGGAGGTGCGGTTAAACCAGTAGAAAGAGTAAGTCCAAAAACTAATAATGCTTTTTTCTGGAATTATGCGGGTAAGAATAATTTCTACGCTAAAAAGGATCTCAATCCTAAACCTAAGCCAGGTAACGTAAGTATAGCCTAATCTTTATCCTTCATGTTCTTCTTTGCTCTCTGGTAGAGGGCTTTATCTGACATCTTAGTAGTTTTACCTCCCGTAACGAATGAATTTACTCTTGCCATTGCCCATTGCTGAGGAGTTGTTCCTGGAATATGTCCAGTTTTCCATGCTGCATATCCTCTGTTCCAAACTTGTCTAAGTATACCTAAAGGGAATCCAGTCTTATCTGATTTCTTTTTTAGAGCTTTATAAACCGGAGAATTTTTTCCCATCTCCTCATTAAGCATGTCCTCAGTTATCGATTCATCCTCCAGAACTATCTCCTCGAACACATTTTCTGGGATGCTGGTGAATTCATCATAAGAAAGTATCGTGTCTGCATCATCCTCTTCCTCGAACATTTCCTTGTACTTTTTGGTGTACTTACTTGGTTTGGTTTCTACGGGTTTACCCTTGCCAGCCTTTCTAGATTTATAGTCAGCATCCCATGGACCATATGCAGAAGAATCATCATCAGATTTCTCTGCATGTTTTTCAATCTCTCTTTTCATTACTCTAGGGTTCTTAGTTAGATATTTTTTAGGGAGCTTCATAATAATTATATTGATTATTCTATATATCATTTTTTTTATTCCCGTAATAGTATCTTATCTTTAGGAAAAAAAGATATGTCACACTTTACAGTAATGGTAATCGGGGATAACCCGGAAGATCAATTGACTCCTTATCAGGAGAATAACATGGGAACGTGTCCAGAAGAATTTCTTGAATTCCGGGACGAAACAGAATACCTCAAGAAAAACTGGGATGAGATGTCTCAGGAAGAAAAAGATGAGTATGATAACTCGTTTGACAATTACGCTGAGGATGAAGGATACGAAAAGCACTCAAGTGAAGAAAAATATGGGTCATACGTAAACTCAAAAGCAAAATGGGATTGGTATGTACTCGGAGGAAGATGGACGGGATTTCTAAAATTAAAAAAGAACTCCTCAGGTAAAACTGGAGAACCTGGGATCATGACTCTAAGCGCAGAAGCAGGATTTGCCGATCAGGCTTTAAAGAAAGATATAGACTTTCTCGGAATGAGAAAAGATGCGGAGGACGAAGCAGGTAAACTCTGGGATAAGGTCACCAAAATTTTAGGTGATGTCGAGAGACCGCATTCATGGGAGCACGTAAGAGAAGTTATGTTTCCAGGAGACATTGGTGCAGCCAGAGAATTCTATCACTCACAGGAAGCAAACAAAAAAATAGACGAGTGGAATAGAAAAAATAGCCACTCTCTATTTGGGGTAGATCCTTTAAATTTTATGATTCCGAGAGAAGAATACTGTAAAAAAGCTGGGGATTCAGCAATCTCAACCTTCGCAGTCCTGAAAGATGGAGTTTGGTACGAGAAGGGAGAAATGGGATGGTTCGGTATGGTTTCTGACGAAAAAGATCAGTCAGATTGGAACACTCAGGTAGCAGGAATGCTAGAACTAATTGACGACAACACGTTGGTTTCAATCTACGATTGTCACATCTAAAAACACACATTCAAAATGGAAAGAAAATTAGCATCCATACAGAAAATTAGGGAGATACTCCCGATCGAAGGAGCAGACGCTATCGAATTAGCTGTTGTAAACTCCTGGAAGGTTGTAACTAAAAAAGGTGAATTTGAACCGGGAGATCTTTGTGTATACTTCGAGATAGATTCATTTCTTCCGATGGAAAAAGACTTTGAATTTCTCAGAAAATCATCTTATAAAAAGATGGGCGATCTGGAGGGATTCAGATTGAAGACAATCCGATTAAGAGGACAGGTTTCGCAGGGTCTTTGTTTGCCTCTAAGCATTCTTGAAAAGGATGACGAAATGAAAATAGGAATTAGCAAACAACCTTGGGGTGATCAGCTTCAGCTTGGTCCTTACGATGATGCAATAGTTATCGAAGAGGGAACTGATGTTACTGAATACATGTGTGTATTAAAATACGAGCCACCAATCCCAGCAGAACTATCAGGGAAGGTTAAAGGAGGATTCCCTGGATTCATCAGAAAAACCGACGAGGAAAGAATTCAAAATATGACTGGACATTTCGAAAGAATGAAGTCAGAGAAATACTATGTAACGGAAAAGCTTGACGGTAGCTCTGCAACATACTATTTCAGAGACGGAGTTTTCGGAGTTTGCTCTAGAAACTTAGAGCTAGCAGATCCAGGAGAATTTGTACCAGGTACAGTTCTTTGCGAAGATGGTGTGGAAAGACCCAAGAAAGAAAACACGTTCTGGAAGGTTGCTAAAGAATTGTTCATCGAAGAAAAATTAGGAACTCTGGAGCAAAACTATGCAATTCAAGGAGAATTGATCGGTGAAGGAATTCAGGGAAATCCATACAGGATCAAAGGTCACACTGTAAGAATTTTCAACGTGTTTAATATTGACACTCAGGAATACCTTGGACTAGAAGAAATGCGAGAATTTCTGGGTAAAATCAATGTTGATTCCAATCCAATTGAAATGGTTCCAATCCTATTCGAGGATTACACTCTACCAGAAACCATAGAAGAGATACTATCTCAGGCGGAAGGGAAATCGGTTTTAAACTCAGGGACAGAGAGGGAAGGAATAGTTATTCGAAATAGAGACAAGTCAATTTCTTTCAAAGCGATATCTAATAACTTTCTACTGAAAGAAAAATAGAAAAATCATGGAGGATAAGAATAACATTCTAGAAAATCTAAAGAATTTCCTTGAAACTGACGAGGGTAAAGAATCAATAAAGAAATTCAGGGAAAGAATGGATAACGAAGAAGCACACTCCAATCGATGGGTCGAAAGATTTAGAAAGTGGGCAGTTCCCGACATGGATCTGGCTATAGAGAAGTTGACTGGTTGGTATTATTCGGATAAGTATAGAAATAGAGAATATTCGAAAGGACGCGAACCCGGAGAATCGCTTCTTTGGGTTGCATTGAATTTTGCAAGAGAAAACTGCAGGGAGTGTGACGACGAGAAGTACCTTAACATGTTCACTGGAGAAGCATACTATATAGGATCTTATGTTATTCAAGTCATGCACGGCCAAGGATCCGCAATCAGAATTGATAAGATAGAAGGACCTATTAAGGCATCAAGGAAAGAAAGAATGATCTCCATGATCGAAAGTCGGATAAGAACAGAAATGGATAAGCATTCAAGATCACAGTCATTAGATTGGATAAAAATAGCTGCATCTAAGGTTTATCGAGAAATTGAAGAATTTAATAACAACTAACATGAATAAAGTTTTAATCTACATTTTTACCGCTCTTTTCATTGTATCTTGTGAGGATACCGATAAATGTGCAGATCGCATCGAAGAGCATTCAGTCTCAGAAAATATTGAGGAATTAGATTCATCTTCGTGCGCTGCATGGACAACTCATTACAAGACGTACTCCCTAGAGGGATGCGAGTACATAGTAGTTGGATTCGGACACAACAGATGGGGTACCCACAAAGGTAACTGTTCTAATCCGATTCATAAAGGACAACATCCCAGTCCGCATCAACTTGACATCGTCGAGATGGATTCAGATCAGCGTGATTATTCGTTATCAGAAAAAGAAAAACATTTTGATTGTTATGTCACTGAAATTATCCCAGAAGACGAAGGACACTCCTATGTTTACACTGAGTGCGGTATAGCTTTTATTACCGATAAGAACTACAAGGTAGGAGAGAAGTTAAAAGGATTTAAATCTCCCAAGCACAAATGAGAATACTAATTACAGGAGGAGCTGGATACATAGGATCTCACACAGCAGTCGAAGCTCTTAGAGAGGGACATGATGTTGTAATAGTTGATTCATTTATCAGTTCTTCTAAATCAACCATCGAAAGAATAGAAAAAGCTAGTGAGAGGAAATTCGAAGTTATCGAGTGCAACTTAGCCGATCCAATAGAAGTAATTCTATCTAAGTTTAATAACACCTATCCAAAGTTCGATGCTGTTATACACTTTGCCGCTTTAAAATCTTCGCCCGAGTCTGTAGAGGTTCCAGTTACCTACTACGACAACAATATGTCATGTCTTCTGAATGTGATTAAACTCTGTGAGCATAAAGGGATTAAAAATTTCATATTCTCTAGTTCTGCAACTGTCTATGGAGAACCTAAGTTTCTACCGATTACGGAGGAGCATCCCATCGGAAGAGCAACAACACCATATGGGAATACCAAAGTTTTTGGTGAATGGATTCTCGAGGACGTAACAAGCAGAAATAGATTAAAGTCTGTGGCTTTAAGGTACTTCAATCCTGCTGGAGCAGACTGGACATATCTAATTGGCGAATCCCCTCTATGGAGACCTAATAACCTTGTCCCTATAATAACCCAATCTGCAGCTGGTGCCTATGGACCTTTAGTAGTAACCGGATCAGATTTTCCTACACCTGATGGCTCAGCTATCAGAGATTACATACACGTTACAGATTTAGCAAAGGCTCATTTATGTGCTTTAGAGTGGTTAAAGGATCAGGAAACTGGGACTTTCGACTATTTTAATATAGGCACTGGGAAGGGAACATCAGTGATGGAAATGGTTGAAACATTCTGCTTTTCTATAGAACCGGATTTACTAATCTGCGAAAAAGGAGATAGAAGACCCGGAGATCCAGCTGAGGTTTGGTGTGATGCTTCTAAGGCGGAAAGAGTTCTAGGATGGAAAGCCAGATTTGGAATAAAGGATATCCTAAGAAGCGCATGGGAATGGGAGAAGAGATCTAGAAACATCTTCATGGAGGATTAAAAACAGGGAAAGGAAACAATAGATCCATATATAGATAAAAGTCTATATGATGATCTATTTCTTAATGTTCTTTATCCCGGCAATTCCTATATGGTTAATATTGGAGCTATTGTCATTTTTCTCGAATAGAGAAGAAGATAAGCTGGTGGGATTTAGCACTAGGATCATCGTGTTCTACCTCTGGCCTTTCATGCTATATTATCTATGTCATGAGTTCAGGTCAAGGTGGATTAGATAAAAAATCCAAAGATGAGAAAAACTAAACAGAACAAGCCTAAGGAGGCTGAGGTTACAGATCTAGAGGTAGCCAGAAAAATGCTTAAAATACATCAGAGCGCTCAGGATAGAAAGTTAGATTTCGATCTTTCATTCGAATCAGTAAAAAAACTTTTACAGTATCAAACCTGTTATTATACGGGCAAAAAATTTGAAGATGAAGGACTGATGTCTAGAAGCTTTGATCGGATAGACTCGACTAAAGGATACGTAGAAGGCAACGTAGTTGCCTGTACTGTTGACATTAACGGAAAAAAGAGTAATCTTTCGTTAGATGAAATAGAGTGCTTATACGTAAAATTAGTGAATAGAGCAAACGTGAAAAAAGAGCAGGAAAATATAAAAATCGAGATTACAGACATTAAGGATATCCCCGAACAAGATATATAATCCATGGGACTAAAACAATTCAATAATTTCTCAATACAGGAGAGTGAAACCAAGAAGAAATTCGGTGATTTGATAATTTCGGAGGAGGATCTGGAATTTCTAAATACCAAAGGTGTAGACTTAGCTTCAAAAATAAACAAGGACAATAAATCCATTAGGAGCATAAGATATCAAATGTGGGGAAATGATTCCATTGTATTTAATATTGATCTGAGAGATCTAGGAGTTTATGATACAATAAAAAATCTGGAGAAATTCTCAGATTGCGATTTTCTACCAAATTTTTTGATGAGATCGTCAATGACGATCCGCTATTTCGTTAAAAAAGATCTATCTCCAGGTAAATATGAAATTGGTCCATATTTTAGCTCGAAGAATCCACCTGGAATCATAAATATTGAGATTGGATTTGAAACTTTAGAAGGATTAGCAAGCGTAATCAACGAGAGTATAAATGAAATGTTTAACGATTTCAAAAAAGTTAGAGTCGCAACTTCATGGGATCTTAGAAAAGCTCCTGTAATAGAAGCTTACCTTAGAAAAGAGATTAAAACAATCTATTCCAACTTAATAGATAGATTTCTAGAAGATGGCAAAATGGAGCCAAAGGATATCGACGATAGCTTGAATGCTATTCTTTTGGCAAGTTCATTAGAAGAAAATCCGGATGAAATAGAAACTTTCAATTCTCTACCTGAAAAATCAAGAAAAGAACTTCTAGCTGGATGGAAATCTATTTTAAAAGGAGAAGACATTACATTATCAATACAAAAGGTATCAGCAATTAAAAAATATCTTAGCGTTAAAAAAACCTGGGATTACATTTAATATGATTTTAAATTTTCAAAGATATCTAAATGAATCCATAGAATCAGAAATGAGGGTACCGGATTACATAGAAAAAATAGCAGGCATATATTCTAAAAAAGGAAGAGCACTTTATGTTGTCGGAGGAGCAGTTAGAGATCATCTTTTAGGAAAAACACCTAAGGATTTTGATTTGGCAACAGATGCTACTCCCGACGAGTCAATCGATATGCTTTCACCCTACTATAAAGTATTGGAGGTCGGTAAAGCCTTTGGGGTTATTAAGGTTATGGTTCCGGAGGATCCGGAAGGAGTAGAGATTGCTACTTTCAGAGAGGAGACATATAAGGATACCAGAAGACCAGATTCGGTTAAATACTCCTCGATCGATAAAGATGTCATGAGAAGGGATTTAACTGTAAATGCTCTTTTCTATGATATAAAGGGAGGTAGGATAGTCGATCTTGTCGGAGGGATAAAAGATATTGAAGGTGGACTGATAAGAACAGTCGGAAATCCATCTGAAAGATTTTCAGAGGATCCACTTAGAAAATTAAGAGCCGTAAGATTTGCTTCTAAATTGGGATCGAAGATAGATCCAGAAACACATAAATCACTTTTAACCGATCCGGTTTTTCATAACATCTCAGTTGAAAGAATCAGAGACGAGTTTATGAAGATATTAACCAGCTCAAATGACGTTGGTGAATCTATAAACATGCTGCAGTCCTATAACATGTTATCCCAAGTATTTCCAAATCTAGAGATAGAGACAAATTCTTGGTCAGAAGAACATCCATTGGTTACTGTTGCTCTGATGCTCAAGTCAAATCCTATAGATAAGATAGAAAGAGAATTAAATAAACTCTCATGGACATCTGACGAGATAGCTAAAATTTGTTTCTTGATAAGACTTCTAACATTATCAGAGGATAATGTATACGAACTCAGAAAAAAGATGGATGTTATAAAGTTTACTGATGTGGATGAAATTATTGACTTTGCTAATTTGTCGGGGGCAGATCAGAATTTAATTTCAGCATTCTTAGAATATAGACCTAGCATCTCAAGCAAGGATCTCATGGATCAAGGTTTTAAAGGACCTGAATTAGGGAGGGAAATCAAAAAGAGAGAAGGCTTGGAATTTAAAAAGATCCTCGATAAAAGATAGATAAAGACATGGAACACATTGAACTATACGAGAACTTTAATCAACCGGAAAGGAAAACCTTTACTGAAGATGAAATAGTTTACTATGAGAAACTATGGAACTGGTTACCTCAGAAATACCGATATAATCAGTTCTTTCTAAAACTTTGGAATCAGGTAAAGCTTAAGAAGTACCTAAGTAAAAAACAATGGACACAGCTAGAATATTTACTTAAAAATGGTAAATCTCAATACGAAGCTGGAATTCTACCGTCCAATTATTAAGATGAAAAACGTAGATCTATACGAATCTTTTGTTAGTAGAGACGATGAAGAAAATGACCCAGAAATGGCTTTATCTGAATTCATCGGAGAAATTTGGCCGGAGATTAATAAATATCTGGACGATAATGGATTAGAGTCCGATTATCTAATTGCAGATCCGGAATCATTTATTATCGAGTATTGGCCAAAGACCATGAATGGTGCAATACCAAGTAGAATATCATACATAATTGATACTCTGAAAGAAAAACTCGAAAGCGAAATGCAAATAGGGATTTCATGGAGCTTCGGACCTAATGGAAATGCTCAAAGATTAATATTCACACTGGACTCCGAGATAGAACCAGATTCGGTTACCGATAAAATACTAAGAGTTAAAAAAGCTCTCAAATTCACATAATTTTTATTTCTCGAGACTTGATCTTAAATTTACCAAAAATTATCCAATGAAAGTAATCATAGCTGGTGGTAGGGATTTTATGGACTTTGAACTCCTATGTTCTTCATGTAAGGACATTCTGGAAAATAAGAATGTCGAGGAGATAGTTAGCGGATGTGCCAAAGGAGCAGACCGAACCGGTGAGAAATATGCTGAGCTGAACAAGATTCCGATTAAAAAATTTCCAGCTGAATGGGATAAGTATGGTAAAGCTGCGGGATATCGTAGAAACAAGGATATGGCAGAATATGCGGATGCTCTTATAGCTTTCTGGAACGGTGAAAGTAAAGGTACAAAACATATGATAGATCTAGCCAGAGCCAATAAATTAGAAGTACACATAATAAAATACACATGAGCACATTTATCAAATTAACCCACAGAAATCAATCTCATGGAGATCTCAGATTGAATCCTATGTTTATAGTGTCAATGAATAGGATGTACGATTACACTGAAGTTTACTGCATGGGAATGGAATATTCATGGGAAGTACAAGAAACACCGGAGGAGATAATAAAGCTTTCAGAGACTAAAAAGTACTTTACTACTTTTAATAAAGAAAAAGAGTAGGATAATATTAGGCGTAGTCTATTCTTGCAGCTGTTCTGCTGCCAAGTTCTTTCATTACACTATCTACAAAGGCAGCCCAATCACAGTCTGACACTTTAGGTTCACCATTCAGAGATGCCTGAACAGTAAACTCTTTGTAACTTTTAGAACCCCTTACGACATGCCATTCTATAGAACAGTCTGAGCAATCTATAGATTTAACGAATTTAGCTCCATCGTCATTTTTTGCAATAGCGTCATCGATTGCACGAGAGATTTCGCTCTCATTGAAAAGAGGAAATCTATCTGATGGGTCGAGTGACGGAATTATATCGTCAAATACATAACCGGATCCCATCTGTATAGAATATTCATCCGGATCCTCACTGAGAACAGCTTCAAATTTTAATTCATCATAGGATTCACTATAGTCCAAATCTACACCGTCACTATTATTTGCAGAGACTGTAAAGTAATCCTCGCTTACAGAACTGAGAGACTCTAGAGCCTCTTTAATGTCTAATATATTATATAGATCATCTGAAGATTCCTTAAGAGCAAATGTTTTTAGATGTCTCATCGTAGATTTTTACTCTATATATCCTCAGGATTTACCTAATAGATCCTTCATAATATATGAATCCCTCTCGTTTAAAGGTATTGGACTTAGGTCTATGTAATCTATCTTTTCAAGTTCAAGATAATTTTTTATTATGGAATCAAGCTTAATAATTTCGCTTTTATTGTGATATCTAATCCCATCCTGCTCATCATCCTCTAAGAATGGAGGTACATAGTAGATTCTGTGCCACTGACTTAGAGACTTCAGAATCTCCTTCTGAATATGATTTATAGTTGCTATATCCTTAAGTGAAAGCTGCGAATCGAATCTGGATCTGAAATAAAAATAATTTAGAATAGAACTGGAGTCACAAACTATCCATTCCTTACTTCCCACATACATTCTTTCCCTTCCTAGTTGTTTATAAAATATCACTATCTGATCAACTGGGGTATCAGGAATTCCCCATTCTGCTATGTAATCAGTAGCAGCTTCACCTACGAATATAGAATTGCCCTTTCTTATTTTTAGTCCGTGGTGGACCGATGCTGCCAGTGTGCTCTTACCCGATGAGGGTGCACCTATTATAGAAACTAACTTCGATTTAACCTCTCCCTTCATTTAATAGATTTTAATTCTATATTCAATAGGGCGTGATTTATTTCGTGTGCTGGATTTATTTTTTTATCCCGAAATCTAATTATATCTTTATACTACAATTTTAAAAATCAAAAATGGAAACAAAGAAAATTATTAGGTATTCGGTAATTGGTTTAGTCGTTATGATGTTTCTGGGGGTTTTCTTCAGTGTGATATCTACATCAAACCAGGAGGTTGAATTGAAAAATCGATTCAAACAAAAAATGGATGAGAGAACAGCTTTCTACGATAAGATGTGGAAAACAATATCTCAGAAATCTCAGATCGCTCTGAAAAATGACAGCTCATTCGTGAGAAATATAAACATCATAATGGAAGGGCGTAAGGATGCACAGGGAGTTTTTATGAAATGGGTACAGGAATCAAATCCAAATGCTAATTATGAGTCTGTCGCCGCTCTTTATGCTGACCTTTCAAGAACGATAGAAGGCCAGAGAGATGGATTCTTCATGGAGGAGAAAATGATACAAAATATAGTTCTCGAGCATGATAATATAATGACCCGATTCCCTTCAGGATTTATTCTAAGAAACTTTATGGGAAGAACCCGAATATCTTACAAACCGATTACTTCCGACGTTACTGATGGCGTTATGAAGGAGGGTAAAGATAACAATACCAAGGTATTTTAATAGAAAGAAAAAGTTTAACTAAAGGGAGCTTAGGCTCCCTTTTTAATATCCATTAACATGTCAATTTGGTTTTCTCTATTAATTCCCATTATAGCAGCTTTTGTTATGCTAAAATGGTTTAGTCGTAATCTAACCTGGTGGGAGGTAGTTATTCCACTAGCATCCTGTTTTCTATTCATCACAATATTTAAGCTGATCGTTGAAACTGTAGAGGTAAACGACACTGAATACCATGGAGCTATTATAACCGAAGCAAGATATTATGAATATTGGGAAACTTACGTTCATAAGACATGTACCAGAACAGTAAGCTGTGGAAAAAATTGTACAACCACAGTAACTTATGATTGCTCATATTGCGATGAAAATCCTGCAAGATGGACGGTTGTAAATTCTCTAGGAGAAGAGTTTTCTGTCAGCCAAGAATTCTATAATTATCTAATAAAGAAATGGAAAGCTAGAGAGCAATTTGTGGAATTAAATAGGGACATAGATGACGGTGGATTTGGCTGTGGTCAAGATGGTGATATGTACAAAATATCATGGGATGGAGATCCAATGACATCTGAATCGACCACTACTGATCATTGGTATGAAAATAGGGTTCAAGCAGCACACACCGCTTTTGATTTCCCTGAGGTAACCGATGAGGATATCTCTTTATATGGACTAATGGATTATCCGGAGATGGATGGTATTTTCCAGAAGACTGTTCTAGGTATGGAAAAGATCAACTGGATGTCTGAGGTAGAGAGAGATCGAATGGAGCAGTGGGGTAAATATTTGAATGGACATTTAGGAACTAAGAAACACGCTAGAATATACGTTCTATTCTTCGTAGATAAACCTCAGATAGCAGCAAACATGCAAGAAGCATATTGGGACGGAGGAAATGATAATGAGATAGTCGTATGTATAGGTTTAAGTAACAAATCAAGGGAAATCCAATGGGTGAGACCATTTACGTGGTCACCGGAAAGAAGAATCATTCCTGACGTCAGAGAGGCAATTCTAAATAAGGGATACTTTAATACCGACGAGGTATCCAGATCCATTATGAAATATGTTGATCTAGAGTTCAAGAGAAAGGACTTCAAAGAGTTCTCGTACATAACAGTAGAGCCTCCGACATGGTCTAAGTGGGTAACATTTATAGTAACCATCCTGATTACATTCGGACTTTGTTATTGGGCAATAGTCAATGACGTTAATTCCGAGGATGACCCATTAAAGAATTTTCTAAGAAGTAGATTCTAATTTCCCTCGTAATGTTTTTGTAAATTTGTCTTATATAAAAAAGACATGAACAGAATACTAGAATCATTAGCACCTTTTTGTCAGGCAAAAAATATAGGAAATGCTCTTTCCAATACTAATGATGCTACGCCAAGGGTCAAGTTTATTATATCCCTTTTAGAAGAGATTGGAATACCCTATGAATTGGACACATTCATAGTAGCCGGAAAGCCATTCCATAATGTTATACTAAGAGGAACTAATAACCGTATGGTTATAGCTCACCATGATATAGTAAATCCGGAATCTGATAACGCAAATGATAACTCGGCTTCGGTAATAAACGCAATCTATCTGAAATCTCTAGTTCCTGAATTAAATGTGGTTCTAACTGATGGTGAAGAAGTTGGGTTTGTTGGTGCCAACCATTTGGCCAAGCAGATTCTATGTGGAGATTTCGGAGATATTGAATGGGTTCTTAATATAGAGCTAAGCGGTAAAGGTGGAAAGAATTTCATGATAGGTGCTCATGACGGTAGGCTTACCGAACATATATTGGGTATTTTTGACGCTCCTATAGTGCAAACTCCCCCGAGTGACTGCTATGCTTTATCCAAGTATGGTATTGATACGAATGTTATCAACCCACTACCCATGTTATTAGAAGGCGAGTCAGGAATCAAACAAGGGGATTCTTTCTTAGATAATTCATCTTGGTACCTTTGCCACAGCAAAGCAGATTCACTAGAAAAGATCTCACTTAAGGATATGAACGAGTTTGTCACTGAGGTTCTATATCCGATAGTAACCCATAAATAGACGGGATATATAAAAACAAAATCACAGTTCTTTATGAAGAATATAAAGAAATTCTCCGAGTTCTCATCACATAGTATTAGCGAGAGCCTGACACCCATAGAAATGGAAAAATGGCCTTCTAATTGGAAGAGTATGCCAATATGGAAAGAGCTGGAGGGTATGGGATTCGAAGAGACTACTACTACCGGACAGGCTAGAAATGGATCTATTATGATAAGAACTACTAATCCTGGTATAGCTAGGGTTTATCCAGAAGGCATAGTTCTACAACCGTCAGGCTACATTAGGGATAAGGGAGTATCATCAGGATTCATCAAGAGATACCAAGATGATTTTAAACTCTATGACATGTTTAAATATCTTGCTGATAGATTCGGTAATGAATTAGAGAAACTATCCCATTCTGAATATCACGGTCCATTAACGCAGGAACAAGTAAGTGAAATCAATCTGGGTACCAAATCAAAGTGGCTGTGGAATAATGAAACTCAGTCGGTTGACATAAAGGGGTCATTCATACAAAGCAAAAACTCTAATGCTGAAATATTATTCACTATAAATTTTGGAAATATTAAGGGAAATTTTGAAATCAATAGAGGAGGGGATTTAGATTCACTTGAATTTTTACCATTGGCTGTAGAAGGGAATATGAGTATTAATTCACGAGGGATTGTAATCCAAGATTTAAAAACATTTCCGACATTAAAGGTTGGCAAGAATTTACGGATTGCATGCGATTTAAAATCTATGGAGGGTTTCAGCGATTTAGATAGAAATATCGGCGGGTTTAGTTGTAATTATTTTACAGCAATTCCATTTAATACGGAAACAGCAGCAAAAATAATGGAAACAGAAGATCCAATATATCGGACATCTGGTTATAGAGATACCACAGTATACGTATATGATGTTGAGGAGGCTAAAGAATTAGTTCTGACCTCCGGATTGGTTAGCGACGAATATTTTAAGAAAAACCCATTGGATCTAAGATTCCTAAAGAATCTACCCGAGTTAAAAGCTGGCATTTTAAAAAGAACGGGATTGAAGGATTTTTCAGAGCTTGGTGATCTACTAAAGGGTGGATATATTTAGATAAAATAAATCCATCTCTAAATATTCTGAGAGGATATATAAGTACATGATACTTAAATTCCATCAATTCATATCCGAATCAGAGAATAAAAAATCCAAGTCCAAGAAGTCCAAGAAAAAAGAAGTTTGCAATGAATGCAACAAAAAGATGGATGAGTGCTGTTGTCAGGATTACGGTGGAGGGTATCTAGGAGCAGAAATGCCATCAAATCTACTTTATTAATTATGATCAAAGCTTTTGTTATTAAATCCCAGACCATCAAAGAGGCTAAGGAGGTTTGGGGCGAATCCGTGTTGAATGATATTTTCGACATAACCAGAAAGGTTAAACCCAATGAAGCTCTGGAAATCTTAAAACAGGAGAATAAAAATAAACACTCCGATTGTCTAAGATATATTTTCAGTGAAATGCTTCTAAGTAAGTGAAACATTTTAAATCCAATCTAATATGAATCATATAACACTTAGGGATTGATCTCTAAAGATGTTTGTTTTGGTTCAAGAATCAGGGAACGGAGTTCCCTGATTTTTTAGTTTTGTGCTAATATATAGTTAACTATGAGCAACTCAGATTTTTTAGAAGAAATCCTTTTCGAAGGACATCGGTTAGGCATCATTGATGATCTAATGAAAGAAGCTAAAAATGAAATGGATAAAGGAATCTATAGCCACTACTGTGATGCTTATTTGTACGTAATAACTAGAATGGTTAAAGAAATGAATCTGCAGGATTCTATCTTTTATCCCACAATTTCCATATGCGGATAGACTTACCCGAAAGCCAAAAATACAACCCAAAGAAAAACAGAGACAGGCAATAGAAAATTCCATCCGTAACCCAATAAGACCCTGTCCACTTCATCACAAGAGCAAATAAAGCGTCGAATCCCAGCGGATTGAAAAACGTTGCCAGGATCAGGACAACTGTCTGGATCTTCTTTCTGTTTGATTGAGTCATTACCTAGGGGTTCCGTGTCCATAGTGGAAAATTTTTGCACAAACTTTATCCTTAGTGGAAAAAATTTGAGGGATTCGAGTTATCCAACTGTATATATTGGAATTTTTTTAATTTTGTCGAAATAATTCGAGGAAGACAACTATATAAATCAAAAATACAATTATGGCAAATTTTGAAACATGGGTAGACGTAGACCCAGATGATTACTGGAGAGAGATGTCCAGAAGAGAAAAAAATGAAATGATAGGCATTGCAGTCGAGGCAGCATCTGAAGACGATAATTTAAAGGACATTTTAATCGATAGTATTAAAGAACACTTTGAGCCGGGAGAAAGAATAACCATCTCAGCTTCGCCGGAATCATCCTATGATCAATTAGAATTTGAAAAGTCTTTGCAAGCATTACAAAGATCATATTATAGTTTATCCCAGGATAAAATTGATCAGATAAACGAGATTGCTAAAATCTATAAATAACCAATGGAGCTACTAAACACTCACCCGATTAAAAAATCAGATTTAGGATTTCATGGTAATCTTTTTGGAGGAAAACTCTTGGCGTGGATCGATGCAGCCGCTGCGGGATACTCCATGCAGCTTTGTGATAGCCCAAGAATGGTTACAGTGCAAATAGACAAATGTAACTTCGAAAAGCCAGCAAGAGAAGGTCAATTATTAAAAATTTACGGTTACCCGACATCGGTTGGGAACAGCTCAGTTACTCTAATAATGGAAGCCAGAGCACACAATGTTTACACAGGAAAGCAAGCCTTAGTCCTTAGAACTCATATTAAGTTTGTTCAGATAGATGAGGAGGGACATCCTATTCCCATAGGTGAGAAGGGAAAGAATAGAATAAATGGGTTAATTGGTAAATTACCCGCTGAATAATTTTTTTCCCCCGTATTCCATTAATATATTTGAAGTATAATTTAAAAAACTTATTTTATTATGGCTTACACAAAAAAACCAGTTAACACGCAGGCTCCTTCAAACAACAAGACCTGGACAAAGGATGATCTAAACATTTTACAGTCTTTGGCTGCAAAAGGATCTTCTACAGCGGAGATCGCTAAGATCTTAGGTAGAACTAAAGCTTCGATATGGTGCAGAAAGAGCACTATGGGGATCAAAGGTCGTTTGACTTCTTCCAAAGGGTCAGGAATCGTTGCTCCTACTACGGTTAGCACCAAAGTAAGAGGTGGCAAGAAAAAAATAAAAATAGAAGCTCCTAAGCTCGAGGCGAAAAAGAAAGAAACGCCGATGGCTTCTTCCGCTCCTACTCCGGCAAAACAGACCACAGTTTACGCTGACGCAGTTCAAGGTCTGAAAGATCTTAAAAAATTGGCCGAGATTACCGGAGCCAAGATCGTTATAACTCTGGAGTAATTAAACTCGAATATCAAACTAAAATCCCTGTCTTTAATTAGACAGGGATTTTTTGTGATATATAGATTCATGAGGTATATCAAATTATTCGAATCGTACACCGCCACCAACGCCGACTATAGCGCTATGGTTTCTACTGTACCTAACTTCAAAGACGACTTTGAAAAATTGGCTGAGTCTTTTCTTAGGGATCTTTCTAAGGACTATGTTATCAGGAAGGATAAGGAGTATGATCCAAAAATAGGAAATGATGCCTGGTTCACACAAAAGTTCTTTGAATGGTGCGAACTACAAAGACTGCCTATCAGAACAATTTATTTCGATAATGTCGACGGAAAGAGCGGTCACATAGCTCCTTATTTGGAAGGATGGGTTATAGATTTTGCTTATAACAAACTATCAAAAAAGAGTAAGCAATCTCTTAGAGTTGGAAAGCCGGAGGACTACGAGAAGCTGGGATATAAGACGAGAAGAGAAAACATATATGATGAATTCCCGGATTGGATTGAAGAGATATATAGTCTGAAGAAAAAAGCAAACTAATGAAGCACATTAAACTATTTGAATATTTCCAAAAAACACGTCAGAATGTAGATACAACTCTGGCTTGGTCAGCAAAGAGATTAAATCCTCTGGAAGTTGGCATTTGGAAGGGTAAGGGTATAGAACCTAATAGAGGAGTTTATAAAAAGGGTACAAAAGACGGGATACCATATTCTAGCAGAACAATGTTTACCTTCCCTAATGACGGAACCCTATTAGATGGGATTAAATACATCAAGGATGGAATAACAAGGGATAATGTAGCAGAATTGGTTGATTATGGGATATCAATTCTACCAGCAAAGATGGATTTAGAAAACTATGATGTTGTTTTAATTCCTGATAGCAGATCTAAACTTCTTGTAGAAATAGTTGACGCTCTTCTAGATATTAAACCAGCATACTCATCACATAAAAAAGATTGGAAGCCTAATGTAATTAACAGGGCTTTTAGTAAAAGAAACTGTAATGAGGTAGAATGGGATATAGAAAAAATAGATCGTTTGAGTTCAGAAAGTACCAAAAACCAGGTTCTAAAAATAATGAACAATGTTAGGGGTTTATCTGTTCCTTTTAGATTATCGGATCACTTACAGTTCCCCCCATACAGAAAATTCGTCAAGAGATTCATGGACATAAGTCCAATAGCTCAAGAGGATATAAGAGGTAAGAGAGTTCTTATCGTTGATGATTTCGTTACTGACGGAACCACAAAAAGACAGATGAGAGATTTGGTTCTTCCGTTCGGTCCTAAAGAGGTTACTAATCTAGCCTTATTCAACATAAAAGGAGCGAGAGACTCCGACGAAGCATAAATAAATTTTAAAAAGCATGAAAAAACATCTTACCTGGGCTGTGTTTTTCCTTTTATCCTTAGCAGCAGAATCCCAATCTATCTATAGAAAAGACTATATAGAAACATTTGATGCCGATTGGTCAGGATCATGGTGGACACCGGCGGCGACAACTAACTATTATACCAACGCATCGGTAACCCCGACCACTAGTGCCGTTTTATACGGTACAGGAAATGGAACCTCAGCATACGAATCTGACTGGTACTCGTTCTCTAATTTGATAGTTGATCCAAATTACGATTACTCTTTCAGATTCAGGTTAGGCTCTTATCGATTCACATCGACGGCTACAACAAGAGGAGTTGACGCTGGAGATTATATTACTGTCCAACTTAGTACTGATGGTGGAACTGTTTATAATAATGAAATTAGAATAACAGGTAACAATAATGCCTTCTGGAACTATAATACTCTAGCCTCTTATACTAAAACAGCTAACGGAATACAAACTATAATCTCACCAGCTGGAGGCGGGGATAGAACTTCCACCGGTGACGGGTACTCAGTAATTAGACTAGATATCCCGGCAGGTGTAAGCAACATTGCAATAGATATCTTTTGCAGAGCCAATTCAGCAGGAGAAGAATGGTGGCTGGATAATTTTGAGCTTTGGAGAACCCCGAATATAGCACTTCCTGTAGAAATGATATCATTTACTGGTCATTCTAATGATGGGCTAAACATATTAGAATGGGTTACAGCATCGGAGATGAATTCTGATTATTTTCTAGTAGAGAAAAGTACTGATGGACAGGATTGGAATTTTATTGAGACGTTACCAGCAGCGGGAAATTCCAATCAAACTATAAAATACAGGTATATTGATAGTGATATAAATGATTCAGAAATTAACTACTATAGATTAATCCAATACGATCGAGATGGAGAATTTGATATTTACGGTCCAATTTCTATTCTAAACGACATCAAAAAGCCTCAAATAGTAGGATACGTAGATCTATTGGGAAGAGATATAGAAGAAGATTACCAAGGTTGGGCATTCGAAGTCTACGATAACGGGGAAACCAGAAGAATATTGAAGCAATAGAGCTTATTTTAAAGCCATATAGGAGCTTTATATGTTATTACAAGATAATCTACATAAAATCAAAAAGATGTCTTAAAACACAAAAAAAGGAGCAATAAGCTCCTTTTTTATTGGTGTCATTAATAATTATCTTTGAGTTCCGAAGATATCTCCCAATTTACTGAAGAATGATACCTTAGATGGATCTGGCTTTAATTCTTTAGCCGTATCTATATCAGTCTGAGATATGCTTCCAAGAACACCTGGTATTGCTTCCACCATGGATTTTGCTAGTTTAGGAGCTTGTGATTTAACCTGACTAATGAAGGTTGGATCGATTCCAGGAACATCATTCAGAATACCCTCGATCTTTTGCTGAAGATAAGAAGCTGCGCTTGAAGGATTAGATTCCGCCATCTTTGCGATTCTTTCCGCTTCACCTGAAACTAGTACAGACTTAGCCATTAAACCAGCTATAAGTTTCATAGCGTCATCAGAAACACCAGAAATATTGAAATCAATATCTCCAAACACTGGAGGTGCAATTTCTACCCCAGCTTCCTGAGATTCGAACATTTTTTTAAAGTGGACTAAGTTTTCCATTATTTATTTTGTTTTTTTAGTTGCATATTTAGCAGCTATGTCTGCTAGTTTTCCGAAGAAAACCGACCATTTAGAATCAACAGCAACCATCTGTTGCATTGTGAATCTTGCTGGTGAGTTCTCGAAGTCTATTTCATTACCTACCATTTTGTATAGATTTGAATATCCTCCAAAATTCTCAGGACCAAGCTTTATCATATTCTTAACATCCTCTTGTGATTTATCTATAAAAGGATTATAGAAATTAAATCTCAAATTCTCCAAATCATAAAAAACATCCAAGAAGACTGAGCATTTAACAGATCCGGAGTCAACCTTAGATTTCTCCAATCTGGTTGCTTCAACTACTAAACCAGCACCGCTTTTTTCACCTACTGCTGACCAAAAAATATCCTGATATTGTCCGAATTTAAAAGATGCAGGCTTTACCATACCATAACTCGGGATTTTATATGTTTTCCCGGTTAACTCTGTGGCGATCAAGTTCTTGATGTCTCTAGTATATTCTACCAGAACATCCTTAGCCGGCTTAGGAGCATTTTTAGTCTTAACCTCCATAGCTTTAGATACAGTAGTTTTGCTCTTCAGAGTATTAGCTTCCTGATAGTTTAAAGATGATGATTGGGTTTGTTCTGTGAACGCTTCGAATAATTTTAAGTGTTTCATTGTATTAAAATTTAGATTATATATCTAATCCGAATTATCTATATGCGGGTGTTATAGTCCATAGGTGTCCTTTATTGCATTAAAGTTTTGTGTAACCTCTGCCTGTGACAGAGCAATATTATAAACCCTCATCTGATAAAAAACCGGCTGATTTGCTAATGTGGAGCTATTCAGTTTATCTGTTGCTCCAGTTCCGACGTTTGTGTGTCTTGCTCCGAAGTATAGATTATTTGTGGGAAAAATGGTTTGAGCTACTATTGAAGCAGTAGTTCCAGTTTGTGTACCATTCAAATAAACTCTGCTGTTTGTATTATTCATAACAAATACCCAGTGTCTTATGGAATTACTTGCTGTTAATGTAATTGATGTAGTCGAGGTTGGTCTACCGTAGTTTATGGATGTAGATCCACCCATATAGGCAAAATATCCTGAGTTGGAGTTATAGATTTCATTAGCCCAAATAGTTGCCCAATAACTTGTTGGATTAAATGAAGCAACAATTTCAACAGAAACGGTATTCCCAGTAAAGTTATAAGGAACACTAATATAAGCATCACCAGTATATGTGGAATTTGCTAATTTAATTCCTCCGCTATTATTGGAAACATATGAAGTCGTGCCATTAAGAGTAGCATTATACCCATTACCCGAGGCATCAGTCCATGTTGTTCCGCTAGAAGGTGCACTTTGTAAATTGAAAGCTAAGCCTGTAGTAACTATGCTTGGTCCATATGAGGTCCAATAGCCATTATTATTCAACCATGTTTTTGCTGCAGTTCCTGAAGCAAAAATTTGACCTCCTGAAACTATCTGTGCTGTTTGTATGAAAGAGGATTCCGTTAATGCAGAGGATCGAAAAAACCCAACCGAAGCACTTACCCCTGGAATTGGAGTTGGTTGGGTATTACTTGGTACGGATTGAGCTATGACATATCCTAATTCTTCATCGGGTCCATTCCACCATTGCAGACCAGTTGCAGCAAATCCAGAAGTTGGATATCCCACTGCCAGGTTTCCTACCTGAGTAGTTCCTGCTATTTGTGATCCAGTATTATATGCGAAAGGTCTTGCTGTAGGCATTTGTGTATATATCAAAAAAAAGGATCAGAGTAGCGAATTCTGATCCTTTAGTAGTCGTAACTACTCCGGTCCTAAAATGGGGGTTTAAACCCGCCGGATATCTTTGTATTTTTTAATGTTGAGATTAAACCCACTCCCGATAGCCACCCGCTAAGGCAGCTATCGGTGGGTAATGACTCAGCCGGAAAAGCCGAATTTTTTAAATCTCTTTTTAATTTATCTATATATCGAAACAAAAACTATTTTATAGAAATAGTTATGTCACCATAATCAATTCCACTATTCATTTTTTGCTTGTGGTGATTCCAGGTGTTTTTATGTCTTATATATTGTGGATTATCTAGTAGGGATATATTTTTTGTAAGCTGATGGGTGTAGTATGGTGGGGTTACTATCTTAGACAGCACATTAAAGTTAAAACTCTTATGCTTATCAGTTCTCTCGTCAAATTTTCCAGTATATGAATTCACTTTCTGGAAATCTGAAACCGTACCGCTTATTATTTCATTGATCGTAGAATCACCGCTGCAGTGTCTAAATCCAGGGGCAGAAGCAACTAAAAAACTAGGATTATCAGAAAACCATTTTATCGGATCCTCCATTAAACTCGTGTTTTCATAGATATCAAATCTACGATGATTGTTAGATTTTCTCCCCCATAAAATAAAATTAACCATTGAGGTATTCTCCAACACCCCATTTACGTATAACGAAACCTCATAGGTATTCTCATAGTCACCAGATCTAACCATCTCCATTCTAAGATTATACCATTTTGATAGCTCGAACTTATAATCGGTATAGATACACTGAGCCCCGTCTCCTAGAGGGAGACTAATTCCAATTGAGAACGGACTGGATTTTTCACTAAATCTATTTTTATAGTAAAATACTCCACGTTTTGCATTCACTCTTACATTTTCATAAGGAGCAACTGCTCCAATTGAAATGAAATTTTCAGGAAATTCCTGATAAGACCATTTACCTTCACCAATATCAGTGGCATCAGCATACTGAAATCTCATAATCTCAGTGCGTCTGGTGGTGTTGCTCTGATATGTAGAATCTACGGATTTATACCAGGTTCTCTCGGGAAATCTATTCAATTTAAATGAACAAGTGAGCGTGTATTCTGAATTCATTCCCTTCGTATCGTGATATATGGGCTTCCAATTATCCTGACTTAGCTCATTCCTTCCTAAAATCTGTAAAGTCGGCTGATAGGAGAAATTCATAAGATCATCCGATAATCCCTTGAATTTTTTATCTGCTCCTGTAATCACTGTAGATTTTATCTCAGTGCTAGTTAAAACGATAAGATTACTGGATGATGTTTTTGGTTGATATGTAAAAACTGTTCTTCTTTCAGCCTTTGTATCAATTAAAGAGTTGATCTTAACTAGTGTTGAAGGTTCAACAAATTTAATAGCATCCTTAGTTGTCTCATCTACAGATTTTATTAATTGCTCCTGTAATAGATCATATCTTTCTTTTTCCTTTTCACTCAGGTCTTTACCCTCAGATTCAACTTTAACCTTGAGTTTTTCATACTCAGGATATAATCTTTTTACTTTATTTGCTAGCTCTAGAGCTTTTGCTTTATTGACTGAACTCATTAATTAAATCTTATTTTATGCTACTTTGGTTAGAGTTGCGTCGTATGTTCCCTCCACACCTTTGATAGTACCTGTTCCAGTAAAAGCTATAACTGAGCTTCTCTTTTTGGCCTCCGCTGCTATTTTATTCAGTGTTGAATCATCTAATTTGAAAACCTTATCCGTATTGTCCTTTGCGTAAATGTGATTATCCTTATCACTTTTCCAAATAGCATCCACAGCAATTGGTCCATTGTACCAGCTGATACCGAGTTTTTTGACATCAACCTTCAACTTATAGTAGGTCTCGTTACCTCCATATATTAGAACTAATCTCCCGGTGAGATCTTTAGGCGTTCCCTTCTTAGGACCTTCCGTAAAAACCCCTCCGTGCGATCGAGCAGTGACAATTTTAACACCCTTCCATTCAGTTCCTTCAAAAAGAGAATGCTCCAAAGATTCATTTACAAAATCGGAGTAATTTTTTAAGTTTTCCATCTAACGTAATTGGTTTCTCTATATATTCACAAGAACCAATTAACAATTAAACTAATCCTTCTTTGCTGACAATAATTCCATTAGAGACACAATCTGATTATCATTTAGACAGATTTCAATCATAGATTCAATTTGCTCCAGATTAAAGGATCCATATGGTCTAAACCAATCACCGTCTAAAAATTTGCACCAGAGAACGATGTCGCATGTTGATATCCCACCTTTCCTTTCCGGATGGTGCGTGGAACTTCCGTAAGCTATCTTGAAGGGAAGTTCTTCTCTGAGAGTTTTTTCTCTAAAAGCTTCCCTTGCATTCTTAGATAAAAAATTATTGATCTTTTCCTGGTACTCCATATTGAATGTTATCTTTTGACTCTAAATCCCCAAGGGTAGAATGGATAGTTTGCCAAATACTGAACACCGTACTTGTCGACGTAGTTATGAACATCTTTCCCAGAAACACCATCAGTAAAATTAAATCCAATGTGTCTCATTGTGAATCTGCTAATTAACTTCTTCATTTTCTCTTTTTATTGTAGTCAGGACAGGATTCGAACCTGTGTTTACACTTTACTTGTATTAGCTGTGTCCGATAGATTGGGTACCAATACATTTCCCTCCCCACCTGCTCTAAACCACTGAGCTACCTGACTTAAGATTATTATCTAATCTTTGCCATCATTTCTTTCAACTGTTTCTCGGTCTCAACATTGATAATGGTCAATCTACTAACTGGTTTTGAGAATGATAACGGTACCGTAGAAACCATGTAGTGCATGTTATGTTCAATATAGATATCTTCAGGGGTAAATCCAAAGACCGCATCCCCATTGGTTCCATATGAACCGTCTTCAGCAGGGCTTGGTAATACGTGTTGTCCCCACCCATCACCAGAATGAGGTGATGTATAAGTTACAATTTGTTCGGTATTGGTGAGTTGCGAGTTGACTGAAGATACCTTATTAACTTGGTAGTACCCAATTGGTTCTCCCACACCTTCAACAAACACGTACATGTAAAAAGAAATAGTTCTATCATTCTGTAACTTAAATCGTTTGATTAGGTTATCTCTCTCCAATGACCATGAAATTTTTGGTGCTGGCTGAATAGCGTTCAGGTCTCTTTGATTAGCTTCCGTTTTCTTTTGCTCATCTAAAGCGGAAGTGTTTTCTAATTCTCGGTCGCATGATGTTATAACAAACATCAATACTAAAATTGCTAATAATCTTTTCATGTTTTAGTTATTACAGTTAAATTCTTGGTTACTTAATTGATATGGTAAACTACTTGACTTCCATAATGATCGGCCCCACATCTTTGACTTCGCATTATACTCCTCAATCCATCTGTTAAGGTTTGTTCTTAAAGCCAAAATTCTTTGTGCTTTGCTGAACTGACTGAACATAGGATCGGTGTCAGGAACATCCTTCATGTTACAAATATCTGTGTTTAATTTTACACAGGTATTGTAAATTTCTTGATACTCTTCGTAGTGAATCACTGCGGTATCAATTTTAGTAGCCTCACGTACTTTGTGTACAATGTAACTAACTGCAGATAAGACCAGCGTTAATCCAATGATCCAGTAAATAATCTTTTTTACGAATCTTTTTTCTTCTTGAAATTCATCCATTTTTTTCTTTTTTTTAGTTAGTAAAAATCCCAGTCTTTCCGGGGAGTCAGCTATTTAGTGTACGTTTAAAAGGTCGTTTAGCATAGCTGCCGTTCTTTCCTTGTAGTCAGGACAGGATTCGAACCTGTGATAGATACCATCAGCTGTGGACGCAGTATCTCCGTGAGTCCCGTTGGCATTGTTACTCTCCACTTTCGGGGCGTGTTCCTATCGCCACCTGACTATTTGTTTTATTTAGATAATTCAAATTGATAAACACAACTTTGATTTCCCGATTCATTCCTCACTAAATAATCGTGTCTTCCCGTTTCAATTATCGTGACAGTTTCACCTGATATAAATCCAGTGTTTTCAGTGTAACAAAAATGAATCCTGCATTTGTCACCGATCTTAAATCGTTGCTGGATTGGTGTTGAATAACCCCAATTGTTGTCAACCAATTTTAATAATTTCCAAAGTAACTTTTTCATAATTTTAATTTTTGTAGTCAGAACAGGATTCGAACCTGCATGATTTAGTTTCTCTATTTGTAATGTGTTTAGATAGCACAAAACATCTTAGCGTCTACC